TAAATCTTTTATTTTTAATGATCTTAAATACTTTTTATATTCGTTAGTGAATCTATTATCAAAACAATATAAATGTCTTAAATTAGTTAAATATTCAATACCTTCTAAACTAGTTAATTGATTATTAAAACAATATAAATATCTCAAATTTGTTAAATGTTCAATTCCTTCTAAACTAGTTAATAAATTATTAGAACAATATAATTCTTTTAAATTCTTTAAATATTCAATACCTTCTAAACTGGTTAATTGATTATAAGAACAATTTAATACCTCTAAATTCGTTAAATGTTCAACGCCTTCTAAATTAGTTAATTCATTATTATTACAGAATAATACTTTTAGATTGGTTAAATGTTCAATACCTTCTAAACTAGTTAATCTATTGTGAGAACAATATAATATTCTTAAATTAATTAGATTTTCAATACCTTCTAAACTAGTTAATTCATTATTAGAACAATATAATCTTCTTAAATTCGTTAAATGTTCAATTCCTTCTAAACTATTTAATCGATTATTATAACAAATTAATGTTTTTAAATTAGTCAAATGTTCAATACCTTCTAAACTAGTTAATTGATTATTATTACAATATAATATTTCTATTTGATCTAATGGTTTATTTTGTTTTTTAGATATAGTTATTATTGGAGTATCATTATCGTCGTTCCAATCTTCCTCACCATAAGGATCAATATCTTGTCTATTTAAATGTTCAAATATTTTAAAATTTATTAAATTGTTCATATTTTGAGTCGTTTTTATTGTTTTTAAATATTTTATCAATATATATTAATTCAAAATAATTTATATTTTTTTTTCAAATGGATTATTGAGTGCCAAAATATTATTTATTTTTGGAGCGTCGTCTAAATTTTTCAAAAGATTATTACTACAATTAAACGTCGTAGCATGAATCGGTCCCCCACTTAAATCTAATAAATTATTATTTGAGCAATTGTATCCTTTAGATACATGTTTTGGTCCACCATGAAGATTTTTGAGAAAATTATAACTACAATTAAAATATCCATGTACTATTTTTGGTGAATTTTCTAAAGTCGACAAATTGTTAAAAGAACAATCGAAATTGCTTGTCGTTCTATTAAATTTAAACGGAATTTTAAATAAATGCTTATAAGACATATTAATTGGACCATATACGTCAACACTAAGATCATCATATATAGTAAATTGATCAGTCAGCAAACCACAATCAATTAAAAATGAAGAAATTTCTTGTTTATTATTTAATTCTTTATTTTTATTTAATAATTCATAGATTCTATCAACATCAGCATCAGAACAATAAAATTTTTGAATTTTTAAATTTATTTTAACCAATTTCATTCTAAACAATTTTATAATATCAATTTTTTTCATATCAATGACCAATCCACTTGGCAAACTTACAATATATTCCATTCTATTGATGTCACTGTATGATTTTAAATTATCCATATTTACTATATTTTTTTATTGAAATCAGAAATTGGTTTGCCATATCTTATTAACTTAAAACATTTAGGTTGATATTCTAGATTCTTTTTCAAATTATTTCCAGTACAATCAAAAAAACCATTCACTTCTAAAGGACCGTTTAATAAATCAGTTAAATTATTGTTTGAACAATCGAAATCTCTTCCTATTATTCTTGGGGATCCCTTCAAACTTATTAATATATTATTACTACAATTATATGATTTTCCCACACTAATAGGCCCTCCAAATAAATCTATTAAATTATTTCCACTAACATCAAATTCTCCTTCAACTATTTTAGGACCGCCTTCTAAGGTGAGAAGATTTGAATTTTTAAATATAAAATCCCCAGTTATACTTTTAAATTGAAATGGGAAATTTTTATAATTATCACCATCAACATAAATAGAACCAATAACATCTATTGAGTTATCACTGGAAATTGTATATTTCCTACAATTCTTCTGCTTTTCAAAAAATTTAACAATAGCTTCAATATCAATTACATTTCTTTTAATCTTATTCAATCTATATAAAATATTATTATAATCATCATCATTAAATATATAAGATATATATTTTTGACTATAAATTATTAATCCTTCCTGTTTTAGATTATTAATATTATTATAATCAATTTCTATAATTTGGCCACTCGGCAATCCAATTAAATAATCGACATCTTTAGTCTTTGTAACATCTATAGACTCTGTAAACATTTCATAATTAATCATATTCTGTGTCATTTATTTCATTTCCTTCTTTATAAATGATTTTATCACATGTTGGTGCTCCTAGAAGAGATAATAACCTATTATAGGTACAATAGAATTTTCCTTTAGCTTTGATGATTCCATTAGATAATGTTACAATTTTATTATGACTACAATCGAAATTCATTACTTCTGTCGGACCATTCATCAAATTTGTTAATTCGTTATGAGAAATATCAAATTGAGAAGTATATATTTTTTTTGGAAGTCCTTTTAGTGTTTTTATGTTGTTTTTAGAACAATCAAAAATTACACCGCATTTAGATGGATACCCTTCCAAATTTTCTAATTTATTATCTGAACAATAATAACCGGTACTCACAGAGGTAGGTCCACCAATTAAAGTATAAATTTTATTTAAAGAACAATCAAACATACCTACTACAATATCTGGTGAGTTTATCAATGTTTCTAATTTATTCATGCCGCAATCAAAATTCCCGTCAACTATATTAAATTTGAAGGGAATTTTCGTGAGTCCGCGTTGAGACATATCAACATCTTCAAATACGTCAACTGATAAATTATCATATATTTTAATATTATTTCTGCTGACCCCTAATTTTTCTAAAAATAAATAAATAAAATCTGCTTTTTCTGCGGATTTAGTAGATCTATTTAATATCTTCATTATAGTATTATAATTCAAATCTAAAAAAATAAAAGCTCTATATTTATTATCATATTTGAGAATCCTTTGTTTTTTTAACATTACAATTTCATCTTCAGTAACGTCTATAACTTCCCCACTTGGGATTCCAAATATATAAGTTGTTATCATATTATCAACAGATTCGAATTTTTTGTATGTTTTTATCATTTATTTATATTTAATTTTATAATTATGTTTTCAAACAATTTCATAAGTTATATTTTTTTGCAGCTAATCTTTCTGGATATTTATTATAGTACCATTTCCAATAACCGTTTAAATCTTTATAAGGTAATTTATTGTATCCACAATCCAAACAAACTAATGTTTCTGGCAATTCTGGTAATTCAGTTAAATTATTATTAAAACAATATAATTCTTTTAATGTATCCGGCAATCCAGGTAATTCAGTTAATTTATTATTATAGCAATATAATATTTTTAATGTTTTAGGTAATTCAGGTAATTCAGTTAAATTATTATTATAACACCATAATATTTCTAATGTTTCTGGTAATTTAGGCAATTCCGTTAATTTATTATTAGAACAATATAATATTTTTAATGTTTCTGGTAATTCTGGTAATTCAGTTAATTTATTATTATAACAATATAATATTTTTAATGTATCCGGCAATCCAGGTAATTCAGTTAAATTTCTACCGGATAAATCCAATTCAGTAATTACGTTTTCAAATAATTGATATTTTTTAATATATTTCATAAGTTATATTTTTTTGCAGCTAATCTTTCTGGATATTTATTATAGTACCATTTCCAATAAGATTTTAAATCATTATAAGGCAATTTATTACATTCACAATTCAAGTATTTTAATGTTTCTGGTAATTCTGGTAATTCAGTTAAATTATTATTATAACAATATAATTCTTTTAATGTATCCGGCAATCCAGGTAATTCAGTTAATTTATTATTATAGCAATATAATATTTTTAATATTTTAGGTAATTCAGGTAATTCAGTTAAATTATTATTATAACACCATAATATTTCTAATGTTTCTGGTAATTTAGGCAATTCCGTTAATTTATTATTAGAACAATATAATTCAATCAGTGAATCATGTAATTCAGGTAATTCCGTTAATATATTATTAGAACAATATAATCCTTTTAATGTATCTGGTAATTCTGGTAATTCAGTTAATTTATTGTTATGACAATATAATTCTTCTAATGTATCTGGTAATTCAGGTAATTCAGTTAAATTCTGATTAGATAAATTTAATTCAGTAATTACCTTATCGAATAATTGATATTTCTTAATATATTTCATAAGTTATATTTTTTATCTTATATATAAAAATCATAAAATAAAATTTATATATAAGATAAAGAAAAAAATTGAAAATAATATGAAAAACATTTCAAAATTTTCAACTTTCATTTATGAGAATTATGAAGATAACCAAGATTTGATTTATTATTCTTTTGATATAGATGATAATTTATTACATATGCCAACTAGAATTCACATGGAACATTTAGTTGATGGTAAATGGATAACTGAAATAATTGACACTGAATATTTCGCTAAAATTAGAAACGATAAAATAAATTGGAGATATAAACCGGATGAAGAATCATTTATGGAATTTAGGGATTTTGGTAAAGATGGTGATGATACGTTTTTGAAAGGATTTAAATACGCTGTTATTAAAAAAGATTTTGGTCCATCGTGGAATAAATTTATAGAATGTTTAGTTAATGGTAATATATTCTCCATAATCACATCAAGAGGACATTCCCCGGAAAATATTAAAAGAGCTATTGAATGGTTAATATACGAATATGGATTAGATAAATTCAAAAATCTAAATATTAAAAATGTTAATAAATTCGAATCCTTTGAAGATCAAATGATACAAAATTTATTAAAATATCACGAATTATTTGGTACTTCTCCTGATTATGTGATAGATGAATATTTGGATGCTTGTCCAATATATCCAATTTCATCTATCTATTTTAAAAATAAATTTGGAAAAATGACAGCAGACGATGCTAAAAAAACATCATTAAAAGATTTTAACGACATTGTTAAAAAATACGCGAGAATTCTCGGAGTCAAAGCCAAATATGGGTTTTCAGATGATGATCCAAAATTCGTAAAAGCCGCTGTTGATCAATTTAGGGAATTGAAAAAAAGAAACAAAGGTATTAAATATTCTGTTTATGATACAGGAAATAGAAAAATTAATAAGTTTAAAATTTAATTTCTGCGATAAATATCATTTCTGTCTCTTCCATATGATACTATTGAAATTTTGACACCAACTTCATTCTCAATGTATTTAATATATTCTTCTAAAGGTTCTAAATTATTTAATGTATTCCATCCCTTAAATGTTTTATAAATGGGTGTGGTAGTATCATTATAAATATCAAGTTTAAAATCAAATACCTGACAATTCTCATTATCTTCTATGATATTATACCCTATACAAACTTTTATTTCTTCAAAATCATTTAAGATATCGGCCTTTGTCATTACTAAATCAGTAATACCGTTTATCTTACAAGCATATTTTAATGTCGGTATATCTAACCATCCACATCTTCTAGGTCTGCCTGTGGTTGATCCGTATTCTCCTCCAATTTTTCTTATTTTTTCACCAATGTCATCTTTTAATTCAGTAACAAAGGGGCCGTTTCCGACTCTTGTCATATAAGATTTGAACACTCCGTATACTTTTCTTATATTTTTATGTGATACTCCTAATCCTGTCATCACTCCACCAATAGTAGTATTTGAGCTGGTCACATAAGGATAAGTTCCAAAATCAATATCTAATAAAGTTCCTTGTGCTCCTTCAGCCAATATTTCAAAATTTGAATCATTTAAATAATTTTCCATAGTGGAAATATTCAGATTTAAAATATATTCCATAGCAACATGAAACGCGTGATAAGGATCATTTAAATCTGGTTTTCCTATGCTAATCAAATAATCATCAATATCTTTTTTATTCATATCACAAACTCTTTTACCAGTTCTTTGGATTTTTGATGCATAACATGGTCCTATTCCTCTCCCAGTGGTTCCTATTTTTTTTTCATTTATGCCACTATCTTGTTTTTTATGTTGTGGAAAGACTATATGTGCATTCGGTGATATGAAGAGATTTTCCTTAACGTTAATTCCGTCTTTCTCTATCGTTTCAATTTCTTCTTTTAAACTAATTGGATCTATGACAACACCGTTGCCAATGATACATTTCTTACCGTAAAATATCCCAGATGGAATTAAATGCAATGTATAAATTTTATTATTGTTTAAAATTTGATGTCCAGAATTTGTTCCGCCATTAAAACGGACAACAATATCATAATTATTTGCTAAATAATCAACTATCCTACCTTTTCCACTATCTCCAAAATGAAGATCAAGAACTACGTCTACCATAAAGTTTCTTTTATTTTTTGATATCGTGTTTTAAACAAATTGTTTAATTTAAATCTAAGATTTATAAAAACATTTAGTGTCTTCTATAGTCTTTATTAATTCTTTTAATCTACTATCGTTTGAAGTTAATAATATTATATTTTTATTTCCATTACATTTTTGTAAATTGACGATTAGGGTATCTATCGAATAGTCTTGTTTATATTCGAATAATTTAAAAATAATATCTATTGTATCATTTATTTTGTAAGTATATACATATACCGAATGTGTTAAAAGCGTTTTCTTCGACCACAAATATGATTGACTATTAATAGTATCTTTAATTAGTCTATCTATGACTAAATCCTCTGTTATATTTTTATTAATCATTGAACAAGTATATATAAAAATAATTATATTAAAAATTAATTTGATATTTTAAATGACCTGAGTCATAGATTCTAAATATCCCTTTTTCTAACATTATTTCGTGTTCTGTTTTATTCGGATCGGCTCCATTTTTAACCAAAATATCTTTTCTAAATCCAAATCTATGTTTTCTGTGTATTTTATCTATGATATAATAATAGTTTGGATTAGTTTTATGAATTAATCGAAATCCAAGTTTTTCATACAAGTTTCCATTAGACCAACTTCTATCCGCGTAACTTATAATCTCATCAGGATTATAATTATCAATAAAATATTTGAATAAACGACTGGCACCACCTACCACATTAGTATTCAATTTGTTACAAAATCTTAACATCTCATAGGTTTTTTCTTTTGATTTTTGACCCATTGCTTTTCTATATGAACCAAATGTCATGATACTTATTAAGTCGTTTTTATAAAACAATCCAATTTTTACTTTCGATCCGACAAATCCTTGAAGATGATTATTTTCAAGAAATTCTCTGATTAATTTATTATCGCTTATCTCTTTTATTTCACAATTCCTAGCATATATTTTATTTGATCGATTAAGAAGATTCAATATTCTAGATTTAACTATATTTTGTTTATATATCCAATCATCTTCATATATATGAATTAATTTTATGCCTAATTTTTCAGATATTTCTGTTTTATTCCAATGATAATTATTTTCTTTTTGAGCTTCCGAATGCCAATATAATCCATTAAATTCAAACCCCAATTTTAATTCCGGCAAATATATATCTATTTCATATGGATCTATAATTTTTTCGTTTTCAATAATTTCACCAACATAATTATTTTTTATAAAAATAGATAATTGATTTTCTAAACCAGATATATGTTTTTCTATTGGATTACAAATTGTGCATATCGACGTTTTCGAAGAATTTCTTTGTATCAAATTAACAAACGGTATTTCAAATATATGTTTTTGTTCGCATTCAAAGGTGTAATATTTTTCATTATCATTTATGGATATGTATTTTATATTTTGATTTTCTTCTAATACTTTATTTAACCATTTTTTCTTTTTGTTTTCTTTCATCTTCGATATCATATCATCTGTCATTATTCCAAAAGAAACTCCGTATTTATCAAAATAATTTTTCTTAGATTTCTCCTTAACCCAATCCAATTTAAAAACATTATCAACACCATATTTTTCCATCATCGTTTTTTTCTGTTTATCTTTGACTATTTCACTCTTAGAAGACCAATCAACACCATAATTTTTATTGAATGTTTTTATCATTTTTTCTTTTACCATTTCACTTTTAAAAGCATTATCAACACCGTATTTTTCAATTAAAGTGATTTTTATTTTATCTTGAATAGATTCATTTTTAAATGGAGTAACTTCACCGTACTTTTCAATATTAGTTTTTTTAATTTTTTCTTTCACTTCATTATTTTGAGTGAAATGTTCACAACCATAATTCTTTAAAGATGTTTTTAAAACTCTATCTTTATATTCTTTTGTCTGTGTGTAATATTCAGAACCAAATTTTTCAAAATTGGTCTTTTTTACTTTTTCCTGTGCACATCCACTAGAACAAGCATAAAAACCACCATTCTTAATATTTTTTATGTATTTTTGAAATAATATTTTCTTTACATTACCACAAATATCACACTTAACATCTATTAATAAATGACTACCATGATTTATATCCATCGTAGACACTTCAATGACATCTTTCAATTCACCATCATATCCAAGAGATTTGAAATGTTCTATATTTTTTTTCGATAATTTTATTTTAGTTATTTCATTTAATAACATATAATATCTTACTTTGAACCATATATATTAAGTGGTACGATCATTAGTATATAATAAAATATATAAAATGTTTTTTTTTTGAATATTATTTTTTAATATATAAAGTAATTATGGATAAATTTAGTAATAAATACATTGGTTATTTTGATATTTTAAAAAAATCTATTGTCGGTTTTGAATTCGAATTTTATACTGACAAATCATATTATAAACTACTTGAATTATTAAACAGAGAATTATCACCAATAAAAATATGGGGGCGTAGGAAATATCATTCCGATATGGAAGTCGATGAATATAATTTTAAAATAGAACCGGATTTGAGTATGGGACCAGATGGTGTTGAATTAATAACAGGTCCAATGCCTTATAATAATGCTAAACTTATTTTATTGAAAATTTTAAGCATTTTACAAAAATATGCTAAAACGGATGATAAAACTTCTATTCACATAAATATATCCTTTGATAAAGACTTAACTGATAAAATATTAGATAAATTAAATAGATTAAAATTAATTCTAAATTGCGATGAAGAATTAATATATAAATATTTTCCGACAAGAAAGAACAACTTTTATGCAAAAAGCGTAAAAAAACTCATTCCATTTAAGGGATATAATTATGTTAGTGATGCTATTAATATTTTAATTGAAAATATACAATTACCAGATACTAAATATTATGGGGTTAATATTAAAGAAGCATATAATGGTAGATTAGAGTTTAGATATATTGGAGATACTGATTATCAATTTAAATCAAGAGAAATAATTGAATTGATGGATTATTTTATTTCTTTAACATGGAACAGCATAGATGAAAAATTAGATGAAGATGATATGTCAATATTAAGAAAATATCTTGATGATAATATAAATAACTTTAAAAATTTTTCAAGACTAGAAAATTTTATTGCTGAATTTCCGACTATTCAATTGGAAATTGATAAAGAAGATGGATTTGTAATAGTCAAATCTTATTATTCAAACATATACAGCAAGATTTACGATATAATTAAAAATATTAACAATTTAAATAACTGTATATTAAATTACGATACAGAAACCAAAATGATGGAAATTGTGGACGCGGATTTTCATACAATTTTTGATTTAAATAATTTAGCGGTTATTGATAGCAATGCAAATGGAGGAACATATAAAGATTGCACATTTATAAATTGCGAAATTAAAAACGCTCATATACACAATTGTAAATTCATTAGTTGTGACGTTTATAATTGTAAAATGGAAAATAATATTGTAGATCAGACGAGTATGATAAAAAATTGTTATTTTTATGGTGGTGTCCTTGATGGCGAAATGATAGGAGGTGTTTGGAGATCTGGTAAAGTCGGAGAGTTTGGCACTTTATCCGATACAACTAAAATTGCGACAGACATGGATAGTTATTTCAATACTAAAATTGATAATGAAGAAGAACCATTAAATAAAGATAATTTCAAATCAAAAAAAATAAATCCCTTTCAACCAAGGAAATTTTAATTATGAACGATAATACTAAGAAAAGTAGAATAAGAAGACTTGTCAAAAAATCAGCTTTTATTGAATTATTTGGTGGTGAATGTGAAAAATGTGGTGAAAAAGATCATTTCTTATTAAGTTTCCATCACATGGATCCTAGTAAGAAACTTTTTAATTCATCTCAATTATGGGACTGTTTGCCATCTTTTTCGGATTTTATAAATAAATTCTTTATGACAAAATCCTTAGAGTGACTTCTTATAGTTTCAATACCTTTATTTTCAATATATTTCTTATCCTTATCAGATAAATGAAATTTAGATCTGAATTTTGATTTAGATAAATTATATTCTAATGAGTAATTCATTTTTCAACATAAATATTTGTTAATCTTCTATAGACGCATTTATTTTTTCCGCCAGCATCTGGTTTAATTACCAACTTAAATTCGTATTTAGATGTGAATTCACTAAAAGTATATGCCATATCGTCTATAAATTTTCCATTTTTATGAAAAACAATGTGCCTTATTCTATGCAAGATGGAGATATGGAAAAAGACCCAAATTCGGTTACAGATGCAGCAAAAGCAATCGTAAATATGTTAAAGGAACGAGGATTGATTTAAATTTTATTATCACTAACGGTTGAGTGTAAAAAATCGTTTTTAATGTTTTTTACACTTTGTTATACACAGTATTTTGTGGGAGGTTTTGGAATAAAAATTAATTCTGAATATTTATATATAAAGACAAAATTATGAGTAAAGAAATGAGAAAATACATAGATACATTCAAAAAATTTAATTTGAATGAAAATAAATCGTTAGAAATAAAATATAGAATTGTGTCAGATTATGGTCATGGTGATAAATCATGGATTGAAAGGGATTTAACTAAAGATGAAGTTAAAGAATATTTTGTAAAATATCGTGGTTGGTCTGAACAAGATTTTGATGAAGTTGGTATTGATTATTTTATGAATAACGATTTCACACATTACGTTGAAATTGATAACGTTAATGATGTAGAAGATTGGAATTGGGAGGATTCTTAAAAATATTGTGTATAACGGTTGCAAATATGTTGTCGTTTTAATGCAACATATTTGATGTTATACACAGTACGGATTATTAAGGTAGAATGTTGATACGAAAAAACGAATAAAAACTTTCTAAAAATGTGCTGTAGAAAATTAAATTCCGAATATTTATATATAAATTAAAAACATGTGTAAAGAAATGAGAGAACAAATAGATAGAGTAAAAAACTGGAAACAGTTTTTGAACGAAAATAAATTAAACGAAGATGTTGAAATTAATAAAGATTATGTCAATAATTTTTTAAATGATTTTGGTTTTTTAATTACTCTAAATTTATCACAAGTAACAAAAATGGGCATTGATTCCAACTCAACAAACGAATTAACTAATATGATGATGAATTTGAGAAAACCAATAATTAATGGGTTAAATTATATTGAACTAACAAAAGATACTAATAGTTTATATAATAAACCAAAATTATTGTCTGAAATATTAAATAAGATAAGAGAATTTTTAATTTATATTGAACCAAGAATAAGTAAATTCGTAAAAGATAGTGAATATAAAATTAAATGGTTAGAAAAAATAGAAGATTTAAAAAATAGATATAAAAATATTATTTCTAAATAGGGAGATTTTTAAAAAGTTTTTTACACAGAACTATAATTGAAATGATAATGTAGTATTGTGTATAACGTTTCTCAGATATATTTAGTTCTGAGATTTAATATATAAACTTAAAATAACGAACAAAATTATGGAAAAGAACAGAATTAAGAGATTTAACGAAAACTCAGAATTGAATATATCTGATGTTATGAAACGTATTAACGACTTAAAAGATGAATATGAAAGAATACGAAATTATGAATATGATAAGTATGATGATGAATGGGAAGCAATGGATAGAAAAAGAAGTATAGAAACGGTTTTCTATTTATTGAATATAGATTTTAATGAGTTTGATAGATAATATGTTTCATAACGTATGCGTATCTTTACAAGTAGAGATATTTTTTAAAAAATGAAATTTTTAAATACAGTGAACATGAAAAAAAATTGATGAGGATGAAAAAAATTGATTATACTAATTTTTGTGATGCTATTGCTGAAATTGCTAAACAACTTTTAAGCGCACTGATGAAAAATCGTTATTGTGAAAAAAAAAAGGATTATGCCATACGTGCCACAATAAGATAAAAGTAAAGAGAAATGGGATATACTAAACAAGGACGAGAATATTATGATAGAATGAAATGAAAAAAAAAATTAAATAAAAAGTAGACATTTAATTCAAAAACACAAATCCATATTTTACTATATGGATTTATGAAACTATCATTTTAGAATATTTTTTAATTCACAAATCAATGAAAAAACATGAAGTGGAGGATCAGTTGTTGTTTCAAATTCGGCATTATATATCTTATTTAATTCTAATAATTTGAAACCTTTTTCATCAATTATTTCTTTATGATTATTTATTAGATATTGATAAAATGGTCTCCCCAAAATATCAATTAATGTTTTCGGTTGATTGACCCAATTATCCATAACAAAATAAAAATTTTCTGAAAAATTGTTATTTTTGTTTAAAATAAAATCAAATATGTCTTTGTAGTTACCTTTTATTGATATGTTCTGATCTTCTGTTATATAAATTGTTTGTAAATCTTGAATAGATAATCTAAGATCTGGAAAATTTGTATCTATAATTTTTCTTATAATATTATCATCTACTGTCATTTTTGAATGTTTAACAACACTCATTAAATATTTGTAATATCCATTCAATAAAAAATTTTTCTCGTCATCATTTATTGGAGTAAAACATATCTTATTAAATCTTGATAACAAAGGACCAATTACTTTAGATATGTCATTCATAGATATAATAAACCTAACTCTATAATCATATTTTTCTACAAAACCCTTAAATCCGTCTTGAAATTCTGGACTAGCTTTTTCGAATTCTTCCAAATAAACATATTTCATTTTGTCATCTGTTTTGACAAGAGGTGAAGGCATGGAATCACAAAAATCCAACATTTTCTCTCGTAAAACATTTATACCGTTATCTATGTTGGCGTTTATTTTCATTGAACATTTATCTTTAAGCAAAATTTCAGCCAGCGAAATATCATTTAAAAATAACTGAAATTCATAATTCTTTTTGTCAATTACAAATCTTTTATTTTCATTTGTGAAATCTAATCTGGTTTTAATATTTGAATTTTATTTGCAAGCAAAGATAATAAAAAAATGTAATAATAAAAAATTAAATTTTCTTTTCTTTTAAAAACTGAAAAAATTCTTCAAATGTTATACTTGTGAAATCAAAATCACAATCATTTGGAATTATTATATAATCAAAAATTTGTTTATATCTATCGTCATTGTGATCATCACACCATTCAAACATAAGATAATTTAAAGCTTCAAGATGAGGAGATCTTGTTTTTGGCATAAGATTATCATTAAATCTCCTCAGCTTGAAGTTTTTAGATTTATATTGTAATAGTATGCGATCGTAATATTCGTGAAGGTTCATGTTGTTGTCTTATATTCTGTTTTTATATTAGTTTTTCATTTTTCCATTTTATAAAATTATTTCCAGTGTCCATAAATTTTCTTTCTGTATCAAAACAATTTGTTGTAAATTCAGGACATGTTTTTATATTAATTATAATTTGATCCGTATCTTCATTATATTTGATTATCATTTCATGATAAAATTGATAGGAACATAATCTTACTTTTGAATTCATTGACATTTCCATAGGATAAAATTTATCGATCATAAAATTTAAAATATCTTTTTTAAAATCATGTTCGTTTTTATAATTAAAATATTCTATTAAATTTATATTATCCCCTTTGTATCTCTTTTGTATTATCTTAATGTTTGTTCTTATGAATAATTTACTATTTCCATCTATTTCCAAATAATATGTTTCTATGGTATTATTTTTTCTTTCTACATGTATAATATTATTATTAAATATATCATTGATGTTCATATATTCATCAATACTTGTATTATTTTCAATTAATTCAAAGTCATCAAGCTCTTTATAATTATTATTTTTTAATTTTTTCAAATATAAAATTTTTATATTAGTGGGAATTTCAGATTCAATTGAATCAAAAAAAGACTTTAATTTATCTTGTTTTTCACCTATTACTGTGAAATTTAACGAATTGTTTTCAGTTATGTAAAGTTTCATAATTTTTTTTTATTGTTTTTTAATTTTAATCGTGTGAACTTTGATGAATTTTATTTCATCGATATCCAAATTAAAATATTTGTAAATTTTATCTTCATTATCCACTATATTTAAATCCACTTTTGGAATTCTGTTCAAAACTGGGTTTGCGAATCTGCCGTTTCTATAAATGTTATTTATAAAAACCACTATGTTTGATTTTAAAAATATTCTTAATTTTTCACAATCTTGAACATTTTCCATTTTATAATAACCAGATTGTTTCCCAACACCTTTATCAATAGATACTTCCGTAAAATGTTCGACATTATCATTATCGAAATCATTTATGTATGATGATATTAATTTAATCAAGTTTGCCCCATTAAAAGGTTCTTTAGAATATACCAGTCTTCTAGATTTTTCAGAAGAATAAAATAAAGGAAATTTATATTCATCATTTTTTTCAAATGAAACAAATTTAGTATTTATAGAATGATTTGTCCCATTGTGAAATTCAAAAACACCATTTTTAAATATTTTATTCAAAATAATGAAAAGTTCATTATTTATAACATCAGCAGATAAAGGCAACAAATCTAAATCACTTATATTAATTTTAGATTTTCCTAATTTTGTTACTATTGTTGTTTCTTTTTGATATTCTTTATTTTGTAATAAAAAATAACTAAAAGTGTTATCTATTTTAAAATATTTCGAACAATCATTCATATTAATGAACAATAAATTATATTTTTTAAATCTTCCAAAATCAGTTTTATTACCTGCCCACGTATTTGGAACAACATATAATAAATATCCATTAATATTAAAATATTTTATAGATTTATAAATAAATTTTTTCCACAGTCCACTTTCACCGCCTTGACCTCCCCCTATTCCACCTTCAGAATTATACGGTGGATTAGTTAATATCAAATCGAATTTTTCGATACCCCATTCTTTCATTTTATTATCAAATCCATCGTCTAAAAATGAACCTCTATGCCATTTCATTTCTTTATATTCGTTATTCGGATCAAATAATTGAAGATAAATGAACATGTTTTTCGGTTGTAATTCACAAACATGAATAATTTTCTCAATAATATGTTTATATCTCAAGTTTTCATCTTTCTGCCATGATTCAAGTCCTTTCATAAATCTTTGAATAGCCACACAAACAAATACTCCAGACCCATTGCTTGGTTCTAAAACTTTAGCATAGGGATTACTCCAAAATTCTACTGGAATAGTATCAAGCATTTCATTGACTAATTTCGCTGGAGTCTGAACTTCACCTAGCAACTTTTTCTCGATTTTCGAAACCCCCACGTAGCTCTCAATTAATTCTAATACTTTTTCAATATTAATCACTCTATCGTTCTTATTTTCTGTATATATCAATTTGCGAAATTTCGTATTAAAAGTCAATATCCTATCATTTAATAATTCGATATTGATATAATTTCTATAAACAAAATCTGCTGTCGCAAAATTAATATTTAAATGCCCATCAAGCGATAAAAATTCAACAAAATTCTTTTCTCTTTCAGCATCGCTATGAATATAATCCAAACAATCGTTTAAATTATCTATCTTATAGTCACAACAAATAGAAAGAAGAGGAGTTTTACCTAAAATATATACTACATCCTCAAATGCTAATTTTTTATCACTTTCTACTATATTTCTATCTCTTTTTTCTCTTAAAGTTTGTTTAGTTTTTCCTTTTTCAATGTCATTATCATTAACACGGACATTTATAGATCCCTTATCGATTTCACCACCAATTTTCCCCATCATTTCTAATAATAATAGATAATCATTATCTACTTCATCTTTACGAATTAAATAATTACCAAAGAAATTTCTAGATTTAATATCCATTATGTCAACAATTTTATCTTTAAATCCTTGAAGATCAATGGAACTGAACTTACCATCTTCATTGCATTCAAAAATGCTCAACGAGTCGAAAAATTCAACATATCTTTCTTCCAGAGATTTATTACCACTAATATAATTGACTTCAATAAATTCTTTAAAGATTTTAAAGGTTCTATATGGAGTAAAATCAATCACACTGCAATTAGTTTTACCTTTCATTGGGCTTTGACAGCGATAACTGGCTTGAATATATTCGTCCATAGATGCCCAATCATTCATAAACATCACCATATCACATTTTCTCAAAGTAATACCAGTAGTTAATTGACGATTAGCAATGACAATAGATTTCTTTCCGTCTCTTGGAATAAACTCATTTTTAGTTTTCCATAACAAATCAGCAGAGTTTGTATTGACTTCACTATTAGTATAATGAATATTATAATTATTTCTATAAAAATCTATATTCATTAAAACATCTACCAGAAGTGGTTGACATTCATTATTTTGAACAAACATTAAGATTGAATCGGCATTCAATTTTTTGAGAGGCATATTGATGTTGTTTCCATAAAAACCAGCAATCCATTTGAAAAATATTTCAATATCATTTTTATATTTCAATTTTCCATCTTCAACTTGAAAAAATTTATTCCAATTGAAAAATTCTTCATCCTTATAATACTGCATTAATGACTGTATAGTTTTTGAAGGATTATATAAATAAAAAGAAATATCAGGAAGAGTATAGATTTCTGGATATAATTTTTTAAATTTCTTTTCGTCAGAAATACTATATGTATGAGTATCACATGGGAGAAATGTTCCTCGTAAAAGATTTCTAGTTGGTGTAGCTGATAAACCAAGTAATCTATCATAATTTAAATGACCTAGAAGTTTATCAGTTAATTCTGATTCTTTTCCGCGATGACATTCGTCCACAATGATCAAATCCCATTTTATTCCGCGAAGAATTTTGAATTTTTCTTTAAGCATCGGAAGATCTGAATCTGAAATTTTTCCTTTAGCATCCTGAAAAGATACCATAACGAAATTTGGTCTTTCGTCAAACATAATTTTTTCAGTAATCGTGTCAGAACAAACATTTATAATATCATAATCTAATCCATAAATATTTAAAGCTCCACTTTGCCATTGTCCGTTTAAAACTGGATAGTTAGTAAAAAGAAGAACATTTTTATATTTTTTATCTTTTAATAATTGATAACAAATATAAGTTTTTCCAGATCTTGGTTTATGATTCAATAAAACATTACGAGAACCATTATCAAATCTATCACAAATAAAATTATAGGCATCTAGTTGATGTGGCATAAGTTGCAGTCTCATTTTAAAAGCGTCTGGATCAACTAAAATGGCTTTAATGGCTGTCTTAATATCATCAATGGTGATATCGTAGAACCATTCGCGATCTTTATCAAGACGAAGCCTTTTTCCTCTGTCGTCAAAATATTTATGAAGTTTATTTTCTAATTCTTTTGGTGTAATATTGTATCCATTAACAGAAAATGTCATTAATAATCGTAAAGGTTCTGGAACAGCAGTAACATCTTGTTCTAAAACTCTTTCGTCGAAGATTCTATTGGTAGATCCTATTTTATACCAATTTTTTTGAATATAAGTGTCAGTGGAATAAACATAAATTCCATACCCAAATCCATTATAATTTTCCATCATAACTAATATTTATACAAAAATACAACAATTATCTCAAACAAAAAAATAATTAAAAATGTCAGAAATCTAAAGCAGGAGGGTTTCATTGACCATCAAATTGAGATTCAATTCCTCTGGAATATAAGCATCAAGTCTTGGAGATAGGCAATGACCGACTATTTTTCTGGAATATGCGGAATCCTCCCATCGAACCGGCCCAGATCCTTCCATTCCAGGTGTAAAGCTTGGTGATCAATTTCATTATAAGAAAACAAACCAGTTACCATTAAGGTCGTTTGTTCATTTAAAATCAGTCAAAGACAATACTAAGCGGCTCGATCCCAACTCCATCGTTTCCAGCCCTGACCTTGCCGATACCGCTGAAGAAGTAATAAAGATTAATTGTCTCTATTATAAAATTCGTCTAATTTCTTGTTTGTGAATTGTTAAAAAGTTTTCATATTCATTATATATATTTATTTTTTTATAACGATAAACTTCATCAAAACATTTTTATATATAGAATAAATAGTTTTTACATATGGCTGGAGTCAAAGAATGTTTAAGAAGATTAACTGAAAAAAATATAGACATGAAGATTAATCAACACGTTAAATATCTTATTGATAATGTTGACGAATCACAATTAGAATATAAATTATCTCAAACAACAGGTATTAAAATAGACGGTCAAATGATACAACTATGGTATACCCCCGGTATAGGATTTCAATGCAAGAATATGTATCAAGAAAGATACGGTAGATTGCCGTTATGTAATTTCGTAGAAAGATTTTTAAATGAAGAACTTCATAAACTTTAACCAGCAGTTCCAATTCTTTTGACTATGATGATGCGGAAGTCGAAACCCGAACCGGAACACATCTCCACCATACTCGTAACCGATAAAAACGACCATTTTGTTTCGTCGCTTACCCTCGGAGAGCGGTAGTAAAGTTGACGTACATAATGGGTGTTTTTTTACCAAGAGTTTTCTTTTGAATATCTTTTTTATCTTTCTTTGGTTTATTCGGATAGTCGAAATTTGAATATTTTTCTCTAAATTCTTTAAAATATATTTCAAATATATCTATAGGTATATCTGTTTTCAAATTCTCAAAAACTTTTAATTGATTATCATAACCTAATTCTCTAAGATATTTAAAAGTTCTTCTAGTATCAACTATATCATGTTTGGCTGATAATAGAATTTTCTTTTCTGGAAATTGTTCTTGATCATAAACAGATTTTAATTCACATCCGTTTTTAAAATAGAATGACGGGTTAAAAAGAAGAGATGGTATTTTTGTAATATTGGACACATATAATGCTAAATAAGCGCCCATCATATTACCAATAATTAAATTGTTGTAGTCAAAATCAACATTATTAGATAATGAAGATATAATGTTTCTATTGTTTATGTAATCTAAATCCGGAGTAAAAATTTCATCGCCAAACTTGCTTAAAATTTTCAATTTAGATTCATTTATTTTTTCATTCCAATCAGAGATATATAATATTCTATATGACATATGAAGAAGTGATTAGGATTTAAAAAACGATCTTTTTATCTCTTTTGCGATCATAAATCTTTTTGCTCTTATGAACTTTATGTTTAACAACGAAACCGTTAGTTAAATCATCATTACGAGAAGCAATTCTATTAGCTTTGATGTAATCATCTAAACCGAAAGTAAACTTTATGTTTTCTAACCTTTTCATTGATTTTAATTATTAAGAGATTTTTGATATGACAAAGATAATATAAATTTTCTATATAAAAAAATTTTTTATATATCTTTTGTCGTACTATAGGCATTGAATAATAAATCATTGACTTCATCAAATGTTTTTGAATTAAGTATTTCATCCATTATATAATTCAATTGAATTTTACGTTCTTCTTTGTCTATAGTATTTGTAAGATCATTTATCATATCTTTAATGATATCTATCGACTGATATTTATATTCTTCTAAATCGTTAGCCACGATGCTTAAATGTTTTGGTTTTTTTTCGAGATAAATATTTCTCAATAATTTTATTAGTTGAATCAATGACGGATAATCGTTTAATGACATGTTCCTAATGTTTAAAGTAGCACTTGACACGGGAGGTTTTAAATTGTTCGTTTTCCACGTCACTCTTAATATGTTGTGATCATTAATTTTAGAACCTTCTTCACATCTTAATATAAAAATTATTTTTTTATTTTCTGTGATTTTATAGAAAGTGGAAAAAGTAATTACAACATTATTTTTATCCCTATATAAAATATCCCATTTTAATTTATCATTATATGTATCTTTTCTGAGTTGATGAATAAGTTTAATACTCTTAATTCTTTCACTTCTATTTTCAATATTTGAATTAAAATTATTCAATGTTATATTTCGGTTTTATTTTTAGCGACTAATTCAATTAGATCATATAACAAAAATTCCGTTGATGCATTTATAGTTTCAATAAATTGTTTTTTATTTTTATCTTGGTTTTGAACAAAATATATCTTCATATATGAATAACTCAATTTTTTTCCATATACAAAGATATTAAATTCAATATTTTTATTTTTTGTTAAATTTAATGTAAATCTATAAGTGTGATAAGCTTTCGAGTATCCGTAAGTATTTACCCAATTTATTTTACCTTCAGATGTGTCTAATATTAATCCTTCTAGAATTTTAATTGAATTTTTCATAGAGGTATATATAAAAAATGAAAAATAAAAAAATTATTTTATCATATCAATTATATCTTTATCATAAATTATTTTCCTAACAATCACACCACAACTATCTTGTTCTATTCCGTAAAAATATGTTGTATCCTTTGATTTTATTATACCAAAAAACTTAATTATAGCTATATTAGAATCCGTTTTTAAATATACTGAATCGTGATACTTAGGGGAAGGTACAAATTTCTTTTTATTATTATCACAACTGACCATTAATAAAAAGAAGATTATTAATAATATTATATGTTTCATTATTTTATTTTTTTAAATAAAAAAAGACGGATTTAAACCGTCTTTTTTTATTTCGTTAAAACCTTTTAATTATTTTTTGCGGTTTTTCCTTTCACCGGTTTTGTTTTCAAACCCGGATTTCCTGTAGATTTGCTTTTGTCCCAATACATCTCAACACCATTGTAACCACCCTCGGGAACATCAATGTAAATTGACCCCCACTGGCCGTAACCGCTGGCATAGACACTTGCTGTTCCTCCTCCGGCATTTACAATGTATTCAGTGTAATCATATGGGCCGACGCTCATATCATAACCACACCAAGAAACCGACATGGATAACTCAGTGTAATTATCACATCCGAATGTTCCCTTTGGCTTAGCACAACCGGAAAATAAAACAGTAAAAGCGACAAACAATGTCAACAATGCGATAATTTTTTTCATAGCTTTTTTTTATTTGTTTTTTTTTTATATCATATATAATTCATAAAAACGTAAAAGTTTAAAAAAAATTATTTCAATAGGATATGACGTTTTTAAACTTTTTTTATTTTAATATGTATAATTTACAAAAAAAAACATTAATATGAAAAAATTTTTATTAACTATTATCTTAATTGCTATGAGTTTTTTTGCTCAATCTGCTCTTCCAGAAAAAGATTTATCGAAACTGACAATTAATAGTGTACCTCCATCGAGTTCTATTTCACCGCCATATATAGATGCTCATTCATATATCAGTAAAGGTATAACTAATATGGTATTTGGTGCAATTTTTACAGGTTGTGGAGCTGTTTGTTTATCATATCAACCCAGCCCGTATGTAAATTATGATACTCAAACGAGATTTTGGTGTGGAGTTACTTTTTGTGCTCTCGGTGGAATAGATTTCATTGTTGGAACTGCTTATTTAATAACTGGTTCTGTCATGTTAAATAAAGAAAAAAATATATCACTATCACCATCTAAAAATAATATTGGAATTGCGATTAATTTCTAAAAAAAAAAATGAAAAAAGATGAAAAAATTTTTTATGTTATTTATATTTATATTACTTGCTATTTCATCTATTGCTCAAGAACAACTTGGTTTACCTGGAGATGATTTAAATTTATATAGTGTACTTAATTTATTTCAAAAGTCTCCGACATTAGAAATATTTGAAAAGAATATCAATTTAGAAAGTTATAGAATAAACAATTTAGATATAAACGATGATGGTAAAATAGATTATATTCACGTTTTTGATTACGTAAATAATAACGCTCACTTTATAGTATTAAGAGTTAATATTAATGGATACGAATCCCAAGATGTTGCCGTAATAGAAGTTGAAAAGGTTAACGATAAGATACAAGTTCATATTATAGGTGATGAAAAATTATATGGTAAATATTATATAGTTGAACCTAACGATACAAATCCTCCTTATCAAGGAGAATATATTATTGAACCGGTATCATCATGGATTATATTTAGTTACATATATCATCCTTATTATGTAGTATATACATCGCCATATTATTGGGGGTATTATCCATTTTATTGGAACACTTGGGCACCAATATATTATAACAATTATTACAATTATCATCGTCATTATTATAATTATTATAGAAGAAGTTATTATTATCATCCAGTTCATAATTACTATGTTCCACGTAGGGTGACAACAAATATAAATAGATCACTATATCGACCAAATAATTATCACCCTTCAAATTATCCAATAAATAAACCAAGTAATTATAATAATAATCATCCAACAAATTATCAGCATAATAGATATGATAATAACTATCAACAACCATATCAACCGTCAAGTTCTCCAAGACAATCAACATCACCTAGACATCAACCATCAAGTTCTCCAAGTCATTCGGGTAGTGTTAGAAAAACGAGATAAATTATAAAAAAAATGAATATTTTATGACTAAAAAAGAATCTATTGAAAAAACAGATATAATAATTAAAGATTTCATCAATTATGATAATGATGAAATTGCAACAGAAGGATTTGACATTATCGGATACGCTAAAAGAAATTCATTAATAGATATATTATATTATAAAAAAGGCATAGCTTATACTAAGACATTTTTTGAAAAAGAAAAGGATATGAAGAAAATTGATCATATGACAGATGAATAAATCAAAAATTAATACTTTATTATATAATATCTTCCATCAGTAATTATATAGAATCCATAATCATCTGCTAAATATTTATAATTAATTCCAGTAAAATTATTATTAACCAATATGAAATTTCTTCCTTCGTTGTAATTAAAAAATCTAGTATTTGTATATCCTAAACCATAATCATTGTATGATTGTGTTTCTATATACATGTAAGGATCTATATTTTTATCCACATTAAAACTATACGATAATAAATCAAATTTATATAATTGATGATATTGAACAGGTTCTAATTCCAGTGTCGTTTCATTTAAGTGAAATGTTTTTATTTTACATGTCCAATATTTTGGCATAGTAGCTCCACTAGTTAAATAGAAATTAATAGTAAATAAATAATTTGTATCTATATTTAAAGTTTCTATATAATCGAAGTTAATTGCTGCACAGTCTTGATTTACAATTATTTTTTTAATATAATTAGAACCATTATAATTTAAATACATAGTGCCTATTGTTTGAGCAACCCCGGTTACATCTAATATATTTGCTGATAATGGAACAACGTTATTTCTTAACCAATGAATTAATTTATTTAATTTTTTTTGAACTTCTTCTAATGAATACATTAATATATAATTACCATCGAAATCCGTTATATTATATGTTAAATTAAAAAGATTTGTCTTTAAATAATTAACATCATCCATTTCTATTTCATTCCAACCAGGTATAGTATTTATGAATATATCTTCAATGTGTATTCTTTGAAGTTTTCCAAATAATGGTGAATTTGGTTTTATACATTTATAATATTCGTAAAGTTCTAAATCATTATAACCAAAATAATTAATAGAATTAATGAGAGCTTTATAAGAACTAATATAATTATAAATGTCATTATAAACTGATAATAACTCTTTTCTTTTTCTATTTAAAATTATATAATCTATACCAACCTCATTAATATCAGATTCTTTAAAAATCTGTTGAACATCACTTTCTAGTTTTGAACCTATGAGTTTTAAATTTTGATTGAATCTTTCATCTTCCACTTCTGTTTGTCCATATAATTGAATAATAGCTATTGTAATCGGTTCTGTTTTTATTGTAAAATCATAGGTTTTCCCACTTAGAGATGAATCAAAAAATTCTAAAATTTCATTGACAGTAATTTTATTTTTTGTAACATCGACGATTGTATAAGTATCGTAATTACCAAACAGTGTATGTCCAGTAATAGTATTTTCCAAGAAATTTAAAGATATTTTTTGATTTACCTCAAATCCCAACAAATTAAAATCAAAATAATAATCTGAAGTAATATAATAAATATCACTATAATAAGTAGAACCTGTTATCAAAAAATTGTTATTTGAATTGGTTGTTCCTGAAAAAATTATATTTTCAATTTTTTCAATTATCATATTATTATTTGATACTCCTTCGTTTTTAGAATTAAATCCGATAAAAATTTGCATTGGATAAGCGACATAATTATAATTGGTTGATGAATTGAGTTTTTCCAAAGTGTGTGTAATGTTACTAAAAACTGTTTGTTGATACTCAGGATCGTATATTCTATTTATGTTATTGTTTGGTTCTTTATTCAAAAAAACTAAATTTTCTGTATAACTATTCCACAGAGGTTTTTCGCCGAGATAAGTTAACCCGTCATTATATTGTAATTGATCACCAGAATAATCATAGAAGAATATATCATCTGTTATTTGTGGAGAATTATCTTCAATTGGTTGCCAAGAAAATTTATAATAAATATCTCTATCATATGTCCCTCTCGGATATCTTATGAATTCATTAATATTTATATTTAATTCCACATTTTCTTCATCTAAAAATGCTCCTTGATAAGATAATTGTATAGTATCTTCAGTGACTCTTAATATATTAAATTGTTTATTGTTAATTGTGTGTGAAAATCCAGATACGTTTATTATCATGCCTGTTGATAATTCATAACCATATAAAGTATTCCCGCGAGAAACGTTTGATACAAAAGTGATATATGGATCATAACTGCCACCACTAGGACTAATGTCTATATCTGACCAAAGATTAATATATCCACTTAAATTGGCATTTTCATTAATTTCACTGGTATGACTAGCACGAATTTGTGCCCCCTTAGTAATCGGACCATAAACTTGACCATCAATATCAAAAGAATAACATTCAATTAAACTTTTTGAACTTAATGAAACATAACCAGTACTTGATATATTAAAACAACCAATAATATAAAAATATCCATTGGAGTCATTAACTAATCCGTGAGAAGATACAGATCCATTAACTATATTTAAAGCGTCACTAGAACTATTATTAATAAAAAAAGAACAGTTATTAACAATTTGACCGTCATTTTCAGTAGAAACGGTTCCAATAGTAGTAAAGGTTCCTTTATTTGTAAGAATACCTTTAATAACAAGTGGATTAGATACATTAAATGTATTATAATTATGAAGAGTTCTATCGACATTTAAATTGATTTCATCACTAGGAGAAGGAAGAGTCATATCAACTATTCCGTAATTTTCAATGTTGACGTTTATATTTTTAATAGGTATAGTCACATTACTATTTTTACATACAATCAATGTTCCGAAATTAGATGCACTATATCCGGCAAGCCCTAATATATCAGCGTATCCACAAATACGAATGGTTGCTCCCTTGTTAATCGTAAGATGAAGTTGAAGACGACTTTCAGAAGTACCTCCAGTAATACACAAAACTCCAGAGTTCGCACCATAGGAACCATTCGTATAATATGTATATGCACATCCATCAACACAATTAATTTCAGGAATTACGCTAGTTGATTCACAGTTATCTGGATAATATCTTTCGTCTACTGTATACAAACATAATTCATCACTAGCCACTACTACATTTTGATTCAAAATTTTCTGTATAAAAGAATAATTAGAATATGAATTAACTTTAACTTCGACGTTATAAAGATTTATGTTTGGTTGTTGACTCTCTATTATTAGTGTATATCCTGTATATCCACTATATGTATATCCACTATAAACTGTTATTCCATTTCCATCTAAAGCATTACTATATTTATTAATGAAAGAGTTAATAGTTTCTTGCGTATATGTTGTATTGCCACTTAAATCAATATAATAATCGGAATTGTTTAAATTTATATTAAATCCATATGATGTTGAATCTATTGCAATATCAAAATATATTTCAACATAAAAATTTCTAGCTAATTGATCATAAATGTTAAATTTTTCGTAATTGTTAAAATTTTCATCGACATTAAAATAATATATGTCAGAATCTATATAAGTACTACCAGAAAAATTATTATCGATGTTTAATGGAGTTGAGTTTATATAAGCGGTAGCTCCACTATAATATGGTCTATAATTATAATCCAAACCTTCGAAAATTAAATAGTCATTTCCCATATAATGATAATGATACAAATTTAATCCGTATCTATCTAGCAACGTTTTGTATTTATTTTTCATCGCTGCTATAGTATTTTCATAGTAATATGTGGTACTACCGGAGTTCAACACATCTTGAGTCATGCTTATGTAATTTGATGTTGAGTAACATACAGTATAACCAGAAAAAGTACCTATAGTATCAACAGCAGTTCTCTTACAATATAAATCTTGAACTTTGTTTTTCTTTATAATTTTATCTATTCTGTAAGTTGATCCGCTTTCAAGTATGATATATTCCCTCACTTGTATATTATTATTAGTGACACTCAAAACTTGAAATTGCCTTTTATCATGATAAGAATATTCTCCTCCGCTAATTAATGTCAATTCTATTTGATCATTATATGTTATTCCTGTTATTCCGGATAAGCTTTGTATAATATTCACGCTTTCATTAGTAAAAAAATTCAATTGATCTGTTATAATTTCGTTCCTATTAACGAATCCAGTAATTGTAAAAATTGGATCGTCTGCATGAATATGACTGCCGTCTATGTTCTCAAATATTATAGTTTGCCCTGTTGTCGTAAAGTCGATGTTAGTATTTATATAATTATAAAATTTGATTGTTGTACCTGTTTGATCGTTAATATCGATAGAATTATATGTTATTAAAATATTACCTTCATATAATTCCGGTCTTTGAGTCATAAGATAAAATCCGAGATATATTGTTCCACCGGTTTGAATAGACAAATTAAAATCATATATTTTTATTTTTAATTTATCATAATCATTATATGTATAAACACCATCATTATTTGCACTTCCAGAAATACTCAATTTTTTATCTTTGTAATAATTAAGATAATTTAAATCAATTAATTGATTTCCATAATCTGGTGATTTTATTATGTTTAAACTAGACACTGTTCCTCCAGAAAAAATAAAAGTGAAACCAGATCCATTATTTTCGTTTGTGTCAATAAGAAATGCCCCCTTTTGATTCCCCAATACATTATATATTATCCCAGTATCACTTAAATCTATTAAAGTAGAACCTGTAACCCCACTGAAACTAACTACGGACCCTATAGGAAATTTTTTATCAAAATTATATCCATATATCCATTTAGAATAATAATTTTCACTACTATTAACTTTTTGTATGTCTGTTATTGTTTCTCCTGTTGATGTTGATGGAACAAAAGTTATTCCACTATAATTGAATAATTGAGATGATCTTACATCAAAAGTGTCTGTAAAATTGTATCCCGAAACTTTTTCAAATATATACATACATACAGTTTTGAAAGTATCGCTACCATTATCGTCAAAATATATTTTACCGTACCATTCGTTATTTTCTTCATCGTATGTCAAATTATATGGATAACCTTCCTTATTGAAGAAAAGTAATTTATTTGTTGGAGTACTCAATTTAAATAAGTTTATTTTTATATATTAAAAAACAGATGATTAAAAATAGTTTAATATAAAATTTATTTATAGTCTTTTTTAAAACATTATTCAAATTTCAGATATAATTTAAAGATTTGTTAAGTATGGGAGTAAGAAAAGACTTGAACCCTAATTATTCCCATTTATTATAAAAAATAATTGTATAAATATGTTGATAATTGTGATTTCTGGTTCAAATCAAAGCGGAAAAGATAATTTCGTTAATTTTTTTATTAAACATTATGATTTTAAATCTGTTAATTGGTCAACAATAGATAAAATAAAAGATCTAGCTTTAAATCACTTTGGGTGGAATGGTAAAAAAACAGAAGAAGCGAGGAGATTTTTATCTGAACTTAAAAGAGTCTGGTCAGAATACAATAACGGTCCTTTTTTAAATATGGTTAAAAAAATTAAGGATCATTATTCTAAACTAAGTAAAAAAGATAAAAAAAATTTTATTTATTTTGTCCATTGTCGAGAACCGAAAGAAATTCAAAAGTTTAAAGATAAATATGGAAAAAAATGCTTAACTGTTTTAGTTAAAAGAAATGAAAGAACAGAAAAAAACAAAATTGCTAATAACGATTCGGATAGAAATGTAGAAAATTATAATTATGATAAAATAGTAAATAATAATGGAAGTAAAATAGATTTAGAATTAGACGCCGTAAAATTTGTAGAAGAAGTTAGAAACATTTTTAAAACAAAAACAAATAAAATAAATAAAAAGTAATATGATGAATAATACTAAAACAAATTTAGGTAAAATTCTAGAAAATCATCTATATCCAATATTATCAACGGATCAAACGGATATAAACATGTTGTTTATAGACTTTAAAAATAATAATACTGAAGATGAATATCATCCTCTGGATATTTTTACAAAAAAAATAATTTTAAAAACAATACCCGTAGATATCATAAACGATGATATTGAAATATCAATATATAATCATCTAAATTTGGAATTTGTTCAAATAATTAGGGATGAAGCTATTAAAAATAGAAACAATACTTTATCCATCATTGAAAATTTTGATATAAATATTGAAAAATCGCCAGTAGATCAATTAAATAAATTTATATCAGTTAAATTATTTAACTGTTGTAATTATATAGCCACAGATGGGAGAATTGGCCCATCTCAATATATTATTACGAGTCAAAAAACAAATGATTATTTTTTTGATAAAATGGGTGATAGTATGTTCAATCTAAACAAAAAATTTTTTATAGATAAAAATCTTAGTGACGATGAGATAATATTTGGAAGAAAAAATGACATAGACCAACCAGGTGTATCTCTGATTATAAATGAAAATTCGTTCGATAATATAATATATGATGATGGAAAAATGAAAGTCAATTTGTCTTATTCCTTTACAGTTAACGGATTTAACCCAGAAAAACAATATTTTCTAATTAAAATAAATCAATAAAAAAATAATTTAAAAGTCATGCCAAAATCACGTACAAGAAAAGGACATCGAGCTAAAGTTCAAAATTACAGAAAAAGAGTAGAAGACCTTAAAAGATCCAGAGAAAAACAATTGAGAGCTCTGTATGAAAAACAACAACAAGAAGCACTTGAAAACCAGATATCATCTACTGAATCTCAGGTTCAAGAAGCATCTGTCGATGGTATTAACACAGAAGATTTTCAATTAGATTTGCCATCTGAAATACCAACTGGTAACATAAACGAAGTTGTTGGAATAAGTGACCCCAGTCAAATTTAAACCAATCAGTTTTAAGAAAAAAAGACCCGATTTTATCGGGTCTTTATGCATATTCTAGTGCTTTTGATACTTTACTTCTTGTATTTTTCTTAAATGATATGCCGTCTATTTTATTTAAATTCATAGTAACCGATTTATTTTTATTTTTCAAAAAATTAAAGTCGCTCATATTGGATCTTGTTTGTCCAAATCGTAATTCATACTATATGTTCTATCGTAATCCGACATATTGAAAAGATCATCATATTTTAACATATTTGTGTTTTTAATTCTTGTATATTTACATTTTTGACAATAATACAGGTCGTTTTTTATTGATTTCATATAAACATTATATTGCATTAATAAAATATTACCACACTTATCACATTTTACATTAACTAAAGAATGTGATCCTTTGGTCAAATGTCTATTATCTATATCTAAAAATTTATCATTGATGTCATAACCAAGTGAAATAAAATGTTGTCTATTCCTCTTTGTTCTTATCTTCTCATATATCAACATAAAATATTATTATTTGTTATAATATATTAAATTATTTTAATTTTTTACCGCACATCGGGCAATGTGTCCATTTTCCTTTACCTCTTGTTGTTCTATAAGAACACCTGGGACAATATTCTCTTATAGTTGATTCATTCTTAATATAAGAATTACCACTAACTATATTTTTTATTGTGTTTGAATCATAGAGTTTTTTTTTACCGGTTTCAAAGAAAACGGTAATAATTTAAACTTTATTTTATAGAATTCTTCGCCAACTTCGAAATTAATTGGAGAAAAATATTGATTAGATACACTACCTTTTTCAATTCGACCAGTTTCTAATTTTGTATTATGAATTAAAGATTGATCATGTTCTGTCGTAAATACACCTGTGGATATAAAATTAAAATCAAATTGTTTATCATCAAACCAAAAATCTTTATCGTTTGATATATTGGTGTTAGATAACGATCTATATATTCTGGAATTGTGATTAGTTCCATTGGTTCCATTTGTACCAGATACACCAGCAAATCCAAATGTTCCAGATGAGCCAGATATACCTGCAGTTTTTAAATTACCATTAACTGTTAAATTACCATTTACAATCACATCATCACCACTTATTGTTATAGTAGATCCGGATAGTGGATATGCTCTATAATTAATTGTGGAAGTATTTGTATAAACAGTTTGAACTGGAATTTTTTCGTTCCAGAAAATTACATCTAGAATACCATTTTTTTCAATGGCTTTAACCGCTTCTTTATTGGATTTATCTATTTCGTAAGTAGAAAATGATAGTTTTCTATTTGTTCCTATGAAACGTTCAATTGTAATTTCTTGTCCGGGTTTTAAAATTAACAGATCATTATCCACTTTTATACCGTTCATACGTAATTGAACACCTATGCGTTCTTGAAGTGGATTAAATAATTTTAGTTGGAAATTGTCTCCGTTATGGAGATAAACTTTATTTTTCTTTTTGCCGTAAAGTTTGCGTTTTTGACCATTGACAAGTATATCACAAGTCGGCAAGGTCATGCCGTTAAGATTATTCATAAATCCTCCTTTTTTATTTTTTATTTTTGAAATGTCGGTTTTTTCATTGTTCTTCACAATTCCAAAGTGATAATCACTCAAAACAAACATGACCAAAAAAGATGTTACTACGATTGTAACTAGTCGTATATATTATATCAAAGAAGTCCAAAAAACATATTTTTAAAAAAAAAATATTAAAAATTTTCAATGAGAAATATTTAATATATAATTTTATGAAATATATTAAGAAATATCAATTATTTGAAAAAAAAGTCGTTACTACATTAAATTTATCACGTAGAAATCTAACTAAATTACCTGAATTACCAGATACATTAGAACATTTAGAATGTGATTATAATCAATTAACTGAACTACCAGAATTACCAGAAACATTAGAATATTTAAGTTGTGGTATCAATAAATTAACCGAATTGCCGGAGTTACCTGATTCATTAAAAGAATTGTGGTGTTATGATAATAAATTAAAGAAATTACCTAAATTACCAAAAACATTGAAGATATTATATTGTTTTGGTAATAAATTAACCGAATTGCCCGAATTACCAAAAACATTAAAAAGATTAGATTGTTATAACAATAAACTAATCGAATTACCTGAATTACCAGAAACATTAAATTATTTGAATTGTTATGATAATAAATTACCTTATGATGATTTAGAGGAATATTGGAAATGGTATTATAATTTATATCCAGAAAGATTAGCAGCAAAAAAATATAACTTATGAAATATATTAAAAAATATCAATTATTATTTGAAAACGTAAATACTAAATTGAATTTTTTAGATTTATTAAAATTACCTCAATTTTGTATTAGAATTCATAATGAAAACGAATACATCATATTAATGATTGAACTGGAAAAAAAAGGATATAAATGGTTAAGTGAAAAAAATCCAACTGATATAGGTTGGACAAGATATATAGAAATCATTTGGATAAATAATATTAAAAAAATTTTAACATATTCAAGTTTCATGTTTTATTTTTCAGACTTTAAATTTGAAAAAATAAAATTATTAGAATTTGAAGATGTAGAAATTGATAAAAATCATAAAATTAAGAAAATAAAAAATCTCGATCTAGATCCATATTGTGAAGAAGATTGGGGATATGTTCAAGAAAATAAAATTAATGAATTATTTGAAACTAAAAATGTATATGATTTTAAATTAATTAAAAAAAGAGATATGTTTCCTTTTGTTGATTATATATACACTTTCACTTCAAGAGATAATATTGAATATTACGTAACTCTATCTCATAATAAGGATAATGATTCTATGAGTGTTAAATTCACAGATAAAAAGAATTTTATTGGAATAAGAAATAAAATAAAAGACAAATACGTTAATATGAATAATTTCGACGCTATTAATGTACTAAATACCGTAGTTAAAATATGTAAAGATTTTTATGATGAAAACAGTGATATAATCAAAAAATTCACGACATCAACATTAGACGAAAAAAGATTAAGAGTATATAAATACATACTTAAAAAATATTTCAAAGATTGGGAAGTGGATTCATATATAGATCCTCGCGGAGATATAGTCATAGAATGCAAGCCAAAAATAAATGAAAAACATGAAGATGTAGATCCGTACGGCGAAGAAGAATGGGATGAACCTTATGAACCTTATGAATATGGAATAGGAGATGATGTTGTATGTGTGGATACAAGATGTTCGATGGGATTAACTGTCGGTAAAACATATAAAGTATTAGATGTCGATGATTTGACATATTCATCGACTGTGACAAAAATAATTAATGATGATGGCAAAATTGCAAATTATGTTAAAACAAGATTTAAAAAATTAAATTAAAAAAAATGGACGGATGCTTAAACGGTGGATTTCAAGTGAAAAAAATTGATCCATCAAATGAATTAATGGTAATGAACGATTTTAATAGTAATGTTAATTTGGTTATTGATGGTGAAATCCTGACACAAGAACAAATTTTAAATAAATATTATTATTCAAATGAAGCTTTTCAAACAATGAAAAACAATGAATTTACTGTAAATAAAGCTAAACCATTTAAAAAAGAAATAGAAATACCGGATGAACCAAAACCCTTAGAACCAGGTCAAGTTGATCCTGTTGCTTTTTTTGGCAATTCTATGAAAGGATTGTTCTAAAAATTTCTAACTGATCAATATTTATATTTTGTATCATATGATTTGCTACGAACTGATACATTATCATTACCAAAATCAATTGTTTTCGCCCATGTTCTTGATTATTTTCTGTTGAACTCCAACATAAATCGGTATCAAAATTACCAATAATATCTTTTTGTAAATACATTAGATTCAATTCATCTACGCAAGAATAATTTGATTCCTTTACAATGGATTACCAAGACCCTCCTGCTCCGCCTCCACCACAAGTACCGCCGCCGAATCCGAATCCGCCGCCACCTCCGCCGAATCCTCCTATTCCGCCTCCGAATCCGCCGCCGTATCCACTTCCAGAATGACTATTTTCTTCTCTCCTTCTTCTAGCTCTGCGTTCTTCCTCTTCTTTTCTTCTACGTTCATCTTCTTCGTTATTTTCACATCTTCTCACGATTTCTTCTAATAAATTTATCAATTCGTTTAATTTTGCGCTTATTTTTAAAACATCATCTGTTCCATTTTTGAAATCTTCATATTCTCTTATGCCATCATCAGCTAAATTTAAATCTCCTCTATTAAGATATCCGCCACTTTTATATCTTTGAATTTTAAGATATAAATCTTTATAAGTTTCTTCATTTTGATTAATATATTTTTTAGCTTGAATTATATCATTATATTTTTTAATTGGTTCGTGTATAGAACCTGATAGGGCTACCTTTTTTTCACCATATTCTTCTAATAAATTTATAGCCATTGGAAGATCATTCATAAAAATAGCTCCCATTTGATCAATATAAATTTTAAGATTATTTATGTCATCTTCTGTAGCGTTTAGCTCGGTTTTGTATCCGAGTTCTTCTACTTTCTGATAATAAGATTTTGATTTTTTTAGATCGTTAACGAGATCCTGTTTTGCATCTTCAAATTCTTTAATTTGAAAATTAATCGTTTCTAGTCTATTTGCATATGTTTCATATTCTTTATAATGTTCTAAAACTCTGTTCATTAAATTTTTATATCTTCTTACTGATTCATCGCTAACATCGACTTTATTAAAAGTTATTTGACTCAAAGTATCTAGAATATTTTTCGCAACATCTTGCATTTGTGTTGGTTTATTTTCATAATTATTTAGAATTCTTCCTATGTTTTCACATTTATTTTTAATTGATATTATATCTTTTTCTGCTTTTTTAATTCTGTTGAGACTTTCTATAATTTCTAAGATGTCATTTTCGACAATATCAAGAGTTTTTTCTTTTCCTATTCTTTTGGTTTTTAATTTATCAACAGATTCTTTTAACATCGCAAGAACTTTATCATCATCGAATATTTCATCAGGACCCATCCCTCGAGATATTTCAATATCCAATCTATTTAGAACATTCTTAACTTTATCGATTCTTTCTCTCAATTTTCTTCTTTTTTTAATACTCGAATATATTAACCAAGAAATTAAACCCATTGCTAATGTCAGTAATGAAAATTGACCCAGGCCAATAAAAAATTCTTTAGTTTTTTCTTTTTCTATTTTATCGTATTTGGCATCTAAATCTTTTTTCATTTGAATTGGAATAGAACCAAATTCTTTTTTCATTCTTTCAACAAGTTCAATAAATCCTTTATCGTAATCTCCTTCTTTAAAATTTGAAGATAAACAATTTTCACCAAATCTTTTACATAAAGCATCAGGTAATAATCCTTCCATACCATAACCCGGTTTTATAAACCATTTTCTGTCTCCCATCGAAGCCAAAATCAAAATACCATTATCGTTTCCTTTTTTACCCACTCCCCATTTATTAAACATTGTTCTTGCATATTCCTCTGGACTGTTAAAATTGCAATTTCAACTCCAGTCAATCTCTCGTATGAAAATAATACACCATTTAATGAATCTTCAATGCTTTTTTTCATGAAATCTCCATAATCACTTATTAGTGCAATTCCATTACCATATTTAGCTGGTTGTATTTTATAAATGTCGGTACCTACTTCAGACGTCATAGAAGGACTAAACGTCCATTTATAATAAGTATCATCATCTTCACTATAACTATCACAGTTTAAATATGTAATTACTTGACCTATACTTAAATTATATCCATTTTTTTTATTAAAATCTATCAATAAATCTTTTATATCATCTTCATCTCTATTACTAACTGTTTTTTCTCTAGTTAAAATACCGGCAAATTTACCAAGTTCAATTGAATTTTTAGGAAGACTTTTCACCCATTCTATTTTTGTTTGAGTGTCAGATGCTTGTATTTTAGGTGATACTATTCCCATATTGAGAAGTAACATAAACGTTGCAAGCCAATTTTTCCAACTGACTTCTTCGTTTAACTTATCATTATTAATATAATGAGCGTAAGAAAGTATATATTCTCCCATTTTAATTCATTTATTTTTTAATCTGTCCATTCTTCTTCACCGTAAGGATCAACGTTTTTATGTTTTTCTCTTTCTTTTAATTCCAATTCTCTATTTTTAAATGATATTACGTTTCCATTTTCCACACAATAAAAAACATCATCGTTTTCACTATATTTACTATTATAAAGGTTTTTATGAATCTCGTTTAAATAAAATACTGAATCCATCAATGATTGCAGAATATCTTTGAATGATTTCTGATCAGTTAATTCTCTATGCACCAAAAAATCAGACAAAAATTCAAACTCATCATCAAAATCAAAATCCTCTATATAAACTTTATATTTTGATAATCTGTAAAAATATTTGCACGCATCAAGAAAGAAAGATATTGATTTATCGTAATAATAATGATGTCTATCTTCAATTAAATTGGCCTTAAATAATCTCCTGTAAAGAAGAACGTTTTTTTTCAATTCTAAATATTTATCTATGGTTTTTTTAATTTCTCTATCTTTTAATACAGGATTATTAATTTCTTTTTGAACCTGCGTTTTTTTATTGATTTTAAACCAATTTAAGTTTTCATTAAATGATAATAAATGTTTCATTTTGAATTTATTTTTTTAAATTTTCTTTTCTTAATTTTATTTGGTTCATCTAATATTTCGATCGATTAAATCGTGTTTACCTTCAAAAGTATTAAATTTTCTTATCATATATTATTATTAATTTTCATACATATTTATATCTTCTATATTAACACTTAAAATATCACACATGTTTTGTAACGTATCATATTTCACTATTCCAAAGTTTTCAATATATCCGACTAGTTCTTTACCTTTCAAAATATTATCTACGTTTTGTACTGGATATGGATCATTAACGTATCCTATTATATCAAAATCGAAATAAAAAATATTTTCTTTTTTCGTAGCTACCACATAATAATAATCTTTCCAATTCCCTTGTCTATCATTTATTATTCTTTCCTTTTTCTTTGCTAAAAAATGACTATCTTGACCAATCACATAAATAACATACAAATTATTATTATCTTCCCAATCCTCTTCATCATATGGATCTAAATCATTTTTAATTTCAAATATTTTAAATTTCGTAATAATTTCCATTTTTCTTATATATTAAAAAAATAAAACAAAAAATATATTTTTGTATATATGACATATTGACACGTTAGAAAATATCATATATACCGGCATAATTTTTGAATGATACAAGAAAAATAAAAAAATAAAATTATATGAATATGAAAAGTAATAAAACTATTGGGATTGATTTAGGAACAGTGAACTCGGCTGTTGCTGTTATGGAAAATGGAGTGCCTGTTATTATTGTAAATAGTGAGGGAGAAAGAACAACACCCAGTACTGTGGGTTTTACAGATAATGATAGGAAAGTCGGTAATCCGGCTAAAAGACAGGCTGTTATGAACAGTGAAAGGACTGTTCATTCTATTAAAAGACTTATCGGTGAAAAATTTAAAAATTTAACAAACGAAATAAATAGATATAGTTATAAGATAGTAGAAAAACATGAAACTCCTTTTGTTAAAATTGATAACAAAGAATATTCCCCGCAAGAAATATCAGCAATTATTCTTCAAAAAATGAAGAAAACTGCTGAAGATTATCTCGGTCAAGAAGTAGAAAAAGCGGTAATTACAGTACCTGCTTGGTTTAATAATGATCAAAGACAAGCAACTAAAGAAGCAGGTGAAATTGCGGGGCTTAAAGTTGAACGTATTATAAACGAACCAACAGCTGCGGCTCTAGCCTACGGACTTGATAAATTGAAAAAAGATATGAAAGTCGTTGTGTTCGATTTTGGAGGAGGAACATTTGATGTTTCTATTCTAGATTCTGGTGATGGTGTATTTGAAGTAAAATCTACTTGTGGTGACGTACATCTAGGTGGTAATGATATCGATGATGTAATCATAGATTGGTTGGCTAAAGAATTTAAGAATGATAATGGTATGGATTTGAAAAAAGATCCAATGGCATATCAAAGATTGAAAGATGCCGCTGAAAAGGCCAAAATTGAATTATCTTCAAACACAGAAACAGAAATAAATCTTCCGTATATAACATCTGTAGATGGTGTGCCTAAGCATTTGATATATAAATTGAATAGGGCCAAATACGAACAAATTGCTGATTCTGTTTTTAAAAGACTTATTCCCATTTCTGAAAAAGCCATAAATGACTCCGGAATTAGTAAATCGCAAATAGATGAAGTTATTCTAGTTGGTGGCTCAACTCGTATTCCAGCTGTAAGAGAAATTGTTAAAAAAATATTTGGTAAAGAACCAAATAATTCGGTTAATCCTGACGAAGCGGTATCTTGTGGTGCAGCTATAATGGGATCGATTTTATCTGGAGAAATCGACGATATTCTTTTACTTGATGTAACACCATTATCTTTGGGTATTGAAACCATGGGTGGTGTGATGACAAAACTGGTAGAAGCCAATACTACAATTCCAACTAGCAAATCTCAAATATTCTCCACAGCATCAGATAATCAACCAGGAGTAGAAATTCACGTATTACAAGGTGAAAGACCTATGGCCAAGGATAATAAAACGTTGGGTAGATTCCACCTTGAAAATTTACCGCCAGCTCCAAGAGGAATTCCACAAATTGAAGTTTCTTTTAATATCGATGCAAATGGAATTATGGACGTTAAAGCTGTTGACAAGGCAACTGGAAAGCAACAAACAATCAGAATCGAAAATTCATCTTCAATTCCAAAGGAAGAAATAGAAAGGATGAAAGATGAAGCAAAAGAAAATGAAGAAACAGATAAAAAAGAAAAAGAAAAAATAGATAAGTTAAATCAAGCTGATGCCATGATTTTTCAGACAGAAAAACAAATTAAGGAATTATCTGAAAAATTAACAGAAGAAGATAAAAAAGATTTAAATGATATTGTAGAAAAACTAAAGGATTCTCATAAGAGTCAAAATGTAACAGATGTAGATAAATATCTATCGGAATTAAATGAAAAATGGAATTTAATTTCAACTAGATTATATCAAGAAACATCATCTGAACAACAAGGACCAAAAGCAAAAGACGCAGATCCGGTCGAAGATGTTGAATTTTCAGAAGTTAAATAAAAAAAAAGCCATCGATAGATGGCTTTTTTTATTTAATTTTTTTTAATTAGATTATTTTTTATTATATTTACAAAAAATATAATTATTGAATGATAAGACAAAGATTTGATTTAATTTGTTCACAGACAGGTGAGGTCTTTTCTATAAATGATATTCAATTTTATAATTTATATGAAAACGATCTAATTTATCTGAATTATGAAAAAGAATATTGGTACTTTAATGAAGAAGACATCAATAAAGTGAATAGAATTATTAAATGTTTATAAAAAAAATAGAAATATGATTATTCTAAAAACTATTATAGTTTCGGATATTCATCTGGGAAATCCATATTCCAATTGGAAATTATTAGATGAATTTTTAAAAAACAATAAATGTGAAAATTTGTTCTTGAATGGTGATATTATAGATGAACATTATTTAATACAAAATAATAAACAATTAAATAAAGAAGAATTGGAATTTTTATATAAAATAACTAATTCGAAAAATTCAAAATATATAATTGGCAACCATGAAGTATTTAATCATATAATACATAGTGATGGTGAGTTTTGGGATAAATATAATGTGAAAGTTTATGATTATTTTCTCTATCATCCTGGTGTACCATATTCTTGGTCAAGATATTATATTTCACACGGACATAAAACAATATTTAGAAATCCAATAACATCAAATCAACGAATACTAAATTTAATAGATTGTTTCATTAGATTTGTTGCAAAAATACAAAAAATCCATAAGGGAATTATTTTCCAAAAAGGAAAACTTGATGTAACAGAAGGAGTAGAATTTGAAATATTATCTAATGATTCTAGGAAATTTTTCAAAACAGCTTTAAAAATTGTAAGCGGATTTAAAAAGAAAGCGAAAGAATATCATATGGCTTATCACGCTGATGGAATTATTTGCGGACACATACATCATCCAGAGATCAAATATTTTAAATCAAAATATATATTCACTGGAAAATTTCCGTATTTAAATAGTGGAGATTGGTTAGAAAATAACAGCGTATTGGTTCAAGATATTGAAGGAAATTGGGAAATAATAAAAATGAATTAATTTTCTTTCTTACTTATGCTTTCCATTAGTTTGGTAGTTGATTTATTATGCTACACTCATAGAGATATAATTTCTTATTAAAAAGAAATTTAACCATATCGTGATTAATGATTTTAACGTCATTAAAATTGTTATAAATATCATATATAGTTTTATCACCATCAATAATATTTAAAAAATAATAATCAGGAACAATTTCATCCTTAATCAAATTATATGTACAATTAGATAGAAAATTTTTCAATTTCATATATTTATTTTTAATATTATCATCATCAACTAAAAATTTATCAATATGATTTAAAATATCATCAATAGAAAATTCATTTTTAGTCTCTTTTTTAGTAGATCTACCCCACCCACTAAAAAAATTTTCATTAAATTTTTTGATGTGTTTCATATATTTATTTTTTTATTATATATATAAATATTTCAAAAACGAATTAATTATCTTTCTTACTTATTTCCAATAGTCTATTATAAACAATTTCACCATATTTACTGGCTGTTTTCATACTTTCCATCGTAACTATTCCCATTTTACTTAAATATATCTTACCTATTGGCGTTTTATAGAATTCTATTATTTCCAAGATTTCTTCGTTAGTAAAGTATTTATCATAGATAATAATGGTTTCTTTTTGAATATCTTCAACGATATCTTTTATATCATCTGGTTTAATTTTATCAGAATTGAAATTCGGAATTAAATGTTTTATTGAATCTATAATTGATATAGCAATATTTTCATTAGATTTAGTTCCTCCATTTATTTCTAATAAATTTTTAATATTTTGCATCTTTTCGTTCATGTTAAAAATTTATTTTTATACAAATCATATATAGCTTTTTTTCCATTTTCATTTATTTCTCTTGTACCTATTCCTGCAAATTTTTCAGTTAAAATTGGAATATAATCTATTTTTATAAACTTATAAAAAACATATGAAAATGTGTACCACAAATTTTCATTTTGTTCAAAAACAAATACATCTTTTTTATTGTCAATTCCCATCATGCAACACCAACCCGTTCCACCTTTAACTCTTTTCATATCATCCTCTAATACACCTACAGCAAATATTGCATCTGATTCGTTTACTTGATACCAATTCCTAGATAATAGATTTTTAACATATTTACTCAATTTACCTATATATCTTTTAAGATTCTTATTGGCCATTTTAACGTGTTCAAATCCTTCTTCTAATTCATCATCTGTTAATATTTTTGTATGATTGGATTTTGTTTTATGTCCATTGAAAGAATATGCAATAATATCAACATCATATTTTTCACAAAATGATTCGAATAACATATCAGTTCCTTCAGCTCCTCCAGATCTACAAATCATATTTAATTATTTTTTTGTGCTACCAAAACCTCCTCTATTATCAGATTTTAAATCATCAACTTCAATAAATTGAATTTTATTATCAAAAATCCATTTAATTTTAACCCACCAAGGTGCAAACATTGTTGGTCTAATTTCGAATTGACAAATTCTATCTCCTTCCATAACTCTATATTCACCTTGATAAATTCTTTCTCCATCCACAATTCTATATTCGTTATGATGTTCTTTTAATGCAATTGCGCTAAATTTCCAAATATCATCATTTCCGCTATATCCATTTGATGTCTTATCAGGACCATCTATTATACCTGTATGATTTGCTTGTATTATTCCAAATTTCATATAAGTTGAACTTCTAGGTACAACATTGGCTTGAAAATATTTTGGCAATTTCATAGATACTCCGAGTGAAATTAATTTATGATCAGAAACGTTCATTTCAACATTTTCAGCAGATTTTAAATCGATCCAATTTCCAAAGGATTCTATTTTACAATTTTTATTATGGTACTTAATTTTTATTTTCATAATTTGTTTTATTTTTCATTTATTTTATTGGTCATTAATTCAAAAGTTTAATAAAATAAAAGAGGAACTAATCAGCCCCTCTTTTATTAAAGTAATTCAATTTTGAATTACTTTATCACATTGCCAGTTTCTTCATTTACAACAGAAATATCATCTAATGGTTTATTAGATACATCATTTATTGGTTCTACTACTCTACCTACTAATTCTCCTTCTGTAGAAAGAGCTCCACCCCACAATTGAAAATCGGAACTAATTCTTTCAATAAGAACATTATAAGCATTATAAAGTTTTATTCTTTCACCGATTTTAGTTAAAATTTGTAAGAAATTATAATGTTCCTGCGTAATTCCTTTTACTTTATATTTAGATATAAGATGATAAAAAACTATAAGATCTTTTACATTTATATATGTCAAAAAAGTACCATCATCTTGTTTATTGAAATCTTTATCGAGATAATTTTCTTTAAGATCTTTAAGTTGGAATACTTCATTTTGATCATATTCTAATTTGTCTCTAAATACTTTGAAAATAAATTTTACTTCTTCAGCTGTTAGAGGAAAACTAAAAGTTAAAAGACCTAATTTTTTTTGATAAACATTAAATAAATATTGAGCAATATCATAAATTTTATCTTTTTGATCTTCTGTCATATTTCTAACTTCATCTATATTTGGATCATATCTTTTTATCATATTAATAAGATTTTCTTCTTCTTTATTAAAAGAATCAACAAAATCAGAATTTAAAAAATTTTTAGCATCCTTTTCTATGATATTTTTAGCTTCTTGTAGTTTGACATATTGTTTATGTTCATCTGTTTCTTCTTTTTGTTTTAAACTAATAATAAGTTCATGACTTTTTTCTATGTCAAATTCTTTATCACTGGCGAAATCAAAACTATCTATTTCGTCAGTTGAAGATACTACATTGTAATCGACTTTCTTTTCTATTTCATCATCAATAATAAATTTGTTCAATTCTTCTTTTTCCATTGTATTTTTATTTATTTTTGGTTTTATATATTACACGTTCGCAAAAGTTTAATAAAAAGGGGATCAAATTTTTTATTTAATTATTCACTACTTCCATTGAATAACATATTATAACTTTCACTGAAAGAGGCTTGTAATTTATCGCATCTTGAATCAATCTTTGAATTGAGATTTGTTATTTGAGTATCTATATTGCCATATATTTCTACATGTTTATGATCCATAGATTTGTTTAATTCAATTATCTTATTATATAATGCTTTGTCTTCTTTATATATCCTATCGTTTATATCATTAACTGAATCCTTTATCCATTTTTCATGATATTGAATAGTTTCACTTGTATTTTTTTTGAATTTCATTAACTTAAATGACGTTATACCTAACCACGTGAGAAACGCAACTAGACACACCCCAAAAATGGTCGACAAAATTGTTATTATAATTATATTCATGTTTATTTTATTTATTTTTGTTTGACCCCTTTTTAATATATTCAATGTCGGGACTTTCGACCATTCGTAAAGTCCCCTGTGTCAGTTCAGAAATATGCTATCCGATCGCAGGACCCGGTGCTTTGTTATAATCAAAAGTGCCTTCATCATAAATATCAGCAATTTGTTCTATGGTTTCAAGATTACATTTCTTCATGATTTCCATGAGTGTTTCAAATTTATATTGTTCATCTAAATTTTCATAATATTTTGGACCAATTTTATCTCTAATTATTTTTCTCTCTTTTTCACTTAAATATTTGATAGATTCCAATATATCTTCAAATGTTATTTCTTTTGTATAATTTTTCATAACTATAATTTATTTTTTTTATTTCCATTTACCGGAATATGATTTTTTACTTTTCGGTGTTATTTGACTTTCTTGTTCTTTTTTATCTTTTTTTTGTTTTTCATATTCTTTTTGAAGACGATTTGCGTTTTCTACGAGTTTTAATGTAAATTTTTCAATAATGCCACAAGATGTATTAATTTCTGGTTCTTTAATTCTAATCGTACCTTTTTCTAAATCAAATTCAATTTTATCTATTTCTTGTTCTATAAGAATTTGTTTTGTTTGTTCATCAAAATTATTAAAATAATCTTCATTAAAAATAACAAGTACATCTGCATCTAATAAGTAAGAATATGTATCTGTGATTTTTGATATTTTAACGAGTTTTTTTTGTTTACTATTTGCCACGTATACAAATTTAATATCCATCGGCATAGAAAAACTTTCTTCAATTTTTTTAAAGTATGTGATAATTTCATCACTTAAACTTTCGTAACTCTCTTTAGCCATTTAATTTTATTATTTTTTATCCTATATAGGATTTTTCTTTAATTTCCATATTTATTTATTAAAACGATTAAAACTATTTTGAGATATCAAATTTAGTTCAACTTTACCTATAAAATCATCCAATGATAATTTCCCAGTATAAGACATAGCTGAAGCTAAATAATGTTTAAAATTTTCTGTCCATCCTTCTATAGTATATTCAACAGGATTTATTCTAGTCACTCCTTCTGAAGTTTTCAGATATTCATTACCCAATAGTTTTTGAACACCTTTAGTACTCATTCCTCTAAATTTCTTATAAAATTTTGCACCATTTTTAAAAGCATTTTTAACCCCATCAGAATATTGATCAACTTTTTCACCTGGTTCCAACCATCCTCCAGTTGGAGTATCGTGATGAATATTAGCGCCATAAGTATCCCCTGCACTTTCTAAGGATTTGTTTAGAATACCACCGATCATAACATAATCAGATCCTAATGCTAAAGATTTAATAATATCAGAATAATTTTTCATTCCGCCATCAGCAACAATTTTAGCTGGGGATTTTAAAGTACAACTCATATCATAACACTCTGAAATTAGAGATGCCATTGGATATCCAACACCTACATTTTGACTTGTTAAACAACCTGAACCGCCACCTATGCCAACACGAACGAAATCAGCACCGGCTTCTGATAAATATTTATATGTCTCTGGATTTGCAACATTACCAATCATAATAGTAAGAAGTTTATATTTTTCTTTAGCTTTTTCTATCAAAGTAATTAATTTTCGCATATGTCCGTTTGCTATATCAATAAGGATGAATTTTTCAAAAGTATTGCGCGCATGTTCAGGATTTATATAATATTTATTGTAATAATCATCATTTATAAAACTGTCTTCAAATTCTTTTAATCCAATAGCTTTCCAAGCATCATCCATCGCAATATTAACAGTAGTTCTTGGAATTATTGGATATATTTTATTTTCGTGAAATATTTTGAAATTATTCATATTTACAACAGTATCCATAGGAGCTGTAAATAATGGTAACATACCATTTTTATCGAATACGTTAACATCCTTTCTCGAATTGATCATACTATTAGCACAAGGCTGAATTAGCAAATCATCGAAGTCAAATTTGAGTTTATTATTAATCATTGATTTTATATTATAAGGAAATAATAAAGTTTATTAAAAAAATTAATAATTTTATGAATCCTGCAATTAAAGCCGACCCTAAAATTAATCCGATTGATCCAAGGAAAATATATAGAAATAGTTGATGGTTTTTAAATTTATACCTCAAAACCAATAATACATTAACATCGTCTATATAATCTTTTCTAGATAAAGATACTAATTCAAATAAACCGATGCTAAAAAAATATTCAGATATAGAGTTTATATAACTATCTACCTCAGTATCAAGATATTTTTTAACATCAGTTTCAATTGGATTTTGTAAATTTGATGGTACTTTATAGTTTTTGAGTATCTCTTGTCTGCGTTCTGGTATACCAATTATAGTATATAATCTACCATATTTTTTATCATATTTAAGTTTATATCTTTGAGTTATAATCTGTAAATTATCATTTATTATTTTTCTATATTTAAAATATCCAAATATCTTTTTAAACATAAGAAACCTCTTTTTTTCTTATATATTCTAATTTAAAAAACTTGTTTTAATTATTTTTTTATTTCAGTTAACTTTATTACCTTTTGAAGTCTGTTCGATTTCTTCGTTTTCTTCGTTCTCAAAAGGTTTAGGAGTTGCCATAATTTTGACATTATCATCAAGACTTTTAACATATGTCAAAATATCTTCATAAAACTTATTTTTGGTATCTTCGACTATTGAACTTATATCCGGAGTTTCAACTTTATTTTCAATTGAAGCTGTTTCTTTAGTTTTTGCTGTTGCATTATCTGATAATATAGATTTAATTTCATTTTTCTTTTCATCCAAAACTCTTAATGTTTCTTCTAACTTTTTATCATCAATTAATGATAAAATTAAAACGCCATTTGAGAATTTAGATAAATTTGTTAATGCTGTTGTATCTAACCTGGATAAAGATTCTCCAAAATCATTTATTGCTTTTGATAACATCCATATAGAAAAACTACCGGATATTCCCATAGATGTTATACTATTCATAGCGTCTGCTAACGTTTTAAGTCCTTCGGCTGATTCTTTAGTTGGTAAATTATCTACTAATTTTTTAATAGATTTACTAAAATTATCTAAAGATCCACCGTCTTTGAACAAATCTTTGTAATTATCTAGTCCTTTAATGATTTTAGAGAAATCAATCATAGAATTTCCAGCATCTTTCAATAAACTAAAATTATTATATCCAATAGAAGACAACATAGATATAGAAGATGTAAAAGATTGTATGGATTTTAAAACAGCATCAGACCATTCAGTTGGTGGATAATTTGTCCAAATAGTTTTTTCATTATCGCTAAATTGTCTTGCTGTCCACAATAATGCATTTATAGTTAAATATAGTCCTATCAAATTTCCAACGCTCATTGATGATCTATATACCATATCAATAAAAGAATTTATTGCTAAATTAACATTAGTCACCCATGTATCTGGTGGGTAATTCGTCCATATGTTAACATTATCTTTATTACTAAATTGCCTTGCTGTCCATAATAAAGAATTTATAATTAAATATAGCCCTATCAAATTATCAGTGCCTATTTCGGTTTGATTTATATTGTTCAACACGTCAATAAAAGAATTTATTGCTAAATTAACATTAGTCACCCATGTATCTGGTGGGTAATTCGTCCATACATTAACGTTATCTTTATTACTGAACTGTTTAGCTGTCCATAATAAAGAATTTATAATTAAATATAACCCTATCAAATTATCAGTGCCTATTTCGGTTTGATTTATATTGTTCAACATGTCAATAAATGAATTTATTGCTAAATTAACATTAGTCACCCATGTATCTGGTGGGTAATTCGTCCATATGTTAACATTATCTTTATTGCTAAATTGTTTGGCTGTCCATAATAGAGATTTTATAATTAAATATAGCCCTATCAAATTATCAGTTCCTATTTCGGTTTGATTTATATTATTCAACATGTCAATAAATGAATTTATTGCTAAATTGACATTAGTTACCCATGTATCTGGTGGATAATTTGACCATATATCTCCGCTATCCTCGAATTTTTCTGCAGTGTTGATCATAGCAGATATAATACTATTCAAATTTTTGATATCCCCTTTACCAATATCCTTTTTTTCAATTTCAACTAAATATTTGAGGAATGTCCCGATAGATTTTCCAACTCCCTCAGCCCAATCACCGGTCGGATATATGCTCCATATAGTGGGATCATCACTAAAATCTTCAGCTGCGTCTATCATAGCTGAAATGGTTTTTCTCAATGTTTTAACATCACCCCTACCAATATCTTTTTTTTCAATTTCAGCTAAATATTTAACGAATGTCCCGACAGATTTTCCAACTCCTTCAGCCCAATCACCGGTCGGATATGTGTTCCATATATCAGGATTATCATTAAATGCTTCAGCAGCATTAATCATTGAAGCTATTGTTTTTTTCAATATCTTGATATCACCCTTACCAACATCTTCTTTCTCAATCTCAACTAAATATTTAACAAAAGTACCAATAGCCTTTCCTACTGCATCAGACCATTCTGAAGTTGGATAATTATTTACCGCTTCATTCCAATCATATTCACCTATTATCTCAGCTGCGTCTATCATACCATAAGCCAATCTTCTTATACTCCTTGTTATATCTCTTCCTGTTATATCATTTTTGCCTAATTCAGCCAAAGGACTAGCAAAGGCGTTTATAGCTTCTCCAACTCCTTTAGACCATTCAGATGTTGGATAATTTGTTATTTTTGACCAATCAAAACCATTTAATATATTAGCAGCTGTTATTATACCGTGACAAATATATTCTACGGCTTCTATAAAATCATCATAATCCACATCAGCTTCTTCTAAAGCGGCCAATCCCTTAGCAAACATCATAATAGCCCCACCCACTCCTTTTGACCATTCTTCATTTGGATAATTTCCAGACCAACCTACGCTACTCAGTATATCATTGGCTACTGTCATGGCATTCGCTATTTCTATTATCTTATCTGATTGACTTTGACCAAATATAGATCCAAGGAAACTGTCTGATTCAGATAAAGCTGATAATCCTTTGGCAAATGCCATTATAGAACCACCAACTCCCTTTGCCCATTCTTCGGTTGGACCACCAGTATAATCCCCCATTGCTAATATATCAGCGACATCAACAATAGATTGAGCAACGTATTTCATAACAAAACCGCCAATGATCACAAATGGTAATAATGATGTAAATAAAATTGTGGACATCCCGACAGCCAATAACAACGCACCAGTACCCAACGACCATTCAACCGTTGGCCCTTTTTCATAATTTCCTTGAGATAATATATTTGACACTAATACAATAATTCCCGAAACTCCTAATGTGGCTAATCCTCCAGCGACTAAAGATAATAAACCGAAAGAACCTAATATGGCCATAGTTCCAGAGAAAGCCACAATTGATAATCCTACACCAGCAGCCCATTCTAAAGAAGGATAATCTTCATAATTACCTAAACCTATAATTAAAGAAGTTAACATTATAGTTCCAGCAACGGCTAAAGTGGCTACAACTCCGACTAACATTGCGTCAGCAACTAATCCACCAGATGCCAATGTTAAAGATCCAATTACACCCATAGATGTTCCAAATGCTATTAAAGATAGACCAACACCAAGTGACCATTCTATCGTTGGATACTCATAATAATCCCCTTTATTTAAAATTAAAGAAGTTAACATTATAGTTCCAGCAACTGCTAAAGTTGCTATAGCCCCAATTAACATTGCTCCTGCAGTCAATCCACCAGTTGCCATTATTATAAGTCCAAGTACTCCCATTGCACTGCCAAAAGCAATTAAAGACAATCCTACACCCAAAGACCAACCAACCGATGGATATTCATCATATTTTCCTTCATTTAAAATTATAGAAGTTAACCATATAGTACCTGCCACTGCTATGGTAGCTGCAGATCCTATAGTCATTGCTATAGCAGCGGAACCACCAGTCATTGATATAATACCACCGATAATCATCATAGCGGTACCAAAAGCAATTAAAGACAATCCTACACCCAAAGACCAACCAACCGATGGATATTCATCATATTTTCCTTTATTTAATATCCAGCTCGTGATCATAATAACTGCAGATATTCCAATTAAACTCAGCCCACCAACAAATAATTCTTTTGTACTAAGATTTAATTTTTTTATTGTCCAAACTAAACCAGCAAAAGCTAATATTACTAATCCTGAACCGATTGACCACTTCCAGTCCGGGAAATTATCATATATACCCAAATTTAATAACCAACTACTCGCCATTATAGTACCTGAAGCAATTAATATATTGGTTGATGCTCGCAACATTTCTTCAGATTTAATTGGTTTTAGGGCGTATATAGCTGGTGTTAAAAACAATACAGACAAACCTATAGCCAAACTAGTCATTATTAATTGTAATGATTGTCTAAATGAAAAAAACTTAATACCTACTAATATCCAACTAGCTGCCACCAATCCTACTGATAAAGCTGTCACCAAGAGTCCTGCAGATACTACTTCTTTTAATGTGAAATCTTTCATTTTGTTTATAAGAGGAGACATTAAATAAACTAAAACCCCAATAGTAACCGCTACAAAAACGGAACTTATCATTTGCATAAAGGATATGGGTTTTATTCCGGATAAGATCCATGATGATATTACTAAACCCTGCGCTAAAGCAGGAACTATTATAGGAACCATTAAAAATTGGTTAACGTGTCTATTTTCCAATTTAGCCTTGTCTAATGCTTTAGTTATCAACCACAAAGATGTACCTATAGCGGTGGCAACGAATATTGTCGTTATTACTTGTGCAAATGTCAATGGAACCACTGCTGCTAATATTAAACTAGATATAGCTATACCCAAAGCTATAAGTGGTAATACTAGAGGGAGAAGCATCATTTTTGGATAATCTTTTTTATCCAAATTAGATTTTTTAACAGCATAATATACTAATGGGAGAGATATACCCATAGCAGTTGCTGTAAATATAATAGACATCATTTTAGCAAATGATATTGTTGCGGCTAAACCAAGTGCCCAACTTGATACCATTAAACCAGTGGACATCACAACCATTATAGATGATACGATTGCAGCATCCTTCCATGTCATTCCTTCTGTTAATGAAGCCACCATAACGAAAGCTCCAGCAATAAATACCATGGTCAATCCTATGCCGATAACTGATAAAAAGTCGACAGGAGCAATTAATTTTATAGCCAATCCAATAGCTAATATTCCGGCGGCTATAAGTGTAATAACTTTAACTGCGTCGATAATTTTCTTTTTATTTTCAGTTTCGGATATAGATTGAAAAACACCACCTTTTTCTTTATCTTTTTTAGATGCTCTAATTTCCTCTAAAATTTTATCTGTGGTATTTTCAATTTTGCCAACAGATTTAACTACAATTTGAAGATTTTTAACAACAGAACCCAAATCATTGTTCATGGCAGATAACATTTCATTTACGCTATCTGCATTTTCTTTTTTTAAATCCTCATTAAGTAACTGTACTATTTTATCTAATGCGGTTGTAAAATTCTCTAATCTATCGACAAATTTTCTATCTATTGTAGGCATAAAAAAGCCGCGTTTTTCTTTTATATATTAAATACGCGACCTTCTTTTTTTTAAAATAGAAAAAGATTATGATTCCTATTCCATTATTATGGAATAGATTTTTCTAATTTCATCATCGTCCAATTTAGATAATAGATTTACAATATTGTGATTATCTTTTTTTGAGATAGTCATAAATATATCTTTCCATAGGATCTGATATAAAATAATCAAGTTTTAATTTATCGATACCATCTAAATTAGTTAATCTGTTACCATCGTTTTCTTTTAAATATTTTAAATGTTTCATTTTTTTTTTATTATTTTTTTAAATATTTTTCTTTATTGTTTGCGATTTGTGTTTGTAAAATTTTAATTTTATCTTCTAATGCTTTTAATATTGTTTTATTATTTTTTATTTTTGCTTTTTGACTATCAATAAAATTCTTTTGATTTGTGGCGTTATTTGGATCATTTGGATTATTTGGCATCAGATCTCTTTGAGCGTTTTCCATTTGATTAATTTCATCAGAAATTTTTTGTTTTTGAATATTCAAAAAATTTATATATTCTTGTGTATTAGTTATATTAGTTTTAACGTTTTTCTGTATATCTTGTTGTGGTTGAGATTGATTTGGATTCAATGGTTTTTTATTTTGCATTTCAATATTAAGATCAATAGCATTTTTCATATCGTCCATGTTGATTGCTTCAGTGAATAATTCAAATTTAGTTATCATTATTTTATTATTTTTTTTACATTAAAATCATTGTAAATAAATTTCATATTTTCTATATTTTATTTAATTCGAATATTTTAAAATCCTTTATTATTTTATATTCTTAAATTTTTTATTTTTAATGATTTTAAATAATTTTTATATTCATCAGTAAATCTATTATTATTACAATATAATCTTTCTAAATTGGTCAAATGTTCAATTCCTTCTAAACTAGTTAATTGATTATTAGAACAATGTAAATATCTTAAATTAGTTAAATGTTCAATTCCTTCTAAACTAGTTAAATGATTACGTGAACAATATAATATCTCTAAATTCGTTAAATGTTCAATTCCATCTAAACTAGTTAATTCATTATTAGAACAATATAATTCTCTTAAATTCGTTAAATGTTCAATTCCATCTAAACTAGTTAATTCATTATTAGAACAATATAATTCTCTTAAATTCGTTAAATGTTCAATACCATTTAAATTAGTTAATTGATTACCAAAACAAATCAATTCTCTCAAAATTGTTAAATGTTCAATGCCTTCTAAATTAGTTAATCGATTATAAAAACAATCTAATGATATTAAATTCGTTAAATGTTCGATTCCTTCTAAACTAGTTAATTCATTATTAGAACAATCCAATTCTCTTAAATTCGTTAAATGTTCAATTCCTTCTAAACTAGTTAATTGATTATAAGAACAATCCAATTCTCTTAAATTCGTTAAATGTTCAATGCCTTCTAAATTAGTTAATTGATTACCAAAACAAATCAATTCTCTCAAAATTGTTAAATGTTCAATTCCTTCTAAACTAGTTAATCCTTTATAAGAACAATCTAAAGACATTATTTGATCTAATGGTTTATTTTGTTCTTTAGCTAACTGTATTATCGGAGTATCATTATCGTCATCCCAATCTTCCTCACCATAAGGATCTATATCCGATCTGTTTAATTGTTCAAATATTTTAAAATCCTTTATCATTTTATATACTTAAATATTTTATTTTCAATGATCTTAAATAGTTTTTATATTTCTTGAGTAAATCTATTATTGTTAAACATATGGATCAATATCCATCTATTTAATTGATCAAATATTCTAAAATTCATGAAATTGTTCATTTCTAATGACAAATTATTATTTATCGAATTGTTCATATCTGTCATCTTGAAGAACAACATCATTTGGAAGAGGTTCTGGATTTTCTTCTGAATATTCTTCTATCTTTAATCTTTTTCTAGCTTCTATTGGATTATCCTCACTTCCTACTACTTGTTCTATTTCGTCTTCGGTTTCTAATTCTTCATCATTAATATAATCTTCAAAATCTTCCTCTTCTTCATCTATTAACCCCATTTGTTGTTTATTAAAATTTTCCCAATATTTAATCCAACTTTCATTTGGCATTTCTCTTTTATTTCCTTTATTTAACCCCATAGGATTATCTTCTGTTCCGCGTAATATGTCATTATCTTCTTCTTGATAATCTTCTTCTTCACCTTCATCCCAATCCTCTTTTTCTTTATATTCTGGTTCCATACCTGGATTATATGTATCTCCTACTAATTCTTCGTCATCATCTTTGAAATTTTCATAAACATCATCGATATTGATTCTTTCATCATCTATATCTTCATCTACATCATTATCTATTTTATCACTATATTCGTCTGTTATTTCATCTTCCGGATTTTCTATTGTGTGTACTGCCTGTATTTTTTTCTGTTCCAAACCTTCTTTTACAATTGGTTTTTTTGCCCATTCCGGTGTACCAGTAAATCCTTTTAATGGAATTTCATCGATTTTATTTCCTGTGATTTCTTTAAGAATTTCTTTAAAAGTATATTTTTTAATTTCACCTGTAATCCTATCTGATATATATACTCTTTCATTTTGAACACTGTCAATAAAACCGTCAATTTTTTTAGTTAAAATATGTTTACCGATTCTCAGAAAATCCAATGTCTGATTTGAATTATTTAATGTTTGTTTTTTTGGAGTTGTTGGTATAAGATCTATATTTCCCGGACCTTTTCCTTTATTCTCTACGCTTTCCTTTACGAAATTCTTAAAATCTTTTATCATTTTTATTATTATTATTTTTTATTAATGTGTTTTTATATACCATTTATGCTTGGCATATCTTCTATCATACTCAATTCTTTTCTAAGTTTATTGATTTTTCTATCAATAATATGTTGAGGAGTCCTATTATAGACATAATTCCCAACATCACTTATTTTTTTATTTGCTATTAACCAAATAGCCTCTGCTTCATACTCATTTCTTCCCTTTACCCATCCCTCAGTATATCCAGGATCATTGGGCCCTCCTTCTTCATATCCTTTTATCATAAATATTTTTTCATTATCCTTGTCTCCTTCAGATAGATGTATCAACAATTCATCGTATCTTCCTTTTAACCATCTATGATACCAATTTTTGTTATTGATCATGAAATCACAGTTTTTAGATAATTCATTTAATTTATTTTTAATTTTCAAAGTTATTTCATCATCTTTTGGCCATATTTCTTCGCCATATGGATCATCTAATATTTTATCATAATTTTCTTTAACGTAATCAGTTCCTTTATGTAATTTCGGATCACCATTCTTTGTATATCCTAAAGATTTTCTACTATCATTTTTTACAAAAGTCTCATATGAGTCTATGTGTCTATCCAATGGATTATCCCACCAAAATAAATTATTCATACCTTTATGTTTAATAAGGTCATCTGATACCCTATCGCCAACATCACCTTTCATAATAGATTCATCAGGTCCGACTTTAACCTTTTGAGATTTATTTATTTCGGCTCTAATTCTTTTTAATTGGTCAACTGTTGATTGACGAGGTAAACTTTCAAATAATTTATCATGTTTATTAATTTTTTTCGTCATTGTGGTTTTGATTTTTTAAAATTTTATTCTTGACGACTTACTATCCATTTTTTTATATTTAATTTCATCTCTTTTAATTTGTTCAATTTCATCTTTTTCGTTCCAGTTTTCTTCGCTATATGGATCTACTTTAGAACGTTGATCGCTAATTTGTTTAGTATATTCATCTTTTAATTTTTTTGCCGATTTTTCAGATTTTCTTTTTTGTTTTTGATATTCTTCGTCAGGAGTCAATTCTTTCTTTCTTCCGAATAAATGAAATTCTTCAAAAGTTTTCATATTTTTCATATTTATTTATTTTTTTTTTAATTTCATGTAACTTTCAATCGAAGAAAATTCTTTTTCTATTTCTTCTATCGTATCTTTAATATTTGGATAACCATCTATTAACTTATCTTTTATATGATCAACCATTTCATACACTTCCGCATCATAGTGATACAAGTCCTGCATAAATTCCGCAATTTGTAAAGGCAGAGTTTTTTCTATCTGTTTACTCACGTAATTTATAGTATCGCCGAGTGCAGATATGATGTGTTTTTTATTAATCATAGACTGCATGACTTCATCTATTTTTTCTTCATCATTTTGATCGCCATCAAAAGATTCATATGTTTTTAATTTATCCATTATTTGTTGGTTTTTTTCTTTTCAGTTGATCTTCGACTTCATCGAAAGGATTTCTGCTTCCATTTTTAGGTTTTTTTATTTCTGTTTTATTTGATTCATCATCTTCGTCATCTTCTTCTTCATCCTCTTCTTCCATATAATCATCATCATCGTCTTCGGCCACTTGATTTAATATTAAATTTATATTATCACCTTCAGTATAATCTTGAATTTGATCTATATATCCGATTATTTCATCCATTTCATCCATTGCGGTTGAATTTTCTATTTGATCATATATCATTTCTACGAGTTCTGCCAGCATGTTATCTCTTTTATATATTTCTTCGATGAAAGCAGAATGAGACTTAGGATATTTATTAATAACCATACTGTAAACGTGCTCTGTTGTATCTCTGAGCATTTTAACGTGTTGTTTGACTTTAATTATACCATTAATTATGATCTTAATTTTTTCATTAAGTACTTCTTTATTTGGTATATCTGAATCACCAGTTTTTTCGTAATTTTCGAATGTTTTTAATATTTCCATAAACATATATATTATTTATTAAAAGTTCCAGATGTTATACCAGTGGTTATGCCGGATAAATATAAAGCGTTGACATAACCGACGGTTGATGCTGAATTTGAATCAAAAAATGTAGGATGAGATAAGTTTAATTTTCTCTGTTCTATACTAAAATCTTCGAACTGTTTACCTTTTTCTTGCGAACCCCGTTGCATTTTTGACTCGATGTTTTTATCTTATATATTAAAATTAAAAATTGAAAATATTTAATAAACAAGAAAAAAAATTAAATTAGATATTCATAATCTAAATAATCAGTGCTGTCTAAATCAAAACCGGCCACAGAACCTATCCAATATAGTAAATCACCGACTTGTACATCACCATCATTAACTCTGGCTTTGATCGGATCTCCATTATCATCACTTGAAGTGAAATAACATCCAACATGTATACCATCAGGTACACCAGCCTGAACATATCCACCGTTATTCACATTTACTTTAATTCTGGATCTTGGTATTTGCAAAACTGGAGTACTACAAGATAATTGATAATCTACACCAGATACTATATCTAAACACATCATATTAATATTTAAAGTATTGAACGTTGGTCTATTGTCTTTGGATACAATTTCTCCAGTTAAAATCATTAATTCTTTTCTATATGATTCTAATTTGTCTGCTGCCTGTTGAGCAATTAAATGTGTTTCGAAACTTAATATTAAATCATTTTTATTTGTAATCTTTATAACTAAACAATTATTTTTAACAAACCAATGTGATAAATCAGTTATTATACTGTCAACGAAATTATCATTTTTATCATAAATAAATATTCTTTTATCATTACTTATTGGTTTCATTAAAAAATTTTCAAGTCTATAATTATATGTCATAATACACGCTTATATATTTTTGTTGACTATTAATATTATTAGCCAAATCTTTTATAGAAAATATGACACTATATATACCAATTGAATCGATACTACTAATTGGTACTAAATCATCTAATGGATATATTACAACATTAGCATCATAAATACTTATTGATCCATCAACATTATCCGTGATTCCGGATACGAATATTTCTTTCAACATTGTATCGGTATAAGTTATAGCACTAGTTGCACCACTATAAGGCAATAAATATATAACAGTAGATCCACTTGTTATACCTGTTGTCGTACCTGTTAACACATTATTCCAAGTGAATACTGGGGCATCTATATCAACAGGCGTCGTATTCGTTAAAATTCTATATCTTTGTGATTCTAATACCCAATGCAATCTACTATTAGCCTGATCACAATTAAATGCGCTTAAGAATTCAAGTTTTATTTTTTCATCTGTATCTAATCCTATTTGTAAGGATGTTGAATTTAATTTCACAACTGTTCTAATATTATTATAAGGAATAATGGCAATAGTATTGCCTGTTATATCTAATATTTTTAGTTCAGTAGAACCAGTTGACGTTGGTATAATATAATTCACCACGTCAGAAATTAAAGAATTATAATATAACCCGCAATATGAACTATTCTGTGTATATTGACTTATGTTTGTCAAATTATCTTGTGCCAAATTAGCCATTAATACTTCAAGATACACTTTATAAGTGGAACTTGGATTATTAAAATATATTTGAGGAATTCTTTTTACACTATTACCAGTGAATATCATTAATTGACTCATATTTCTAACTTTAGTTGGATCGTCTTTGAAATAATATTCAATATATTGATCTGCTTCTATGGCCCAATTCGGATCTAATGGCATAAATTTTGCTCTAATCATCATAAAAGTAACATTTTCTCCCAAAAAACCATACATCAATGGTTGATCTTTAGATGATTCATTCAATGTAAGTTGAGATAAATAAAAAGATTCATATTTTATTTCAAGTCCATCGAGATTTAATTTTCCTTTCATATTAGGTCCTTCAATTACAATGAAAGAACATTCATATGGTTTTATCAACTTTTCAGTAGGAGTTAATAAAATATTTGGTTGTATGTACATTATTTATATTTTTTCTTTTTTATGATTTTTTCTATTGTTATATATTTATTTTTAAAATTGATTTATGAATCATATCTATTTAATTTTCTAAAATCCTTTATTATTTTATATTCTTAAATTTTTTATTTTTAATGATTTTAAATAATTTTTATATTCATCAGTAAATCTATTATTATAACAATATAATACTTCTAAATTCGTTAAATGTTCAATTCCTTCTAAACTAGTTAATAAATTACTAAAACAAAATAATCCTCTCAAATTCGTTAAATGTTCGATTCCTTCTAAATTAGTTAATCGATTATAAAAACAATCTAATGATATTAAATTCGTTAAATGTTCGATTCCTTCTAAACTAGTTAATTCATTATTAGAACAATCCAATTCTCTTAAATTCGTTAAATGTTCAATTCCTTCTAAACTAGTTAATTGATTATAAGAACAATCCAATTCTCTTAAATTCGTTAAATGTTCAATGCCTTCTAAATTAGTTAATTGATTACCAAAACAAATCAATTCTCTCAAAATTGTTAAATGTTCAATTCCTTCTAAACTAGTTAATCCTTTATAAGAACAATCTAAAGACATTATTTGATCTAATGGTTTATTTTGTTCTTTAGCTAACTGTATTATCGGAGTATCATTATCGTCATCCCAATCTTCCTCACCATAAGGATCTATATCCGATCTGTTTAATTGTTCAAATATTTTAAAATCCTTTATCATTTTATATTTCTAAATGTTTTATTTTTAATGATCTTAAATAGTTTTTATATTCATCAGTAAATCTATTATTGAAACAATATAATGTTTCTAAATTCGTTAAATGTTCAATTCCTTCTAAATTAGTTAATTGATTATTATAACAATATAATGATTTTAAATTCGTTAAATGTTCAATGCCTTCTAAATTAGTTAATCTATTATTATAACAAATTAATGTTTTTAAATTAGTCAAATGTTCAATACCTTCTAAACTAGTTAATTGATTATTAGAACAATGTAAATATCTTAAATTAGTTAAATGTTCAATTCCTTCTAAACTAGTTAATTGATTAGAATGACAATATAATTCTCTTAAATTCGTTAAATGTTCAATTCCTTCTAAACTAGTTAATTGATTATTAGAACAATGTAATAATTCTAAATTCGTTAAATGTTCAATTCCATCTAAACTAGTTAATTCATTATTAGAACAATATAATTCTCTTAAATTCGTTAAATGTTCAATGCCTTCTAAACTAGTTAACCGATTATGATAACAAGATAAATCAATTATTTGATCTAATGGTTTATTTTGTTTTTTAGCTAACCATATTATCGGAGTATCATAGTCATCCCAATCCTCCTCGCCGTATGGATCAATATCCGATCTATTTAATTGTTCAAATAATCTAAAACTCATTAAATTGTTCATTTTCATATATTATTATAAAATCGTTTCAATTTTAGCGTATCTATCTTATAATATATATTAATTCACGATATTGATTTTTACGAAAATGATCGGTTATCTTTCTTTTTTACAAGAAATTCAATACATATTTATATGGAGTTAAAGTACCAAAATCAATCAATCAAATAGAGTATCTATTTTTAGTCATTAAAGAATTCTTTTTCATCTTCTTCAAATTCACCATCAATTCGATTGAATAAAATTCCAACATCTGGTCCTTCTTCAATATTTTCTTCAATCTTTGATTGTTTTAATTTAAAGTCAAATAATGATCCAAGCACTCCCAATCTTTTATTAATCATTGGTAAATCTAGGGCTTTTAAAAAACTATTACAAATAGTCAACACGGTCTTATCGAATTGTGCGTCATAATCAAATATAACTTTTTCTTTATCTGTTATTTCTATTGGATGCATGCCTCTGATATATCCGAACACATTATTTTTATCATGTTTACAATAATAGTATTTTATCTTACCCGACCGTATCATATCATATTTGGTTTTAAATTCTGAATTTTTGTTCAATAAATAATTATATAAACCAGCAGCTTTTATAGAAAAATGAGCACCTAAAACGGCTTCTAAATTAGTCGTGTCATTGACTATTTTATCTGGATAATTCGAACAATTGGTTTGACTTGATATGTTATCGACATCTTCTAAATCAAATTCTTTTCTAATTTGTTTAACAATTTTTAATATGTCTTTAATATTAAGATTATCAGCATTTGAGAACAAATATTTTATGAATTCCCAAATGCCTCCTTTTTGATCTTTTCCTCTCACAAAAGGAGGAGTTTCACTTCTAACAATCTTAATTCCAGTCGGTGAAAAATAAGATAATGGTTCAAAGAAAATACCATCTTCATAAACTATATTTTTAAGATAATTCTTTTTCTCGAAGAAAAGAATAGAATTACTTATAGTTTCTAGTTCGAAATCTTGTTTATTTTCAACTCCAAATCTTTTTGAATACTCGTCCAGGAATTTATGGTGAAGTTTCTTCATAATTACTTTATCAAAATGTAATATAAATTCTAATTCGTCTTCTTTATAATTACATGATTCTATTAATGGTTTATAAGACATATAATAAGAATTATGTACAAGTATATCATTAGATATAAAAGTATGACTTTCATCGTCCATTTCTATATCATAAACATATTCATTTTCAAACGAACCAATTTGTTCGCATGAATCTATTTCGTCAAAGTAATATTCCATCTATTATATTTTTTATTTTATTATTTTCTTTATATGAAATTTCGACATAATTAATATTATTTTCAATGCAAAATTTCTTTTTTATTTCGTCATTGTTTTTAATATAAAAAAGAGTTTCTTCACCACCAAACCATTTTATAGGTTCGTAGTGTTGTTTGCCGTTATATTCTATAACTAGATTATATTCTGGAAGAAAAAAATCAAAAGGTAAATAATTTATATTTTTACATTTTTCAAAAATTTTTTGTCTATTAAAAATAACATTTTTTGATTTCAAAAGTTCACTTATTTTATTCTCCATTATACTTTTTTTACAAGATGGACATCCTTGACCAAGTAAATGAAAATTAGGAATTTGTTGAAATTCACCGTGTTTTGGACATATTATTATAACCTTGGTATAATTATTAATATATTGAACTTTATTATAATCATAATAGAAATCATGTATAATATTTGACCTTCTGATAAAATCAAATAAATTAAGTTTACTGTCATTTATTTTACATTCTCTACATCCTTGACCAGACAAATGATTTCTTGGCGTTTGTTCAAAAACGCCATGTAATTTACATATTATTTTAACTTTAGTTTTAGAGTCTATATAATCAACTAAAGAATAATCATATTTATCACCGTGTATTAATTTAGATTCTTTAATAAATTCATCGTTGGTTTTTTTACTTTTTTCACCCATGCATTTTACACAACCGTGTCCTTTTGTATGATTATATGCCTGCTGATAAAAACTACCATGAGTTGGACAAATTATTTTTACTTTATCTATAGAACTTTTATATTCAACCAATGAATAATCGTATTTATCACCGTGTATTAATTTTGATTTTTTAATGAAATCATCCTTGTTTTTTTTTAAAGATCCACCACAGAATGGACATCCCCTACCACGAAGATGAGATACTGGTTTTTGTTCGAAAATACCATGAATATGACATATTATTTTAACTCTAGTTTTAGAGTTTATATAATCAACTAAAGAATAATCATATTTATTCTTATGAATATTATCCGCTATTTTTATAAATTTTTCAGTATTATACATTATATATCCTCCAAAACTACATATTAATATTTTATAACTAATATTTTATCTGTTTTTAGAATATCACAAGGTTTTACTTCTATTTTTTCACCGTTTCTAAAAACTATCATCGAATGATCATTTGTAACAATTATTTCTTTACCAGATTTTGTTTTTAATTTCCATTTAGGTTTAGTCACCTCATGTCTTATAATTCTTTTAACTGGCGCATAATATAATCCATTTTCTTCTGTCCAATTTAAAACCTTTTCTTTAGTATGGACACTATTATGACCCATTAAAGTATTTCCAGCACTACCATTTATTATGTTTCTGTTATAAAAATCTTCAATACTTGATATTTTATCGTTTGTGACTACGATTGAACTAGAATCAACTGAATCCGTATCACAGTACATAGAAATTGGATTATTGCCCTTGTAAAAAGTGGCATTAGTTTCTGGATCTTTTTCCCATTTTGGATTATCGTCTAATGTTTTAACACCATTAAAATCAAATATTTTATATTCGTATAATAATTCGAAATCATTAACATTCCCTTCTATTTTTTTTAACTTATCTAATTTTATTTTTCTAGATAAAAGGATATCACCAAGTTCACCATTATTAAAAAAAGGATAAGGTCTATCTATATTTTTATATTCTTTATTTAAAAAATAGTATTTATTGTCTTTAGTGGCAATATATTCAATACCGAGAAGTTTTTGCATTTCAACATCTTTTGCCCAATCGTTATAAAAATAATCTTCTGTACGTATTACCATGTATCTAATGAGATCTCTTCCCATTGCTGTAATAGCATTAGCAATTTTAGCATTCGATAAAACAAAATATTTATTCGCAAACGCTCCATATGTCGCATTCAGTACAGTTTTGAGCGCCAATTGTAAAGCTTTGTTATATGAATATAATGCAGATTTCTCTGATATTTTATATTTGAGATCTATTATGTTTTTTAATTTGACTATTTGTTTCTTAGAATATTCTAGTTCTGGTTTTAATTCGACCGCTTTATTATAAAGTCCTAGTGCTTGATCATATTCTTTACTTTTACAACATTGATCTGCTCTTTTTATAGTATCGTTATATGTTCTATTGATTAAAGCGATATCTGACATTAAATAAGAATTTTTATCTATTATAACTATTTAATTTTAATTTGTTTTAAAAACATATTTAATTGAACCGCTATCGTATATTCTATAGATTTTGCGTTTTAACATTATTTCGTGTTCAGTTTCATTAATATCGTATCCATCTTTTACTAGTTTATCTTTTCTGAAATTAAATCTGTGATATCTTATACCGTCAATAACATAATAATAATTCGGTTGAGTTTTATGAATCATAGTAAATCCCAATTTTTCGTATAAAATTCCCTGGCTCCAAGATCTATCTGCATAACTTATTATTTCTTTGGGTACGTATTTTTTAATGAAATATTTAAATAATTTACTAGCGCCACCTATAACTGTTGTGTTTAATTCATTACAAAATCTAATCATTTCATAGGAACCATCAATCGACTTTTGACCCATTGATTTTCTTAATTTCCCAAACGTCATTAAAGAAACCAATTTATTTTCATAAAGCAGTCCTATTTTTATTTTAGATGAAATATATCCCTGTAAATGATTTTTTTCCAAAAAATCTCTAGATTTTTTATTATCCGAAATATCTATTATTTCACATTTTCTAGCGTATATTTTTTTTGATTTTCCTAGTAAATTTAATATTCTTGATTTAACGATTTCTTGTTTATAAATCCATTCATCTTGATATATGTGTATTAACTTAATTTTATCTTTTTCGGCTAAATTTGTTTTTTCTAAATGATAATTTTTATTTTTATATAACTCATTATGCCAATAAGTGCCATTAAATTCAAATCCTATATTTAGTTCCGGTAAATAAATATCAATTTCTTTTCCTATTTTTTTATCGTTTGTCAAAATAACACCATTATAATGATTTTTTATAAATTCTTTTAGCATTATTTCTTGTCCACTTTGGGAATGAGATCCCACAGGATTACAACATGTACATATAACAGTTTCTTTATTTTTTCTTTTTCTGTTTTTTAGAGTTTCTGAATCAATTTTAAATTGATGACCTTTATCGCAAATCATAATATAATTATAATTATCGTCTATATCTATAACACCATCACATTTTAATTTTTTTAATAAATTTTTTTTATAAATATTGTCTCTTTTTTCTTTATATTTTTCTTTGAAATTATTAGTAGATAGAAAAAATTCAACTCCATATTTTTCTAAACATGTTTTTTTATGTTTTTCTATATTGTTATAATTTTCACTACCATATTTATCTTTATTTATTCTTTTAACAATATTCCCATATCCTTTTAGTTTAGCGTAATTATCCACACCAAATTTTTCTAAATTGGTTATTTTCTTTTTTTCAATTGAACATTTCTTGCAAGTAAAAAAACCATAATGTGACATATTTTGGCAATATTTGGCGTACATTAAAGAATATTCTTTTTTACACCTATCACATACGACATCAATTTTTAAATGAGAAATTAATTGGTAAATCTACTGTCTTAATTATGATCTTGTTGTCATCAATAAGATATCCTAGTTTTTCATAATAAGATTTATTTCTATTTGAAATCGATACTAATGTGGTTTCATATTTTAACATAAATAATTGTATATTTTTTGAAAAATAAAGTTTAATATATAAAATAAATTTGACCACTAAAAATGACAGACATGGAAATTGAAATATACGACAGATTAAAAAACGTTGTAGATATATATAGAAAAAAGGGTATATCGTCTGTTGATATAAGAAAACATTTTTTAAGACATAAAAATTTTAAAAATCTCTTACATCTTATGCGTGATATTGAGTATACTTATAAAGATCGTAAATATCCAATTCCTTTTGATACATACGTATATGACATGCTTTTTTACAGAATTCTGATGGATAGAATTTATTATGAAAAAGATAATCCTGTTGAAGAAAAAATATTACATAATTTTAAAAATTTTGAAAAAAGTAATGAAACAGTCAAACCTAAAAAATTGACCACAATGAGAGACAAAATAGAAGCTGAAAATCTTAGAATAGAAACAATATCAACTAGTGATTTGAGATATATTGTAGCTAATTACGAACATAAAGCTAGCAAAACAAAAGATGAAGATGCTAAAAAAAATTATATGGGATTAGCAAAAAAATATAAAGACGTTATAAAACAGAGAGAAAAAGAAATGTACGATGATTTTATGAAAAACGTAGATAAAGAAGGACGATGGATTTCTAAACATCATTGAATAGCAAGACTTAAAGAAATAATTAAAAAGATCAAAAAATATTTTTGATCTTTTTTATATCTTTTTATGAAACATCATAAAAATAAAAAGAATTAGAATTTTTTTCAATAAAAATTGAAAAAAATGAATAAAAAAATATGATATATATTCTAAACTTTTAAATTTTTTCGGATATAATTCCGAAACATTAATAAAATTAAATGAAAGGAGAGTTGGACACATAGAAATGAAAACAAACGATGATGATGTTTGGCGTTCACAGATTGCTAATTCAATTAAGAATATGCATCAATTAAAAGATAAATTAAAATTAACAGAAAAAGAAAATATAACAAATATATCTAATCTACCGGTTAAAATAACAAATTATTATTTAGAATTAATAAAAAAATATCCAGAATTAAGAAGAACTGTAGTTCCTACTATTTATGAACAAGAAGTAAATGATATTGAATATGAGGATCCTCTAGACGAAGATGAGTATAAAAAGACTGATTGTATTATACATAAATACCAGAATCGTGTGTTATTTTTGTGTACTTCACAGTGTTCTAGTTATTGTAGATATTGTACGCGTTCTAGAATGGTTGATAAAAAAAGTTTTAAAAAAGAACAATGGGATGATGCGATTAGTTATATCAAAAATAATAAACAAATCCAAGATGTTCTTATATCAGGCGGCGATCCAATGATATTGAGTAATAAAAAATTGGATTACATTTTAGGAGAACTTAAAAAAATTGACCATGTTGGTATAATAAGAATAGGGACTAAAATGCCTGTTGTTCTTCCGAGTAGAATTAATCAATCTCTAATAGATATTTTAAAAATATATGCACCAATATATATTAATATACATTTCACGAGAAAAGAAGAATTAACTAAAGAATGTATAGAAGCGTGTAAAAAATTAAGAGATGTTGGATGTATATTGGGAAGTCAAACTGTTTTATTAAAAGGGATAAATGATGATCCTAATATCTTAAAAGAATTATTCTACGAACTTTTAAAGAATGGTATAAGACCATATTATTTATATCAAATGGATAAGATAAAAGGAGGTTCTCATTTTAGATGCGATTTGGATACTATGATAAATATCATGAAACAATTGATAGGACTGAATAGTGGATTAGCCATTCCGGAATTTATAATAGACACTGAAATAGGTAAAATTCCTCTGAGATTAGATTATGTTACTAGAAACGATGAAGGGAAATATATTTTAACTAATTTTGAAAAAAATGTTTCGATAATATATTAGGATTCTTTAATTCTATTCAATTTTTGAAAATTTCAAATTACCACTGCTCTTCACCATAAGGATCTTCTTCGTTAATAATTATCTTTGGTAATACGTCTAACACGATTTTTTCGTCTTTAAATCTTTCTAACCAATCAGATAATTCGTCTGATTGTAATTTCATATAATCATTATATGAATCTTGAATAACATTATCGAATGATTCGAATAATTTAAACTTGGTTATCATACTATTTCAAATTTTTTGAATAATTCATTTACTGGAGGAATAGTCATGAATATTTTTTTCAATAAATCTTCTAAATGTTCATATTCATAAATAGAATTGATATTTAATAATTTAAGAAGTTTATCATCTGGTGTAAGAACATATTTTCCGTATTTATTAAACCAAAATACCATTTGATAAATAATATCTTCAATATTTATTGATAGAAGTATAGCCACTCCATCTTTAATTTTTCCTACATAATCAACAATTGATATACTAACTTCCATTTTAAGTGTTTGTATTTTTAATATATATATAATAAAAAGAAGTTCTATTTTTATTATGGTTTTAGATTTTAAAGATTTATACATAAAGTATGATGGTCATCCTAGATTTCATAGTAATATTATTGTCGAAGATGATATAGTCGAAGTAATTGTTCAGAAATTGGAAATGATTTTATTTACAAATAAAGGAGATCTATATGGCGAACCAAATATGGGATGTAATCTTGAATATTTTTTGTGGCAAACAAAAGTTCCTGTTCCTGATATTAGAAATTTAATAATGGAACAAATCAACACATATATACCGGAATTAAATGATTTGGAATACTCATTCGATATTCAACTATATGAAGGAACATATAGAGATATTTTATATCTTAATTTTATAATAAAGGGATATAATTTCGAAATTTTATTAAAATAATTTAATATATAGGGTATGAATAATATATTTGAATATAAAGAATATGTAAATGAAATGGTTATACTAAATAAACCTAGTGAATCAAAAGATCCAATAGATGGAATTAAATTCACAGAAAAAGAAATTAGAATATTGCAAAATAATGAAGCATATCCATTTGATTTGATTGATAAAACTAAAGCTGTCTGTTTAATTTCCGATTTATATAAAATTAGTATATATAAGAAAAAAAATGATGAATACTTTTCAAGAATTAGAGATATTAGAAAATCTTTCAATCCGGTTATATTTGAAACAACGACAACAAATTTGATAGATTGTTTATATATTTTGGATGATTTCATGTGGGAAAAAATTAAAATAGAAAATGAAAAATCCATTTTAGCTAAAAAGTTAGAAAAAGAAAGATTAGAAAGAGAAGCTAGAGGGGATAAAGAATATAAAAATAATCATGTTTTTCCATATAAATCTTTTAGTGGAAAATGGAATATGTAATTTCAATTTTTTAATTAAACATTTTAACTTCATTTCCATATAACATTTATGGATTTCAAAGAAATAATTAATAGGATATTTGTCAATAAAAACACTTATAAAGAAGTGTCTGATGAAGATAAAATATCATCATTTTTTATTATTAATCGTAAATTCGGAAAGCAATACCCAAAGATCGCAAAAGAATTCAATCACAAAAATGTAGATAAAGCTTCTGCGGTAGATATGTGGTTTGAACATTTTAAAAATGTACATATTATTCCACAATGGTATTGGGAAAAAAGTCAAGAAAAATTAAAAAAAACAAAAAAAAATAACTACGATAAAATTAAAAAAATATACGAAATAAAAGACTACGATATTCAATTTCTAGAAAAATATTACGAAGAAGATTTAAAAAAAGAATTAAAAAGAATAGAGAAATTAGAGATATTAGAAAAAAATGATACTTAAATTAGTTAAACATCCAGAATAAAATACGACTGCAAAATAAAATGAAACTTTATCATTGGACATACAAAAATAAAATAAAATCAATATTAAAAAACGGATTAAATACATCTGAATTAGGTATTGTTTATCTTACACCATCACCAGATAAATGGTCAAAAGGAACAGTTTGTTTAGAGGTAGAAACTGGAAATTTGAAATTAACTTGTTTTGACGATTGTAAAGAATGGGAAGTTTTATGTTGGGGAAACATACCACCTGAAAATTTGAAAATAATAAAACCTAAAAATTTGAAAATAATAATTTAAAAACCACTTTGTATGAAAAAACAACAAAGTGGTTTTTAATTTTTGTCTTTTTATTATTTTCGACCTCACTTTGTTCAATATATACTGGAAAAAAATCTTATGAAAATTTTTACAACAGATGATATCAATAACATTCTTGTTAAGTATAACAAATCTGAAAAAACTACAAGAAAAGACAAGATATGGTTTCAAAACATAGAAGGAGTTAGGAAATCTGGTATGTGTTTCAGCCTTTCACATAAAGAACTTCATGAGTATGCTAAGTGTTATAATAGTGTTCAATATTTCGCAGAAAATTATATTAAAATTATTAATGATTATGGTAAAATACGGACAATAGAATTAAGAGATTATCAAAAAGAAATTCTTGAAGAAGAATTAAATAGATTCTCTATTATTCTTAAAAGTAGACAAGTTGGTATAAACGTTACAATGTGTATATTATTCTTACATAAGATGTTGTTTGAAGATGATAAAAAAATATTAATAGTGGGTAATAAATTTCAAACGGCAAGTGAAATACTAAGTAAATTAAAAGATATTTATCTTTTATTGCCATTCTATTTAAAACAAGGAGTTTTAGTGTGGAATAAAAAATCATTGATTTTTGAAAATGGATCAAGAATAGAAACTGCTATTAGAACAAAAGAATTACAAATTGAAGACTATGATATTTTTTACATAGATGAATTTTCTAAAATTCCTCAATATATTATTGAACCTTTTTATATGAATTTGATTAACAAAATGAAAAAAGAATCTAGACTTATCATATCGTCTATTCCTAATGGATTTAATTTATTTTATGATTTAGTTCAATGTTCAGAATTACCGTTAAATCATCCAAATAAAAACTTATTTGTTACTAAAAGAATATATTGGTGGCAAGTTCAAGGTAGAATGGACACAAAAATGAATATATTAAATGATAAAATAAAACAATATGGTATAGACGAAGAAGTGATTATTAATCATTTAAAGAATCAAGGGATCGTTGTTTATGATAAATGTATAGATGGTAAAATGTGGTATTTTTTGAAATATGATTCTAATAATGAAAATAGTATGATATGGAAAATAAGACAAATGAAAATAAATAATGTTCCATTAGTAGAATTGGCTGAAATAACTAATTGGAAGGAAGAAATGATTCGATTATTAGGCAGTGAATATATATTCAGAACTGAATATGATTTATGTTTTCAATTTTAATTTTTAATATATAACCTTATGAAAATAATATCAGATACACCACCAAAAAACGCAGGATACATGAAAGTCCATACCCTACAACTACAAGGAAAAAAAAACCAAAACGTTGTAAGGGAGTATATTAATTCTAAAGACGCCGTTGCATCAGTAGTTTTTAATACTGTTAAAAATAAATATCTATTTGTCAAACAATTTCGTCCGGGTCCTAAAATGAATATAATAGAATTAGCAGCTGGAATGTTAGACCATGCTGGTTTAGATGAAGTCACTACAATAAAAATGGAAATTGAAGAAGAACTTGGATATGCAACAGATACTATAAATCAAATAGTTAAACCATATTTCACATCGCCAGGAAAAACTAATGAGAGAATATCTATTTATTTTGCGACAGTTTCAAATAAAATTGGTCAAGGAGGTGGATTAGAGAGCGAAAATGAAGAAATTGAAATAGTGGAACTCACGAAAGAAGAAATAAAGAAAACAGATTTCATTGATGGTAAAACATTATTAGCTCTATCTGTTCTTAAATTAAAATAAAAGAAATTAATTTTTATTTTTAAAAAACTTTTCTTAATTTTGCCTTTACGTTATTAATTAAAATCTTTTTGAAAAATCGGATAATATGGACATTTCAACTAAAATTGTTTTAGTTTTAATAATTGGATTATTATCTACTGCTTGTATTGATAATGTTTTTAATTGGTTACGTATACTTTATTATAATCATAAAGAAAAAAAAGAAAGATTCTATAAGTGCAATACGTACATAGTTGGATTTCCAAGTGGAGAGATAATTTTTCTTGATAGTGATAAGAGAATAGAACTATTAATAGATAAAGGTTATTTGAGGTGGTTTAATGAATATAAACGTTTTTGTTATAGTGATCATGACAAAAAAATTATTGAAAAATTATTAAAATTTTAAATATGGAAAAATATTTAACAAAGGGACATCTAGGGCATTATGGCAAATATAAAAATAATAAAAAAAATATTATTGTTATGGAAGTGAATAAACTAGTCGATGAATATAATGAAAAAATCAATAAATTTCCAACTAAAGCAGAAAATGATATTTTTCACCAAAAAATGATTAGTAAAATCAAAGAACTTTACTATACAATTGAAAAATTTAATTTTATGCATTATTAAATTTTAAAAATTAAGAATTTTAAAAATGAAAAAAGCAATAACCATTGGTGCATTAATATTAATTATATTGATATTGTTTTATATTTTCGTAAAAACTATTCAATTTTTAAGTCCATTATTGATTCTTATAGGATTAATCATTGTTTGTATAGGTGGACTTATATTTATAATTAAAAGTTTTTTATAATAATAAAAATAAAAAAATTAAAAATGAATAAAATTCTAACTTTTATATCCGATACTCATAATAAACATAAAGCTTTAAAGGATTTATTGCCAGGTGGTGATATTTTAATTCATTCTGGGGATATATCATCGAGAGGTTATGATCATGAAATCGAAAATTTTTGTAAATGGTTCAATGAAATTGACAATTACGGACTTAAAATTTTCATAGCAGGAAATCACGATTTTGGTTTTCAAGATAATTATGATAAATCTATAGAAATAGTAAAGTCTTACGAAAATATAATTTATCTTCAAGACGATCTTCATCTGATTGGAGATGATTATTCGACTTCTATAAAGATTTGGGGGTCGCCATGGCAACCCGAATTTTGTAATTGGGCATTTAATGCAAAAAGAGGTGAAGATATAAAACAACATTGGGATAAAATTCCAATGGGTGTAGATATTTTAATTACTCACGGTCCTTCTTTTGGAAAACTAGATAAAGTTATTGGAAGAAATGAAAATTTAGGATGCGAAGAGTTAGATAAAAAGATTAAAGAAATAAAGCCAAAGATTTTTATTTGTGGTCATATTCATTCTGGTCGTGGTTATTATTTTGATGGTAATACTCATTATTTTAATGCATCCATCTTAAATGAAAGATATGAATATGAATATAAACCAATAACTATTGATTGGAATATTGAAAATAATGAAATAAAATTTTTACAGTGACATGACGATGGAAAACAAAAAATCAAAAGAATTCAATAAACATACTATATTGTGTGCTGCTTTTTGTGGTGCAGGTAAAACATACATTTGTGAAAAAACTGATATTGATGCTATAGAAATAAGAATATTGGAAATATAAAGATAAAGGATTACAGAAAGAATATGTCGAAGATATCAAAAAACATTTAGGAAAAGTCGATTAGAAAGAGATAGTCCTCATGATTTTATTGGGGTATACATGAAATATTGGAATCCTTGGTTAAATGAACTAAAAGATCAATCATACTGTAAACATATTGTTTTAAAAAAAGGAGAATATTTAAAAGACGTTCTTTAATACAAAAAAAAGCGACAATATAATATTGTCGCTTTTTTTTGTATTAAATATTTTTTCTCCATATAAAATATCCGTCACGTTCGCCAACAAACATATATCCTGATATAGATGTTATTATTCTTTTTAATTCGTCTATAGTTAAAAGATTTTCAAATGAAAATTTCAAATCATCTTTATTAACAAATGAAATTGGTTTAATATCAATACCAAATATATTTAAATTATTTGGTAAATTTGAATAAAACTCTTTTAATGCTATATTAACAATATTATTCTTTATGATAACATCCAATTCGTTTTTTCCAAAAACAATAGATCTAAATTGAACGCGTCCATTACCTAGAATATCACCAGTTAAATCATTAACTTTAAAAATATGTTTTTGAGGATCATCAATATCAATATAATTTTCATACGTGTTGAAAAATATTGATAATATATTTTTATGAGCTTTTCCAGAAGGTTCAATGCCATTAACAATATCATCTATTTTTAGCCCAGGTATATTTAAACTTTCGAAAAATTTATTCCAATTTTTTACCATTTCAATTTATATTTTTTTTTATATATTATTTAAATTTTTTATTTTTAATTTTATTATCTAATTTAGAATTTGAAAACCACCACTTTTCCGCATCTGGTAATTCTTTATATACTTTTTCTACAGGTTTTCCATAATATTTTATAAGATAGTTATCAACTATATGTGGATTACCTCTAAAATCTAATATGATCAAGTATGGCACTTCATCATTTTTTAAAACTTCATTACCATCACGATCATCTAAATTTTTATCAAAACGAATACCAGTACATTTCAAAGTTTTTGGTACAGGTTTAAACTGTGGTTCTCCTGCATATTGATTCTTATATAGAACTTTTCCTCTTTCTAAAAATTGAACAACCTTACCTACAAGTTTTTCGGCTTCAACAGCATATGCTCTCCAGGCGGCCACTGATACTGGATGCCTTAGATTTCTTATCTGTCCTAATCTATCTAATCCATCTATTGTTGCTTCTTCATTGATAAAATCAATATATTTTTGCATATAATCACATTTTTTTTTTAAAATTGTCTGATAGCTCTAATATAACAACTTCCATTTTTACCTAAACTTCTCTGTTTATCTAATACAGTGTCAGTGGTGAAATAATGTAACCATGCATTATTTTCATTATCTTCTGAAGAACTCCAGTAATAATTACCATTTCTAAATCCTCCCACTATTTCGTTTTGTAAATACAATTGTTCTAATTCATCTTTTGAAGGCAAAAACCAATCAGTATATCCGTCTGTTGTTAATCCTGAACAATAATATGCTGCTGAAGATTCACCACAATTATCATACATTAAAGTAGTATTTAATTTACCGTCACCAATTGATGTGCCACTGGCAGAAATAAATACACCATAACAACCCCATTCCCATTTTTTATGTGGAAAAATAGCATCTGTTGGATGTGCAATCAATCCATGTGTGCCTTCATCCCATGTATAAAAAACTATACCTCCTTCATAATTTTCACCTATTTCCATTTTATCATTTTATATTTTTATTTCAAATTCCAACAAATCTTTATCGAACACATATACCCCTCTATTTTCTGTGTATTTTAATCCGTTTTTTGTAGTATCAAATACGAATATATGACCATTTTTACTATTAACGAATGAAAAATAATCCACATTATACCATCCAGGATTACTTATATTACGAAAGACATGTACATTATCCACTACTTCGTGATCTGTGAAGGATTTACATTGTAATGTCTTTTTAACACCATTTAATTTGAATTTAACATCAACACCTTTATGTGTATCTATTCTTTGACCTGGTTCACTTTTTATAACATCTGATATTTCACCAATATTAGAAAGATATTTCATAGTCAGACATTCTCCTTTGTTTCCTATGTATGTTGATTTTGCTATAGCACTCATTATTCTATAAAATATTGTAAGATTATCATGTGGAAAAAATATATCATAAGCATATTTTGTCATTAAATATTTCATTCTCTCTAAGTTTTCAAAATAATCATTATCAAAATTAAGCAGTACTTTTTCGTTATTATTTTTATATCCTTTGATTATGAAATAATTTAGAGTATCTACAATTTCTGCAAAACTTGTCCAATGCGTATTAACATAATTTAATAATGACCACATTGGATCTTTATCATCATGAACTTTAACGTAATATTCTCTAATTTCTTTATCTAGATTGGCGTCTTTGCTGTATTTTAATTTTTCTAATGAATATTCTGTATTTACTATCCCATAATTGCCATCGCCCAATAATTTATTCCAGTGTCCGTTTTGATATAATCTCCACATCAAATTATTAATAAAATCAGAATAATTTTGTTTAAATCTTTTAATGGTAAAAAGATTATATATTTTTCTTTTATCTGTTAATTTAAATTCCATCATTTTCTTTTTTTATATTACTTTTCCGTATAAGGATAAACATTTTGAGCGTTTGCTGCAAATCTTTTATTTCCTTCATCGAATTGTATAGAATATTTGCCATCTGGTCTAACTCCTATAAATATTCCTTTTTTATTATCATATACAGATTTATCTTTTTTGTATATTATTTTATCTCCTTCTTTAAATTTTGATTCTATTTTTTTAATTTCGGTTGTTTCACTTCCTTCTTTTTTTTTCATATATGGATTTTTCCAATTATTATCGCCGTTTGTCAAATAATTTTGTGTAGAAACCAAATGAAATGTGTCAAAATGATCTAATGCGTTTATACCTTGTTGATATTTTTTATCAGTATGAAGAGCACATATCATATTACTTCTATAACTATTTCCCTCTCTCGTTATCCATCCTTCGTTAGCTGCATACATTTGAAATAAATCTCTATCTTTGTCATATCTTGTATAAACATAATCCATAAACGTTCCATCTTCAGGAACAGCCAATCTCCAAACTAAAGCTCTACCTAGAAGTTTTTTCCCATCATCGTTCAATAAAACCAACATTTGAATGACGTCTGGATTATCAACAAACATTTGCATCTCTGGGGCTTTATTTGTTCCTCTCATACAAGAACTATTTAACATTCCTCCTCCCTGAACGTAATTAGCGCCATTATACCAGTATCGTATATCTTCGCCCGATACAAGTTTTAATTTATCTGATATTCCTTTTATACACAAATCATAAGTGGCTTTATATGCGTTGGTCAGAGATTCTACATCTTTATCCGTGAGTTTTTCATTTACTATTCTAAAAAATTTACCAATTTTCATCATTTGTCTAAATCTGGATTTGAATGGATTTTCTTTATCATCCAATCTTTTAAATTTATCTAATGGGATGTAACTGATCATTTCGTTTGTATCTGTAATATCGAAATATGATAAATTCATTAATGCAGACTTTATTTTTAAATTTAATCTATATAATATCATTGAAAGTCTATCACTCGTTATAAATAACATAATTTCTTTATTATCTAATTTTCTTTTTATATCTTCAGATTCTTCTTTTTTAATTATACTAATATTTGCTCTTGGTAGATTATAATAATTCTTATTTTTTCCTTGAACATATAATTGTTGACAGAATTTGATCATAAAATTTATTCCGAAATTATCTCTTGGTTTATTTCCGGCTATATTTACAATTTCACCGATTTGACCGTCCATATTATCTAACATGAAATTTTGAGATGATTGAGCTATTATATAATCACCAACTTTATAATCATAATTAAATGATTCTATATTATCTTTTAATAATTTTAATTCCAACTCGTTTTTCTTTAATTCTTCTTCTGTAGCACTTCTAATTTTATTTTGTGGCACCACATAACCCATAGGAACCCCTATCAAATTATTAATGTCGTATAAATTATTATCAAATCTATTTGTAAATTGAACACTATATCTATTATAGATTCCACGTGATATAACTTCCCTAATAATTCCAATATTATTTTTAAAATCGACATTATCATAACGTCCTTCTTCTACTACAATAATATCGTTCAACTGAAATGGTTGACCTATTTTATCCAATTCTTTTTTTACTTTATCTATTTTCTTTTTAAATTTCTCTATTTCTTCAGGTTCGGCATGTCTCATATTCATTTTATTTATAGTTATACCAGCTCCGTTTTTAGGAAATCCTTCATTATCACTTTTAAAATTTTTATCGGTTTTATCTAAGAATCCCACCCACCATTGATCTGGGCCTACAGGATAATAAGTAATGGCTATTTCATCGTCAATGTTAATTAATTTATTATCATATCCAATTTTAATACTACCTATACCAACTATAACATCACCGATTTTATATTTTGTATTCATCCTTATGTCCTCGTTCTTCTTATTTTCTTCGTGTTTTTTGATAATTTTTTCAAAATATATTGGATCATTAGAGGCAATATTTTTTAAAGGAATATAAAAACAATGTCCTTTTTTACCAATATCTTTAAATCCAGCGTGAAATTTTTTATTTGGTTCATCAAATTCAATAAGAAAATTACCATATTCTTTCATATCTATTATTGTTCCCGCTAAATAATCCAGATTAACACCGTCAACTTCACCGTTGGTCATTATTTTATCACCAATTTTAAGATTTTCTCTTTTAATTTCAGCAATAATATTTGATTCGGTTTTCTTTTTAAACATCCCTATTTCTTCATTAATATAATTAGTCATGAAACCATTATAATTTTTTATCATTTCGTATTCATTCTTATCATTCTTATTTTTCATGAGATTTATTTTTTTTCTTATTTAAATTCAGTTATAAACAAAACATATTTTATGCTATATATATTAAAAAATTAAAACTGTTTTTTAATGAAAGATAAATTGATTTTTAACGATAAAATAGAAATAAGAAAATCGAAGTTACATGGTTGGGGTGTTTTTGCTAAAAGCGATATAAAATCAGGCGAGATTTTAGAAGAAGATTCTTTTTTAATAATTCCGATGTCACAGAACGAATCATCTTCAATTTTTATAGATTATAGATTCAATTTTCCAAGAACAAATTCTAAATGTCAAGTAATACCATTTGGTTTTTCTTGTTTATATAATCATTCAGAAAAACCAAACGCAGCCTGGGAAACAAATGATGAAAATAATTTATTTATTTTTTCTGCGATTAGAGACATTAAAAAGGATGAAGAAATATGTATTTATTATGGGGATATTAATTATTGGAATGAAGGAAGATCTCACACAAAAATAATTTAATTTTTCGATGATATAATTTTAAATTTCCCAGTTTTCTTCACCATAAGGATCAATATCCATGTGTTTTAATCTATATTCTTCTTTTTTTTGTTTTATTCTTTTTTGTTCTTCTTCCCATTTTTCAAATTCATCACCGTCAGCTTTTTTTAAATGATCAAAGCTTATATTATATGATGATCTTGTGTGATCACCATATCCAGTATGTAATTGAACATTGAATCTATTATCAAATTTAACACAAGCTGAAACATCATCATTAATGCGTGTTATAATACCAATTTCACCTTTAAATAAAATATTGTCCATTCTTCCATTACATACTACCACATCACCAACATTAAAATAGTCTTTATTTTCGTATATTCTGTTTTCTCTTATCAATAATGAGTCGTCATCTTCCCAAGTTTCTTCCCCATAAGGGTCAACATCCATATGTTTTAATCTCATTTCCTCTCTAATTTTTTTTCTATATTCTATTTTTTCAGGATCGGTTAATTCTAATAAATAATAATAAATATAGTAAGAAGAATTCGTAAAATCGATTCTGTCACAATCCCACAAGTGATTATTGAATCTTTCTGGAAATTTAACTGCCAATAATGGAGAATCACTCATTGATAGAATAATACCCACTTCACCATTAAAATAAATATCATCCATTTGTCCGTGGCAAATAACGGAATCACCTATTTGAAAATCATTAATTTCACTTTCATTTAAATGTTTGTAGTAATTTGAATTGTAGTCCATATCCCAATCTTCTTCACCGTAAGGATCAATATCCATGTATTTTAATCTCATTTCTTCTCGTTTCTTTCGTAGTTCAGATATCGGTTTTAATATATTTTTAGAAACAATATATGTATATCCAATACTATGAAATTTGACATCATAATGTATTCCTTTTATAACAACTCCATTTACAGTAGAAGATGTATTATTTGAGTGTTTATCGATTATTGTGCCTATTTGACCATTTAGATCAAGACCGCTTTGATTTCCTGTACAAATCACTTTATCTCCATTTTTAAAATCATAATCATTTTCGAAGTTCTCATTTAACCAATCTTCTTCGCCATAAGGATCAATATCCATATGTTTTAATCTTAATTGTTTTAATCTTTCTTCTTTTCGTTTTTGTTCTTTGGGATCTAATAAATCTAAACAATCTTCTGGAAAGTAATATGAAGATTCATTTAAAAAATAATAATTATTATCACGTTTTCTAATAGTGTAACTACGACCAATACAGTCTAACATATTCCGATCCCACCTATTTTTAACAACATGATTTTTTAATTTGTCATTAACAACAACCCTATCTCCTATGTTAAATTTATGATTCGAATTTTCGTTAACACTTTCACTTAACCAATCTTCTTCACCATAAGGATCAATATCCATATGTTTTAATCTCCTTTCCTCTCTAATTTTTTTTCTATATTCTATTTTTTCTGGATCAGCCAATTCTAATAAATGATAATCGATATAGTAAGAAGAATTCGTAATATCGATTCCGTTACAGTTCCATAAATGGTTATCAAATCTTTCTGGAAATTTAACTGAAGCATTGAAATGACGCAATGATATAATAATACCTATTTCACCTTTAAAATAGATATCATCCATTTGTCCGTTACAAATAACAGTATCACCTATTTGAAAATCTTCTATTTTACCTTCATTTAAATAGTGCATTGAATTGTAATCTTGATCAATCCAGTCTTCTTCACCATAAGGATCAATATCCATATGTTTTAATTTTACTTCTTCTTTTTTAATTTTTGATTCAATTTCTTTGTTTAAATTAAATAATTTTATTTCATCTTCTACGAACCATATGTTACCACAAAAATATTCAATGACTCTATAATCCGGTAATAAAAAGTTAACTAAACTAACTAAATAATAATTTACACCATCGTGTGTATTTATTGTTTTAATTACACCAATTTTATCTACAAGATTTTGTCTTCTATGTCCTTTTTTCACTATAACGACATCGCCAACTTTAAAATAATTTGAAAACTTTTTTATCATAATAGTAATATATATAAAAATTAAAATTTAAAAACACACTTATTATGGAAAAATCTGAAATAAAATTAATAAACGGTGATATATCAACATTAATAGAAGATCAATATACTAAAATATTAAGAAGCGAAAATTATAACTTTATATTTAATAAACAAACTGGATTTTTCGTTCGTTGGGGCAAAACAAAGGAAGATGACGGTGACATAAATCTGGGTCTTCCAGAATTAGTAGACATGGAAATATCCACATCATGTCACGGTATAGATAAACCTTGTAAATTTTGTTACAAATCAAATACTCCCAAAGGTGATTATATGTCATTTGAAACTTTTAAGAAAATATTTTCAAAACTCCCACCGAGTATAACACAATTGGCTGCCGGTATAGGAGATATTGACGGAAATCCCGATATGTGGAAAATATTTAACTATTGTAGGGAAAATGGAGTTATTCCAAATGTGACTATTAATGGAGCTAGAATGACGGATGAATTATTTGATAGATTAGCCTTAATGATGGGAGCTGTTGCTGTATCTTTATATGATAAGGATTTAACTTATACCGCTGTTGAAGAATTGACAAGAAGAGGATTAAAACAAACAAATATACATTTCCTGTTAAGCGAAGAAACATATGATAAAGCTATAGAAACATTGAATGATATTAAAATTGATGATAGATTAAAACATCTTAATGCTATAGTTTTTTTATCTCTTAAAACAAAAGGAAATGCTAAAAACGGTTTCACTCAATTAGGTCAAGAAAAATTCAATAATATTGTTAAATATTCACTCGATAATAATATATCGATTGGTTTTGATAGTTGTGGAAGTACTAAGTTTTTAAAATCGATTGAAGGACATAACAATTTTAAACAAATGGAAATGTTAGTAGAAAAATGTGAAGCTTCTCTTTATTCAAGTTATATATCAGTTAGTGGACATTATTACCCTTGTAGTTTTTGTGACGGTGTAGAAAATTGGGAAGAAGGCATAGACGTTTTAAATTGTGAAGATTTTTTAAAGGATGTTTGGTTTAACGAAAAAACATTAAATTTCAAAAAGAAATTATTAAATTGTAATCGAGATTGTCCAGTTTACATAATTTAAAAATGATAATTAATATATATAATAAAAAAAATCATGATGAAAACTTTTGAAATGTTTAATGACAGTACTAAAAAAGCTTATTTAGTCAAATTAACTGACGCTGATGGAGATGTTTGTGCATTCTTAATCGATGAAGAAACCGCTGAAAATATAGACAACGATATAGCTGTTAGTATACCAGGAACAAATCAAGTCCTAGACGGTGATTCGGATTCTTACGAAAGATGGTATGCTAAAATCAAAGACATAAATGAAATAATCGAAAATGCTAAAAATAATGGATATATAGTTGATTTAGATAATGAATTTGATTTTATACATTATTAAAACAAATGATTAAAAATATGAAAATAAGAAATGGATTTGTAAGTAACAGTAGTTCGTCTAGTTATATAATTAGAAAAGAAAATTTAACAAATGAACAAATTGATATGATTAAAGATCACATTAATTATTGTTGGAAATTAATAAACGATGACAATAAAAAAATTGCTTCATTTAGGAAATTTAATGAGGACGATCCATATGGTGAGGAAGAAAACCGGAAAAATGATGAAATAAATTATAGTAAAAAAACAACAATTGATAAATTAAAAGAAATGATGGGTGATAATACACCATATAGAATAACAAACACTGATAAATGGGATGTTATAGAAAAAGATAATGTAATTGAAACCTGTACAGATATGGACAATTTTCCTATGGATTGGTTTTTAACACAAATAGTAAAAGTAGATGAATCTGATATTATTTATAAAGAATATTAATAAAAAAAAAATTAAAAATATGAAAATAAGAAACGGTTTCGTGAGTAACAGTACTATTTTTTATGCTTTTTTTTAATTTGTTTATAAGTTCATCAATATATTCATAAGGTATAACTATTTTTCCCTTTTTTTATAGTTACTATAACCACCATGTTTTTCTTGATATAATTTTTGAATTTTATTTAAATTTGAAAAAATAAAATCTTCAACATTAAAATCTTCAGGAATCAATATCACATAAGTATTTATATGGGTGATAGTTACGAATTCTATTACACTATATCCGATATCATGTATGATTTATCAATATGTGGAATTGATACTGGTCCAGACGAAGGTATTATAACTTTTGTCAAAGAAAGAGATTTATTAAGAAAAATTAGAAATATTAAACAATTACCGGCTAATGATATAGATGAATTAAGAGAGAAAATGAAAAAAGAAAAAGAGGAATACGTTAGAAAAAAAGAAGAAAAAAGATCACATATCAAAAAAATAGACCCATACGAAGAGGAAGATTGGGAAAAATAAAATTTCGCTCATGAAAATTATTTACTTTTGTCTAAAACTTAAAGTGTTTAAAAGAAAATACCACCATTGATGGGTGGTATTTTAAAAAATTAGAATCTTTAGATGAAATAAATATTAAGGAATATATTAAATATGAATAATTATTTGAATCTATCTAATATTGGACTTATTATAGGATTTCTTACTATATCTTCTTTACCGAATTCTACAAAACCAATGCCTGCAATGCCTTGCAAATTATCATAGGCATATTTTAATCCAGATTCTTCTGGATTTTTAAATCTGTCTATTTGATTCAGATCTCCAGATAATATGAACTTTGAATTATATCCAATTCTTGTTAATAATGTTTTAATTCCTTTGATGGTCAAATTTTGTGTTTCGTCTCCGATAAGAACCGAATCACATATGTTTATGCCCCTCATATAAGACATATATAAAGGTTCTATTATTTTATTTTCGACTAATTTTTTTCTCGTTTCTTCTCCAATTATTCTATCCATCAAATAATATAAAGAATACAAATAAGGAAAGGTTTTCATATCAAGATCTCCTCTAAGATAACCAATAGATTCTTCACTTTCAATTATCGGAGTTATAATATAAATCTTTTCATATCCATTTTTAGAATCCCTTAATAAATCCAGAGCTTTAGCGACTGACAGATAACTTTTACCTACGCCTGAATCCCCTATACATATTGTGATTTCATTTTCATCTATTGTTTTAATAAACTCTTTTTGTTTTTGATTTTTACATTTTAAATTAACTCTTTTAAGTAATGTCTCTGTGAACTGTTTTTTAGTGAAAATAACATCATTGGTCATTTTTCTGGTGTTGTAAATAGCTTCAATTACTTCATCATCGGCATTGAGTACCGATAACATATTGTTCTTTCGTTTACTCATAATAGTTGATGTTTTTTTGTTCGCAACAAAAAAACCAGACTTATCTCTTGTTGAAATGTCGTCCGGCTTTTTTTTGTTGAATAAAGTACGTTTAATCATACGAAATTATATATTAATTTTTTTTTCACTTTTTTTGTTAAAATTGTCTGATTTTATAAGAAAATTTGGATATAATTCAATAGCCACTGGTCATTATACATTGGTTAAAAAAGAATTAAAAAGAAGAAATATTGATATACCATCTTTTGAATATTTTCAAAAATATAATAATTTTAAAAGAAAAAGAGGTGTAGATGAATTATTCATATATGATACTGATACTCATAGAGGATATTTGAAAAAAAGAATTATAGAAGACGATTTAATAGATTATAAGTGTAAAAATTGTGGAATATCTGGGGAGTGGAATGGAAAAAAATTAATTCTTCAGTTGGAACACATAAACGGTGATGCGTGTGATAATAGATTAGATAATTTATGCTTTCTTTGTCCTAATTGTCATTCACAAACTGATAGCTATAATAGAAAAAAAATAAATAAAATTAAAAAAATAAAATATTGTGAGTGCGGAAAAAAGATATCTAACGGTGCTTTTATGTGTGTTGATTGTAATTCCAAGACTAATAGAGTGGTCGATAGACCAACACACGAAGATTTAAAAAAAGAAATTGAAGAAACATCGCAAAACAAAGTGGCTAAAAAATATAATGTTTCTTGGAAAACTATAAGAAAGTGTTGAAAAATTATGAAAAGTTAGACGGATAGATGGGATTCGAACCCATGTTCGTGGAGTTAGAGGCCGCCGCTCTGACCAGACTGAGCTACTATCCGATTATTATTAAATTTTTTTTAAAAACCATCTTGATCTTGTTGCCAGTTCCTCGTGCGAAACGAATTCGCTGTCCTATTGGTTCTGTGCTCTCAATTTCAAGCTTTTTGGAACAAGATCAAGTGGTTTTTCTAATCATTTCACAAAGTTAAAAATAAGGCTCCCCCTGATGTAGATATACATCCTTTACATGGTTGTATAATAGAAGATTTATTTTTAATAGCTAGATCTATTATATCTATTTTTATATTTTTTGGTAAATCTTTTATTGCTTTTTTAACAATAATACTGGTTTTACTTTCTTGACCTGGGCAATTATTTTTATCTCTAGCCGAACCAATAAATATAAGTATATTTTTATTATTATAATTTTCTAATTTTTTAATTTTCATTTATCAACATCATTTTAAATATCTTAATCTTATTAAATTCTCTTCACCATATTATCTTCATCATGTTTTTCTTTGATCCTAAATAATTTTTATATTCATCAGTAAATCTATTATTGAAACAATATAATGTTTCTAAATTCTTTAAATGTTCAATTCCATCTAAATTAGTTAATTGATTAGAATGACAATATAATTCTCTCAAATCCGTTAAATGCTCAATTCCTTCTAAACTAGTCAATCTATTATTAGAACAATATAATCCTCTTAAATTAGTTAAATATTCGATTTCTTTTAAACTAGTTAGTAAATTATAATTACAATATAATATTTTTAAATTCGTTAAATGTTCAATTTCTTTTAAACTAGTTAGTAAATTATAATTACAATATAATATTTTTAAATTTGTTAAATGTTCAATGCCTTCTAAATTAGTTAATGAATTAAAATGACAATATAATTCTCTTAAATTCGTTAAATGTTCAATTCCCTCTAAACTAGTTAATCTATTAAATGAACAATATAAATATCTTAAATTAATTAATTGTTCAATGCCTTCTAAACTAGTTAATCCTTTATAAGAACAATCTAAAGACATTATTTGATCTAATTGTATATTTTGCTTTTTGGCTAGCCGTATTATCGGAGTATCGTTATCGTTGTCCCAATCTTCTTCACCATAAGGATCAATGTCTTGTCTACTTAATTGTTCAAATATTCTAAAATTTTTGATCATCTTTTAATATTTTCTTGTCCCTAGTATTCCTGTTTGATCATAATATTCGCCAGAATCTTCCCATTCTCTGGTCACACTATTCCAATGCGGAAATCCATCAGGTAATTCAGCCCAAAAAATTAAATATTTTTCTGCTCTTTCCGGATCTTGTTTCAATAATATTTCGTAGGTATCCTTTTTAACTTTATGTTTTTTAACGATCCCAAGTCCTTTTTCTATTTTTTCTTCATATGTCAAAAATCCAAGTCCTTTCCTCACGTTTTTACCAATTTCCTTTATAATATCCTTTTTTTCGGAAATATATTTATCGAATAGAACTAAATGATTCAAATTTTCTTTCATTTCTTAATATTTATTTTTTTATTCTTCATCATCTTCATCGAAATGATCAAAGTCTTGAATTTTAATTTTTCCCTTCTTTATGTCGGTGTCTGCTTGATCTTCATCGAAATATTCTAAATCATCGGGATTGGGAGTTTCATAATCATCATCTATTATGATATCATCATTTTCATCCTCCAAATATTCTTCTTCATCAGTATCTTCTAACATTTCAAATCTTACTCTATATTCAACTTCAAAAGTTTCAGTTATTCTATTAAGATATTCTAAAGAAACATCATAAGTCCTTTTTTTTCTAACTCCTTCATCGAGTGTTAAAATTTCATCTTCATCAATATATTTAAAATCTGTTTCGCTAATAAAAAATTTTACTATTAAACCTTTATTTTTGTCATATTCAAAAACAGGTTTACGAACTCTATCAAATATATCGTTAAGTATTCTTTTTGATGTTTCAAAAACTTCAGAAGGAACATCTTTGAAAGATTTCATTTCCTTATCAGAATCTACTATTGAATTAGAGGTTTTAGATCCCTCATTTATAAAATTATCAAAATTTCTTAAAATATCCATATAAAAAATGATTTGTTTTCACTTATATATTAATTTGAAAAAATCATTTTTTATATTCTATTGTGTTTTTTAATTGTCCCAATTTTTTCTATTATTTTAATTAAAAATTCAGGTTTAAATGATGGTATGTCTTCTTTACGATAAACTGATATAATGTATGGATTCATTAATTAAGATTCATAATCTATTGTTAATAAATTAAAATTATCATCTAATATGGTTAATGTTTCATTTAGTGTATCATAAATGAATTTCAACTTTTCTTCACTTTCATTTGTTACATCAATAACATATTTACAACTTAAATTCATCGTAAATCCTGAAGGTACCTTTTTTGTTTGATTTTTTTTAAATTTTTCTGAATATTTCATATATTATTTCTTTAATTTTTCGTAATCAATGATTATATTAACTTTTACAATTAAATCACCTCTATTATTATCATCATACAATAGACCCTTCCTAGCGACTCTTAATAAATCGCCGTCTTTTGTTTTGGATGGAATTTTTAAAGAATATTTTTTATCATCTAAATGTTCGTATTCAAAATCAAATCCATCAATGGCTTGTTGATAGTGAAGATCTAATTTATAAATCAAATTAGATCCATCTCTTATATATCTATTATCGTCGATGTAAGTGGCTTCAACCGAAAGAGTGCCAACTTTTTGTTGATAATATTTAGATTGATGTCCCATTCCTCTAATATATTTAACAAAACTTTTATCAATTCTAAATGAATTACCGAAAGCAAATTCTTCATCTTTTGAAATTACTTTTGTACCATTGCATTTTTTACATTTTCCTGTATGTATTTTTCCGGTCCCGTTACAATATTTACAATGAGTAAAACCATCATTTCCTCTACCATCGCATGTCTCACATTCAAATTCTTCGCTTTCTGGATCAAATCCAGTGAAATCACATACATCGCATTTAACGTCACGTTTAAATTTTATTGGTATTTGTTTATTATTATAAACGTCCTTTAATGTAATTTTAACTGAATGTTTAATATCTAAATTTTCAGGAAATTCTTCTCTGCGGTGAAATATATTTTGAAAAAATGGATCATCAAATGGAGATCCTCCACCGAATCCGAAATTTTGAAAAGGATTTCCTCCAAATGGATTAAAATCCTGACCATTAATATTTATATGAAAAAAAGGATTTCCTTGGTTTGGATTATAATTTCTACCATGCGGACTTTGTACATCGTATATTTGTCTTTCTTTTTCATCTCCGATTACAGAAAAAGCTTCATTTAATTTTTTGAATTCTGAGTCATCATGATTTTGAGTTGCATCTGGATGATGTTCTTTGGCTAGTTTTCTATATTGTTTCTTTATTTCTTTATTATCGGCGTTCTTATCAACTCCTAGTATATCATAATAATTTTTATTTGGATCCATCTAATTTTTATTTTTTTTAATTTATATATATTTCATATGATAATAAAGTTTAAAATATTCGATTCGTACATATCTGAGGGTTAATCAACTGTCAATAAAAATCTAACATTATTTACAACTTTTTAACAAAATTTAACTATTAATTAACACGAAAATCAGGTTTTTGATCGCATCTGTTGGAAATAAAATGATTATGGATTTACCGATAAAATATCATAAACATTTCAACAAATATAATGTATTGGGTAAACGATTAAATTCATATATTATCACACGAAAGTATGTTCAATTCAGTTTTGAAATTGTTACATTACCGAAAAAGGAAGGTAAAGTTTGTATTGGTGTTGATACAGGTATTAACGCACTTGCATCACTCAATAATGGAAACCAATATGGTAAAGACATCAAAGGTTGTATTGAACGAGTAAAAAGGTGTAAACAGAAGTCAAAAGGTTGGTATGTGGCTAAAAGAGCATTGAAACAACGAATTGACGAAGTATCAAAAGAAATTGTTAATGTTGAAAATCCTGATTTAATTGTGGTTGAAAAACTCAAAAATATGGGAGTCAAAAGTAAAGCCAAACGCCTATTGGCTAAAAGTATTAGGCGTTCTATCGGAACTTGGAATTGGAAGTATTGGTTGAATAGGTTAGAAGCACAGTGTGAATTAAATCGTATTTCGTTCAGAACTGTAGCACCTTATTATACCTCTACCACCTGTCCTGTATGTGGTCAATCCGATAGGGGAAATCGAAACGGAGAAATATTTTTGTGTCTGAATTGTGGTCACACAGACAATGCGGATATTAATGCGGGTAAGAATATTTTGAATCGATTTCTCACAGGACAATACGGTGTCTGTTACAAAGAAGTAAATTTGATACAATCTACAAGGTTGTAGATTTTGTTGGATTTATTTTAACGGTATAAGATGGTGGAGAAATGGTAAATTAACAGATGAAGAAGAAGATGAATGTTATCATCAATTCGATGTTTTAACGGTTTATGATAAAAATTTTGAACTTGTTAAAATTCTTAGATGTAAAAAATGTAAAAAATCTTTTGATTATAATGATCCTACCAAAGAAAGAATGAAATGATGAAAAGATATTCATGTAAGAAAATCATAAAAAACTTTTTAGTTATATTTATTATATTAAAAGAAATATTTATTCATAGAAATGATAAAAAAATTTAAATTATTTGAAACCAATAATAATAAAATAGAAGCAGCTATTGATTTTATCAGAAATGTTATAAAGGATACAGAATGGGAAGGTAAAGTATTTCTTGCTGGAGGTGCTGTAAGAGATGAAGTGATGGGCAGAACGCCAAAAGATATAGATCTTCTTATTAATGCACCTAACGGAGGCATTTTATTTGCAGATTGGATAACTAAAAAATTGGGTATATATGTAGATGGTAAAAATCCAGTAGTTTATCCTAGATTCGGCACAGCTATGTTCACCCTTAGAAAAATAAAACATGATGGAGTAGATATTTCTTTTGTTGAAATTGAATGTGTTATGCCAAGAAAAGAAGAATATCTAAAAGGAAATAGAAAACCCATTGTTTCACAAGGAACACTCAAAGATGATGTCAATAGAAGAGATTTTACAATAAATAGTCTTCTAAAAGATTTATCAAGCGGCGAAATATTAGATCTAACAGGAATGGGTAAAAATGATATAAGAGACGGTATAGTGAGAACTCCTTTAAATCCGGATGTGATTTTTGATGAAGATCCTCTCAGAATGCTTAGAGCAATTAGAATAATTGTTAAATATAACTGGACATTACCTTTATTCATGATAAGAAGTTTGAAAAAGAACGCCAAAAAACTTCAATATATTTCACAGGAAAGAATACAGAGCGAATTAAATAAAATGTTACTAACAGACAATCCAGACAAGGCAATTAGATTGTTGCAAATATTTGGACTTTCTAAATATATTTTTCCAGAATTAGATAAACTCATCGGTATGAAACAAAATAAACATCATCAGTACGATGCTATGCGTCATTCATTAGAGGTATTAAAGAATACGCCAAAGGACTTAATAACTAGATTATCTGGATTACTACATGATATAGGAAAATCCAAGACAAGAGAGATAATAGATCACGAAGTGCATTTTTATGATCATGAAGAAGTAGGGGCTTATATGGCTCGTGATATATTGCATAGACTAAGATATCCAAGAGAAATTTGTGATGCGGTTTTTCTTATCATTAATAATCACATGAGAACTAAACATTCTGGCGATGAAGGTGAAATAAGTGATAGAACACTAAGAAAACTAAAAATGGATTTAGGCCCCCATTTAGAAAGAACATTAGATTTAATTCACGCTGATAACATATCACATTCTGCTCAATCTAATATGCCAAATCAAATATCTAATATAAGAAGAAGATTTAAAGAGTTAGAAGAAAAAGATAAAGGAATAAATATTAAACCGCCATTAAATGGTAATGATATAATGGAAATACTAGGAATTACAAAGGGACATCATCCAGTGATAGGAAGATTGTTAGCACTTCTTAAAGATAAATATTTAGATGATCCGACTATGACAAGAGATGAAGCCATAGATATAGTTAAAAACAATTTCATTAGATCATAATATTGGATAAACTACTTCCGGGTAAACTTCTAAAATCTCTGTTTTTTTATTTTCATAAGGTACTTGATTTAAAATATAACGTAAGGCATTGAGTTTAGCTACTCTCTTATCGTTAGAATCTACGGCTACCCAAGGCGATTTTTCAGTCGATGTTCGCTTAAACATTTCTTCTTTATAAGCAGAATATTGATCCCATTTATCTAAAGATTTAGCATCATTTGGACTGAATTTCCAATATTTAATTGGTGATGTTTGTCTCAGTTTAAATCTTAGTTCTTGCGTATCTTTTGTTATCGAAAACCAAAATTTAATAAGATAGAAGTTATTATCTATCAAATCATATTCAAATGGTAAGACATCTTCCATGAAATTTTCATATTGTTCTGTTGTACAATAACCCATAACCGGTTCAACTACAGCTCTATTATACCATGAACGGTCATAAAAAGCGATTTGTTGTGTGGCTGGAAGAACATCAGAGTAACGTTTAAACCAATTTTTTTTCTCATCTTCTGATGGAATTCCAAATGTATTTATTCTAAAATAACTAGGGTGTAAGTTTTCTGTTGCTGTTCTAATGAATGATCCTTTGGATGCAGCATCTCTTCCTTCTGCAACAACTACTAATTTTTTATTATTTGAAAATAACCAATCTCTCATTTTTAAGAGTTCTATTTGCAGAGAAGCTTTTTCTAATTCAAATCTTCGTCTTTTAACTCTAAATCTTGGTGCACTAGAAATTACTTTACGCCATTCGGCGAACTCTTTATCTTCAATGTAAGGATCATAATAAACGTCTTCTGTATCCACATCAGTTATATCTATGTCCTGTTCAGCGTTATATAATGTTTTTAACCTTTTTGGAATTGATGATAGATAATTATCGAAGTAATTTTCAATTTTTTTATCTTTACCTTTTAATTTTAAATTGTTTATGCCTCTAAAAAAAGTATCTATGTTGAGTTGTTCCATGACGTTTTTATCAACTTCTTTTTGAAGATCCATGAGAAATTGATTATCAATTTTTTTAATTTCACCTCTCATTATTTTTTCTTTATAGTCCGTAAGAAGTCGAACAAGTTCGGATTCTAGTCTTTCCATATCATCTTCACTTTTGAAGTATGATTTTATATTATTAAAAAGTTTTTTGAAATCCTTTTTAAAATTTTCATTTAGAAAGTTATCATATTTATCTATCATAATTTAATTCTTCTATTTTTTTGTTCCATTTATAGTTTATATCATTCCAATATAAATCCCCTTGTGGTGTGTCACCCCAATAAAAAGCATTCATTATATGATCGCGTTCGTCAACATGTTCCCACCAGTTTGTACCGGCATACCCATACCTTAAAAGTGAGGCTCCGACCAGTTTTGAATTGAGATTAGTTTCATTTTCGCAATTTTCCGCATATTCTTCTAAACAGTTATTATCAATTAAAAATTGTCTAAATTTTTTATCGATTATAAAACTGTCGTCAATGTCTTCTTCATCCTCTTCTTCAAGATATTCTATATTTTCTCTAATATATTGTATATATTTTTTAATCATATGCGTATATATTAAATTTTTTTGGCAGATTTATAAACATAATTTGTATTTAGACATATAAGAAAAATGAAAAAAATTTTTACAATAATATTAGTATTTATTTCGTCTATTGTTTATTCTCAAATAGATTATAACATTTATATTGGATTAACAAAGAAAGAAATCATAGAATCATTCAAACATGATGATTTCAACTATAAATTTGAAAAAAAGATGTATGTTAATATAGATAGTTCTGGTAAATTCATATCAGATAATAACCATTATACTTGGTTAGTTTATTATTATAAAATAAGAGCATTATTCGTCTTTAATAAAAAAAATGATAAATGTGATAAATATTATTTAGCAATCAATGATATAAAAAATTATTGGGATTATTATGATTATTATAATGATATATTGAGTAAATCAGATAAAGAGTTAACTTGGATTGAAAAAAGACATAAATATTATATTGAATTAATAATAAGAGCATCAAACCCAAATCAAATGTTTATATTTGCCCAGAATAAAAAATATATTCGTCATTAGTATATTTAATTTATTCCAAAATTGAAATTACTCGATCCGATGTCATTATCTTCTAAAATAGTATAGTCAAATTCTTGATTTTCTTTTAATTCTATTCCATACTTTTCCATAAAATATTTTACAGTATATTCATCGGGGATATAAAACAATTCACCAGAAGAACCAATGGATGAAATTATAACATGATCTTCCATTATGAGTTTTTCTAATTCATTTGAAAATAATATTATATTTAATATACTTTGAATTTCTCCCATATCTAATTTTTCGTCACCACTGCTATTAAATTTATAATTGCTATATGGCACTATTTCATTTAATAACATAGAAGCAGTAATATTATTATCAAATAAAAAATTGTGTAAAATATCAGATGATTTAATTTTATGTACTAATTGTTTAGCATACGTTATAGTGAGTAAATTAAATTCTTCACCATATTTATTAAAAAAATCTTCAATTTCTTTAGATAAAGACATTCAGTATTGGTTTTTCTAGTATATATTTTATTTAAATTTCATTTTGGATATATTTTCTAAAAAATTTGATCCAGGAAACATGGTATCTATGTCTAATAAATACTTATCCAATTCTTTATGATATTTATAATCTTGATATTTAATTTTATCAAAGTTGCAAAACAATTCAAGAACTTTATCATATTGAGGTTTTTTATCAAAATATAAAAAATCATTATCATTTAATTTGAAATCTTTAAATATTTGAGTGTTAAAATATTTTGAAATAGATATAAAACTAGCATAACTGAATAAACTCATGAATCCTTTTGAAAAATATTCATTTGAATCTAAATCTAGAAATTCAATTATATGTTCTAAATTGGTCGAAACCAAAAAGAGATTTTCACCAACAATATATTTTAAACCACTTGGATATAAATGTAATCCAAATTTATTAAACATAACATTCATTAATGTTGGTAATATGTCCCAACTATAATAGAAAAACGATGATAAAAATTCATTTTCTGGTGTTCTAATAAAAATGAATCGAAAATCTTTATAATTAAAATCTATAAATTGTCCTTTTAAATTAAATACTCCGTTATCTAATATCGTGACCAATGTTGATGCATCAGTCTCTTGTGGTATTAGAATTTTAATATGATCATAATTTATTTTATCTTTATATACAAACGGGATCTCATTTCGAATATTATTACTATCAAGTTTGTTAGATACTTCTTTTAATAATCTAATAAATTCCGGTTTTTCCAATATTCTTGACATTTTCCAATTTTTTTATTTTTTCAATTATTTCTTTACTTATTTGTTTTCCTAATTCATTTGATAACGAATCAAATATATTTTTAATATAATCATCATAAGTTTCATGGATTGTAGATGAGGGCGATATCGGAAAAGTTTTTGGTAATTGTATATCAACGTCGTAATAATCACCCAATTGTTTTAATTTTATCCAATCGTTTTCATGTATAGAATTTCTATAATATTTAACGTAAAAAACTGATAATGAATTCGTTATTAAACCGTTATTCAATAAATAATCGTGATTAGATGAACATTCTCCACAATCAGTTCCATGATCTCCTCTCCAACCATTTCCTTTTTTGAATTTTCCAACAACATCATTAATATCTGAATAATTGGCAGCCCCTTCCGTGGATTCTCTCATAGCCATTTCCATTAATTTAGTTAATTCGTCATTAATCGGAACTTTTAATTTTTCTTCTTTTTTTGGCTCAATATAAAGAAGAAATCTTGATTTATCGTTTCTATGCATATTATTTTTTATTTAATGTATCAAACAATTCTTTATCTATTATTATATTATTTCCACCGTCTTCTTCTGATAAATATTGACCTGCAATTTGATTAACAGCAACGTAATCTGTATCTATATCGGAATTATGTATATGATGAAATGCTTCCATCAATTCTTTTTTATCATCTTCTGTCGGTACAATTATTTTAAAATTAACCCATTCAACATTTTTTATTTCGTCATCAGTTAAAAATCTTTTTCTTTTATCTTTTTGATAATCTTTATATTTTCTCATATTTTTTAATTTATTTAATATCTGTAGCAGGCTTTGTTATCAAAACAGGCAATTTTACACCATCAAATTCTTTTTTATCTATTGATTTATAATATTTATTAAAATCAAAATATTTATGATAAATTTCCATTATTTTTTCATAAGTCACTTCATTAATTATATTTTCAACTGAAAATTTTTCTTGTTGAATATATTTATATCCGTTATTATGTAATAATATATTTTCCTTCTTGAATTTAATTTTATAATATTTTTTAATTATATTAAATCTTTTTCTAGTTAAATATTTATGCGGATTATCTAAAATCATTTTAAATAATTCTTGTACTTTTTCAACATTATTATTTGATGTGACTGTTTCGAAGAATACCAGTGATGAAATATTTGTCATTATTCTCTGATAACAATGTACATAATAAACTAATCCATTTTTTTCTCTTATTTCTTGATATAGAGGGGATTTTAATCCATTACCAAGCATTTTTGTTATAAAATCTATATACGGAAAATCATCTTTGATTATTTCAGATATATTTATTATTGATGTCTTATTCTTGTAGTTATTTCCTTTTTCGAATAAATAATTTCCGTCAAACAAAGTTAAAAATTGTTCATAAACTCTATCATCGTAAGAAATTCCTCTGAAGAAATCTTCTAATGATTTGTTATTACTTTTACATATATCAATAATCATTGTCGGTTTTCTATATTGAAATTCAAAAAAATCATAGCAATCATTTAAAGTTAAATTTTTTAAATCATCTAATAATCCAATAGCTTCATGATATCCATATAATTTTCTTAATAAATTTTGTCTGTGCCATTCTGATTGATCGTTAAATGAATCTTTATATTCTTCTATGACAACTTTTTTTTCATTTTCAAATTGTTCTTCGGTTATTTTAAAAGTTGTTAAACGTTCGTAGAATATTTTCTTCCATTTTTTAACGAATATATCTAATCCCGTCATATAAAAAACTATTTCCGAATCGTTAGTGAACGCGTTCCATGTGATTCCGTCAGATTCGAATTTTTCTATTAAATCGTCAAATCCTTTACATATCAAATGTTCTAATAAATGTGATATTCCGTATATTCCTTTATGTTCATTCATGACGCTTCCGTAATAAGCCACGTAGAATCCTGATAAATTTGTAGGACTTTTAATTTTATTATATTTTACCATGTATTTCTTTTATTTTTTCTATTATAAATTTTTTTATTTTTGCTTTATTTATTGATTGAATTGATGTATTTGGATATAATTTTTTAACTTCGTTTATATTGTCAAAATTACCCAAAAAATCTATCCACCACCAAGTGTTATAATTATCTTCATGTATGGGAATAAGTTTTCTTGTTATTCTATATCCATAATAACTATTATCTATATAAATTATTTTATCAAGTATTTTATCCATTTTATTTCTTGTTTTTATTCATCGCCATAATTATTTATTGTTTTTGTTGTCGCTTCTTCTATTCCGCAGTTTTTAGATGGTTTTTCAATATTGAACACCTTTCCATTTTGTTTTGATTTGTTTTTTGGTATTCATGTTTTGTTTTGATTTAACTCGGCATTCTTTGCACTAATATGAGTTTTATGTTTTAATATATACTATTATAAAATTAAAGTTTTAAAATGATAGAAGATTATTATGTTTATGTGTATTGTGATCCCAGAGTCCCATCTAATATTGTTGTAGATACTGTAAATTTTGAGTTTCAACCTATCTATATAGGTTATGGAAGAAAAAATAGAATAAATTTTCATTTAAAAATGAAGGATTCAAACTTTTTAAAAATAAATAAAATTAAATCAATTAAATCGGATGGATATTTACCTATTATATTTAAAATAAAAGAGAATATGAAGCAACATACAGCAGTCAATTTGGAAAAATGCCTTATAAGAGAAATAGGCACAATTTTAAATGTGTTGGGAGTTAAAAATGGACCTTTAACCAATCAAACTCCTGGTGGGGATGGCGGTCCAACTTTTTTTAAAAGAAAATTAACCGAAGAACATAAAGATAAAATTAGAAAAGCTAATACGGGTAAATCATTCACTTTACAAAGGAGGACAAATTTATCAATTGCTCAAAAAAGAAGAAACATTGTAATTGATCAAGATAAAAAAATTAAAATGTTAGAAGGTTTAAAAAACATGAGCGATGAATCCAGGGATAATATATCAAAGGCGACAAAAAACACAGTATGGATTTTTAATCCTATTTTGAATAAAAACAGAAGAATAAAAATTGAAAATATAGATAATTACCTAAAAGACGGATGGATTAAAGGATTTAAAGACTCAAGAAAATCTAATCATCGTTAACACCGCATTCCTTGCAACTATCCCACAATCGTCCACCAATAGGTAGTCCTAATTCTTTAGCTGTGAATTCCTCGCCTGTTTTTTCATCTATAAAGCAACTTTCTTTATTCAAACTATCATCACTTATATCTAAGTAATGACAATATCCGTCAGATTGGCTTCCGCCGTTTTCTACTTTATCGTAATATGGACAATTTTTTATATGATAAACACCTTTTTCATATTTTATACCTGTATAACAATATATTCCTTCTGGAATTATATTAGTGTCTTTATTTTTTCTTTTTAATGTTAGTTCTAATAATTCTTTATAACATTTTCTACATAAAGGCATATAACTTTCGTTGCCCCCAACTTGAACCTGTTCTCCTTCTACGATAATATCTTTAACCCATCCAAGCAACCCCTTTTTTGTAGAATATCTAATATTTAATATTGCTTTTTTTTCACAATTGTAACAAAGAGTTTTTAACTCTTCTATTTCGTCTGCTAATGTCAACATGTATATTGATCCTTCGAATGGAAAAGTTTTGAAATCACTCCTCAGCCCATAAGCGATAACTGGTATATTTAATATATCAACAACATCTGATAATTCATATATATGATGTTTTTTAAAAAATTGAACTTCGTCAACTAAAACACAATCTATTATTTTTTCATGATTTTTAACTATTTCAAATAAATTAGTTTCATCAGATACAGCAACCGCTGTTCTTTCAAGACCAGTTCTTGATTTTACTTTATTTTCACCATATCTATTATCTTTTATTGATGTAAATATAATTGGATATTTTCCTCTTTCTTCATAGTTATAATAGGTTTTTAAAAGATCAAGAGTTTTTCCTGCCCCCATTGAACTATATCTAAAAAACATTTTAGCCATTTAAAATCACTTAATTTTTACCCAAACTCTTTGGGTCTCATTAGCTTCTATTTTCATTTCAAAATTTGGAAGCGGACACCAATCTGGGGTTTCTGTAAATATTCTTTTGTCTGTAATCAAACAAACGTCTAATTTAATAGATTCTTTTGATCTATATGAATTTGGACAATCGGAACATTTTTCTATTTTTTTAAAAAATAATTTAGTCATAATTTTCAATTTCTTTTATCACTTTATCTATTTGTTTTCCTAAATCAATGGGAATCATAACTTCTTGTCTAATAATTTCCAATAATTGTTTCATACTCATAGAAACTTTGAGTAAAGCAGCTATGTCTTTTTCCATAGTAATATCAATTTTCTTATTTTTCTTGAATTGGTCTAATTCTAATTTCATTTTTTCATTTTCCAATTTTAAAAATTCGAGTTCATAATTTGGACTATCAGACCAAACTCTATCATTAAATGAACTTTTTCTTCTCATATAATGTTTTTGTTTTTTTATATTAAAAAAAACATTGATAGTTTAACAAAAAAAAACTAAAATCTAATATTAATATATAAAAATAAATCAAGATTAATATGAAAATAAAAAAGTATTCAGAATTTTTAAATGAAAATAAAACGCCTGAAAATTTTATTCCTGATTTTTTATATCATTCAATTGAACCTGAGAATTACGATAGTATTATGAGATACGGACTTAGAGGTGATATTTATTTAACCTTTACTCCGAAAGAAGCCGAAAAGCATCATCCAATAATTTTAAAAATTGATGTTAGAAATCGTCAATTAATTAATAGTAATGAAGGTTGGATTGTAAAAGATGTTCCAATTGATAATATCGAATTATATAATAAATGAAAGAATACAAAATAATAAATATTTAGATATGAACAAGAGAGAAGAGGAATTGATTACCACATTATATAATTATTATGTTGATGGTACAGTAACAGAACTTAAAGTTGGTGATTATGTTAAGTATACAAGAACTGTTTCTAAACATTCTGGTAAAATAGGCACATTTGAAGGAACTAACAATGAAGGTAAGTATAAAATTAGATTCGATGATATTAAAATATTGTTAATCTGTAATCCACAACACGTGGAATCGATTAAAAAAGATGAAAAAAGTATTGATCGTTTAATAAAAATATTAAAACAAATGGTTCTTGATGGGGATTTAAGTCAAGTTGCAATAAATGAATTTTTAAATGGATTAAACAGAGAAAAGAAATTGAAAGAAATAGATCCATACGATGAAGAAAATTGGGAAGAAGAAGAAAAAGGAATGTTCCTACCCAAAAGAATATCCAAAACAAAAAGTAGAAGAACCATAGACCCTTTTGATCGTAGTGGAGGTTTTCACAGAGGATGTTAAATGATATTATTTAATAAAAAAATAGAATTAAAAACTCATTATTGTCGATATTTCGACGATGAATTAGAGGAAGTTGATGAACCATATGTTAATGTTCAAATAAAAATAAATGGATGTAATGCTAATTGTTCATTTTGTAATAGTAAAAATGGACCATCTTTAGATGAAGATAAATATTATTCAAAATTAGAAAAAATATCAGAAAAAGTAAGAATTAGAAAATTAAATTTAAGTGGTGGCGAACCAACTCTTGATTTTGAAAAGTTAAAAAGAATATTATTAAAAACAAGAGAAATTCTTCCTAACGTTTATATGGCAATTAATACAAATGGATATAATTTTGAAAAATTATTCGAGAACGATTTATATAAAATAGTTGATAATATACAATTAAGCAGACATCATTACGTTGACGAAATCAACAACGAAATATTGGGTTTTAATTCAATATCAAAAGATATAATTCATAATATAAGCAAAGAATTAAGTAATAAAAGATTTTTAAATTTGTCTTGCAATCTTATTAATGGATATATAGATGATGAAAAAGAAATTTTCAATTTTTTAGAAGAATCTAGTAAAATTGATATTAGATGGGTTGGTTTTGTTACTCTCATATCTTTAAATGAATATTGTGAAAATAATATAATTAAATTTAATGACATGAATTTATTAAATGATAGATTCGTTATCACCAATAGATTTACTTTCAAAAATTTATGTAAATGTTATGGATATGTATATATACCAACAGACGGTGGTGATCCAATAAGAGTATATAATAAACAAACTGAAAAATCTGATGACATTAAAAACATATTGGTTTTCGATGGAGAAAATTTCAATATTGGATTTACAAATAATGTTTTAATTTAATCTATTGGTCTAGTAAAAATTTCTAACATGTTAGACGGTGATGGATCATAATTATATGGTTTCTTTATAATTGTTTTACACCATATAAATCATTCCAAATATCTTTATTCCCTTCTTTCAGATAATATCTATATCTATAATCTTTCCACGTTACGATTTTTTTCACATCATTTTATATTGTTTTCATATTTTAATTTTAAAATTAGATAATCCGTGACTATATCAAAAATTTTTAAATTATCTATATCGCCAAAACTAACTTTAACGACTCTATTTTCTTCTGTCACTTTAATGCTAGTTTGTTTATAATCATTATAATTTATTGTTAATAGACATATATGGTATTGCCCAACGTTATTAACGTCTTTAAATAAAACTTTATCGACTTCTATAGGAAATAATTGATTTAATACTACACCGGTTTTTTCATATAGAATGCGTCTAACATTTTGTGTTTCTGTTTGATCGTCGTTAAATGAATCTTTTATGCTTGTAAGATAATAATCTATTGTATTATATTCAGATTTATCCTTATATTTAAATTTAAATGCTGGACATTTTTCATGTTTTAGAAGTATGTATCCTTCATCTTTAAAATATGGTAATATGACTACTTCAGCGTCACTAATAACAACGTCTTTATCATCGAATTTAATAATTGATAATTCGTCATTTTTAAATATTTCTTCATTATCTTCGCGTTTTGGTTCATTTTTCTTTATTTTTGTAAATTTTTCCATAATTTATATTTATTTTTAATCATCGTCCCAATTTTCTTCTCCGTATGGATCAATATCTTTCATCTTATCTCTAATTTCTAAATTTCTTAAAGGTTTCTATCTTAGATAATCCTTCGTATGGATCTATTTTCTTTTTTCTAAATATATTAAATTCTTCGAATAATTTAATCATATTAATTTTTTTTAATTATATATAAAAAAACATTTTTCAATTTTAATATATAATTTTGTAAATTAAAAAAAATTATTTAACTTCGTAAAAAATAAATATAAATATTATGAAATTTAAGGATTGGTTCAAAAAGAATGTGGAAGAAAAACAATTACCCAAGATTGAAACTTTAAAAAATAAAAAAATTAACGAATCATTCGTCGAGTGTGGTACTTGTGAAGGTTCTGGCATAGATCCAAATAATGAAGACAGAAATTGTCCTGATTGTAATGGGGATGGTGGATATGATGACGGAAACGAAGGATGGTATAATAATGATGATGAACAATATCAACGTCAACAAAGAAAAGAAAAGAAACCAAAGGTTGGAAAAAATTTTAAAGTTGGAGATGTTCTAGTTTTAACGGATGATAAGAAATCATCTAAGATGCCACAAGATGCCTATGATTTCTTAATGACTTATAAAACATTCACTGTTAAATCAATAAACGATAAAGGTAAAATAAATATTGGATGTAGAATATCTAAAAACGAAAACGGTATAGGAGTTGAGAAAATCTATATGTTTTCAACAGATAGATTTGATTTATTGAACCCGGCAACATTATTGGAAGAAAAATAATCCATAAAAATAATGTATGTTACAATATTTATTTTATTTATCATCATTTTAATAATGTCTCTTCGTGAAGGAGTGGTATTGAAATGGACTCTCAATGGACATCCAGCTAAATTATCTAGCATATGGCATTCTTTAGGAATGACATTAAGAGCTTTAATTGTTCTTTTTGCTATTTATCAATTGTTTCCAAATTGGCAAGACATGATCCTAGCCGGACTTCTTGGGTTGAATTGGACTTGGACTATATATGATTTGTGTATTAACTGGATCAACGGATGGAAACTATGGTACACCGGTAAAACATCAGATATTGAAGTGAAATTAAAATCTAAGATTATTTGGATATTGAAAGCTATTTTGTTCGTTATTACTATTATCTATATAATAATATATTATACTATATTTTAATTAAAAACAATTTTATTAGATTTTTTCAATTTATTTATTGTTTTTTCATCCAAATATTTTTCTACTGTTTCTAATTCATTATCTATAAAATAATTCAATTTTATTTTTTTATTTAAAAAATCATTTATATTGATTTTATGGATATTGTATTCTCTTTCACATAAATTTATATCCATATAAATATCATCATTGATATACATATTAACGATTGTTTGTTCGTGTTCATTGAACAAAAAAATATAAAAATTATTTCCATCATAAAAAAAAATATTATTCATTCCATATTCTCTTTCAATTAAGTGATCGATCATGCTATCAATAGATTCACATGGTATAGATAATATTTTTTCTTTTATGTTTTTTAATTCTTTATTAATTATAATTTCTAATCCATTTTGATAATAAGTAGAATTACTAATCCATCCATCCACACTTATAGGTATATTTTTTAAATTTTCAACAAAAAAATTCGGAATGCCTCCAAATAATAATGTACTATAAGAATTATAATCTCCTCCGCCATCATTCATACAATATTCATAAAACCATAGATTATAATTATTTGAAAACATATTATTTTGGATGTTTAATAGTTCTTTTTTATCATTTATGATACAATCACCTTCTAAATAATTAAAATATTCATACCCCAATTTATCAGCCAGTGAAACCCCATTATAAATGGATCTGAAAATATTAAGATGTATAGAATTATCATATAAAACTCTACATGAAAAATTCTGAAGTGTTGCCCACCATCCATTATAATCGACGTTAATAGAATAGTCTAGAAAATCTTTAACGTTGTATTTATCATATATAACGTAATCTACAATATCATAGATTTCTTTATCTAATATTGGTAAATGGGTTGTTAAAATAATATCAAAGTTTAATTCCTTGATATTATTTATGCATTTTTTAATATTTTAATTCTCCTTTCGTTGGATGGATAAGAACCAATTATAAAAACATTTTTCATATAATAATTTCAATTTAGAAAAATCTTTCTAAATTAATTATTATATATTCATTTAACTATAAACAGTTTTATAAAGTTTAATATAATTTATTAAAACTTTATGTTTTTCCCATTTTTTTACCTCTATTAGCAAACCACCATTGCTTATCATCTACGTTATAAACCGATCTTTTTTTCAATTTTTCGAATTTAGTTTTATCATTTGATAATATATTTGTTAAAGGTACATAGAAACAATGTTTAGCTTTACCAATATCATTATGTCCCGAATGTAATTGTTTGCTAAAAGAATCGTTAAATTCTATTAAAAGATTACCATATTCCTCTATTTTTAAAATTTTGCCAATTTGATTTTCTAAATCAACATTGTCGTATTCTCCTTTAGTCATAATATCATCACCGACTTTCAAATCGGCTCTTTTAATAGTTATCTTTAATGTTTCCATATCATTATTTTTTTTATTTTTAAATCATCAATTTGATGTTTTGTATCAAAACCATCATCTTCATCTTCATCGTTTTATTTTGATCATTTTCTACGTGATATGATGATAATCCAAATCCAACAAGTTCTTCTAATGTTTTTAATCTTTTCATCTGATTTTTCAATTATATCCTTTAATAGTTAAATTATAATCTATTTATCATTAAATCACTTAATTGTTTTTAATTTATTTAATCCCTGGTAAATATTCACAACTCTCGTTTGGATCGTCACGTAACTTGGTTGAACATTCCAAGACGCACTTTGAGGTCTTTGTGCTAAGGCAGTTAACCATATGATACTTCCAATTTTAATTTCACTTGGATTACTTGTCATATTAAATTGTGGTCCGATTATAGCTTCTTCTAATTTAGCAATTCTATCTTTATCGGTTATTATATCGGATACCTGAAGTATCTCAATCGGACCTTCGACTTTTTCTATATTCCCGTCTTCTAATTCCTTTAAAGCAATAATATCCGAAGATATCGGATCAAATCCTTTTTTAGGATTAAACTCTTTCACTTTCTTATTTTTATACTCTTCAAAATCTGTTGTTAAATTAGACATTTATACTTTTATTATTTTATATAATTATCTCTTTCATCGTCATACATATCCATTAATATTTCTATAACTTTATTTATATTATCGATAAAATCATTTTTTTCTACATTTTTTGGTATGTTTAATCTATATGGTTTCCATCTTCCTTTAAAGGCATATTCCTCAGGAGGATCTTCTAAAAACCCGAAATCAGATGGAGCGGACATCTTATAATATCTATGATCTTCTTCTGAAATCTTCCACCCCCTTTTTATTAATAATGATAATAAATTATCTAATATTTTTTTATTATCATCCTCCCATATTTCTTCGTCGTAGGGATCTACATCTTTAAAATTCTCGAACTTCTTTATCATTTATTTTTTCTTCGTTTTTATATTGTAGTTTGTCAATCTATCTATTGTTCCTTCTTTACCAATAATTTCCATTATATCAAATAAAGAAGGTCCAAATCCCATTCCAGTTAAAACGAGTCTCAAAGAAGGAGCAACTGCACCAAAATTTAAACCATTAGAGTTAACATAATCTTCAAAAGCCTTTTGAATGTTTTCTGATGTCCAATTGGACACTTTTATAACAGATTCTTTTATTCCCTCAATTATAGCAGGACTTTTATCTGTCCATTTCTTTTCGGCTACTTTTTTATCATAAGTTGTTGGTTTTTCAAATAAATATAAAGAAGCATCATAAATGTCTTTTATAAAATTAGCCTTGCCTTTATTCATTTCAACCATTTTCTTAATAGTTCTATCTGGGAGGTCTATACCTCTTTCTTTTAACATTGGTTTTAATTGAACAACAACTTCTTCATCTGGCATTTGTTTCAAATATTGACCGTTATACCATTTAGCTTTATCAATATTAAATTTAGCACCGGATTTACCACATCTTTCTAATGAAAAAGATTTGGCCAATTCATCCATTGACATAATTTCTTGTTCTGTTCCTGGATTCCAACCAAGAAAAGCTAAGAAATTTATAAAAGCTTCTGGTAAATATCCTGAATCTTTATATCCGCTTGAACTTTTAGAAGGATCTTTTGGATCTTGCCATTTTAGAGGAAATACTGGGAATCCCATTTCATCACCATTACGTTTTGATAATTTACCATTTCCACCAGGATTAAGTAAAAGAGCTAAATGCGCAAATTCAGGAGCTTTCCATCCAAATGAATCGTATAAAAATACGTGAAGTGGAGCACTCGGAAGCCATTCTTCACCTCTAATCACGTGACTTGTTTTCATTAAATGATCATCAACTATATTAGCCAAATGATAAGTTGGAAGACCATCCGACTTAAATAAAACTTTATCATCTAATGTATCCGTATTTACGTTTATAGTTCCTCTAATAATATCATTAACAACTATATTTTGATTTTCTGGAAATTTTACTCTAATTACATATGGTACATTTTTTGAAAGTAAGTCATCTACTTCTCTTGGCGATAATGAAAGTGAATTTTTCATTTCCATTCTAGTTTTATAATCGTATTGAGGTGACTGAATGCCTTTTTTGATCAATCTAGATTTCATTTCTTCAATATCATCCGGTGTATCGAAACAATAATAGGCTTTACCATCATTTACCAAATCCTTTGCGTATTTTGGATAGATATTATATCTTTCAGATTGACGATAAGGGCCGTATGGACCACCAATCCAAGGAGCTTCATCTGGAACTATTCCACACCATTCTAAAGATTTTCTTATGTATTCTTCGGCTCCAGGAACAAATCTATTTTGATCAGTGTCTTCAATTCTCAAGTAAAAAACCCCATTATATTTTTTAGCGAAAAGATAGTTATAGAGCGCTGTTCGCACCCCCCCCAGATGGAGCGGACCCGTTGGGCTTGGCGCGAAGCGAGTCCTCACCGTTCCTGCGTTTCCGATGTTTTCTTTCATCATATCGACGAATTTTTCAAATTCTGTTAAATTTATTAGATTCATGTTTTTCATATCTTATTATTTATTTTTATATTTTTTGTTATATTTACCAATAGTTTCTGGAGTATTAACAAATGGAAAATAATTATCTTTATATCTCCAATAATAACCACCTGCACTATTAAAACTTTTTGTTCCCTTACAACAACCTATGATGTGTCTTCTATTTATTCCTGTTTCTTTTTCGGATTGACGAACAGAGTCGTATTCTTTAACCAATTCATCTGTTTCTATTTGATATTGACACACAGATTTACGATTTGGATGATTCATTTTCATTTTCAATAATTCTTCTTTGGTGTGTTTAAGTTCTCTTTCAACATAAGGAAAATATTCATCTTTGTATCTCCAATAATGACCAAATTTACTAGGTGTAGATTTACCCTTACAACTATCTATAATAGTTGAAACTTTATGACCAGTTTTTCTACTAGCTTCTCGTGTTGATATATATTCGGCTAAGAGTTTATCTGTCCCAATTTCGTATTCACACACTTCTCTTCTCAATGGATTGTTCATTAAAGTTTTTAATTTACTTTCTTCTGGTATTTTTTTTCCAGTCCAATAATCAGCACCTTGTCCACCACTTGTATCATTTTTCAATTTAAACCCCCATTGTTTAAGTTGTCCTATCCAGTATATTTCTAAATTATCTATATTATCTGCGTCGCTTTCATCTAGTACATCGATCATAGGTTTCAATTCTTGGTTTTTTAACCATAACAACCATTTATTTTTTGAGGTCCAAGAATCTTTTAGAGAATATGGACTATTGTGCGCCCAAAATCTATTTTTAAGATTTTTAGTTTTCCCAACATATTTCACTTCACCGTCTATCGGGTCGCTCAAAGTATAGATATAATATTTTTGTTTCATTTCTACTTTTTCATTCAAAGAATCTTTAAAAATCGTTTTCATTATTCATATATGTTTTTATGTTCAGTAATCTATTTTCACTCTTCTTCGTCACAAGGATCAATATCTTTATGATTATTTTTTTCTTTTACAAATATAATAAAATTTTTTAAATTATCACTCATATTTCTATATATTAAATTAAAATTTAATTTTATTCCCATTCTTCTTCACCGTAAGGATCTATATCTTTATATTTTTCAGATTTAATCCTTTGGTTCTCTTGAAATTCTTCTTTAGTTTTAGATAGAGAAATTTCCCATATATAACTTAACTGAACTGTATTTTTATTCAATGATTCTAAATCATATTTCCACATATTTTGATCATTTGAACAATAATAATTTTTTATCACATAATAACCGTGTGCATTTCTATGCATACCATGATAATATACTACATCACCGATTTTATATTTTGATTTATTTTTATTAAATTGTACAAATGTTTTCATTTATCATACCTCCCAATTTTCTTCACCGTAAGGGTCTACATCAGCGTGTGCTGCTAATTGTTGATCTCTTAATAATTTTTTATTCGAATCAGTGATTAAATAAGTATAACCTTTTTTTGTGTGTGTTTGATAAGAATTTATTTTTCCATTTTCATCATATAAAGTGACACCTTCCATATCGAATTTTTTACCCAATAATCTTAAAATAGATAATGTTTGATTAATTCTAATTAATATATTATTTAATATTTTTTTTATATTAATGTAAAAAAAATCCGTAAATGGAATAACCTTAAAACATTTTTCAAACACATTCCATTTTTCTTTAATGATGTTAATTTGATCTTGTGTAAAATGAAATTTATATTTCATTAGAATTGAAACAAACAATTTACTTATTAAACTCAAATTGATGTAATATTTATTTACTACTTTTGTCAATTTTTCATTAGATATAATTTCAGCAAATATTTTTCTATTTTCAAAAAATAAAGCATTTAAATGATCAATTCTTTCTTCGAAAGTTTCATTGAAAATTGATTCATTTATGTATGTGTCAAAATTTTTCATGTTATTCATACCATTCTTCTTCACCATATGGATCATTTTCTGTAAATTTTCTAATAGGTTCTACTATTTCGTATTCTTGTATAACGTCAGATAATATATCTAAATATGTATCATCATCAACATCTCTAATAGTTAAATTGCTGGTAAATAATTTTTTGTAATTAACGTTAAGTCTTAGCTTTTTTGCATATTTACCTGTAGTGGATAAAGAATTAGGAACTAACATTATATTATAGAGTTTATTTTTACTGTATATGTCAATTAGCTTATTTTTATATTTTTCATTTAAATAATCACAAACTTTTTCGACATCTTGCAAATCATCGTATATTTTTTTAATGTCGATTTTATCACCAATTTTTTTTAAAATAAAACTACTATTGTTCTCTTTTATCATTTTTTTCTGAGTGTCCTTATCAACATCATCCAAATATTTAGTTTTATTTTTTCTTAATTTATCGATATATCTATTCTTTCTTATTTTTCTTTTTTTTAATTCTCTATCTTTTCCGAAATAAGGGTCCTGCATAGAAATATCTTGCATGGTTATAACATCAGGTCTTCTATAAGTAGCTGAATCTGGACCTTTATTAAAAGAAGGTCCTGTGTTTTGATCACCAGATATTCCCATACTTCCATAACCAGTCACATTTCTGTAATCAGTATATTCTTCGAATGTTTTTAAATTTTTCATCTGGTTTTTATTCATCACACCCAATTTTTATTTACAAAATTTTCTGTATAAATATTTTTATCGGCGTTATCAGCCAATAATAATTTTTCAGCATTATATATTATATTTTGATTTAGAATATTTGATATTTCTTCCGTTGGAATAACATCTGTCAATATTCTCAAATTAGTGTATTTTATATTAGATCCTTTAATAGTTAAATCCATTTCGTGATCAAAGGATTGAACGTATGTTGATTCGTATTTATTTTCTTTAATTATTTTAAATGTTGATATTGATGTATTTAGTTCAACATTATTAACTGGTTTATATCCAGAACTTATTAAATATGTATATCCTGTCGAATCTAACCAAGATATGGTTTGTAATTGATAAGTATTAGAATTAAAGAAAACTATATCGTAATTATTATCTCTTTGATACAATTTCAATTCTACTGTTTTTTGACGTTGATCTAGGTTTATAACGAGGCCGTACCAAATATTAGTTAATAAATTAACACCGATTCTAGATTTGTCTGTTGCACTTAAAAATCCACTTAATTTATAATATTGATCGTTTAATTGAAAATTAATATCGTTGTTATAAAACCAAGATCTGTATCCTTTATTAGTAACAGTATCAAAATTATCAAAGAACCAGAAATTTGTTTTTTTATCTATATCATAAGTTTTCCATGAGTTTATATTTGGTTTATCGGGGTTCCACGAATTATTAAAATTAAACCAACATATGAAAGATCTGTTTGTTGATTCGGTGAAAACATTATCTGTTTTTTTATAAACAACTGCGGTTTTTCCAATAACATCTTTGAAATCGTAATGTGATTTTGAAAAGTCGAAATTATCATTAGATATATTTTCTTGAACTCTAATTACTTTATTATTAACAACATATCTCATCGGATCAAAAGTGAAAGGTTTGAATTGTTCAATATTAGCAATTTTTTCTTCTTCCTGTGTGGTTTCAATCCCCATAAGTTCTTGCATTGTAGTGTTTTTAGTAAGTGTATCTAATAAGGCTTTTGATTCTTCGTGAAGATTTCTGATATTCGCTTTTTGTTCGTATTTCTCAAGTATTACTTTATAATAATAACCAGCGTTCATAACTTCCCTATAAACTTGAGAATGTTTAACATAAAATAGTCTGTTTATAGGACATATGTATAATATATCGTTTTCACTAGGTCTTTTATCGATTCCAAATTTTCTTTTAAATTCGTCTTTGAGTATATGAATTTCAAACGTATCAAATAAATCCAAATTGAATTGATTGAATTTTACTGTATTATCTGGAAATTTATTATCAGGTACTAAAATTTTAACTTTTTTCATATCAATTATATTATATAATTGATATTCGTGCAATATGAAGTCTATTCCGTTTGAATCCGGATCAGTTAAATGATAATCTACTTCCCAACCAAAAACATCATTCACTTGATTGGCTAACATATTAGCAAAACTAACTATTTGTGTCATATCATAAGGTTTCCAGTATGTTGAACCGCCTATTTGAGCATTTTGATTTTGAGCAGTTATTGATGCGGTAGTTCCCCCAGCTGGAATTGTTCCATTAGAATTGTTTGGATTAGATGAATAACAACTTAGCCCCTGTGTCCAAAAATTCATATTTAAATCATAAGGAGTCATAACATTCGTTATTTGTCCGTTGCCTGGTGACATACTATAAGTCGAACCTGATTGCGTGCTTATATTCCAACCACATGTATCTGTTGATCCAGTGAAATGATTTATATACGGAACAATACAGTCTTGTCTTATTCCGTATCTGTTTGTTTTTAAAGAATTTGCAGAAACATTTTGAAAATCTCCAATTAAAATGACATCATATACGTTTGTCGGCTGGTTTGGTGGATATATTGTTTTTATTTTATATTCCACTCTAGCGAATCTAAGATTATTGAATCTAAACGTTGATATATTTGCTTTATTGAGAGGTTCCCATTTAGAATAAGTTCTACCGTTATCTTGAGTAACTCTATAATATATTTCTAAATTATCAATATCATCTGTTATAACTTGAAAATCAGAAATAGAAAATATTTTATATATGTCTTTTGGAATGAGAACTACTTCATTAATAGTTTCAGTTAAAGTGAATGGTCCGTCCGTCCAATTGAATTCATAATCACCTGATATTATTATGGCTGGTGTATAATCATCATCACCTATAATTATATTTGTTGGTGGAAGATCATCTATTTTATCATCAATTCTATAATAATATAATTCTAAATCGAAGGGTCTATTTGGTATACATGTAATTCCAGTTATTGCTGAAATAGGCATCAATTCACTCCAACAATCTTGACATTCAGATTGTTGATTGTCATATTTATTTTGATATTTGAAGAATACTGACAAATATTGTGATGAATCTATTGTTCCTCTAACAATTTGAGAATAAGAAGTGATTTTTTTTATCCCAGTTATTACTGCTGTTGGTTTAAGATACATAGTATTATTCGTTGGAGTGAGTGTTTGAGTGCCAATAAAATTCATTGTAAAGGTGCCGTCGAATTTTTTACTTAATAGATAATTCATATATAAAAAAAGAATTTTTTTATTTTAATATATATATTAAAGTTAGAATTCCAAAAAAAATAATCAAAATGTATATGAATAATCTAATGAATTTTGATGATTTTACTTTAAATGAAAAGAATAAACCATCTGAAGGATTAACAAAAGAAAAAAAATCCGATATAGTTAAAAGAGCTAGGAGAGGCGAAGATATTGGTAAGAAAGGAAAAAACTTTGAACAATTAAATAGATCGGATATTGATCCATACGGCGAGGAAGATTGGAACGATGATAATGATACACCGATAATACAGTTAGCTAAAGAACAAAATAAACCATTAGATCAAATAATGTCTTTATATTGTTATTATAATTCATTAACTAGTTTAGAAGGCATTGAACATTTAACTAATTTAGAAACATTAAATTGTTCTTATAATTCATTAACTAATTTAGAAGGCATTGAACATTTAACTAATTTAGAATTATTAGATTGTTCACGTAATCAATTAACTAATTTAGAAGGAATTGAACATTTAACGAATTTAAGAGAATTATATTGTCATTCTAATCAATTAACTAATTTAGAAGGAATTGAACATTTAACGAATTTAGAGATATTATATTGTCATTCTAATCAATTAACTAGTTTGGAAGGAATTGAACATTTAACTAATTTAAGAGAATTATATTGTCATAATAATCAATTAACTAATTTAGATGGAATTGAACATTTAACTAATTTAAGATATTTACATTGTTCGAATAATTCATTAACTAGTTTAGAAGGCATTGAACATTTAACGAATTTAGAATTATTAGATTGTTCACGTAATCAATTAACTAATTTAGATGGAATTGAACATTTAAAGAATTTACAATATTTATATTGTAATAATAATAGATTTACTGATGAATATAAAAATTATTTAAAATTAAAAACAAAAATAAAAAATATAATAATATGAAAAATTTAAAAAGTAGAAAAATTTATTTCAAAGAAGCGGTCGATGATAGTGATCTTATACCGATTAAAGGGGAATGGGAACCTTTAAAAAAAGAAAATAGATTTCTTTTATCAGAAGTAAAAGAATTATGCAAATTGGCGTTTGAAGCTGGTGAAAAGGGATTTTTAATTTTTGAACAATGGTGGAATGATCAACATATCAATGAAAACATTCTTCCACGCCCTTTTAAAAAAGTTAAATGTCTTGAATGTGGCGAAGAAGTATGTGATAATATGAATTATAAGATAGGACATCTATATAATAAACACAATTGTAAACCAAGTTTGAATGACTATAAAGCTATTGACATGATGAAAAAATATTTTCCATCTTCTTAGGTTATCTAAAATATGGAGAATGATACAGGATTAGAATCTTGGATTGTTCGTTAAAAATATACAGTTTAGGACTGTTATAGCTTCGGCTATCTAAACTCGGAAAAATCGCTACTTTCCGAGTTTTTTTATAATCTAATTTCAAATATTTTTGTTTTTTAATAACATGACTAGGTGGTAATTGCTCAAATATTCCATGCTCAGGACAAATTATTTTTATTTTTTTTTTTGGAGATTTCATAATTAACTAAACTATAATCATAAATATAATTGTGCACAATATTAGCTTTTTTTTATAAAATCTTCTGTTTTTTTGTTCATAAACTTTTATTTTTTATTCGTATATATTAAATAAATAAAAACAAATGATATTCGACTATGATAGTTGATTACGAATATTCTCAGCAAATTTTAAAAGTATCCTATATTGGTGATAATGGTCAAATTAAAATGAAACATTATAGATGGCCAAATCCACAAAAATATGTAGTTTGCTCGGATGATGATAGAGATAAAAGTGGTAAATATACAACTTGGGATGGTATGGCTTGCAAGTTAACATATACTCGAATGCCAGATCGATATTCAGTTTATGATTATATTGATAATTTACCACAAGAAGAACAAGATGTTCTTTTTAAATACGTAGAGCCCGAGATTTTTTTTGTTGATATTGAAAATGAAATTTTAGATAAAAGACCTCAACCAGAACTAGCAGAAAGTGCTATACAATCTATATCTATTGTGGTTAGAAATAAAGCTCTTGTTATGGGATTAAATGATTTATCAAAGGAACAAGAAGCATCTATTAGAGAAGATATAAATAATTATTTCGTAAAATTTAATGCGAATTATGATTTTAAATTCATTAAATATCGAAATGAATACGAGATGCTATTGAACTTTTTTGAAAAGTATGTTCCAAAAATGCCAGTTATAACTGGTTGGAATTTTACTGAATATGATTGGGTATTTCTCGTTAATAGAGCTAGAAAAATCGGAGTAGATCCAACATCAGCGTCATATACTAAAATATTAAGACAACCATTTAAAAGAGATAATAAAAATGGTAGACAAAAACAATCATATTGTGAACAACCAGCTCATAGATTAATTATTGATTATATGGAGCTCTATGAAAAATGGAACTCTACAATTAAAGTTAAAGAATCAAATTCACTAGACTTCGTTTCCGATGGAATTCTTGGTATTAAAAAAGTCAATTATGAAGGATCTCTTAAAACACTAGTCGTAAACGATTACAAAAAGTTTATATTTTATAATGCAGTAGATTCAATTCTAGTTCAGAAAATACACGAAAAAACAAAATGGATTGATATTCTTTATGGAATTGCCACCTTATCTCGAATTAAAATCCTAGACGCTTATTCAACTCTTCCAGTTACAGAAGGCATATTGAGAAGAAAATTAAAAAAAGAAAGAAATGTTATTCTATGTAAATTGGATAGAGATTTCTCAGATAATAATACAATAATGGAATCAGAGAAAACCGTTAAAGGAGGATGGGTCAAAGAACCTATAAAAGGAATGGCATTATGGACTGCTTGCTATGATTTCTCGTCCCTTTATCCAACGTGTATGAGGATGTTTAATATTTCGGCAGATTCTTATAAAGGTATTTTGTCTCCGGGTAAAGATTTTGCAATCTTTAATGGACATAGGGTTGATTTAGATTCTAATGATATTAAATTATTAAATGGTTCTGTTTTTAAAAATGAGGTCGGTGTAGTTAATCAAGTGATGACAGATATTTTTGCTGACAGAAAGAAATATAAGGGATTTATGATGAAAGAACACGATGAATTAGAGTCATATAAAAGAGAGCTTAGAAGTGCTGAAGATGAGCTTTTGTTGGAATTAGAACATATTGATTAAAAATATTCTTTTAAATGATATTAACTAAAAATTCAAATGTTACTATAACTTCGAGAAATATGGGTTATTATATTAATTACTTTAATGATATTAAAATAAATGATGTAATAAACGTTGATATAAATATTTTACATAAAGGAAGTAATTTAAAGATTAATGTATGTTGTGATAATTGTGGACAAGAAAAGGAAGTGTCTTATGTCAAGTATAATAATTATATAAAGGATGATGGTAAATATTACTGTAAAGATTGTAAATGGATAAAATATAAAGAAACAAATATAAAAAGATACGGAGTAACAAATCCATTAAAAAAAATGGAACTAAAAGAAAAAATAAAAAAATCTCTTATAGATAAATATGGTGTTGATAATCCAATGAAAGATAAAAATATAAAAGAAAAAGTAAAAAATACAATAAATGAAAAATATGGAGTTGACAACGTTTTTCAAAATGATGAAATAAAAGAAAAAATAAAAAATACGAATTTATTAAAATATGGGATTGAAAGTCATAATAAAAATGAAAAAATTAAAGAACATAAAAAAAATACATATTTAAAAAATTTTGGATATGAAAATGTTTTTTCATCTCCTGAAATAATAGATAAAATTAAAGAAATATTAATAGATAAATATGGTGTTGATAATATTTTTAAAAATGGTATAATTAGAGATAAATTTATAAATGAAAACAAAATAAAATGGTTTAATGAAATTAAAAATAAATATAAAAATTTAAATTTTATTAATGCAGATTTTGTTAAAAAAGAATTTCAAATTAATTGTGATAAAGGGCATACTTTCAATATAACTTTTAATTTATTTTATAACAGAAATAGAGAAAATTGCAAAACTGAAATTTGTACTATTTGCAATCCAATAGATAAACAAGAGTCCGGTTTGGAAATTCAAATTAGAGATTTTATAAAAGAAAATTATGATGGTATAATAGAATTAAACAATAATATTATTATAAATCCATATGAGATAGATATTTATTTACCAGAATTAAAAATTGGATTTGAATTCAATGGTCTTTATTGGCATTCGGAGATTTATAAAGACAAAAATTATCATATAAATAAAACAAATATATCGGAATCAAAAGAAATAAAATTAATTCAAATATATGAAGATGATTGGTTATATAAACAAGATATAGTTAAATCCAGAATACTAAATTTGCTAGGCAAATCTAATAAGATAATGGCTAGAAAAACTGAAATTAAAGAATTTAATGACACTAAAATGATAAAAGATTTCTTGGATAAAAATCATATTCAAGGACACGTTGGATCAAAAATTAAAATAGGACTTTTTTATGAAAATAAATTGGTTTCTTTAATGACATTTGGTGATAAAAGAAAATTAATGGGTCAGAAATCAGTAGTCGGAACTTATGAAATGTTAAGATTTTGCAATATATTAAATACTAATGTTATCGGCGGAGCTAGTCGATTATTTAAATATTTCGTCGATAAATATAATCCCAATGTTGTTATAAGTTACGCTGATCGCAGTTGGTCTAATGGCAATCTTTATAAAAAAATAGGATTTGATTTTATAAGAAAAACAGAACCTAATTATTATTATATAATAAACGGAAAAAGAAAACATAGATTTGTATTCAGAAAAGATAAATTAATTAAAGATGGTGCCGACCCATCAAAAACAGAACATGAAATAATGTTAGAAAAAAATATTTATAGAATATATGATTCTGGTCATTTAAAATTTATTTGGAAAAATAATAAAAAAACAAACCTCACAGAAAAAAATTGACATTTTAAAATTAATATATATGTAAGATGTTTTTTTGGTGGATTTTTCCGCCCAAAAAAAAAATGCTTATGAAGAAACAAATTTTTAACCAAGATGTTATTGGTCCTCAAGACTTTGATGAATTAGTCAATAAAATGAGGACTTTTTTTATGCAAAAAAATTATAAAGAAGTTTATCCTCAACCAATAAGATCTATTATGGCTGCCTGTGAGGATCCGAGAACTTTAAGATCTTTTACTTTCGATGGAAATACATGGCCTTTGAGTCAAACTAATCAAATGAATTTGGAAATGATATTACTAACTATGCCAGAGGAAGCAGATGGTATATATTGTATGACAACATCTTATAGAGATGAACCTAATCCTATACCTGGTAGACATGATAAAATATTTCCAATGTGGGAGTTTGAACATAAAGGAAACTTTCAAGATCTTATAAAAACATTAAGTGAATTGAGTGTTCATCTTGGTTTTGTGAAAAAAACTGAAGATATTCCAATATTCACATATGATGAATTGTGTGAACATTATGGTGTTGATAATTTAGAATCCGATCACGAAATATTAATATGGAAAGAATATGGTGACGTTGTTGGAATAACGTATTTTCCAGAAAGGACTCATCCATTTTGGAATATGAAACAAGATGGATTAAATAAAAAAGGTGAAAGATTATTTAATAAAACAGATTTTATTATTTGTGGTCAAGAAACATTTGGATCGGCTGAAAGATCTGTTGATGTAGAACAAATGAGAAATAGTTTCCATAGTATATCAGATGGAATGTATGCCAAGTTATTATATAACGAATTTGGTAAAGAAAGAGTTATCAATGAATTAGAATCTTATTTATCATTACCAATGATAAATAGATATGGTGCTGGTATTGGTTTTACAAGATTATATAGAAATATGAAATTAAAAGGACTAATTTAATTAGTCCTTTTAATCCTTATCTTGAATACATTTTTTTTTGAATACTTGTATATTTTGATTTAATTGTTTTTTATTTAAAATTTTTTTATGTATCTTTGTATAAATGAATAAAGAATTCCATAATAATCAACAAGTCTATATTTTTTTAGATCTAGACGGTGTTTTAGTGACCACCAATCAGTATTATACTAATAGGAAAAAATGGCATCCCATGTATGATTGCTACAGGTTTGATGAAAAATGTGTAAAGGTTTTTAATCAAATTCTTGATGAAGCAATGCTATCAAAAAAACCAATCGTTGTATTATCAAGTGATTGGGGTAAGAAATATTCATTGGAAGTAATGAATAGAATATTTGAGTGGAATAATGTTAAATGCACTATAACAGATATAACTCCGAATCTTTGGGGAATTGAATTTATGAAAGTTCAAGAACTGGAAGCTTGTCGTGCGTCTGAAATCATAAAATATGTGTGTGATAACAATGTACAGAAATTCATAGTCATTGATGATTACGATTTGAATCCTTGGTTTGAAGCGAATTTTATTCACATAAAACGCGCTAATGAGGGAATTAAACAATTGGGCATAAAAGAAAAAATCATTAAATTTTTAAAAGAACACTGTTAAAAATAAATTTTCATTGGATTATTTTAATATATAATGAAAATTAAAAATTAAAAAGATTTATTTTTTTTTTTAATTTTTAATAATAATTTTTTATATATAATAATATGAAAATATTAAGATATAATAATTTTTTTAAGGAAAATGTACAACCTTTTACTGGTGATGAAGAAGTTCAACTACAACCAGAAGAAGATAAATTGAACATTGATCAATATAACCAATTGAGATTATGGGATATTGATGATGATAGCTTTAAGACAGAAGATGAAAAGAAAAGGGATTTGAAAGTAAAAAAAATTCATGATGATTTAATTAAAAAAATAAAAAAAGAACCAAAGGTTGAAGAAGTAAGACAGCCAACACCTATAGAAATTGGTGATTGGGTAGAAATTTTTGATTTTAACGATTTGAATAAAAATCAAAAAAAGTTTTTAAAATCCAAACCCTATCATTACGTCAAAGCAGTCACTAATAGTAAAGGCAATATATATGAAGTCGGTGATCCACATATTGATATTGGATATAAAATTCCATTTAAAATGTGTAGATTTAAAAAAACAGAAAAACCGGATAGTAAATATAAAGTACTTTTTATTCAATTCGATTTGGCTATAGATACACATGGTGAAAAAGATGTCTATAATTTTTTTAGAGGATTTGAAAATATGTCCGGATTATTTCCAGTTTTATTTTATGAAAAAATGAAAGATGATGTTTTTGTTAATTTTGTTAATTATGATGATATTTATAAAATAAAAAAAGATTATTATGCACATGGTATTTGTTTGAAAGATTACAATTTTGTATTTTTTGGACACGTATCAAATTTCACATCTTTGTGTAAAATGATTGTTAATTATCTAAATAGAAATGATATTCCTTATTTAAAATATGGTACTTATAGTGAATATGATAATAAGGCTTATGAATTTGATCTTTTAGAAAATTTAGGATATCCATATATACCATCAATAATGACTACTAAATTAACAAATAAAATAATCAGTATAGTTGAAAATGACTTTGGATTCCCAGTTATTGTCAAAGATGTTAAAGCAAATAGAGGTACTGGCGTTTTCTTGATCAAAGATTTGAAAAACTTAATCAAAACTTTTTCACATAGATATTCTTCCAATTTGATGTTGATACAAAAATTCATACCAAACGATGGGGATTATAGGGTTATAACAATAAAAAATAAAGTTGAATTGATAATAAAGAAAAAAAGAATAGACGAAAAAGAATTTAGATCTAATGTGGCTAGAGGGGCAAAGGCTATAAAAGGAAAATTACCATCTAATATCATTAAAATGTGTGAAGATGTATCTAAACATTTAGACAGTGATATTTTAGGATTTGACATAATACAGAATAAAAATACAAAGGAATATTACATAATGGAGGTTAATTCGGCTTCACATTTCTCTACCTTTTCTGTTATATCGGGTGTCAATATTCCAGAAATAATAGTTAATTATATTATTAAAAAAATCAAAAATAATTAAAATGTATTCATTTAAAAAATATAAAAATTTTTTAAACGAAAATAATTATTTGACATTTGATGATCTCGTTTTTAAATATCATCCACAACTGAATACAGAATTTGATAAAATAAACTTCAATAACGGATATGTTCTATCGGTATTTAGACTCGATGATAAATATCTACCGGGAAGTGAATATAGTATGTTCTATTTTGATCATGAGAAAAGTAAATACATTCTACTATTTTCATCTAAAGAAGAAGTTAGTGAAAAAATGATTGAACTTCAAAAAAGAAAAGAAAAAAAGAGAATATTTACTACCGAAGATCCTTATGGCGAAGAAGATTGGAATAACGAAAATATAGTTCAGAAAAAAAAGATAAAATATAAAAATTTTTTAAACGAAAATAATTATTTGACATTTGATGATCTCGTTTTTAAAGATCATCCATATGTAGACGATGTAAAAATTGCCAAAATGGATTTCGATAATGGTTATAGTGTATCTTTATTATTTGGTGAAAAAGTGTATTCAAACTCTAAAGACACATACGAAATGATGTGTTTTGATTACAGAGGAGAAAATATTTACGATGATGTGTTACCATATTTAACTAAAGATCAAGTTAGTGAAAAAATGATTGAACTTCAAAAAAGAAAAGAAAAAAAGAGAATATTTACTGCCGAAGATCCTTATGGCGAAGAAGATTGGAATGATGATGATAATATTTCAGAAAATTTAGATCAAAAAGAAAAAATCACCACGGTACAATTATGGAATGAATATTTACGCAAAGGCAGGAAATATGTGATGGATAAATTAAGATATAGAGATATTGAATTTGTAACAAAATCAAAAAAAGTTAAAAAATACAAAGGTAAAATATGTGGTTTTGTTCCTGCTTTTTTGTATTCAGATAAAGAAATAATAATTCTTTTCGATACCAAAGAATATGGAGTTTTAAAAGTTAATGATAAATATCCAATTATTCTAAATCCAAAAAGTGAATACGAGGACGAAGACGATGAATAAACTTAAAAGTTATATAAATGATCTTTTGAAAAATAAAGTTCAACTAGATAAAGATATCTATTCTGATAAAAATGAAACAATTGAAAAAAAAGAAAATCTTAAAATTTTTATTAATTTTGTGAATGAAATTTATAAAAATGAAAAAATATCTGTTTTCACTTTTCCCTTTCTTGAAAATATAGACGATTTTATTATAAAACCTGAAAATATTTATTTAATTAAACAGATGTTTAAAATAATTCAAAAACAGGCGTTTTATTTTGATATAATCACATCCGGCGATTTTGGAAAATGGATATATAAATTAATCGAAGATAAAGTTATAAAATTCAACAACAATTTGGTCGTGGTCAGTGGACAAATTAGAAAAGTTAAAGAAGATGAAAATAATAAAATTGAAATTCTGAAAAAAAGATTTAATGATATATCATATAAAGATTTTATATTTATAGACGATAGTTTTGTATCCGGCGGAACTAGAGATAAAATAGATGAATTTTTAAGAAAAAAATTTAATTCCAGAATAATAAAAACATTCGCTTTCTATACACACTATCACGAAGACGATGACGATGTTCATTCTGAATATTGCTACGCTGATGAAAATAAAGAAAAAATTATACCTATTCATAAGCACATGGATTTCATTAACAGTATAGATTTAAAATCATATGAAGATATAATATATTCTAATATTAAAAATGGACAAATATCAGAAATGAGAGATCTTTTTAGGATTATAAAAAGAATTAGTGAAGCAGAAAAAAAACATAATTTTTAATTTTAAATATTTTTTGAAAAATAAATTGTAACTTATTTGTAATATGTGTGTCTAATTTTAAAAATAAATTATATGAAGAAAACAATTATTACAATAAGTTTAATGTTTATTTTTAATATCACAATAGCCGACATTAAAGACTCTAAAATAGAAAATATTCATTTCCAAAAAAATGAAGTTAAAATTAAAGATATAATACCCATTACTCCTAATGAAGCAACTTTTGAAGATTTTTATGACACCATTAATATTGAAAATTTAAAGCCAATAACACCAAGAGAAGCTGATTTTAATGAATAAAATAGATTATATAGGGAAATTAATATTAAATTCAAATGAAGATCATTGCTCAAATGAATTTATCGATAATGTAATGTCATTATGTTATAAATACGAAAAGAAAAAGGCAAGAATTAGAAAATATAAGAAATATTCTTTATTTACTTTACCAATTTTATTAATAATATTATTTCTATTTATTCCATTTTTAAATGAATTTATATTAATGATATTGAATAGAATAACTTTAATGATAATTTTAAGATATTATGTATTAACAACAACTTCTATTATAATATCATTTTATATAATCATGATAGAAAGAATATTTAAATTCATTAAAATGAAAAGTATTAGCCAAAATATATGTCTCTGAAATATTCAAACGCCATTTTAAATAATTGAAGAGGAACATCGTGTTCTAGACCCGGAATGATAAGAATTTGTCCATTGAATTTTTTACTTTCTAAATAACTAATAACAAGATGCCCATCAACACCACCGTTGTATTTTCTATCTCTTTCACCAATTATCATCATTTGATCATTATTAACTTGAATATCTAAATAATCTTGTGGTAATCTTTGTAGAGTAGGTGCTTCACTGGTTGATGCAATGGCCGGATTAAAATGTAAACCTTTCAAATTATATTTATTACAGAGGTGGAAACCAAGATGACCACCTGCCGAATAACCAATTATCATATCTGGATGTTCTTTTTCAATTATTTTTTCTAAATGTGGAAAAAGAACATCTCCCTCATACCAATAAATTTCAGGATAAATTAATTTGTCACCGAACATAGTGAAAACATTTATAAAGTGTTGACTGCGAACAAATGGCATTAAATTGTTTTGTTCATCTCTCATTCTACAAGAACCCGTAATAAACATTAATTTCATGTTGTTATATATTATTTTTGCAAATATAAAAAAAATTATTAATTTTGTCAAAATTAAATTAAATGCAAACTTTTTTACCATATTCTGACTTCAAAAAAACCTCAGAAGTATTGGATTATAAAAGATTAGGAAAACAAAGAGTAGAAGCGTCCCAAATATTAGATATTTTAATGGGCACTAAGAATTCTTGGATAAATCATCCAGCTGTAAAAATGTGGCTCGGATACGATGAAATGTTGAAACTATATTTTAATAACATTGTAATTGAATGGGTGAAAAGAGGATATAAAAATAATTATAATTTATTTAAGATGGATGAAAATAAATTAATATCCCCGTGGTGGTTAGGTAATGAAAATTTCCACAGGGCAATGCGCAGCAGACTTATTGAAAAATATCCAGAATTTTATTTACCAAAATTTCCAGAAGATAATGGTTTTAATAATGGTAAATATTTATGGCCAGTAAATGAAACTAAAACTTTTAGAATGATTTAGATTTATTTCTTTTTGTATAATCTTTATCTGTTTTTTGGATATTCCAAATTTAACAGTTTAGAATTTCTTTTTTCGAATTCGTTAATCATTTTTTTTGTTTCTCTTTTACAATTGCCCAGTATGTAAACATATTTATGTTTTGGTGTGGCTATTCTATTTATACATGATTTTTCGTATTTTTCTATCTCCAAATTTAATAATTTTTTAGTATCTAACGGAATTTCACTGACTTTATTCCAAGTAATTTCAATATTCAATTTTTTAGCCATCTTCTTATACATACTCCTTCTATGAAAATATCTACTAGAAAACCAATCCAAATGAGGTTTATTTAAATCGAAATATATTTTATTACTTCCATACTTTTGTCCCAAATATATAAAATTACAGGCTTGATAAATAGTTCCAAGTTCTTTAGCATCTGGATCAGAATAAGCAGTAAAAATTCTAAATTGTGTATTCTTTACCATCCATTTTATAGACCACATTATTAAAGATGAAGCTAAGTTTTTAGGTGTCCATGACGCACATGCCCCCCTACTTATTAATTTTTCTAATTGACTTGTATTATCACCCAACAATTTAGAAAATTGATTGGGCGTGGCCATAATAACAACACCAGCTAATTTATTTTCATATTTGGCTATAAATCTGTGTGTTGGTCTATTTGGCATTTTTCCTAACCATTCATATTTTTCTATAAAAATTTTAACTTCATCGCATAATATTTTGTTATTATCAGGAACGTATTCAAATGTAAAATCAGAAACATTTAATTTTTTTTCTATTTTAAATTCATTTATTGTATTTAATCTAATGTCATATTGCCATGAATGTTTTTTATTATATATATGAAATTTAATTAATTTGTTAAATACTTCATAATTTTTATCGATTAAAAAAATAAAATTATAACCTTGTTCTTGACAAGATTTTTGTTTAGCTAAATTTTTTTCTAAATTTTCATCGTACCATTTTTTTGATTTGATTTCAATAATTAAATTTAATGGTTCAAAATAAAAGTCAGGAAAATATATATGCTCTTTATTATTATAAATATATTTAATACTATTATGTCTTTTAATTCCTATATGGTAATATTTTTCTAAAAAATCTAATTCATAGCTGCCTTGATAATATAAATCTTTATATTTATTTATTTTAAATCCATTTTTCAACATTTTTTTGAAGAAATATTCATGTTGTGACGGAAATTCAACATCGTATTTGTCTAACATTACTTTTTTTAATTTGTTCTGTACTTCAGGATTCATCATTGGATTTTCGAAACCAAAAATTTCTAAACAAGTATCTTTGTATTTTTTTCTATTATTGAAATTTTCATTTCCGTACTTATCTTTTTTTGTTTTTGATATTTTATCTTTAATTATTTCAGATTTTAAAGGTGTAATGAATCCATATTTTTCTAAATTGGTTTTTTTAAATTTGTTTAAAAATTCTTCTTTTTTTAAAGGACAATCTACCCCGTATTTTACTTTAAAAGAATTTTTAAATTGTTCAGTTTTCATATATGAAGTTTCACCATATTTATTTAAACATGTTTTCTTTATTTTTTCTTTTATTTCTTTTGATTGTGATGGAAATTCCACACCATATTTAATTTTATTCGAATTTTTAATTTTTTCAATTATATCTACTCTTTGTAATGGAGATTCAAATCCATATTTTTTTAAATTGGTATCTTTTGCTTTTATAAATGAACACTTATTACAATAATAATTTTTATTATCTTTCGTGTTTCTTAAATAAGAATAATATGAAATATTTAAATTTTTACCACAATTATCACATTTTACATCAATTTTTATTTTAGATGTTTCAGGTAATTGTTCTGGAATTATTTCAATAACATCTCCCGAATTAATATCAAATCCTATTTTTTTATAATAACCAATATTTTTATTCGTTGTTTTTATTTCTATTTTTTCTGTTAAAATCATTTCTTTAAAGTTCAAATTATTACATTTATATATCAATTTTCAAAGTTCAAATTATTATATTCATATGAATGAACAAAGTTTGAACAAAAAAAAATCCTAAGAATTAAATTTGAATTTTAAATGTCCCGAGTCATATATTCTATAGATTCTTCTTTCTAACATTATTTCGTGTTCTGTTTTATTTGAATCAAAACCTTCTTTTATTAATTTATCCTTTCTAAAATTAAAACGATGCATTCTAATTCCATCTATTACATAATAATAATTTGGTCTGGTTTTATGTTCTAGTTTAAAACCTAATATTTTGTATAAATGACCAGATGACCAAGATCTATCAGCATAACTAATTACTTCTATCGGATTATATTTTTCAATGAAATATTTAAAAAGTTTACTAGCTCCTCCCACAACATTAGTATTCAATTTATTACAAAATCTTAATAATTCGTATGAATTCGCTGTTGATTTTTGACCCATTGATTTTCTTAAAGATCCAAATGTCATGAGAGAAACAAGTTCATTTTCGTAAAAAAGTCCTATTTTAATTTTCGAACCTACGTGTCCTTGAATATGATTGACATCTAAAAATGTTTTAGATGATATTGTATTTATTTCTTTTATTTCACATTTTCTAGCATATATTTTATTTGATTCGCCTAAGATATTTAATATTCTAGATTTTACTATATCTTGTTTATAGATCCAATCGTCTTCGTAAATATGTATGAGTTTAATTCCATTTTTTTCGGATAGTTCTGTTTTTTCTAAATGATAATTATTTGATTTATATAATTCATTATGCCAATAAACACCATTAAATTCAAATCCTAATTTGAGTTCTGGAAGATATATATCTATCTCATAAGGCTTTATAATTTCTCTATTATTACTCAATATTTCACCACAATAATTTAATTTTATAAAATCAATAAAATCTATTTGAAAGCCTGAATTATTATAACTATTAATTGGATTGCACACAGTACATAATTTAGTTTTACATTTTAATCTATTATACAATAACATTGAAGATATTGTGAATTCATGTGATTCTCTACAATCGCATTTAAAAGTATAATTAGAAGAATCTATTTTAATAATATTAATATTTTCGAATTTTTTTAAAATATTCTCAATTTTGGTTTTCTTTGATTTTTCTTTGATTATATCGGATTTCATCGGATTATATACACCATAATTACTCATTAGTGTTTGTAAAGATTTTTTTCTTACTTCCATATTTTGCAAGGGTGAACGTTCTTTATATTTATCTATATTTGTTTCTATTAATTTGTTAACGATTTCTTTATTTTTCAAAGGAACATCGACCCCATATTTTTTTATATTAGTTTTTATTATTTTCAATCTAACTTCATCATTTTGTAACGTGCATTCTACTCCATATTTTTTCAAATTAGTATTTTTTAAATTTTGTAAAATTTCTCTATTTTTCAATGGATGATCTACACCATATTTTTTTAAACATTCATTTTTAGTTTTTTCTTTATATTCATTTGTCATTGAGTAATATTCAACACCATATTTTTCTATATTTGTTTTTTTTATTTTATTTTTTATATTTTCATCTTGAAAAACATTTTCTACTCCGTATTTTTGAATATTTGTCAACTTAGTTTTTTCCCATTTACATTCCGCACAATAATATTTATCAGATAAATCTTTAGTGATTTTTCTATAATCGAAATATCTTATCTTTTTTTCTTTTCCACACGAATCGCAAATAACATCTATTCTAACTTTAGAATATTTTGGTAAATTTTTTATATCAATATTAATAGTATCACCAGATTTGATACTATTATTATAATTTTTATAATAAGATAAATTTTTATTATGAACTTTAATATCAATATTGTGATTTTTTATCATTGGAAGTTATTGGTTTTTTTCTATTATATATATTAATTTTAAAGTTCAAATTATTATATTCATATGAATAAACAAAGTTTGAACAAAAAAAAAGATCCAGCACATTGCCGGATCTTTTTTATTTACTATAATAATATAATTATTGATAGTCTGATTAGATAAGAACACCTTCAGAATCAGTAACCTTAATAGCCATGAATTGTTTTTCTGGGAAGAATCCAATATCAGCAACAGCATATCTGCTTCTGATCAACATTCTTGGTGCCCACGTCGCTTCGGAAATCAAGGAAATTGATTGTGCCATTAAATAAGGGATAAAGAGAAGACCTGGTTGATCAACACTATTTTTTCTACCTAAATAGATATAGTTATCATCCCATCTCATGTATGGATCAACGTAGATTGCGATATTACCAACATTACCCATTGGATAAAGTTGACCGTTGGTATTTAATTTGCCAGCGTTAACTGGATTAATAGTATAACCAGCGATATCTTGAATAACGGAAGCTAAGTTACCGTTTGTTACTAAATATTGAGCTGGTCCAATTCTACCATCAGTAGCGATGAAGTTAGAAGCGTTATTGATTTTGGCAATAAGTTTTCTTTGGATTGAGTGAGTTGTTTCACCCATTCCAGTATTCAAAGCTGCTACGTATGTATCAACATTGAGGTCGAATTTTGATGTTACACCATCTGCCATTTTTGGAGCAGTATAAGATGTTCTATTCTTGAGAGCTAAGTTTCTAACTTTACCGACGATTTCTTTAGAAATAACTTGGGTAAGTTCGTTAATTAAAACTCCTTCGAGTTTTTGAACAATATCCATACCGGTTGCGGCTTTGATATCTTCAATTTGAGTTCTTTTCAATGTTGATGAAATTTCAACATCTCCTACTTGTACTGATTTTGTGAATACATCAGGACCAATAACACCAGGATAAGTTTTTTCATCTTGGAATCTTGACATAGGACCTTCCCAGCCATTTTCCATATTAGATGTCCAACCAGCTGAAAATCCAGGTAGGTGATCTTCCAATAGTGAAATCAATTCAATTGTCCATGTACCAGCTGTTAAACCTGTAGTAGTTGTACCGCTTATAGTACCAAAATCATTAGTTGATAAGTAGGTAGTAATAGCGCCAGTTTGTGGGAATGTATTCATTCCAGTTTGCCATGGGTAATTTGCAGCCCCTGTAGAATCTTGTGGTACCAAAGAACCAACTGAGAAACCAGCTTGTCTGTAGCATCTAAACATTGGATAACCATCAATTCTGGAAAATCCTAAAAATTCCAACCAATCGGTATAAGAACCAACTGCTGGTCCATTTGTCATTGTAGCTACTGCTCCACCAGCTCCAATATGAACCCAAGTTCTCTTGGATAATCCACCAACTCTTTCTTGAATACTCAATAAAGAAAGTTGTAATTGAAGAGCTTGTTTTAAAAGTAAATCTTCTGCTGTATCATTACCTTTAACTTTAAAAACCAAAGGTCTTTGATTAGCGTCAGCTGTTTCGCGAATACCGTCAGCATAAGCGTTATCATATTTGAAATCAACAAATAAGAGTTCGATTCTTGGAGAAGCTGTTGGTTTAACACCAACCAAATCCAAACCAATCGTTTGAGCTGCGATCTTCATTGCGACAGGGAGAAGATTTTGTGCAACGTCACCACTACCGATTACTCCATCACCTTGCCAAGTGGCACCAGGAACTGTAGAGATAACGGGAGCTAGAACTTTGCCCATACCATTTTGATTCAATGTTGCATAACCAACATTTTCATTCATTTGATGCATTTCTGCATATTCGGACATCCATGCTCTTTTATCATCATCAACAACTTTAAGAGCGTCTAAGATAGGAGCCCATTTTTTTTGTGCTTTCACACCGTCTACTATAAAATTCATTTTTTTAATTTTTTTTTTAGTTATATATTTGATTTAAAAAGTCATTTTTTTCTAAATCGACTATCAAACATATAAAATTTATCTTTGTAATCTTTTTAAATATGCTTCTAATTGATTTTCAGATAACTTTGTATTATCAAAACTATTATTTTTTTCTGTTAACAGTGTAACTTTACCTGAACTTTTTTTAGCATATTCGTGGAGGTTTCTACTATTCCAGAAACTTTCCATTTTATCCTCAGTAAGGTTTGTATAAAATTGTGCACTACTTATAATACTTCCTTGAACTTCTGGACGTAAACTTTCCCAAATTGGTCTAAGATCGTTTGGGATATTGTCGATCAATTTGTCATTAAAGCTTCTTACGGCTGAAGTTAGAGCTTTAGCCATTATTGTTAAAACTTCATTTTCTGTTGTATAACCATTACTTTCGTTCATTGCAACGATTACTTTTTCTTTATCTGATTGAGAAAGGTTATAGTATGCTGCCTTTTTCTTTTCAGTTAAGAAAAGTAAGAAATGAGGTTCTTTATCTTCTGAAGCCTTGCGTTTTTTGGATTCATTGATTTGCTTTAACACTAATTTCTTTAATGTATTTTCTGAATCATAAATTTTATCACCTATGATTGATAATCTATTTTCTTGAATTTCTTGAACTTCACCGGTATCTGATAATTTAACTACAGCAATTCCATTGTCAGCATTAATTGCTAAAATTTCACCCGTTTTATCATCGTCAATTTTAACAACTTGACCAGGTACTAGTTCTGTTTTATCTTCTTCATCTTGAATTTCTTCGGCATTTACTCCTTCAATATCAACATCTTCTTCCTCTTCATCTTGACCTTGCGTTTGAGCTTGACCTTGCGTTTGAACTTGAGCTTGACCTTGCGTTTGAGTCTGACCTTGATTTTGAACTCCAGTTTCATCGTCGTCATCGATTGGTTGAACGTTGTTCATATCTTCGTCATCATCGTAATACTTTGCGACAGAACCGGTTTTAAAATTACCCATTTTTTCTTCAGGAGTTTCAATAGATTCTCTTATCAAATTTCCTTTAGAATTTAATTTTTCAGCGATGTATTTATTATATTCTATATTTTTATCTAAAGATTCAGCGATGTAATTTTCATAAGCAATTGCATCCGTCAAATTTTCAGCAATATATTCAGCATATTTAATACTATTATCGAGTTGTTCACCAATATATTCTGAATATTTGATTCCATTATCAACATGCTCGGCGATATATTCTGCATATTTAATATTATTATCAACATGTTCAGCAACATATTCTGAATAAGCTATATTTTTATCTAAACTTTCAGCAACATATTCTGAATAAGCTATATTTTTATCTAGATTTTCAGCTATATATTCGGAATAATCAATTGATTTATCAACGTTTTCAGCGATATATTCTGAATATTTAATTGTATTATCAACGTTTTCAGCGATATATTCTGAGAAGTCTATTGATTTATCCAGTGTTTCTGCAATGTAATTGGAATAATCAATTGATTTATCAACTGATTCAGCAACATATTCAGTATATCCAATTGCTTTTTCTAGATTTTCTGCCAGATAATCATTGTGTTCGATAATTTTTTTAGTTCTTTCTGTAGTTCTTTCTAAATCTTCTTCTAGTTTTTCGTTTGTTTTTTTAATTTTTTTATTTTCTTTAACCAATACTTGCATCGTTTCGGCTAAGTAATCGAGATAAGAAGCTATCTTCTTAAATCCCTCATTGAAGGTTTCGTACTTTTCATACAAATCATTTAATTTTTTTGGATCAAAATCACCATTTTTAATGGTTTCACTAATTTCATTTTTTGTTTTAGCAATTTCTCCAGTTAAATAATTAGAGTACTTTTCCATCTGTTCTTTTGTTACAAATTCATTATTATCCATATTGAACAAATCGTTTATTTTTGACTCGTCGGATATATCATATATCCTAAAGTTAGCACTTTCGTTAAATCCTAATGATTCATTTAATGTGCGAAGTTCCATTTTTGCGGAGCTAAAACCAGGATCTGCAACAGCGTCATAAGTAAACAATTTCTTAATTGTTACTTCGCCATTTGATTCTGTTATTCCAGCGGCCCTAGATGAAACAAAAATAGGGCAATCATCATCTATTAAAGCTTGGGCTTCTTTCCCCCAACGAGTATTTAGTAATTTAATTTCACCATCAACTCTATTTTTATCTTTTACATAAAAAGCTTTTTCTACAATGTGAGATACCCTAGATAAACTTGTATCAAAAACATCAGGATGATCGAACTCGCCATAAACGACACCCAGTGTTTTTTTCCTTTCTAATAATTCATCCAAGTGCGGCAAAAATCTATCAGCACTATATATCCTATCGTTTCTGTTCTTCACACCAAATTCAGTGAATATACCACCTAAAATGTATTGACGTTTCCCTGTTGGGGTAACAGATTCGTTGACTTTTTGCAATCCATTGGTTGAATTTTCAATAATCAGAACATTCTTCATGTTTGCTTTTATTTTTTTATTTATATATTACATTAAAAATGTGATATTTTTCTATTTTGATGTATTTAATGGTGATTTAGACAAAACATAACATCCATTTAATTATATATATTAATAAATCTTATCATGATAATAGACGATAAAGTAAGTATAACATTGAATTCATCGAATATTAGTAGATATAAAAAGCTAGGTTATATTGGGAGAGTCAATGAAACAATTGATGTGTTTATTAAGGATTTAAGTAACGGGAGTCATGCGTTAATTAATATAAGGTGTGATATTTGTGGAATAGAAAGGAAAGTCAAATTTAATTCTATAGTGAAGAATGATTATTTAATCAAATATTATTGTAAAAAATGTAAAAATGAAAAGAATTTATTAGAAAAATATGGAGTAAAAAATGTTTTTCAAATAGATAATGTTAAGAACAAAATAAAAGAAAAAAACTTAGAGAAATATGGAGTAGATAATGTGTCTAAGAGTATTGAAATAAAAGAAAAAAAAATAAAAACTAATAGAATAAATTGGGGATGCGATTGGGGGTTATCAAATGATATTATAAAAAATAAATCTAAAAAAACCATAATGGATAAATATGGTGTTGATAATGTATCTAAAAATAAAAATATAAAAATCAAAAAAGAAAAAACATGTTTTGAAAATAATGGAGTAAAATATATATCACAATCAATTGATTTTAAACAAAAAATTAAAAACAAAGTTTTAAATTTCTTAAAAAATAAATATGGAATTATTGATTATGTTGGAGATGATTATATTTTTTATTGTAAAAAATGCAATCAAAATTTTTCATTAAATAAAAGAGCATATCAAACAAGAAGAGAATTAAAAGTTGAATTGTGTTCGATATGTAATCCAATTGGTTATTTTTCAACATCGAGTGAAGAAAAAAACATAATAGATTTTATAAAAAAAAACTATCAATTTGATGTCATTACTAACGCTAAAATAATACCACCAAAAGAAATAGACATTTATTTACCAAATTTGAAAATTGCTTTCGAATTTAATGGACTTTATTGGCATTCTGAATTTTACAAAGATGCAAATTATCATTTAAATAAAACCGAAGAATGTGAAAAATTAGGAATTCATTTAATACATATTTACGAAGACGATTGGTTATATAAACAAAACATAGTTAAATCTAGAATATTAAATATTCTAGGCAAATCAAATAAAATATATGCTAGAAAATGTGAAATAAAAGAAATAACTGATAATAATATGGTTAAAGATTTTTTAGAATTAAACCATATTCAAGGTTTTGTTGGTTCTAAAATAAAAATCGGACTTTTTTATAACGAAGAAATCGTATCTTTAATGACATTTGGATCATTGAGAATTCCCATGGGTCAAAAATCTTCAATTAGTTCATTTGAAATGCTTAGATTTTGTAATAAAATAAATATTAACGTTATAGGTGGAGCTAGTAAACTTTTTAAATATTTTATTGAAAAATATAATCCGATAGAAGTAATTAGTTATGCTGATCGTAGTTGGTCCAATGGTGATTTATATAAGAAACTAGAATTTGAATTGATTCATAAAACAAAACCAAATTATTATTATATTATTAATAAAACAAGAAAATATAGATTTAATTTTAGAAAAAATAAATTGATAACAGAAGGATTTGATTCGACTAAAACCGAACATGAAATAATGTTAGATAGAGGAATACTTAGAATATATGATTCAGGTAGTTTAAAATTTTTATGGAATAAAAAATGATAATAGAAAAAAATATAGATGTAAAGATAACCAAACAAAATATTGATTATTTTAAGAAATTTGATTATATTGTTAATTTAAAAGATATTATAACTATTCCAATTGAACATTTGCAAAAACAAAGTCATAAAAAATTACATGTCAGGTGCGATGTTTGTGGATTAGAGACAATTTTATCATATAAAAATTATAATAAAAATTTTAAAAAATATAATTTATATACATGTTTGAAGTGTAGCTGCATAAAAAACAAAAAAACGTGTTTAGAAAAATATGGAGTAGAACATCAAATGTTGTTTGATGAAACTAAAGAAAAAATAAAAAAAACCTGTATAAAAAAATATGGAGTAGATAATCCTCTCAAAGATAATAATATTAAGGAAAAAATTAAAGCGACGTTTAACGATAAATATGGATCAGATAATTCTTTCATGTCCAATATTATTTTAGATAAAATAAAAAACACCAATAAAAAAAAATACAAAAATGATTATTATTTTGGTTCAGAAGAATTTAAAAATAGTATCAAAGACACATTTGTAAATAAATACGGTGTGGATAATCCATCTAAATCCATCGAATTACAAACTAAAAAATTAAAAAAATTATATTGTAAGTTAAATATCATAAATATAGATTTTAAAAATAAAAAATATACAATATTTTGTGATGTGTGTAAAAAACAATATGATATTCCTTTTATTATATTACATCAAAGATTTAAAATCTATAAAACAACTATTTGCACTATTTGTAATCCTATAGGCTCTTCTTCAAATAGCGGATTTGAGGTGCAATTACAAGAATTCATAAAAGAAAATTATAATAAAGAAATTTCATTAAATGATAGAAAGACAATAAATCCTTATGAAATAGATATATATTTACCGGAATTGAAATTGGCTTTCGAATTTAATGGATTATATTGGCATTCCGAGATATTTAAAGAAAATTATTATCATTTTAATAAAACTGAATTATGTGAAAAAAACGAAATGAAACTTATTCAAATATACGAAGATGATTGGTTATATAAAACTGATATAGTCAAATCTAGAATTTTAAATCTTATCGGAAAATCTAATAAAATAATGGCTAGAAAATGCGATATAAAAGAAATAACCGATAATAAATTAGTTAAAATTTTTTTAGAAAAAAATCATTTACAAGGTTTTGTCGGTTCTAAAATAAAAATTGGTTTATTTAATCAAAATGAATTAGTATCAATCATGACATTTGGATCTTTAAGAAAATCGATGGGTCAAAAATCAATAGATGACACATATGAAATACTTAGATTCTGCAATAAATTAAACACTAATGTAATTGGTAGTGCTTCTAAATTATTTAAATATTTTATCAAAAAATATAATCCGATAGAAATAATTAGTTATGCCGATAGATCGTGGTCAACAGGTAACTTATATGAAAATCTTGGATTCAAACTAATTCATAAAACACGACCAAACTATTTTTATATTATAGACGGAATAAGAAAATATAGATTCAATTTTAGAAAAGATAATTTAGTAAAAAACGGTGAAGATCCAAATAAATCTGAACACGATATAATGATAGAAAAAAATATATTTAGAATATACGATAGTGGAAATTTAAAATATATATGGAATAAATAAAATCTTTAATATTAAATTAAAAAAACCTATCAAAAAGATAGGTTTTTTTGTTTATTTCTTTATCTGAACGATTCACTGGATAAAGGCACATAATGGTTTCTTATTAGAATGTGGCTCCTTGTCCGGCTTGTGGTGATGGTGTTTGAGATCCTCCACCCGCTTGTGTTCCACCGCCAAATTGAGCACCGGCTTGTGCTCCACCACCGGCTTGCGCTTCTCCACCTATTTGTGCTCCACCGCCAAATTGAGCGCCACCAGCTTGTGATCCACCACCAAATTGTGCTCCTCCCCCCATTTGTGCTCCTCCACCACCACCGAATTGAGCGCCTCCACCAAATCCGCCGGCAAATCCACCTTCTGGACCAGCACCTTCTGGACCACCGACTCCGGATTTGAGTTCTAGCATTTTATATTTTCTATTTTCTTCAATATCAGCATCTGTAAATTTCATAATATGACGCATTACCCATTCAATACTTAAAAATGATTTTCCTTCTGAATTTTGTAATGACGACATTAATGTTGATGCGATACCAGCTCTTTCACTCATATTTTTCAAATGTCTCCATTCTTCGAATAATGTATCAGATATGAATTCTAATCTTATGTTGTCATTGAAAGTAGTATCGTCTTTTAATTCCGGAAATTCTAAAATCATTTGAATTTTTAACGGTTTCAATAAGATTTCTTTAAATATTGTTCTAACTCTATTTATATAGTTTTTAAATTTTACTTCGTCTCTCGTAATTGCTGCACTGGAATCATATGCATAAGATCCACCACCATTATCTTCATCAAATCTTTGAAAAGGCAATTTACTTGCTCTTTTCAATATTTTATAAAACCATTGAAGTACTATATCTTCATTTAAATTTACTTGAGTCGGTTGTAATATATCTATGCTAGGTGTACCTCCTTGTCCTTCTGGAAACCAGAAATCTTTACTAAATGGTATATTAGTGCTACCGTTTATAGCAACAGTGCCCATTCTTTCGTCCCATTGTACGTCGTCGTGATATTCACTCATTAATTCATAAACTTGTTGTTCGGCTTGTTGTCGAGTTAATCCTCCGACTGGTATTACAAATTTTTTATAAATTGATGCTTGATTTATATTATATAATAGACGAGCTTGCTCAATCATTTTTAATTGGTTATATGGTCTAATTAAATTTTCAACATAAGAAGTTTCACCATATTCATTATTATTTGAATATGATATATAAATAATTTGAGAATCTAATAAGATTTTACGCATTTGTGGATTATCTGGATGTTGAATCCAGATCATTGTATTTGTATTCGGATCAGTAGCAACAATCAGTGTTAAAGGATCTAATGGAGCTAAATCTATTATATTTTTTTGTTTATCGTCATAGATAATTTCATATGAAATATAACCGTCTATTAAAAGATTTTTAAGATATTGCCAAGCGATTTGACCTTCGTTAAAATTGAAAGTGTTTATTATTTTCGTGAATACTTCTTGGTATTTTTGTTTTATAGTTTGTTCGTAAGTATCTGGAAGATCTTTAACAAAACAAAATCTATTATTATCATCATATATAATACACTCATCAGCAATTTGTGTAATAAAATCTTTTATTTCGTCTTTTATAGAGTATTGTCTTAATATTTTTCTTTTATCTAAATATGTTCTATCGAGATATGCTATTGATTTTTTGTCTAAAAATCTAGCAATAGTCTTTTTAGTAAATAAATCATACATATTTGAACTATTCGGTTGATATAATACATCAGTAGTTTCTTCATGGACACCAACAGCGTAGGCGTTTCTTATTCTCATGTCATTATATTCAAGACCCCCGAACATTGTAGAGAGTCCTCTTAAAATTCTATTGAATAATCCGAAATTTGAAGAGTTTCCTTGATTATTTTTATATCTATCGTAACTTGCCATTTAATTTATTTATTTTTTACTATATATTAATATATTATGATTGATTTAATTATCATATAATTTGTAATGATTTTCAATCAATCTCAATTTTTGATAATATTCTTTAACATCGTTATCGAAATCTTGCACTGTTTTTTCATATAATTCTAAAATTATAGATAATTTTTCTTTTTCTTTTTCTATATCTGTATTTTTTAATGCTTTTATCATAATGTTTTTATTTACTTGTTTAGTATTTAAAAAAATAAATCTAGGTACAATATTAATGGATATTCCATAAATTTCAGGTTCACCTTTATCAACACCAACTATTTTACTATAATCAAAACCTGTTATACAAAAATTAAAATCCCCGTTATTTTTTAAAGATCTGTATATTGATTCAAAGTTAACTTTTAAAGGTATTTCTTTATTAACATCATTATCATTATCGTTATTTTTTATATTTTTTATTATTATTGATTGAAACATATTAAATAATTTATCCAGATATACAATCTTATATCTAAAAGGCAAATAATCAAAATTTATCGCATAAATAATTCTTTTTTGAATTTCTGCATTGTATCTATCGTCTATTACAAAAACAGGACACCATAATTTGTTTCCATTATAATTATATCTTATCAAATAAAATTTACCAACGTAGATTCCTCCTTTAATTGATCGTTTAACTTCAAGATTTGGATTTTTTATTAAACTGAAAATAAGATCAGTAGACTCTGTAACCAATCTTTTCATATTACCATTATATTCTCCTATCAACTTTTGACAATATGATGAAAATGATTCTAATCCTTTATATTTATCCATTTCTGTTAAAATATTTTTATTGAATGATCATCGAAAAATTTTTCAGTCATAATAAAAAAATCAATACCTCTTTTGTTACAATATTCCTTGGCTTTTTTCCATTTAGCCAGATTTCTTAAAAATAATTTCATTCTATATTCGTAATTTTCTAATGATTTTAAAGTTTCTTTTTTTGGTTTTTCCGGAGGAATTGTTTCTTTATATGGTTTTATTTCTATTGCTGTTTTTGATATAGTACCGTCCGTTCTTTGTATTTCTGCGAAACAATCTGGATGATATCTATGAGTTTCCCATTTTCCATCTATTTGAATTTCATATGGAATTGTCATTCCTTCAACATTCCAATGAAGTACACGTGGTTCGTTATCTAAATAAAAATATAGTTTATATTCCCAAGAAGATCTCCAATAAATTAAAGCAGCATCACCCAAATATTTAGATGGATGAATAAGATGATATTCACCACTATTGTACATCTTTTTCCCATTTTTCTTTAAAATGACATTTGGTTTGGCTCTATATCCCATTTGTAATATATATTTTTTTAAAAATTATGAAATCCTTCACCATCATTACTAGAATCTATGCTAACCATAACTATTCTTTCACAATTTGTTTTTTTTTGAGTTAGCTCATTATATCCACAAGCCATTCCTCTTTTAAAAACCTCTGAAAAAAATGGTAAAGCTAATTTGTATTTTTTTTCATTAAAATTTTTCCATTTTTGAAACATAAAAAGAAGTCCGGTTTGAAGACAATCATTTTTATCATCTTCTGTTTTATACATATTATTTTTTCTTCTTATCATATTTTGACCTATTAATAATAACATTTTTTCAGCTTTCTTTGTCAAGAAGCCACGACCTTTACTCAAAACAATTTCGTAGTATAATTCATCGTCGTCAAGATAATTTGCCATTTTTGTAATTTTTTTTTAAAAATTTATTTTTTAATTAATTTAATTTAATTTTGTAAATTGGGGAAATTTTTTGAAAAGCTTTATTTAACTACAATTTATTTCATTTAACGTGATGCCTGTAAAATTTGATGTTCAAAACAATGCTTATAGTTATTGACTTTTTAAAAGTTTAAAAAAAAAATGCTCATATTCAATTATAGAACATGAGCATTTTTTTAATTCATAACTTTTTAAAAATCCAAATCTGTTGTCATGACATATATTTTTTTTTATCAATTTCAATTATTAAATTAAGGTTTTTTTAAATTGAATTTTTTCGTCTTTGATTTTATTAAGTTCTTTATATAAATTATGTTTATGTACTAAAAGATTATCGAAAGTTAATTTAAGATTTTTATCGGATTCTAATAAAGCATGTTCGTTTTTCAATTCATCAATAGCTTCTTTAACATCTTTAATTTTAAGTTCGATTGATTTTTCTTTATCTTCTAAAGTTTTCAATTGTTTCATTTCTTTTGATAATTTATTTTCAAAAAAATAAGTCAAATCACAATCAAGATCTTTTTTAATGTCATTAATTAGTTCATTTACAGATTCATATTGATAAAAAGAACTTCCTGTGCGAATGTCTTTATTATAACAATAAATTTTATCTTTATAATTAAAAGCATATGTTTCCAAATAAGGATTTAAAATATTTGTAACTTTAAGGGATATATCCAATTCAACAAGATTGTTCAAATTTTCTTTAATAGTATTAATTAACATAAAATAATCTCTTTTTAAATAAGGAATAATGGGAGAATTAAAAACGTTTTCTAAAGTCGTTTCGGGATCTAATTTTTCCTCGTTAATAAATAAAGATTTATCGTTTTTAGTTGAAAGGCTTACCATAACATTTTCGTCAATCTTAAAGGAAATTTTATCATTTTCAATTGTTGATAATTTCATACATTGTTCAAGTAATCTAATTTCTCTTACTTTATCTTCATCCGAAAGATAATCTTCAGCTAAAACTTGTTTAATTTCATTTTCGTTTATTAAAAACCATCTATCTGATACAAAAGCCATATAACCGTTATCCACTTTTTCAACTATCGTATAAACTTTTTCGGCCTTTCCAGAGTTAGACATATTTTGTCTATCCATAGGAGATTTAGTTAAATTAAACACAAATCTTTTAATTTCAGGTACCCAATCATACATACGAAGCTCATTAAGAATCGATTCCATCCTGGCGTCATCATTGTCTTTATTAATAATTTCCAAGATCGTCTGTAATGGTTGACGATATAACATGCCTTGATTGTCTCTTTCGACTCTTTTATAAAGATCTTTTAATTCATATACTAATGGATAAGATTTCATTTCAGAATCTAAAGATTCTAAAAACAATTTCACATCAGTATCGTACGTGTATTTCAATAATTTTTCGTTAATACCTTTAACCATTTCCTTTTCAGACATATTATCATAATTAATAATAAAACCTTCAACTAAACTTGAAATATCAGTTTGATCAAAAGTCAATCTGTTTTTGAAATTAAATAATTCTAATTTTAAATTTTTCATATTTTTCTATTTTTTTTTACATATCTTTTACATTTTCAAAAAAAATGATACAATACATCAATATATATTAACAAAAAAATATCATTTTTTTCTAAAATATAATTTCTTCCATGTAATCGTCTATGTCGCTAAAAGATATTTCTTCGACATAATCGTAAGTTTCTCTAAGTGTATCCATTATATCGTCTATGAAATATTTATTCGAATATGAATATATAAAATCGATGGACGGCTCTTTTCCGATAAATATTTCTATGAACCATTCAAAATCTTTGGTGGCTTTGATGACACATTTTTCGTTTTGATTTTCTATAAAAATGTAATAAATGTCTTTGTAGTTCATTAGAATGTATTATTTTTTACATTCTATATATTTAGAAAAAATTGTCAAATTCGACTACATCTTTAGTTTTCAGTAGTTCATTTTGTAAAAACTGGTTTTGGAGCAATATAATTGAAGATGATTATAAAATCATTATCATTTTTCTTAACACTATATTGATTAAATTTATAATTTTTCCAATCTGACATACTATTTAAATATCTCATTATATTTAAAATACATCTTTTATCGGGATCACATTTGTAGTGCAATTTTAAACTTTTTTCGAAATAATCGTGTTCGGTTTTAATTATATTGTCAGCAATACCCTTGAATTTGGGTTCACATGTACAATCCATAATTTAATTTATTTTTTAAGGATTCAAAATTTTTTATACGTCTATTTTTGTAAAACCACCGCTAGCACTATTTAAAATTATTCTTTTATGTCCAGGTATATAATTACCAGCATTACTACCGAGTCTTCCCGTGCTTGGTGTATAATAAGGAAGGGTGTCTAATGATGGATAATGTTCATATTCTCTTGGTTTCAATACTATAGCCACTGAACTAGTAATAATTTTACCATTATCCATATATGATGAATCATGCATAACTTGTTTTACTTTATAAAACCAATTGTTTTGCATAGCGTGGTTAATATATAATTTTTTATCAGCGTCATCTATGGTATAAACTCTATCCATATAAATTCTATCAAGTGGTTTTCTTAATCCCCACCAAACTAGAGCTCTTCCTTTAATTTTTTCTTTTTCTTTATCACTCATTAATATTAAAAGTTTACATTTATCTGGATTATTTGTATAAATATCTAAGAATGGTTGAGATTTGATAGCTTTCATACACGAATTATTTATATCACCTCGCGATGTGTTTTCATACCTATCTTCAAGATACCAATATCTTATTTCTTCACCATCAACTAGTTTAAATTTAGAAAAAGACTTGTTAATTTCAGCTTTAAAATCATTTACGAATTGTTCTATTTCGGTTTGTTTAAATTTATCAGGAAATAATTTATTAATTATTTTTCCCACAGATATTTCTTGTCTCATTCTAGAATTCCAAGGTTCTGATGGCGAATCATCAATTAAATCTTGAGAAATTCTATTAGACGGTAAATAAGTTATTTTATCAATCTTATCTTTTTCTTCTGTATAATCTAGAAATGAAATATCGAATTTTTTTTCATTTACTGCCAATAAAATAGCGTCAGATATTGGAGATTTTATTTTCGATAATAGTATTTTAAATTTAGAAGATATTACTAAAATATATTTTTTATCATCATCCGATTCAAATAAAAAACTATTATAGTTATATATGAACATTTATTATAAGTTTATTTTAATTGGATTCTCTTAACTTTTTAAATCCGCCGTTTGTTCTTTGTAATTGTAATCTTTCAAATACATTTCCAGTATTCGGATTTCTAGCAGGTTTACCTCTAGAATTAGCAATTCTTCCTGTTTCTGGTGTATAAAAACATAAAGTATCTATATATGGATAAGTTTTATAATATCCGTGATTAGGTAATCTGGTTGATATTGGTTTATTAATTTCAACACCGTTAAATATAAAAGTCAAACAATCTTTAACTTGATGTGTTTTATATGACCAACCATTTTTCTTAGCATAATCTATAAATATATTCACATCAGATTCATTTGTGTAATATATTCTATCCAATAAAGTTCCCTTAGTCGGTGATTCTGGTTTATCTACTACAAAAACATTATACCATATTAAAGCCCTAGCCACAAGTTGTTCTTTTTTATTTAACATTATTAACATTTTAATATTGTCTGGATTTTTAACATAAATGTCAAAAAATCCTTGTTTTTCTGGATGTTTTAAACAGGATTTCATTAATACCGATCTAGGATCTGGTCTACCATCTGGTGGTTTATCAATTATGCCCGGAGTGGGATTATAATAAGTATCTACATGATAATATTTTCTAAGTTCTTCTCCATCGACAATTCTAAGTGTATAATTTTCAGAATCTAATTTGCTTTTAAATTCATGAACAAAATTTTCTAATTCTTTAGTTCCAGCATATTCCGGAAGAAGTCTCGTAGCAAAAGCACCGACTCTATTTATTTGTCTACCATATTTCCCCCAAACAACACTATTAGGTTGAGGAACAATTAAATCGTCGTCTTTTACGCCTTCCATTCTATTTAATCTATTTACTGGCAATATACTTACAGTTTCTACATTATCTGCTAGATCAACATAAGAAAAAGAATATTCAATGTTTTTTTTAAGTAATTCTAATAATTCTTTAGCAATAACTGATTGCATTGATTCCAAAACCTCAATAAGTTTATCTGAAAAAAACATTCTGAGTTCTTTCACGTTAATTCTATCTTCAAATAAATAATCTTTATATTTTTTCAAATCTAATTTAATTATTTTTAATCAATTCTTCCATATGAACCGTCACCTGATTCAAGTTTGATTCTTTTAAATCCTTCAACAGGATTTCCTTGATCACTGGCCAATCTTCCAGTACCTGGGTTATAAAATTTTAAAGTGTCCATATATGGATATTTTTTATATTCCATTGCTGGTAATTGTAAAGAAACAGATTTTTGTATTCTTTGACCATTTTCAACATACGATGTATCATGTGCACTTTGTTGATACTTATATAACCACCCTTGTTGAATCGCGTATTTTTTAAATAATTCTTCATCTGAAGGTTTATTAACATAAATTCTATCCATAAAAGTCTTATCTGTGGGTTTTCTTAATCCAAACCATACTAATGCTCTACCAATCAATTTTTGATTGTAGTCTGTTAAAATAAGTAAACCACATTTATCTGGATTTTTACAATATAAATCGAAAAAACTTTGGCAATTATTATATCTCATACATGATTGATTTAAATTTCCTATCGGATTAGTACTATAATTTTTTTCATGATACCAATTTCTAATATCTTCGCCTTTAACAACTCTAAAATTATTAAAAATAAATAAAGCTGAAATCTCTGCTCTAAAAGCGTTAACAAATTTTTCAATAGCCATATCAGAAAAATTATCAAATAATTTATTCACTAGTTTTCCGGCTGCCAATGATTGTCTTCCACTACCTTTCCACATTGGACAATCTATATCTGGATCTATATTTGCTTCTTCTTGATCTTTGAAATTCATAGATCTCCAAGCTCTTGATGCTGGCATAAAAGAAATAAAATCATTTTTACCTTCTTCCATATCAAAATAAGATATGTCGAAAAGTTCATTATCTGTTTTCGTAAGACCTATTATTCTATTAGCTACAGTTTTAACCTGAAAATCTCCTGTTTTTATCATATTGTTGAGTATGACAAGTAATCTAGGTGAAATAAAAATTTTTAATAATTTTTTTTCTTTGACAAATTTTTCAGGTTTGGCTTCATTAATTTCATTTAAAAAATTTTTATATGTCATTTTATTCATCTTTTATTATGTATTTTTTAATCAATTTTAGCATAACCACCATCTTGACTTCTCAAATTATATCTATGAAAAACTTTACTAGGATTACTCGGATCCCTGGCTGGATTACCAGCTGTTGAAGACGCTCTGCCAGTGGACGGTGTAAAATATTGCATTGTATCCATGTATGGATATTTACCATAATCTATTGGTTTCAAACGTATCGTAACTGATGTTGTTTTTCGTTGACCGTCCATCATAAAAGCATCTCCTTCTTTATAAATCCATCCATTATCTATTGCATATTTTTTAAACATTGCTACTAATTGTGATTTACCTTCTACTACATATACTCTATCCATTAATGTATATGGTTCTTTATCTTCTTTTGTATCTCCACTCGGTTTAAATAATCCAGACCATACCAAAGCTCTTCCATAAGCTTTTTCACCAGTTTCATCTAAATAAATTAAAAGACCGCATTTTTCTGGATTTTCGCAATAAATATTAAAAAATGGTTTACATTTATCATATCTCATACAAGATCCCATACGTCCGTTGTACATTTTTTCATTATACCATTTTCTAATATCTTCACCTTTAACTAATTCAAAATTGTTACCTTTTGATTTTTTCGCATCTATTTCTGGCCGATATCTATTATAGAATTCATCTATGTCCATGTTTGTAAATTTATCAGGAAATAATTTATTGATTATTTTTCCTATTAATGAACTTTGTCTTAATGTACTTGTCCATAAAGGACTATTTGGATCATAATTAATTAAATCAACATTTTCAATTCTTTTTGCTCTGTCAGTAGTTAAGAATGAAATATTTTTGCTGTCTTCCTCATCAATATCTAACCAAGATATATTAGAAATAGGTTTTCGGTCGTTTGCAAGTAATTCTTTCGCTACCTTATTAGTACTTATTTTATTTAATATTTTAAAAAAGTTTAAGCTAAAAAATAATTTACTTGTTTCTTTTTTGTTATCAGCATCTTCGTTTAAAAAATCATTAAAGTTTTTCATATAATTATTCTTAATTTTTCTTTATATATTAATATTTTTTTTCAAATTTTTAAATTTCATCATAATAAGAAACAAATTTAATATAAAATTCTTGAAAACCTAAATCTTCATATTTGTATGTTATTACTCTATAAGAAACACTATGTTGCCCTGATATTTGCCAAGGACTCATAAAATTAATCACTTCATTTTCATATAAACCTGTTTCAACTAATCGAATATTAGAATTATTGTTTGTAATACCGGACCAATTTATTCCATCTATTCCAAAAGATACATTATAATCTTTATTATATGAATCTAAATAACCAAAGATTAAATAATTATTAGGTTCTACTAATTTTAAACTAAAAACCATGGTAGTTTCTCCGGTTATTTTTTCAATTAATTTGCCGTTATTCAATGAAGCATCTTTATAAAAATAATTTCCATTTTTAGCTTTGAAATAATCCGCGTTTTTTGATTCTGACTTCATTACCCACAAGAAAGGATAACACGCGTTTGCTATAGAAGAACCAGTTACACTGTAATAATCATCTATTCCACACCACTGAGTTGTTTTAAAAGTTAATATGTGGTTATCTGTGTTTTCTGATACTGGTAAATAGTTATAACTACCTATCATATAATCATTAGAATATCCGGTCCAAACAGATATAATACTAGAATAATTATTGTAATATACTCTTAAATCGCCATAAGCGAAATTAATTTCATCATTTTTTATTGTTTGTCCACTAACCACTATGTAATAATTTACACCAATTTCAAAATTTTGCTGTGGATAATAATATGGTGTAATATAACTACATAAACTGAATGTTATTTGTGGTATATTAGTTATTCCGTTTGTAGTTCCTGATACGGATTCTATCGAATATGATATACCTATAGGGTTTTCCGCATATGATCTAAAATAATAAATTGTATTGGATGTTAACCCAGTTACGATATCTTGAAAATTTCCAAGATCATCCATTTTACTTAAATTGACATCTAAATATTTACAATCGGATTGATTTTTTGTTGGGTATGTTACAGAAGAACTGTAAACAAATCCAATACTTGTTATATCCAGACTTCCAGAGTCTGTAACTTTTCCATTTACCTGCATTGAATTATTAGTTATCGGTGACGGTGGAGTTGCCATATTTTTAATTACATATTTTTTATACTTAAAATATCAACCATCGGTGATGATTTTGTTCTTATCGTTTTATCTTTACCATAAGATGTACTTATTGAATTTGTTGCATATGCTCTAATATGATATGTTGTTCCCGTTATTAAATCTGTTAAATATCCGTTAAAATAAGATTGAAGATCTAAATAATGTGTATGTGAATTAGTAATGGTTGGATTTGGCGACGTATTCCAACAAATACCCTCATCGATGATGGTGTCATTACCATTATCTATAACATGTCCAAAAGCTATAGCACTATCAAAACCTGTTAAGAACACATCATCAGTACTTACTGTTGGCGATAACGACGGTTCTATTGGAGGTGTCATAATGTGTTCATTTTCTCCGATTACAGTTCCTTCTGAATCGGTAACATAAGCAACATAATCATATAAGGTAGATGGTTCTAATGTCGTTATAGTATTAAAGAATGTGCCTATCGATGTTGTTCCATTTGATTCTGAACCGTAAGTTATATCTGGCGAAGTATGACCAGTATAGTAAAATCCACTGTCTAAAATAGTAATAGACTCGCCTGATGAATTTATCATTCCAAAAAATGTCGTACTATTTGATGTTGGTAACAATTGAGGGGGTAATGTAGTTGTCTGTAATTGTCCTGTTTCTCCTGTTGTTGTGAAGCTAAAAACATCACCGTATGTTATTCCGGTCAAATTTTCAGCGAACGCTCTGTAATAATATGTGGTTGTATTTAATAAATTTTTCATTGTAATGTTAATATCCCCGATTGTACCACCGTCTGTGATCGCAAAACTATTACCATAAAAAGGATCAATAGTAATACCTGATGGAAACCAACATATACCTCTATTTATTATTTTTCCTCCTCCATCATTAATAACAACACCGTTACCAATCATTTCATAATGTTTTGATGTTGTAGTTGCGGAATTCGTAATAACTACAGGAGGATTAAATATATTTGTCATCGACAGTGGAATAATGTCTCGATCATTAATGTTAGTTGATAAATGACCACTTTCTAAAATTCCATCAATCCACATACCTCCATAAAAATGTCCATTTTTAAAAACGCCGTTGATCCATAAACCATTATACCACTGTCCGTTATTCCATACACATTTATAACTATATTCTGAACCTATAGTGTTTCCTAGTATTCCACCATACCAATTTCCATTGTGGAATATTCCACTTATGAAGTGACCACCGTACCATAATCCATTATAGAAATTGCCACTAATCCAAATAGACTGATTATTGTAAATACTAGGTATAGTATTTCCACTCTCATCTATATTTAATCCAGAATGAAATTCCGGTTGATTTAAAGGACTATATTTATCACTTGAAAAATCGCCATGATACCATATGCAAAAATTTCCAATTCCAAATCTACTTTTAATATCATATTTTAATTGATTGAACTTACCATCAAACCATTTGCCATTTTTAAAATCCCCCCCAAACCATAATCCATCATACCATTCATAATCATCAAATACACCGTTATAAAATTTACCATATAACCAATAAGAATTTAACATCTCACCGTCGTAAAATACACCATCTAACCAAACAGAATTTTTAAAGGTACCATTATGAAAGCTACCATAATTCCAATAAGCGGATGAAAAATTTTTGCTTTCTATGTCACTTACAGATTTATTAGAAACATCTCTGTCATAACCAAATATACCGTCGTAAAAATCTCCATTTAACCATTCCCCTGATCTAAATTCTGAATATTTTTTATCTTTTTCCAAAATGACAAATCTTTGTGTTATTATCATTGATTCGTCTATTAAATAGGAATACCATCTACCATTTTTCCAAATACCATCATGCCATATTCCAGAATACCATGTTCCGTCTTCCCATTCACCACAAATCCATTCCCCAGAATACCATACAATACCATAATCATCTTGCCCTATGATACAATTTTTAACATTAGCGTTAAGCACCCAATTATATTTAACTTTTAACGTTTCAACAGTTAAATTGTCTGTTAAAATTATATTATCTGCGTTTCTACTAATGTTTACTATTTTAACTTCAAATGCCATTATATTTGTTTATGATTTATTTTTAATGTTTTTAAATAATTTTTATATTCATCAGTAAATCTATTATTATTACAATATAAATATTGTAAATTCTTTAAATGTTCAATTCCTTCTAAACTAGTTAATTGATTATAAGAACAATCCAATTCTCTTAAATTAGTTAAATGTTCAATGCCTTCTAAACTAGTTAATTGATTAGAATGACAATATAATTCTCTTAAATTTGTTAAATGTTCAATGCCTTCTAAACTAGTTAATAGATTAGTATTACAAAGTAATATTTTTAAATTCGTTAATTGTTCAATGCCTTCTAAACTAGTTAATTGATTAGAATGACAATATAATTCTCTTAAATTTGTTAAATGTTCAATGCCTTCTAAACTAGTTAATTGATTATTAGAACAATATAATGTTTTTAAATTCGTTAAATGTTCAATTCCTTCTAAACTAGTTAATCTATTATTAGAACAATCTAATAATTCTAAATTCGTTAAATGTTCAATGCCTTCTAAACTAGTTAATTGATTATAAGAACAATCCAATTCTCTTAAATTCGTTAAATGTTCAATTCCTTCTAAACTAGTTAATGATTTATCAGAACAACTCAAATGTGTTATTTGATCTAATGGTTTATTTTGCTTTTTGGCCAACGTTATTATCGGTGTATCATTATCGTCATCCCAATCTTCTTCACCATATGGATCAATATCTGACATATTTAATTGTTCAAATATTTTAAAATTCTTTATCATTTTATATTTTTAAGTCATTTATTTTTAGTGTTTTTAAATAAAATTTATACATAAAATTAAATTTATTATTAGAACAATATAATGTTTCTAAATTCGTTAAATGTTCAATTCCTTCTAAATTAGTTAATTGATTATTATAACAATATAATGATTTTAAATTCGTTAAATGTTCAATGCCTTCTAAATTAGTTAATCTATTATTATAACAAATTAATGTTTTTAAATTAGTCAAATGTTCAATACCTTCTAAACTAGTTAATTGATTATTAGAACAATGTAAATATCTTAAATTAGTTAAATGTTCAATTCCTTCTAAACTAGTTAATTGATTAGAATGACAATATAATTCTCTTAAATTCGTTAAATGTTCAATTCCTTCTAAACTAGTTAATTGATTATTAGAACAATGTAATAATTCTAAATTCGTTAAATGTTCAATTCCATCTAAACTAGTTAATCTATTATTATAACAAATTAATTCCCTTAAATTTGTTAAATGTTCAATGCCATCTAAATTAGTTAATTGATTATAAGAACAATCCAATTCTCTTAAATTCGTTAAATGTTCAATTCCTTCTAAACTAGTTAAATTTTTATGAGAACAATTTAAAATCATTATTTGATCTAATGGTTTATTTTGTTTTTTGGCCAACGTTATTATCGGTGTATCATTATCGTCATCCCAATCTTCTTCACCATATGGATCAATATCTTGCCTACTTAATAGCTCAAATATTTTAAAATTCTTTATCATTTTATATTACTATACGCGTTTTTAATTTTGATTTTAAATAATTTTTATATTCTTGAGTAAATTTGTTATTATTACATTTTAATTTTCTTAAATTCTTTAAATTATCAATACCGTTTAAATTAGTTAATGAATTATTATTACAAAATAGTATTTCTAAATTCTTTAAATGTTCAATGCCTTCTAAACTAGTCAATTGATTATCGAAACAATATAATTCTCTCAAATTAGTTAAATGTTCAATTCCTTTCATACTATTTAATCTATTATTATAACAAACTAATGTTTTTAAATTAGTTAAATGTTCAATACCTTCTAAACTAGTTAATGAATTATTATAGCAATATAATTCAATTAAATTTGTTAATCTATCAATTCCTTCTAAACTAGTTAATTCATTATTATAACAATATAAACTCCTTATTTGATCTAATGGTATATTTTGTTCTTTAGCTATAATTATTATTGGAGTATCATTATCATCGTTCCAATCTTCTTCATTATATGGATCAATATCTTGTCTACTTAATTGCTCAAATATTCTAAAATTCTTTATCATCGCATTATTTTTTTTAAAACATATTCTTTAATTCGTCGAGCGCGTCAGCGGCTGAACTAATTTTATTATAATATTCTATCGATATAACTCTATCATCGTCTTGAACGATAATTTTTGATATTTCATCCAAAAGAGGAGAAGTCATGTTTATTAATTTCTGTAATCTTTCTGTATCAATGGATGTTGATGGCTGAACAGATTCTGGTTCGAATTGTTCGAATTTTTTCATTCTATTTGTTACTTTTTTCATCGATTTTTATTTTTTTTTTATCATTTTATTTATATATATTTTTTTATTTTCAATATTCGTAAAGAAATAATTTTTATATTTAATATATTATTGTCCATCCCTTAGATAATAAACTATTCCTATCCAAATCTGAATATGATGTTGGAAGAGCATTACCAGTTGTGTCTATATTTCCATTATAAGATAAAAATGTATTAGCTGGAATGTATATATCATAATCGACATCTAGTATACTATTACCGGAAACATTTATAGAATTTAATTCTATCAAACCGTTTATATCTATTGTACTTAAATAATTTTTTTTCAGACTCAATATGTTCAATTTTTTAAGATTCCTTATTATAATAGATGTGACTCCTTGATTATTCATGACCAAACTATTTATTAAAGATACACCTCCACTTATATTAATTGTATATATTCCATTATCATCATAATCATAATTAATAACATTTTCATTTTCTTCAATTATATTTATTTTTTGAGCTACTTTTCCATCACCCCAATCTGCAGATAAAGTCATTGAATTTGAAGATACTATTGTGAAAGAAACAGATAATGAATTTTTTAATGTATTTATGACAAAGATGAGCGAATCTATTGGGATGTTATCGTCATCAACAGTTAAAGTAGATATTATGTTATCATTTAATATTGGTATAGGTAATTTAGTTAATTTATCAATTCCTATATCTATTAATTCGACTGGTTTTAATGTTAAGCTAGTATCCATTTTATATTTTTTTATTTTCGATATTTAATGGTTTTAAATACTTTTTATATTCGCTAGAAAATTTATTATTGAAACAATATAATGTTTCTAAATTCGTTAAATGTTCAATTCCTTCTAAACTGGTTAATTCATTATTAGAACAATATAATTCTCTTAAATTCGTTAAATGTTCAATTCCATCTAAATTAGTTAATTGATTAGAATGACAATATAATTCTCTTAAATTCGTTAAATGTTCAATTCCTTCTAAATTAGTTAATGAATTATAAGAACAATTTAATGTTTCTAAATTAGTTAAATGTTCAATTCCTTCTAAATTAGTTAATTGATTAGAATGACAATATAATTCTCTTAAATTCGTTAAATGTTCAATGCCTTCTAATCTAGTTAATGAATTATTATTACAATATAAATATTGTAAATTCTTTAAATGTTCAATTCCATCTAAATTAGTTAATTGATTATTATAACAATATAATGATTTTAAATTCGTTAAATGTTCAATGCCTTCTAAATTAGTTAATCTATTATCAGAACAATTTAATATTCTTAATTTCGTTAAATGTTCAATTCCTTCTAAACTAGTTAATGATTTATCAGAACAACTCAAATGTGTTATTTGATCTAATGGTTTATTTTGCTTTTTGGCCAACGTTATTATCGGTGTATCATTATCGTCGTTCCAATCTTCCTCGCCATATGGATCAATGTCTTGTCTACTTAATTGTTCAAATATTTTAAAATTCATTAAATTCATTTTATATTTTTTTATTTTTATACTGGCGGAGCTTCTATAATAATGATATTTAAAATTCCATAACCGACAACATAACTATTTTTAGCATATCCCCTAACATAATAAATTCCGGAGGATAATCCAGTTTCTGTAATACTATAATTTAGTGGTAATTTATATGGTGGTGATTTATGATATACTACACAAGTATCTCCAGTGGTCGGAGATCCGGTATTATTATAACACCATCCAACTTCAGTACACAGAGTTCCCCCATCGCTTACTAGTTGACACGAATATGTTATACTATCAGATGTGGTACTATATTTTAAAGTATCAACAACAGGCGGAATTGGAGCTAATGTCATAGTATGTCCTGTTGTTCCTGTTCCAGTATAACCATCTATATTAGTAGCAAAAGCTCTATATGAATATTCTTGTAGTGGAGTTAAACCAGTAAGTGTACAATAATATGATCCAACTTTACCGTTTTCATTTGTATAAATAACAGTGTCAGTGAATGTGTCTGTAATTCCTTCGGCATATTCTATACCTCTATAATCTATTTCCGTATAACCACTCGGTGATCCCGACTTATAACCTGTTGAAATAACTCTACCTAGAATTGACATAGAATAAGATGATATATTTTGACTTCCTATTGTTTCTACAACTGGTGGGGAGTCTGATTTATCTTTTGTAATAAAAGTATCAACAGTACCATATGATATTCCATTTTTATTTATAGCATATACTTTATAATAATAATTTGTAAGATAAATTAGATTAACTATACTAGTAGAAAATGTTCCGGGTTGACCATTCGGTACAGTATCAGCTATTTGTTTTATATTTGGATTAATTGTACTTCCCCAATATATTCCCCATTCTGTTATATTATTTCCTCCATTATCGGTCACTGTTCCTTTTACTATAGCGTAATCCATGCCAACATTTTCAGTCGGTGTAGATGATGTAAAAACTATCGGTGGTCTTCCGATTCCGCCATTGGCTAAATTCTCAGGATCATATATTTTCAAAACAAATTTATTATCATAGTCTTGCATTAAGATAGCTGTTGTATAATTTTTTATATTTATATCGCCACTTATAATTTCAGCATAAGAATTGCATATACTTCTACGTCTATTATCATCTCTGACTCTATAATAGTCACTTTCTTCATTTATATAAACATCATATAAAATATCAGAAATATCTTTTAATCCATATATTGTGCTTATACTATTAAACGTCATTTCACTTGTCGAATAAATCTTCAAAGTGACTCCTGTGATATCTGAAGTAGCATTCGTTGATAATGTGATAGAATCATCTCCTATAGAATTTATAGTTGTGTCACTTGGAATTCCGTCTGCTGAGACTATCATTCCTAATACAATTTCTTCTGTTGAACTAACATTTAAAATAACATTAGATCCATTTGTTAAATCGCCAGTTGGCGGTTTTGTCGGTTTATGTGTCTCAATGACTATATATTCATTCGGAACCAAATCCACTATTAAAGTCTTACGTATAATACTGTAAAATATAAAATCCCCCTCAGACAACGGATCTGGGTAAGAACCCGATAATTTAAGATTAACAAATGTGTTTTTTCTGAAATATTGAGTTAAATCTGTAGTTAATTTTATTAATGTACCCCTAGAGTCTTCTTTTGTTGTTGGATATATATTTGGATTTGGTCTTTGATCATAATAGGTTATATCCGTAGTATCTCCACTTGTTATAGTATTATCTAATAAAAAAGAATATCCGCTAAATATATCTTTATTAATTGATATTAGATGATCATATAGTTTATATTTTATATAATAATTAGAAGTAGTAAATTTGTTGTATTGCATCAAAATTTAATTTTTTTTTTAATCATTTGGTTCAAATTCAAAAGTTAAACCATCGTAATCAAAATACATATTGTCATTGTAATCCACTGGATAAACATAATGCCACGGTCTAGTTGGAGCACTTCCAGCACTAGCATATATATAATTTATATTAAAATATTTAGCATAATATGATTCCATCATAGTTTCACCAACATATCCTCTTTCAAAAGTATCTGGAATAGAGTACATTAAATTAGTAAATGAATAATTAGATTCTGTTGTTCCTGTATGATAATCATTCAATATATAATCCTGTATATGATCTTTTATTACTATATAATTTGGATAACCTGGCGGTTCTATTTCTACAATAAATGATTTTATTTCAACGTTTGCCATTTCTGATGTAGAACCAGTTATACTTAATTTTATATAATCATTTATTTTAGCACTAGAACAAATGGTAGAATTAGTTTTTATATAAGTATTTATATCAGTTGAACCACTGTGATTAAATATATTGCATTCTGATTCTGTACATCCTTGGACACCAGTTGTTCCTAAATAAATAAATTTTGATGTGTCTCCTGTTGCCTTTATCGTGTATGTATGTCCGCTAGTGTCGTAATAATAACTCGGTGTATTTTCATGATACTTTATGTTTACATATCCTCCCTCTGATATAGTTCTTCCGCTAAAACCAATATATAAATCAGCATTTCTATTGACTGATATTCTAGCTGCTTGATAATCTGTAAATATTAATCCTGGAACTATAGAAGTATCAAATAAATTATAATTAAATAAATTTTTTACAATATATCCATGTCCATCTAAAAATTCCTTTTTTTCTTCAATGCCTATATGACCACCAATTGGAAATCTATTTCCAATGTTTTTTAAATGAAATTGTTTACCTTTATTATTCCCCAATTTAACATAAGCTTTATATCTCCAAGTAACACCAGTATCGGCTAAATCGTCAGTTAAATTAAGATACCCTCTTGGATCTACAGTATAAACATCATTTTGTCTTGTATCTATTTGCGATACTAATAAAACTTTATGGTTTGTTTTTAAATAAACACCGTCCAATTGATAATATTTTTGTGTTAAATCAATATTTGTTGTGCAACAAATATCTACTTGATTTAAATTAACCATAAAATTATTTATAATATCGAATTCATTATACATACAATATATGCAATAATTAGTACCGACCATTAAATTCATATCATAGATATTATCTAACTGATTTACGTATTGATAAGTGATACCTGATAAACACTTTTGATATTTAAAATAAACATCGTTTATGTTGAAAACATCCATTATATAATTTGGTTTTTAACTATATATAGATTTTTTAATCATCAAAATGTCATACTAAAAATTAAATATATAAAAAAAAATAAAAAATGGGTTAATGATATTAAATATTAAAAGTTTAACCGATTTGTCTGGTTTTTATGTTGTTTTTAACAGAACAATAATTAATGAAAAAGATAAAATATATGGAATATCTCATTTAATCGAACATTTAATAGGTCATAATTTCGACGATGATATAATAGAGAATTTTCAGAACGACGGAATAACATGGAATGCTTATACATCACCAACAAATATAGTTTTTTATATGATTGGACTTGATAAATATTTAATAAAATATAAGGATTTATTTTTAGATAAATTGTTGTACATAGATATAAATGATGATGATTTTATTATTGAAAAAAAATCGTTACTCGAAGAATATACTAGTTTATTTAACATACAAAACTCATCGCATGTTTTAAATTTATACAGAAAATTATTTGGTTCTTATAATACTATAGGTAAAAAAGAAGACATAATTGGTATAACTAAAAAAGATTGTTATGATTATAGATTGGAAAATTATAAATATCCTTCAAAAATAATAAATGTATCTAAAAATTCTATTTTCGATACTGATATGAAATTAAATGATTTAGAAAATGATTATCACGTTGATTTTAAAAATGATACCGGAATTACATATGAAAAACATTTCACATTAAATAAATCTTCTATAATATATATGTCTCCTATAATTCGCGATAATTGGGATTCCGTATTTTTTATAAATTATATTTTATCAAATGGTATTGGTTCAGTTTTGTATAAAAATATAAGAAAGAAAAATGGTTTGGCTTATTATATAAAATGTAATATAGATAGAATGAGCGACTTTTCAGGAATTAATGTAATATCAATTGAAACCGAAGACAATAATGTGCCTTATTTGATTGACAATTTAGATAAAACTTTAAAAAATAAATTATTCCTCACTAAAGAAAAATTCGAAAATGTTAAAAATTCAATAATAAATAAAATTGATACAATATCCATCAATAGATATAACAATATAGATTGTTATATAAAACCAGAAAAATGGTCAATTGAAAAACAAATACATAGAATAACACTTGATGATATTATAGAAACATATGATAAATACTTTAATGTTGATTATTTTATTAAAAGCGTGGATAAAGAAGATTTTAGAAAAAAATGAATAAAAAATAATAATATATAAGATTAATAATAATATATTTTTTTCACTTAAATCGTAGGCTTCTGATTTTTTCTAAAGTATTTTAAAAATGAATTAAAATAATGGAAAACGATAAAGAAAACAAAATTTCTTTTATATTGCAAAATTTCATTGATGAATTGACAGCTGGTTATGGTATGTCGAATGAGGAAAAGACAAAACTAGAAAAAATGGCAAAAGAAGACCCAACTAAATTGTATAATCAAGTTCGTCAATAAAAAATTTTTTTATTCCAACACGAATGATTAATTTTGCATTGTTTATTAAAAATCATTTATAAATGAATTGTATTTTTCTTGACGATATAAGAGAACCAAAAGATTCCTTTTTTTACACAAAAGACATAAGATATCTAAAATTAGATTGGATGATTGTTAGATCTTATGATGAGTTCGTAAAAACAATAAAAAATATAGGTATTGATAAAATTGATATCATCAGTTTTGATCATGACCTGGCTGACGAACATTATGGGCATGAAGAACAGCCTTGGAGTACAGACGGAATTATAGATTATTTTTCATTTGTTGAAAAAACTGGATATGATTGTGCTAAATGGTTATGTGATTATGCATTGGAAACAAATAAAAAATTACCAGAAATTTTAATACATTCTTTTAATCATATTGGGGCTGAAAACATTAAACAATATATAAAAAACTTTATAAAATATAATACATGAAAACGAAAGAAGATTTCAAATTTCTCATTGGTAAAACAATAGAACAATCAAAACAATTTTTAGAAAAACCATATTTCATAACCATCGTAGAGAATGATGGAAGATCAATTTATGCATCATATGAATATTGCCCGCATAGAATTAAAGTTTGTGTGACAAATAGTATTATATCTAGAATAGATGATGTTAGTTAAACAAAAAAAAATTAAAAAATGATAACTGAAAGAATTAATAGACAAATTAAAGGAGTTCAAGAAGTAAGAATCACTGGCGAAGGAATTGAAAGTAGAGTCGTCAGTATACAAGAAGCTTTAAAAATTTCCGATGAAATGGGACTCGATTTAGTAGAAATATCACCGAACTCTAAACCACCAGTTTGTAAAATAATAAATTATGGAAAACTTTTGTACGAAAGAAAACAAAGAGAAAAAGAACAAAAACAAAATAATAAAAAAATTAAAATAAAAGAATTGAGATTTACTTATAATACTGGCGAACATGATTTTAATTTTAAATTAAATCACGCTATTAATTTCTTGAAAGAAGGACATAAGGTTAAAGCTTTCGTTTTCTTCTCTGGTAGGGAACTAAATTACATAGATGCTGGTAAACTTCTTCTATTGAAATTTGTCGATTCATTGAATGATGTCGGTAAAGTCGAGGCTATGCCAAAACTTGACGGAAAAAGATTATGGGTTATGATAAATCCGAAAAAATAAACTTCTATATTATTTTTTGATACAAATTAAAAAGCGAAAAAATAATAAATTAGTAATATGAAATACTTAATATACATAATAAAAGAAAAGTTTAATATAATATTTGATATTAAGAAAACTTATAAATGTATCGCGTACATAAATGAAAAGGAAAAAGTAGATAAATTAGTAGATACTTTTGAAGTTAAAGAAGCTTCTGAAAGAAGAGCATTTAAAACCGCCTATGACATATTAAAATTAAAATATAATAATATGGGATTTGATATAAGAATATCTAAAGAAGAATAATTATGGAAAAAGAAGAAAAAAGGATAAATAGACTTAAAAATTGGTTTATAAAAATATTTGATGGTATTGATGTATTAACACAAGATCAACAACTAGCTTTTGATATATTTAAAATATGTTTATATGATGATAATAATATTAGATATTTAAATTCCAGTAACTCATATAAAAAATATATAGTTAATAAAAAATTCGTTTTAGATAAAGATGTTAGTACTTTTATTATTTTAGAAAGTGGTAAACTCACAATAATTAATCATACATATAAATACGATATTGAAATACCACAAAACACATCGCTTAAAATGAATAAAATGTTCGATCGGAAAGTAGAAGAGGATAGATCGATAATGGAAAAAGAAATACTTGGGAATATAACTTCGAGTCTTAATATAGTATTAACGAATTTTAAAAACAATCTAGAATCAAAATCGTGAAAAAATTCATTATAATTATTTATTTTTTATTTTTATCTTTTTTAAGTTATTCAGCACATCCATTTGGTACCACAAAAGTATTTGATTGTAAGGATTTAAATAATGGTTGTGAAATGAAAATATATGCAAAAGCTGAATTGGGAACTATATATTTTTATATGGAAGATTATGTGGACGGATATGAATTATTTTTATACGATTCGCTAGGGAGAAAATTATTAGAACAAAAAATAGAAAACGAATCTAGTTTTAATAAAGAAAATTTAACAAATGGCCTTTTCGTTATAAAAATAACTGATGGTAAAAAAGTATCCACGAAAAGAATTTTAATGTAAATTCCATTCTACTCCCATTCTACATCTTTTTTATAAGAATTCACGAGTTTTTTAACTAATTCCTCGGATTGTTCTCTGGTCATATTACCAACAGGAATAATGAATTTTAAAATACGTGTCGGTGTAATTGGAATGGATTCAGGAATGGGATCATCATTCCAATCTTCTTCACCGTATGGATCAATTTTTAATTTTTCTTCGTTTGTCATATTTTTATCTCTTTTTTCATCATATCATATAAATGTTTTGGCATAGATTCCTCATCTAATTTCACTAATTTCATATTTCTAATCAATCTTTCATTCATCATATCATCCATAAAGTCATCTTTTAATCTTTTATATAATTTAATATGTTCTATGATTCTATTTTTGAATTCGATAGAATTGAAATCGATTGGTTCAGGGTAAGTTTCTTTATATAGAGTATAAATTTTTATTATTCCGTTTTTTCCAATGCCTCTATCACCTTTCATATAAACTGATTTAATATTATCCTTGTTATGTCCCATTATTTTCATAAATAATTCAAGTTCTGAGTTTAAATGAGTAACTTTTTTAGATTTGATAAAATTATCTATAAATCTTAAAAAATCTATTTCGTTATTATCTTCGAAAATATCATCGACTATATTTTCTTTTATATGTTTAGTTAGTAAGTTATAATACTCTGGCACATATACTCTATCATCCAACATCTTATAGTTATACATGATGTTCATATATCTTTTATCAATATCGTAGTTCACTAGTTGATAAAGATCGCTATCATTTGACATGATAAAAACAGAATGTCCTTTATCGTTTAGTTTTTTTGTGATATATGAAATAACATCATCCCCTTCTAAATTATCAATTTGATATTGAACACAATTTTTCTTTGAAGATATGAATTCTTCTTTAAATCTAGCGAATTCACGATATACAAAATCCCAATTTATATTATCGTTTCTTTTACGTGTTCCTTTATATCCCTCAAACAATTCTTTTTTCCAGTTTTTATAACTATCTGAAACAAAATATATCTTATCAAAAGGATATAAATTTGTGATATTATTGTAATCTCTTTCTATTACATTATATAATTCAGAATACAGAATTTTATTTTTATGTAGTATATGTACGGATTTTTGGAGTAAATAATTTGCATCAAAAATCAGGTCAAAATTTATCATTCATTAGCATTATTTTTTATTTATAAACATTTTAGCATAAAAAGTTTATTTCGTTTTTATATATAAAACAATAAGTTTATTCTTAAAAAATAATTTAAAAAAATGTTTTATAATATGAGTTTCTATGCTTGGTTAATGAACGGGTGGTATTATGTTCGTTTTTATTTCAAATCATATTTAACAAATTATTTCAATAAAAAACAAAATAACCCAATTGGAAAAAAAGATTATAATTTAATCTTTTCTGACGAATTTGATCAACAAATCGATTGGGAAAAATGGAAATCTTGTGAAAAATGGGGATGTATAAGAGACATGGTTATTTTTAAACAATCCCAGGTTACACAGAATAGTAGTGACGCTATTTTGACATCAGATTTAAATGATGTACAGGATGAACCAAAAGCCAAAACGGGTGGTTTATATAGTTGGAATTCATTCAATACTACATATGGTTATTTTGAAACAAGAGAAAAATTGGCAATAGGGGGTCTTAGATACTGGCCAGCGTTTTGGTTATGTTCATCCGATAGTTGGCCTCCGGAAATTGATATTTTTGAATTGATGGGGGATGATAGTTCTTATTTTACAATGACATTACATTGGAGAAATACATGGACAAATCGAGTCGAAATCGAAAAAATTTATATACAAATATATAAAAAATATGGTTATATTTCAAATGATTATGACAAAACCATTAAATTCTTACAACAACCCGAATGGACTCAAGAAAAACAAAATTTTATAGATGAATTAGAATCTTTAACACCATTAGAACAAAAAGGAAGACGATTGAAATTTCCAAAAAAAGATTTTTTATCTTTGGATTATCACATTTATGCCTGCGAATGGGAATATAATAAAGTTGTTTGGTATATTGATAATTTACCGGTTTATATTCTAGATAAACACATCCCAGATAAAAATATGCTAGCTTTAATAAATAATAACTACGTATATGATAATGAATATGGTCCAGTGCCATCACAACTTCCTATGAGCATTTATTGTGATTATTTTAGAGTCTATGAACCAATCCAATGACAACAAATAAAATTAAATAAAATAAGATACTCTATCGAAATGAGTACCATCATTATCCTCGTATGTATAGAAAATTGTTATGGATTCTAATTTTCCTTTATTTCTGATTTTTTGACCGCCTTCAACTATCATATTATCATTTTTATATTTCAATTCTATTCCAGGTTTTTCTCCGAGAATATTCAAAAGATCATTTTTAATTTGACTGACGCTAATTGAGTTTTCATCGAGTTCTACTAATGACATATAATCATTTATTTGTTTTCTTCTCAATTCAATTATATTATTCATCATTATAAATTATTATTTTTTTATATTTAGATTAATTTGTCTATTTTGTTTAAAAAATCTTCTTTATTAAATGGTTTTGATAAAAAATCGTCACAACCCAATCTAAAAGCCTTATTTTTTTGATCCGGCATAGTTACAGCGGATTCAACTATAATTGGAATTCTCTCATCGTAATTTCTTATTTCTTTTAATATTTCGTAACCATCTATACCCGGTAAACCAATATCCAGCAATACTAAATCGATATCTTCTTTTTTTATTATATTCAAAACATCATCGTTACCTTCAGTGCATATAAATACTTGAACATTGGTTTCTAATAGATGGAATTTCATAATTTTCACACTATCCATATCGTCTTCGACAATTAATATTTTTTTCCCAATCAAATTCAATTTTTTGTATTTATTTTTATTTTTATTTTCTTGAATATAATTTAATGGTTTTATTGTATAAGGAATATTAAAATAAAACAAACTGCCTTTACCTATTTCTGATTTCAATTTAATTTCTTTAAATCCTAATAATTCTATTAATGATTTCGTTATGGACAATCCTAGACCAGCACCCCTGAATTTATTACCATTTTTATGTAATTGTTTAAATTTGTTAAAAATTATTTCTTGATAATCTTTATCTATTCCGATACCAGTATCTTCAACATACATTGTCAAATAATCTTTATTTAAAATATTGTATCCGAATTTAACATAACCATTATTCGTGAATTTAATTGCGTTACCTATTAAATTCATTAATATTTGTCTCAATCTATATTTATCTGAATAAATAATAATATTCTTATTAATATCAATATCTAAAATAATATCTAATTTTTTATCTCTTATTAATTTAGTATAGCTCATTCTAATATCATCTAATAATTTATTTAATTCGAATTCGATTTTTTCAATTTTTAATGAATTGGCATCAATTTTGGATATATCAATTATGTCATCAATTAACGCCATTAAAAATTTACCATTTTCAATTATGGTATTAATATAATCATTTCTTTCCTTTTTTGTCAAATTGTTCGATTTTAATAAATCAGAAAATCCAATAATAGAATTCATTGGTGTCCTAAGATCATGACTCATATTTGCCAAGAATTCTAATTTCAATTTATCTGATTGTTCAGCTTTTTCTTTAGCTTTTAAAATAATATTTTCGTTTTGTTTACGCATTAAAGCAGTACCAATACTCAAACAAATCCCCTCAAAAAAATTGATCATATTTTCATTAAAAGAATTTATTTTTTTATTGTTTAATTGTAAAACTCCAAATATGTTTTTATTGATTTTAATCGGGATGATGGCAACAGATCCATAACCTTCTAATATACATCTATTTCTAGCATTTATTCTCGAATCGTAGCCATTCATTTTTAAAAATCTTAAATCTAAAAAAGTATTATTTGACCAAATACTTCCATTTTTTGTAAAAAATCTATTACAATTTTGATCAATTCTACCGTTTAATATCATACCACAAGTACAATCAAAAATTTGATTATCATTTTCGTCTTTACATGTTTTATTTGATATTAAAGAATTCTCCTTGGATATAAAATCTTTTGAAAATCCATATTGAACGAAATATGGATAATCATCATTGCTTTTTAATCTGATTCCAATTGCATCTATTTCTGTTTGTTCTTGTATCATTTTTATAACATTATCAATCATATCTTTTAAATTTATATCATCATTGAGAATGTTCAATATTTTATTAGATAATATTTGAAAATTTTCAGATCTTTTAATATCGGTTATATCGTTTATAACTGTAAATCTATATTTATTTTCCTGTATATAAATATTTTCTGAAGATAATAATATTTTTTTAATATCTCCATTTTTAGATTTTAATTCTAAATAAGCTTTAAATATATTACCGTTTTTGTCTGATTTCGAAATTAATTCTTCAATAATTTCACTTGTAGCTATACCGATTTCTATAGGATTTTTACCTATCACTTCGCTTTTATTATATCCAAATAAATTTTGAAAAGATTCATTTACTTCAATATATCTGTGATTTTCTAAATCACTTAAAGCGCATGGACATGGATTCATATAAAACAATTTGGAAAATTTTTCCTCGGATAAATTTATCTTCGAAATGTCCTTAGATACACTAAATATAACCGATTTATCGTCCCAAATACCATATGATATTTTTGTTTCAACCGGAATTAAAAAACCTCTTTTAGTAATAATAGGAACAGGACAAAAATCTACATCACCTGATAACATATCATTAAAATTTTTTAAAGATTCAGATTTCCTATCCTCTGGATGAATCATAAGATGTGATTTCCCGATAATTTCTTCATAACTATATCCTAGTCTATCTATAGTTGTGGAGTTTGTGTGTATTATAATGCCATTCTGGTCTATGACAAAAAGAAATTCATCTACTGTGTTGAAAAAAGATTCGTAATTTTGACGCATTTTATTCATTAATGTTTCTGATTTTTTTCTTTCAGTTATATCTTGTATTTGTAAAATATAACCATCCAATATATTATCGTTTAATATTGGGGTTATAACAATATCTAATATTTTTATGCCATTATATTTAGTATTATAAAATTTTTTCGCTTTTTCGAAATCAAATTCGACTTCTATTTTAACAGATTCTTTATTTTTTATTTTGTTTTTAGCATCTTCTGATATATTCGGATCTTCGAATAATTTAAATTTAAAAATTTCTTTTCTATCAATTACTCCAAATATATTAATACACGCATCGTTGACAATTAATAATTCACCATTTGAATCATAAAACTCGATTCCCAATGGTGATTGCTCGAAAATATCATTATATTTTTCGAATAAAGTTTTCATAGTTTAGGACCACTTTTTATCTATATATAAATTCAAGAAAATAAAAATATTAGATATGAATTTAATTGGAATTGACATATCAATAGATTCAACAGGTATGTCATTATTAAGGGATGACGATCTTATTTTATTCAATTTCACAACTCAGAAAAAAAATGTGGGTTGGATCAAAAAAACAATGGAATATATTGACTATGAATTTATAAATTATACTTATAAAGATATTGAAAACTATACTGAAAACGAAATAATGAAACTTCGAGAATACGACTATGTTACTGATTTAATATACAAAAAAATAATTGGAAATGTAAACAAAAAAGAAAAAACTATAATCGCTATTGAAAATTATAATTACGGTCTAAAAAATACCAATAGTATAGTTGACATAGTTTGTTTCTCGACTCTTCTAAGAATAAAACTATTAACTGTATCGAATTTAGAAAAAATAATATTGATATCTCCTAAAAGTTTAAAAAAAGAAGTAGCATCAATGGTATATGGTTATAAACTAAACAGAAACGGTAAAAAAATAATAAATAAGAATTTGAATGGTATAGCCGGTGGAAGTTTTGATAAAAAAGACATGTTGGTGGCTCTTATTGATATGAATATTGAAAATAAATTAACATACATTTTAAATAAATATAAAGAAGATTTATTAAAAATGAAATCTGTTCCTAAACCATGGGACGATATAATAGATAGTTTTTTTATAATGAAAACTTTAATTGAAAATTAATTTATATTTTTTAATATACAAAAAACAGCAGATTGATAGAAACCTTTGAACATATTTAATATATATCATATTATGATATTAGATAATCAAATACGAATAAAAATAAATTCGACATCTTTAAAACATTATAGAAATCGTGGTTATGATGTCAATAAAAACGATATTATAACAGTAAAAATTGAAGACTTATCTCCATTTTCCACATACAAAATAAATGTAAAATGTGATGTCTGCGGAAATGAAAAAATATTACGATATTCGAGTTATTTAAAAAATGTAAAAAATACAGGAATATATTGTTGTTCTAATAAATGTGCATATTCAATAAAAAATAAAAAAACGTGTTTAGAAAGATACGGAATAGGTGATTATAATAACAAAGAAAAATGTAAAAAAACTTGTTTAGAAAAATATGGTGTAGAAAACGTATTTCAATGCGATGAAGTTAAAACAAAGATAAAGGAAACAAATTTAGAAAAATACGGCGACGTTAGTCATAATAGAAGTGAAATCGTTAAAATAAATAAAAAAGAAACCTTTTTAAAAAAATATGGTGTTAGTTGTTATTTAAATTCAGAAGTTCAAAAAGAAAAATCTAAAATTAAAAAATTAGAAAAATTTGGAAATTTAAATAATCATGGAAAATTAAAAAATACTTTTTTAGAAAAGTATAACACAGATCATCCATCTAAAGTAAAAGAATTTAAAGATAAGAGAATTAAAAATTATAAAAAAACAATAATAAATAAAATTTTATTAAAATATGACAATATAGGCATGATAAAAGCTGATTTTGATAATGACAAATTCACTTTTAATTGTGAAAAAGGACATCAGTTTGAAATTAATAGAAATTTATTAAAAAATAGAATAAAATATCATACATTATTATGTACTATTTGTAATCCGATTTCAAGTCATATATCTGGACAAGAAATTTTATTCAATAACTATATTGAAGAAATATATAAAAAAGAAATATTATTGAACAATAAAAATATCATAAATCCAATGGAGTTAGATATTTATTTACCAGAATTAAAATTAGCATTTGAATTTAACGGTGTGTACTGGCATAACGAATTACACAGAGAAAATAATTATCATTTTAATAAGACAGAATTTGCTGAAAAACACGGGATTAAATTAATCCACATTTATGAGGATGATTGGATATATAAACAAAACATCATAAAATCAAGAATACTTAATTTACTGGGGAAATCTGAAAAAATATACGCTAGAAAATGTAATATAAAAGAGGTATTTGATAATAAATTAATTAAAGATTTCCTTGATAAAAATCATTTACAAGGCAACATAAATTCCAAAATAAAAATAGGTTTATTTCATCAAGACGAATTAGTGTCTCTAATGACATTTGGTAATTTAAGAAGATCAATGGGACAAAAAACTATATATGGATTTTATGAATTATTAAGATTTTGTAATAAATTGAACACTACTGTTATAGGTGGTTCATCTAAATTGTTCAAATATTTTCTTGACAAATATAATCCATTAGAAGTCATTAGTTATGCAGATAGATCTTGGAGTCAAGGAGATTTATATGAGAAGCTGGGATTTAATAAAATCCATAAAACACCACCTAATTATTATTATGTAGTAAATGGAATACGTAAGCATAGATTTCAATTTAGAAAAAATATACTAGTAAAAGAAGGATCAGATCCATGTAAAAGTGAACATGAAATAATGTTAGATAAAGGAATATTTAGAATATATGACTCAGGGCATTTAAAATATTCCTGGAAAAATAATTTAATATATAATAATTAATGATAGATAAATATAATAACACTAAAGATCTTTATTTCACTAAAAAAGTGAGATATAATATTAAAAACAATAAACTCCTGCGTGAAGCAGCCGGCGATAATGATATTGTTAGTGGTTTTCCTGTCAATAAACAACTGAAGTTTAATGAAGGATTAATGATCAAAGCTATACAAAACGGAATGATTCTTTTAATAGAATATAAGGGAGATAGAGATGATTATAAATTCGGCAGAGAACGCGTAATATATCCAATGGTTCTTGGTGTTAATAGAAACACTGGAAACATGCTTCTTAGAGGTTGGCATTTAAATGGATGGTCCGTTCACGAAAAAAGAAACGTTGAAAAAGTGTGGCGTTTATTCAAAACGTCTAATATCATAAGCATGATGTTTGTAGGTGATTTTTTTAGATTACCACCAGTTGGATATAGATTGAATGATAGAATTATGACCGATCGTATTATTGTTCAAGCTGATTTTAATGCTATAAGAAGAAACCAGCAAAATCTCTTAAACGAAGGTAAAATAGAATTAGAAGAAGAATCTAAAGTTTCATCAGAAACTAGTAAAGTTGTAAAAATAGATATAAGACCAACAGACACTGAACTAAATCTTAGAGAACCGTGGTCCAATACGTTAATGGACAAAAATAAAATAGACGATACGAGAATAACAATAATGAAAACCATAATGGGTAACGAATATTTAGCTATTCTTGGAGCTGTTGGAACTGAAGGCAGAATAACTAAAGTCTTTGAAGATAAAAAACTAATGGGCACATATAAAGTTATAAGAGCCATAATAGGAAAAGAACTATTAAATATAAAAATAATAAATGGTCAATATTTATTTAAATTATATCTTTTTAGTAAAGTAATGAAATAATATATGATATGATACACCTAAAAAGAATAAATGAAAATATTAAAGAAAATCCCATAGATATTGATAAACTAAAAAAATATTCTATGGGGATTTCTATTTGTTGTGCAGGTGAATATGGTATGGTTTTCTACAAAGAATCAGAAAATCATATTTTTATTTGTCTTGGAGACTCTAACCCGTTCGATGATGAAATGTTAAAAGAATATTTGAAAAATTCTATATCTACTAGTTATAAATATTATAATCAAATAAAAGTTACTATAGAAAATGAATGTTATGCTACTGGCGAAGGATGGAAAATATTTGATCCAAAAACTAATGAGTTTAAAGATTGGAAATATAAATTTATAATATCTTAAAAATCATGAAAAATTTTTTATCAAAATTGACATTTTTGACATTTTTTATTTAATATATACAAATAAAATAGTTTCGTGTGTTATTGGAAAAAAAATGACTTTTTATTAGTAGCGATTGATAAGGAACAAGAAATTATCCAATCTCAAAGACGTAGAGTCCAAGCGATTTGGACATTAAAGATTAATCTTTAATAAAAAATAATTATTTATATCGTGGCAAAAATTACAAAAACTTATTCGGTAGATCAAAAGATATATGAAGCTTTTGATAATATAACAGAAGAAAAAAATATAAATAAAAGTTCTTTCATTGAAAATTGTATAAATAAATTTTTAGATGAAAATAATATGGGGTATATAGATAAGGTGTATGTTTCTAAAGTTGATCCGAGTTATGGTGTAACTATAAAAAGAAAAGATGATACTTTTTATTATTTAAGTGATGGTAGTAAAATATCTATTATTCTTTTTATGCAAACTTTTAAAGAAGTCGATCAAGTTGATCCAAATGAATTTTTTAATAATAAAATAGTCAATGACATTGTATCAAAAAAAACAGGATATGATAATTATGAAAAATTAAATTCGTAAAAATTAAAATAAAATATCATAAGTTGTATTTTTTTGCTGCTAACATCTCAGGATATTTATTATAATACCATTTCCAATACCCATCTAAATCTTCTGGTAATTCTCTTAAATTCTGATTAGATAAATTTAAGAGATCAATCGCCTTTTTTTCAAATAATTTATATTTCTTAATATATTTCATAAATTATTTATTTATTTCATTTAATGGATCGAATCTATATTTGAAATAGAAATAGTTATTACCGGTTATGTTGAATTTTTTATCTTGTATTTTCAAAGTTATAAAAGGATCATTATTTTCATCAGTATTATAACCAAGGACTTCAACAATCTTACCTTCTTTTAAGAATCTTTGTTCTCCAGTTTCTTCGTCTTTTACTAAACAATTTTGTTTTAGATTTTTATACATACCTGGTTCAGGGATAAAGAAATTATAAACTAATTTATATAAATATTGATTTAATTTCAAATAATATTCTTTATCTATATATCCAAATCTAGTGTCACTTAATAATTCAGTATCAAATGTCGGTTTATTATAATTTGAATTAAAATTACGAAAAACTCCAAAAAATTCATTATCCATAAAATCAAAGGATATATAAACATTCAATTTTAGATTTTCGTTTTCAAATATTCTTAATATTTTTATGTTTTTATATTCGTCTATATCTTCTAAGAATCTATCGGATTTTCTAGCAAAAACATGATCGTCAGCTATTTCTTTATTCATTTGTTTGATAAGAGTCATTAGATGTGATGTGGTTCCTGCTGTTCTAGCATACATATCTACATAAGGATTCGAATCGGGCGAATATATGGATAAACCAGGATCTGTTGCAAAACCATATCCCGGTCCGAAATAACCAACAGCATTATCAATACCCAATTGATATTGATTGAATTCAGAAGATTCTTTTATGTATTGTTCGAATTTTGTTAGCATTTAAATAAATTGCATTTTTTTTATATATTAAATATATAAAATGAAAAAATAATTTTTATATATATATTCAGAAAAAAAATCATTTAATATGGATTTTAAAAACATAACGTCATTCGATAGATTTAGAAAAACTTTTGAAGCTAGTATACCAGACGAATTCAGTAATAAAACAGGATTTGCTGAAAGTCTTGTTGGTAGAGGATTTTTTAGTTTAATTAGATTTTTCAAAGAAGGTATAAATCTTGGAAGATTAGAATATTTAAAGAGAAAATTAGAAAATGAATATTTTGCTGGATGGTTGAGATTTTGTGCACTTAGAAATATAAATATAAAAAATGGTACAATGCCAAAAAAATCACAATCTCAAACTGAAATTGATGATGTACAACAAACCGATGATGAATATAACAGAACTGATGATTCGGCATGCGAAATATTTAATTTGGATTACACTCAGTCTAATGTTGCTTATCTAGAACAACTTAAAGTTAGTATAAATAAGTATGTCGATAATCTCGAAAAAAATAAAGACGGAGCTGATAAAGAAGATTTAGATGATATAAATGATCTCATCGAAAATAATAAGAAAATTCTTAAATACATTGATATAAAATTGAAAATAGATGCAGTTTTCAATTCATTGTGGACACTTATTAACAATCTTCCAACTGGTATGACTTTCACAACAGAACAAATTACACCATTAAGCGAAAATTTAAATAAAATAAAAGATTTTTTAGAAGGAGACGCTAAAATTTGTCCAACATATCATTTAGTAAAAAATGAATTAGAATTGATAAAAAAAATAAATTCTTGTACTAATGATGATATTAAATCGTTGTGTGCAGAAATATTAAAGTTGATTGAAATAACCAATGAGAGATTCAAACAAGACGATGTTTATGATTCAATTAATGAGGAATTTGTAACAAGTAAAATAAACACAAAAGTACCGATAATGCAAATACTCGGGGATTCTTTAAATGTTGTATCTGGTGGTACTCATGGAACCGCATCAAATAAAGTTAAACCATACGATTATTTAAAAAATATAGGTATAAACAGTGTTGATGAAATTGATTTTAAAGCGTGTAGTGAATTGTGGGCACAGAACGATCCGGAATTTAAAGAAGGCGCAACAGAACTAGTAAGCATTGATGGGGTTAGAAAAATTCAATATGCCGCATCTAGAATTATTTATAAAAATAAAAGTTACGTAACTGGACACGGTGAAAAATCCAGGGGATTAGATTATCAAGAAGATTCTAATTTAAGAACAGCGTGGGAGAGAAAAGTGGAAAAATGTAAAGGAGAATGGAGATATTTTATGAATGTGGAAAAAATAGATCCATTTAAACAGATGAGTTTACAAGAATCTATAAGAAAAAGAGATACATCCGGTGATGATTTTGTTACAAGAACTAATAGACAAACAAAACCAGTCGAGGATGCTTCTATAATGGATGAAATCGGATTAAAACTCATTTCAGGAGTTCCAAAAACCGAGGGGAGATTATATGTTTTACAATATGTATATGGGCCTAATGAAGATTTTGCTTATTTATTGTGTACGGTAATATCTGATAAAGATAGTAGTAAAGATAGATCTTGGTATTTATATTTGGGTAATATAGATATAACATCAATCAGAAGAGATAAAATTAATGAAAAACAGGATAAAGATAAATTATTAGAACTCAATAAATATGCTGCATCTATATTTGATACTAGAGACATTTATTTAAATAAAGGATGTAAGGAATTTAATGATTATTTTAAAATATCCAAAGTTTATAATGGTTATAATGGCAAAAATATAAATAGTTTGATTTTATCAAAAACTGATTTTAAAAGAATGTCCAGCGGTGACGTAACATCCCCCTATAAGAGAGCCACAAGACTTTTTTATGTTTATTGTGATCAAAATGGAGGTATCAATGGAAATTTCGGTGAATCAAAAACACCTTCCAACACACTATTACAAATATTCAACGAAAAAGGAAATTCAGTTAATGGATGTGCATTAACAGGTTTATCAAAAAATCCAAATAAAATTGAGACATCAAAAATTGGCGGGATTTATATTTTTAAAACTCCAGACTGGGGAAAAGCTTATTTTAAAAATAATTATGATAAATCTGTACTTTACAATAATAAAAATACAGATTTTACAAGAACAATTTTCACCGATGTTACAATGTAATTAAAAATAAAAAAAATTATGTATGATAAAACTTTCCAATATTTTAAATAAAAAATTATATGAAGATGCTGGCGAAACACAAGCACCAGTAGCACAAACCACAACCCATCCTGTTGCGCAGAATCCTGTTGCTGAACCACCAAAATTGAAATGTATAGATGATCTAAAAGATAGATATGAAAAAATAATTAAAAAAATATCAGATAAGAAAGGCGGTAAACTTCCGTTATCTTCTGAAACTGGAGTAAGATTACAAAAGGACGTTAATATTATAATTAATAATGATAAGACTAATGAAAAATATGAATTAAATTTCGTTGATTTTAAAGAAGATGATACTCCTTTATATTCTATTGTCACTAATAATACAAACATGCAGAAACAAATTAAACCATATGTTATTTTAAATGACGAAATTTATCAAAAAGTTAATTTTATTTATGATGGTTTAAATAAATGGAGGGAAAAAATATCAATCAGTCAAAATCAAGTTGTTAAAACTCCGACGACAGTAAACGCCAATGTACAAAATATTTCAAAATATTCAGATTTCATAAAAATTTTTGAAATCGAACAACAGCAACAAAAAACAAAAATGACTATTGAAAATTTCGATAATAATTCTTTATCTCAATTCACTAATTCAGCTGTATTTGGTAATTATGAAAATTTTAAAGAAATAGCTGCAGCATTAACTGGATTAAAATCCATTAATTCGGATTTATATAATAAACAATATAAAGATTTCATTCAGTTAAAAGACAAAATAATACCATCTAGTAAGAAAAATGAATATATTACAAAATGGTATCTCTCAAAATGGAACGAAGATAAACACAAATACGAAATAATGGACGCTGGTGAAACAATTAAAAATGGTGATGCTATAACTATTAATAAAGAAGTAAAAGCAGATGAAACACCATTTACAGTTAAAGGATTTAGAGTCACTAATGTTCAAATCAAAAAACAAGAACAAAAATTATTTGAACAATTAAGTAGACAAGACATTGATCCATATAGTGAAGAAGATTGGGATGACGATAATGATACTCCGATAATACAGATAGCTAAAAAGCAAAATAAACCATTAGATCAAATAACACATTTGAGTTGTTCTGATAAATCATTAACTAATTTAGAAGGAATTGATCATTTAACTAATTTAAGAATATTATATTGTTATAATAATCAATTAACTAGTTTAGAAGGAATTGAACATTTAACTAATTTAAGAGAATTATATTGTTATCATAATGAATTAACTAGTTTGGAAGGCATTGAACATTTAACTAATTTAAGAGAATTACATTGTGATAATAATAGATTAACTAGTTTAGAAGGAATCGAACATTTAACTAATTTAAGAGAATTATATTGTTATAATAATCAATTCACCAATGAATATAAAAATTATTTAAGAACAATAAAATTAAAATTAAAAAATTTAAAGATTCTTGAATTTTAATATAAATATTAATTTTTATAAATAAAAACTTTCATTCAAAACCTAAATATACTCGATATATGATTTACATTTTATCGAATATATTTTTTGGACACCCAAAACTTTCAAAATATCAAATAGATTATTTTGATAATTATTTTTTACCAATGGTAATAAAAAACAAACCAGAAAAAATTATAATAACTGGAAATATATTCTATAATACAAATTTAGTTTCTTTTAAACTTTTAAACGATGTTATTTCTATTTTTAGTAATATATCCGATATAACAATTGTTGAAATAATAGAAAATGATTATTGTTTTCAAATTTTAGAAGATTGTGGTAATTTGAATGATAATCAATACAGAGGAAATATAATAAATAATAAATGGGCCGGTGGAGATTCTTACGTGGGTGAAAATATTGACGTAACCAAATTTGAACCGTTTTCATTATTTCATTTTTCAAAGGAAAATAAAGAAAAAATAGGATTTCATGTAATTCAAGACGATAAAATAAAATTCATTGAAAATAATTACACTCCTAGATTCGTTGAATATAATATTAATTCATTAGAAGATTTAAATATAAACATAAATAATGATTTTATAGATTTAACAATAAATAGTGAATTAATATTGAAACCCGAGTATAAAAATAAAATAGATATATTCTTGAATAATAATTCATTCAATAACGTCTTCTATACTGAAAAAAATGAAACTGAAAAAGTTAAAATTAAAAATAATGATATTAGAAATATTTTAATCGATAATATAGATGATAATCTAAAAGAAGAATTGAATGAAATATTTCACATCTATGACGACGATAAAAATCAAAAATCAAGATGATTAAAATAGCTATATTTGCTTCTGGTAATGGTTCAAATACTCAACGTATTTACGAATATTTTAAAAATAATGATTCAGTCCAAATCGAATTAATATTATGTAATAACTCAAATGCAGGAGTTATCAATAGATGTAAAGAACTAAAAATTAAATATATAATTTTTGATAAATTTGATTTAAATTCAAATAAAGTAATTGATTACTTAAAATTTTATAGAATTGATTTTATCGTTCTAGCTGGATTTTTATTATTGATACCTGGTCATATCATCAAAGAGTTCAATAAAAAAATTATAAACATTCATCCGGCTTTATTACCAAAATACGGTGGTAAAAATATGTACGGTATGAAAGTTCACGAATCCGTTATAAATAATAAAGAAAAGGAATCAGGAATAACAATTCACTTCGTAAATGAAAATTACGATGAAGGCGATATTATTTTTCAAAAGAGTTGTTCAATAGAAGAAAAAGACACATCTCTCGCGTTATCTTCTAAAATACACGAACTAGAATATCAATATTTTCCAAAAATAATAGAAGAAATAATATTTCAATAAACATAAATAGTTTGGACTATTTTTATTTAATATATATGCTACATACATATAAATATTCGTAATTTAATATGCTACTAACAAAAGAAGTAAAAATAAAAATCAAACAACCGAATATGAAATACTATTTGGATTTAGGTTATAATGTGAGATATGGTGATGTTATTACTATAAGTCCGGATAAATTACCGAAGTTTTCCAGAGAAATTGTTGAAGTTAAATGTGATATTTGTGGCAAGATTAAAAAACTAAAATATTTTGTATATTATAAAAATTTTTTAAAATATAATTTTTATTGTTGTTCACAAAAATGTTGTCAAACAAAAGTAACTATGACAAATAATAAAAAATATGGATGTGATAGACCGATACAAAATAAAGAAATAAGAAAAAAATTAGAAGATACTTGTTTAACTAGATATGGTTTCGTTATACCATCTATGAACAATGATATAATAGAAAAAAATAAAAATAAATATATTTTAAGATTATTGAAAAAATATGATTATTTGAAAATTGATCATATACATGATCATATTGCTAATTTTAAATGTGATCAAAATAAAGAACATAATTTTGATATCAATTTTGCTTTACTTGGCACTAGAATAAAATATAAAACTATAATTTGTACAATATGTAATCCTCTTAATTCTTCATTCATAAGTGGAAGAGAATTACAATTGCAAGATTTTTTAAAAAAAAATTATGATAAAAAAATAATATTAAATTCTAAAAATATTATAAAACCAAATGAAATTGATATTTATTTGCCGGATTTAAAACTAGCTTTTGAATTTGATGGAGTTTATTGGCATAACGAATTATATAAAGATAAAAATTATCATTTATATAAAACTAACGCGTGTGAAAAATGCGGAATTAAATTAATCCACGTTTTTGAGGATGATTGGTTATATAAACAAGATATAGTTAAATCTAGAATTTTAAATCTTTTAGGAAAATCAAATAAAATATACGCTAGAAAATGCGAAATAAAAGAAATTGATAATAACGAACTCGTGAAATTATTTTTAAATTCTAATCATATTCAAGGTTTCGTCGGCTCAAAAATTAAAATTGGTTTGTTTTATAATAAAGAATTAGTTTCTATAATGACATTTGGTAATCTTAGAAAACCAATGAATCAAAAATCATCTGAAGGATCCTACGAAATGTTGAGATTTTGTAATAAATTAAACACTAATGTTATCGGTGGAGCTAGTCGTTTATTTAAATATTTTATCGATACTTATAAACCGAATGAAGTTATTAGTTACGCCGATAGAAGTTGGTCTACGGGTCATTTATACGAAATATTAGGTTTTAAAATAGAACACAAAACTCAACCAAATTATTATTATGTTATAAATGACGTTAGAAAACATAGATTTGGTTTTAGAAAAGACAAATTAATAAAAGAAGGAGCAGATCCAAATAAAACTGAACACGAAATAATGTTAGAAAAAAATATATATAGAATATATGATTCTGGACATCTAAAATATAAAATAGTTTATGCTTAAAAATTTTTTACGAGAAATAATATACTTCCTGATTGAACTTATTGAAAAAATTGAATATAAAAATAATAATTTTGACGAAAAAGATCCTCTTAAAAAAATAATGAATTTTTTTCCAATAGAAGATATGTTAGTCGAAACCGACTACGGCTTTGTCCCTATTGAAGAAATTAATTTAACACAACCATACAGGATACACGAATTAATACTAGAAAACGGAATAAAACTAAATTGTGCCGATGTTCATGCTGTTTTCTGTGAAGGACATATTATTAAGTATGTTGACGATTTAACATTAGATGATATAGTTTTAACTAAAACAGGACCTTCTAAAGTAAAATCAATTAAAAAAACGAAATCTAAAGTATCCATGTTCGATTTATCAATAAAATCAAATGAACATAGTTATTATACCAACGATATATTAAGCCTCAATACGATCTCGGCCGCCATAGTAATATTGCAATTCGTCTTGTTCAATACGGATAAGAGTATTATGATAGTTGCCAATAAATCAGAAACAGTGAAAGAAATAATTAGAAAAATAAAGGATATATATAAGTTATTGCCGTTTTTCTTAAAAGTTGGAGTCACTAATTGGAATGAAAAAACAATAGCCTTTGAAAATAATAGTAGGGTTCAAACTCAAGCCAGATCACCAGAACCGGCTATTGGTTTTGCGATAGATTTATTATATCTAGATGAGTTTGCTAAAGTCCCATCTAATATTATACGTCGATATTATGGTGCTGTAGTACCAACAGTATCGTCCATTGAGAATTCAAAGATTATAATTACTTCAACACCGGAAGGTTATAATTTATTTTGGGAATTATTAACCGATGCTGAAAGGCCAAAAGAAGATCCAAGATGGAATAAGTATCAACCCATGAGAATTTATTGGCATCAAGTTAAAGGTAGAAGAGATACAAAAATATTATTCTTAGAAAATAAACTCAAACAATTTAATTTAACAAAAGATGAAATAATAGATCAACTTAAAAACTTAGGATATGTTATGTATTCGAAAAGATTGGATAATGAAAATTGGGATTTGATAAAATTTTTTGAAGATGATGAAAAAACACAAAGAGAAAATAGTAGTATTGACAATATAAGGCAAATTAGAATAAATGATGTTGTACCATTACCTGAAATTTGTAGAATAACAAATTGGCAAGAAGAACAAACAGGTCTTATTGGAGGAGAATCCATGTTTAATCAAGAATATGAAATTCAATTCATAACTGACGATAAATTATTATTTGATAGTGTTATGTTTGAAAATTTCATGAATGATCAATATGAATTTGAAACTCCATATTTAGATATATTCGATAAAAAAATGAAGTTACCATATACTAGTTTGAAATTTGTTAAAGATAAACCAGAATTGTTTGATTTACCTAAAGCCAAAGATTATTATATTACTATTGGAATAGATTTAGCAGAAGGTCTTGGATTAGATTATAGTGTATTTAACATATTTAGATTAATGATGAAAGATGAAAAAAACATACAACGCAGAAAAGAAATTATAAATAATAAATATGATTTATTTAAATTAGAACAAATAGGAATATTTAGAAATAATGTATATTCAATGGACGAAATGGCTCACATTTTATATCTATTGGTATTTGAAGTATTCGATCCAGAGAAAGTTAAAATTGTTTTAGAAATGAATAAAAATCTAGGTAATGATTTAATAAATAATATGCGTCACGTTTTTAATGACAATAATAATTTTATGGATGCCATATTCGCTAGATATATTCAAAAAGAAAGTGATAAAAAAACTAAAATTGGATTATTAATAGGACATAATAAAAAATTATTATTAAAGGATTTTCAAGATGCGATCAAAAAAGACAATATGATTTTACATAATGAAAGTACTATAATAGAACTTAAATCATTCTCAAAAAAAGAAACCCCTGGTGGTGATTTAACATTTAGATCTGAAACAGGCAATGACGATTGTGTAATGTCACTTGTCAATCTGGCTAGTATATTTGATAATGTTTGTTATAAAGATATGGTCGATTCTTATTCTGAGAGTTTAAGTGATAGAGAAAAATCTTTAATGATACAATTTTTAAATATGAAAGATGATGGTACGATTATCGATTATGGCACTATGACCGGTGCTCACAAAAGATTTTACCCTAAAATAAAACCAGATATAAAACCAATATCTTTCACAAGTCCATTCAATGAAAAATCAGGTTCCTTGAAAAATCCTTTCGAGAGAAAATATTTTTAAATATTTTTTATTTTTTTTATTTCTCCTTTACCGTTACAGATCTCGCATTTTCCATCTTTAGTATATCCACTCCCATCACACACAGGGCATAAAAATATCTTTATTTCTTCTTTTTTAACTTTATCGTTTGACTTATCGGGAGATTCCATTTTTTAATTATTTTTTAAACAAAATGAATTTTTGTTTATATATTAAATATAAAATTCATTTTTAATAACGATAGTGTTCATTGATAAATTATTTTGAGAAAAATTTTTTTATATCGAATAAATGACGTATCTTTGTATAGTCAAAATGATAAAAGAGTTCTTTTTCAAAATTGAGATAAATAAATCTATTAGTCCATAGAATGACTAATACTGAAAAGCGAGATAATTTCAACCTAATAGTAGGCATATAAATAGATTTATTAGTTCTAAAAACGCTCTTTGTTACTATGATGGCGCTTCAAGCTTAATACAACGAATGTTGTCCCTGAAAGTAGAGTTCTTTGAAAGATTGAAAAAATAATTTGTGGCAGAAAAAGAGATAGCCATTCTCTAATGCACTGTAATCCATTACTGGGAAGTGTGGCGCAGTTTTTACAAGTTTCTAGTCATAAACCTGAACGTCTGCCAAGGTTGGCCAACCTTGATCGTCGTAAGAACCAGACAAATCGTTATATATACGACAGATGGCTGTATCTGGTTGGAGGAAAAAATCCTCCCAATCACTCCCAATGGGAGTAAAATCCGATAGTTGATCGCTTCGGATGATTGTGGGTGAAGAATGATCGAAATTCGAGGATTGTGAGTAATCTGAAATCTCACCAAATTATTTTTTACTTTCATATTAGATTGGTTTAACTCAGTGATGAGTTAGATGATTTAAACCGAAGTAGGTCTTCAGAAAGCCGAAAAGGGAGTGATCTTCAAAAGCAAAAGCTACCAATTCTATGAGCGTAGTCCCAAATTTATTAATCTGCTGCAGATGGGACATAAAAAAACCGGATTGAAAAATCCGGTTTTTTTATGCTCATTTTTATCATAGATTATTGTATAAAATCTTTATATTTTTTTAAACTTTCTTTTATTGGGTATTTAATTGGAGTTTTTAATATTACACTATTCTTTTTAAATCTATTAATTTCATTATCTGTTACCAAATAAGTATCTAATTGTAGAGGGAAAGTACTTATTCTATCTATTATTATTCTATATAATTCATCATCAGTTTTTCTTAATAATTCGTCAAAAAACATTTGAGCGTCATTAGCATAATCAATGTTCTTTGGATCATCATCATAAAAACTAACTTTTTTATACCAATCCTGTTTTATAGATACAAATTTGCCATCTTTTATTTTTAAACCAACCAAATGTTCAAGTAAAACGAAAACTTTTCTTTTATAATCGGTACCCATTCTCATTCCTTCACCTACAAAAAATATTTTACTTATTTCTATGCCTATTTTTTTCAACTCCAAACGTAATTTGTTGATGACATTAACATGATTTTTTTGATTTGATCTAGCTGTTAAAAGACCTATATCAGTGAATTTATTATATCTTAAATGTTCTATGTTATGAGAAAGTACATCTATTTCTCTTTTATCTAATATTTCTTTTCTAACCAAAGGAATAAAAGATATTCCAAATCTTTCTATATTTTCACTTCCTGATTTTTTCTTAATAATATCAAATAATTCTTCACTAATATAATATGTTTGACCGTTATATTCTAGTGGATGATCATCTTTTTTAAATTTACCATTAGATATTAATGAAAATTCTAATTGATTTAATATAATAAGAGGTTTATATGGTTTTTCTTTATCTATTATCCATATATCATCATTCTTAATATTCCAAAGAACTCCATCCAAATCAAACATTGCAAGATCCCTCATACTTCGCTATATATTTTTTTATGTATCTCTTTCATCTATTAAATTTTTAATTTTTTTTTATTATTTACGTCCAATCTTCATCCTCAAAAGGATCAATAATAGTTTTTAGATTTTCCATCCTATGTTTTTTATACATATATATTAAAAAAAAATCTCCATTTTAAAATGGAGATTTGAAATTAGGTAATTTATAATTTGATGGGTTAAAGTTTTTGGTCAAATTACCGATATTTCCCATGTTAGGCATCTTTTGATTCTTATCTTGTTCTTCATGATGTTTCTTTTCGTTTTCATTTTTTTCATTCAACAATTTAATATATCTTTCAAATTCATAATAAGGCCATGTATCTACAACAGTAGTTGGCATTCTAAGTTGATTCATGAATTCAAATTTATTACCTGTCAAATTTTCCCAAGAAACTGTAAAAACAGTAAAAATGTTTTTTTCAATCTCTTGAATTTTATTTCTTTGAGATTCTGTCAAGTAAACTAGAACCTGGTTTGAAGATACTTGAGGCCCCCTTGGGAAACGTCATGTCCGTGTGGACCTCCTCACCACACACAGGACAATTAATTTTCAATTCTTTTATGCCATATAACATTTTACCAACAACTTCATCTAAAAACAAGAAAGTATCCATATCTAAATTTTTAAATTCCTCTTCTTTTGCCTTAATACCGTCTTCTGAAATAGTTTTTCTATCCCATAATGTAAAAGGAATTATTTTTAAAAATGACACATTCGGTGTTTTTTCAGATTGTACCTTATCCTTTATGTTCTTAAAGAATATTTCTTGAATACTAATACACGGTGGAGCCAATTTATAAATTTTTTCGTTAATATTGAAGTCAAACGTTCTATCAACTTTATTAAAGAATTGTTCCAGATCTTTATCCATTTCATAATTAACAAATGTTTTTGGACAATCCGTACCTACTGTAGCACGAAATTGAATCTTAAATTCATGTTTACAATTACTACACGTGGCATCTTTTGCTAAATTACTGTTTTTTTGAAACGTTAATTCACGAATCATAAAAATTAAAAACAATCTATCATTATCTTTTAAATCTTTATACGTACCCATCATTCCACCAGGATGCTTGATTTTTACACATCGAGACAACATTTCATTCATTTTTTCAGTTACATCAAGGTAATTGTTATCATCTATCGACGAATAAGCTTGCACTTCAGAAACTGAAGCTGCTCTAATCATAACAGTTGTGCCTGGTTTATAGAATATACCAGCAGGTAATACACTTAAATCGACAGTAATATAATTTATAGTATTACCATATTGATTATCAAATTGTTTTTCTGTAGTGATGTTAACTTGTGGTTTTGTTGATTCGGATATAAATTTCTCTAATGCGTCCTTTTTATTTTCTTTTTCTTCCATAAAATAAGTATTTTTTATTAGTATATATTAAAGAAGGTTTGGCCCGTTAAAAAATATCTATAAACTTGAACTTTGATTTTCAATATATAATTATGTGATTTTAAGTGAAGAAATAAAAGTAAGATGTAATTCTAAAAATTTTAAACATTTTAATGAATTAGGATATGATGTGAAAATTAACGAATATTTTCAAGTAAAAATAAAAGATTTATCCAAAAATTCTCATACTAAAATATTTGTAAAATGTGATATTTGTGGTGATATAAAAAATATCACTTATTTTTCGTATTGTAGAAACATTAATAATGGGAATTTATACACTTGTTATAAATGCAGTAAAATTAAATCAAAAAAGACTTCTTTAGATAAATATGGTGTAGAGTATCCAATACAATTAGAAAATATAAAACAAAAGAGAGAAAAAAACAATATTGAAAAATATGGTGTTGACTATCCGTCTAAATTGAAAGAAAATATAGATAAATGTAAAAAAACTAAGTTAGAAAAATACGGTAATGAAAATTACGTTAATATAGAAAAAGCTAAAGAAACTAAATTAGAAAAATACGGTAATGAAAATTATGTCAATATTGAAAAAATAAAAAAAACTAATTTAGAAAAATATGGATGTGAAAACGTTTTTCAAAACAACGAAATTAAAAATAAAAAAATAAAAACATTTATTAAGAATTACGGTGTTGATAACTATAGCAAATCAGAAATTTATAAAAATAAAAAAAATAAATTTATTTTAGATAAATATGAAAATATAAATATTCTTGAATCCAATAATGATATCATTACTTTCATATGTGATTGTGAAAAAGATCACTTATACGACATAAATATTAATGTTTTGAGAAATAGAATAATATACAAAACAATCTTATGTACTGTTTGTAATCCTGTCAATTCATACACCAATAGCGGACACGAAATACAATTACAAAATTTTATAAAAGAAAATTATAAAGATGATATAATTTTAAATAACAGAGATTTAATTGGTAAAGAATTAGATATATATTTACCAAAAATAAAAATAGCTTTTGAATTTAATGGTTTATATTGGCACTGTGAACTGAATAAAGAAAAAAATTATCATCTAAATAAAACAGAAACATGTGAAAATTTGGGAATAAAATTAATTCATATCTACGAAGATGAATGGGTGAATGATGAAGATAAAATAAAAACAAAAATATTAAATATATTAAAAAATAATAAACCATCCAGTATAGAAGAATTAGAATTTATCGATATTTACAAAATCAAAAAATTAAAAAATGAAATTTTATGTGAGGTGGATAGATCATGGTCAAACGGATCAGAATTAGAAGAATTGGATTTTAAATTAATAGAAAAAATAAAACCAGAATATCGTTTTATAGATAAAGAAAATAAAATTAAAATTTGGAATAGCGGTTATCTGAAATATATTAAATATATTTAACGATATTAATTTTTGTAACATTTTTTATAAAATCCACTCAATATCTATTCTTTTATGTTTATGCCAACAATAATTATCATTACAAAATCTAATTGACCATTCGTAATGTCCCAACTTAATCATCACATTTTTAAAAAAAGATAAAAATTGATAATGACAAGAATATGTAGTTTGTTCATTATTTCTATTAAGTACCGGATATATTTGATAATTTTGTTTCATTCTTCTATATGAATTAAAATTCGCTGCTAGCACCAGAACCACCAAATTCTCCTTCGCCTATACTTTTTGGCGCAAAAATATACAAGTCTTTATTCACTTTGTGACAAACATGAATTCCGATATTTTTATCCGATAATTTATATTCCTTGCCCTTCATATTTTTGGTATCTTTTAAAACCACAACATAGTCAAAATCACTTAATAAATTACCGGAATATATTATATAAAATTCAGTTTCTTCTCTTTTATTTAAATCACTAATTTTAATCAAATGTGAATCAGGAAAAGGTTTTGATGCTGCATATGTACTACCAAAAAATCTAGTTTTAAACCATATATATTTTGTTCCGTTTGGAACTATAATATTAGTCAAATGTTTAGTATCGTCCTCATATTCATAACTATGTTCAGCAACTATAAATCCTCCATTCAAAATTAAAGTAAAATCTTCACCTTCAGCGTATAAATTATATTCTTTAAATTGTTGATCAGCTATCACTTCACTCTTAATATGATCTGCCACACCAGTATTAAAGATAGCATCAGCCGCAATTGCACCACCTAATGCTAGTCCTGTACCTAAAAGAGCACCTTTCCATCCCAGTTTTTCATTATATTCTTCAAAATCTGTTATCATATTCTTATATTAATTTTTTAAATATATTCTTATATATTAATTTTTAATATGAAAATAAAAAAAAGAGGTGAATTTCTCCGCCTCTTTTGATTGTTATATTAATATTTATTTTTAGATAAATTATCAAATGCCCACAAAGGTTGTAAATTTTCTAAAGCACACACTACCTTTATATCTGTATTATCTGGAAAATTCGCAACAGCTTTTATATGATCTATGTGCCAATCACCATGATTATCCCATGACATACCTTCAGTAAAAAGAGATTGAATGTGATTTTTTAAATCAAGTGCAGAATACCCCAACATATTTATTGTATGCGCCTCCTTCGGAGTATTAAGCCTTTTAAGTGTCGAATATAAAACTGAACGCCAAGCTATTACATGTGGATTATCATTACGATATTTGTAATATTTTTCCCTGTTTTCTACTTTATATACTTTTATGTATTCTCTCATCTCTTCACGATGATCATCTCTATATTTATCAAGGTAATCCTTTATTTTTTCCTTGTTTTTTGGATCATTACGATATTCAGCTTTCTTTTTTAATATTTTTTCTCTATTTTCAATATGATATTCTTTTTTACGCTCTAATATTTCTTCACGTTTTTCTTCATACCTATTCTTATCATATTCTTTTTGTTTTTCTTTAAAACCAGGTACTTCTTTATATTTTTTTTGAATATCTTTGACGCATTCTTTACACTCTTTTCTATGTCCATCTGAGGTTCCTCTTTTTATATGAAAATCATTTATATTTTTTTCAATTCCACAAACACGACAAATTTTAAGACCTTCCGTTTTAATTTCTTTTAGAGAATCTATCTCTTTTCTTTTTTCTTTATCGTTATATAATTTATTACAACATTCTTTACATTCATTACGACGACCATCCTTCATTTTGTCATTTTTCGTAAAACACTCCACATTTTTTAGTTTTCCACAAACTCTACATAATTTATTTTCCATAATCTTTTCCTCTCAATAATCCTGGCTATTTTTTAGCAAAAATATAAGACTTATATAGTCTTATATTTTATAAGTTTAAAATAATTTATTATTTTTATTTAGTCTAAATAAAATTAGTAATAAAAATCTTCCCAGTAGTCACAAGCGAAGGTTGCGCTTAGGTCGTGAATTTCTGTTACTGATGACCAGTCGATATCTTCCCAACCAGTGAAGCTTGTTACCATAGCGTTATGCCAAATAACACGTCTTATAACAAGACCTTCTTTATCGTGGACGTCGATTGTAACCATTCCGACGAGATTCCCTTTATAATTTAGTTGTCCTGTCTCGTTATTCCATAGTAAATCATACCAGTCTTTTATAGCTCTAAAAACAGGAACTCTACCGGCCACAACACCACTTGAGTTTTGTGAAACATTAACAGATTCATTTAAATTGAATTTAATAGTTTGGTCTGTTAAATGTGTTTGATTAGGTAATGTTGGATAGATTCTTGTTGAATATTTAAATCTTTGTTCCTTGACATCTATTTTCGGATATGTTGGTAACGGAACACTAGTGGCATTTTCAATCAAAATTGATCTAATCCCCTCTAAATTAGCCAATACCAAAGGCGGAAGATCTATTTGGATTTCGAATAAACTTTTATAAATAGGTTCCCAAATGTTCATTGCTGTTGTTACGTTTGTAAAATGTGCTAAACCCATATTTTCTGTTATTATTTTTTATTTTTTTATTTTCCCTTTAATATTATATATTAATATTATCTTCGCTCCTCTGATATATATATTAATATTTTTTTCTATTTTTTCTATTAAATTTATATATTAATCTTTCATTTTCATTTTTTTAAGATTATTCTCTTAACTATTAGGTGTATATATTAAAATTAAAACTTTATATTTTTTATATTCTATAAGAGAGTAAGAAACACTTATATTTATGAATAATAATGTAGAAATTATAATAAAAGAAAATGGACCGTCTGGGAGAATGTATTTAGAGAAATATGTTATGAAAAATCATATTGATATCTATAACGACATTATATCTTTTTGTAATGATAATGATTTAAAAGAACTGTCATTTAAAGAAAAAGTATATCATTATGTTAATGATATTAAAGAAATTGTGTTATGTAAAAATCCGAATTGTAATAATAAAACAAGATTTAAAAATTCAACATTAGGATATGGTAATTATTGTTCCATTCAATGTATAAGTAGTGATCCCAATATTAAAGCGATTAAAGAAAAGAAATCATATGAAAAATATGGAACTAAGGCACCAGCGATGAATAAACGGGTTAAAGATAAAATGATTAATACAAATAATAATAGATATGGCGGAAATAGTCCATTAAATAATAAAGATATTATCGAAAAGTCCTTAAAATCTTTTCGAAAAACAAAAATAAATAAAAATTTAGAAAAATATAAAAACTATAAAAACTTACAAATACTAGGTGTAGATTATGATAACAAAACATTTAAATTTAAATGTGATAAGAATCATGTATTTGATATAGATATGAATCTATTTAGAAATAGAAATAAAATAGATACAGTAATATGTACAGTTTGCAATCCCGTAAGTTCTTTTAGTAATAGTGGTCATGAGTTGCAATTTAGAAAATATATTGAAGACACGTATAAAGAAGAAATATTATATAACGATAGAAATATAATAGGTAAAGAAATAGATATTTACCTACCAAAATTGATGTTGGGTTTTGAATTTAATGAAGTTTATTGGCATAATGAATTACACAAACCAAATAATTTTCATTTAGATAAAACGGTACTATGTGAGAAAAATAAAATAAAATTAATACATGTATATCAAGACGATTGGTTGTATAAACAAAACATAGTTAAATCCAGAATTCTAAATCTTCTTGGTAAATCGGAAAGAATAATGGCTAGGAAATGTATAATAAAAGAAATTGATGATAATGATTTGGTTAGAGAATTCCTAGATCAAAATCACTTACAGGGATTTGTTGGTTCTAAAATTAAAATTGGTTTATTTTTCAAAAATGTATTAGTTTCTTTAATGACGTTTGGGGATCTTAGGAAATTAATGGGTCAAAAATCTTTAGATGGATCATATGAAATGTTACGATTTTGTAATAAATTGAACAATAACGTTATCGGAGGAGCTAGTCGTTTATTCAAATATTTCATCGATCACTATGAACCGAAAGAAGTAATAAGTTATGCTGATCGTAGTTGGTCATCTGGTAATTTATATGAAAATCTAGGATTTAAATTAATTCATAAAACACAACCAAATTATTATTATGTTACAAATGACGGTATAAGAAAACATAGATTTGAATTCAGAAAAGACGTTTTAATTAGACAAGGATTCGATCCAAATAAAACTGAACACGAAATAATGTTAGAACGCAAAATTTATAGAATATACGACTCGGGACATTTAAAATATAAATACGAAAACAAAAAAAAGGAGACCTAAAGTCTCCTTTTTTAATTATATACAACATTCAATTATGCTGGGGAAAATCCTTTTGATGAGATTGTTCCTTTTTTGAGAATTGTAATATTATTTACAATTATACCCATTCCCTTTATGATTTCCACATACGTATCAAGCACACCCATTTGTAGATCAATTATATAATCGGTGTTATTTGTTTTGTCACATACGTTTTTGAAATCGTAGAGTGCGTTGGTATCTAGAAGTTCTTTGCAGATTTGATCAGCTCTGAATTTTATTTCAGCTCTAATTTCAGGTGTATTAAATCTCCAATGATAGTTGAGTAACATATCATATAGTCTATTTTCGAGTTCAATAAGAACTTCTCTGGAGTGCATATAGCTAAGTGAAGAAATTGGAAATACTTGAGCAGTGCTTTCAGAGTTTATATTATATCCTCTATTAAGAGAATATACAATTGGATTGGCTCCCATAGCATAGAAGTTTTCTAGATCTTCATTAGTAAATCTCATTTCTGTTGCAGAAATGTCTTTTATTTTTGAAAATTGAGGACCAGCTATAATTTGCCACGGATAAGAACTACCGAGTTCACCTGTGAATTTTGCCATATAGGCTTTAGCTGCCTTGGCAGCTGGTGGAATGAATTTAGTATTATCGTTAACATCTTTTACATATGGGAAGAAATAACCAACAGTTGACATACCAACACCGTTTCCAAAACTATATAAGAAGTTAGGGTTGAGATCTGGATTACCACCTTCTTTGATGTATTCAGTATTAATTGTTCTATCATCATTTATAAAACTTGGATTTATTGATGTTTTGAATTGTCTGACGCTTGGCATATTAATGAATCCAAGACAGTTCAATTTAGCACCACAGAGATCAACATATTCTTGTTTAGAATTTGAAGTTAAACCCAGTCCAAACGAATCCACTAAATATCTCCAAGTGATTCTATTTTTATTAACAAGTCCTTTAGCCAAGTTTGTTGATTTATCAATAACACTCATGATTGAATCTAATCTAGCGTCTGTTCCATTTGGAATAGAATCTGGATGTATTACGAATGGATCTAATGTTACACCATAATATTCATCAAAGTAATTATCGATTGATTTATATGCAGTAGTTTGATAATCCGGAGTTAATGTGGAACCAGAATTATTCCAAATTTTAATAGGACCATCTGCATATAAAATTTTCAATGATGTATTTACAGTATCGCCAACAGTATTTATGATTTTTACCAATTTTCTTGGTTGTTCACCATTTAGATAACCTTGGCCTGGCGCATCATAGTATGATGTATCATAATAACCTTCGAGGTACCAACCTTTTGTTATTTCACTATATCTTGTTTTATCAACATAAATATAATATGTGTTTGTAAGATCGGTTATGCTGCTATAATTTTCGATTTCTAAAGTTTGTTTCATATTTTCTTTATCTGAATGTACTGATAATTTATAATCATATAATGGCCAATTTAATGGATTTATTTGCACAGGATCTGATGTTGGATCATTTAATAAAAATTGTGTTATTAAATTTTTATTTTCATCAATGTACATTTTCAAATAATAAATATTTGTTGTTTCTCCTGTATCATTATTTTTATAAAACCAATCTAGATTGTTTATTTCACCATTATAATAACCCAAATAGAAATTTGAATATTTTGCGGCTACTCCGAAGTCTATTCCTAATCCTGTCATTGGATATACTGGTTTTTCTGTTGTCATTATTGTTGATATTTTAGCTGATACACCGGTTGGTAGTACGAATTCATTATCAACATAATATATTATGAATTTTCCATTATTACAATAATCTGCTGGTATGTAACTCACGCCATCGAAATAAATTACAATTTTTGCATTTTCTGTTGTAGTGCTTTCAAAAATGAAATAATTATCGTCTATATTATATTTATAACCATTTTTATAATTAATAATTGCTGATTTTCCTAATAAAATTTTAGATTCCATTTCAGCAAACACCTTTTGAAGTCTTAATTTATCATAATCCGAATAAATTGTCGAACCACTAGTTCCTTGGAATGTTAAGATTAAAGACGTGGATGTAGTAGTACATAATATTGTGTAATCATCCATCGATTGATAATATCTATATCCTGATGAAGTCGTAGTTACACCAGTATAATATGATGTTGTTTCGTCATCGTTCCATGTGTGTTTAATACTACATAAAATTATTGTATTTTCATTACTTAATAAATAATTTGGAGCACTTGGTGTTGTTCCAACAGATGCAGTACCAGTTAAAACGTGAGATGTAGATGAATCTGTACTTAAATAAACAACATCAATTCTACTTTGAGTTGTTCCTGAACTTGTACCTGAACCCAGAACAAAAGGACTAAAGAAGATTTTTTCTGAATTCAATTGGTATTGAGTTTCACCGATTTGATACGTATAACCTGATACATCATCGATCAATTTATTTTTAATTGAATAAATAAATGTATTTGTGGTTCCTGATGAAGTTATTCCAGATAATGGATCACCATCATGAGATCCAGAAATTGTTATTGATGTATTTCCAGTATTTATGATATAATATGGAGTTAAACTATCAATTATACCAAAAGATCTATTGAAATAAATAACATCACCTATTTCTGTTGTACCCGAAACAATACTCGTGTTAGTTGTCAATACCCCAGTTGATGAATCTATTGCATTTATTTTATATGTATAATTATAATTTACGCCATTTGCTAATTCTGGATAAATATTAGTATACCAATTTGTATATGCGGCTGTTCTGCCTGATAACCATCCTGGAGTTGAAATCATATTTACAGCATAATTACCAAAAACATTTCCGGGACTATCTAAATAAGTTTGTTCGTAATCCAAAATTTCACTAAAGGTTCCTTTATATGACATGAAATTTAAAGATTTTTTATCAGTACCGACTAATGTCGAACCAATTAAATCGATAGCACCTTTTGGATAATCAGCATTCAATAGGGCATCTTCATTATAATAACAGAAAATTCCAGTTTTTTCAGTAGATGAGTTGATGACGTTTTTAATGTATAGATCTCTACCATTCATATCTTTGAAATTTGGTATTAAACTAACATCGTAATATGCAACAACATTGACCAATCTATCATTAACAAAATCTTGAATATTGGATTTTATCAAACCTTTAGTATTAAAATATGTTCCCCAATATGGATCAGTACTGAGTTTAACGTAATCTGTCCAATCACCATAAACCGCCAAAACGCTAATCATATAATCAGAAATATAATCTTTAGGATTCATAAATAGAGGAACTTTATCGGCCCCATTATACCAACTCTCCGCTGTAACATCAAATCCTGTTATAGCTGACTTAAACATAAAAAGAGTGAACTTTTTATCTCCCATATTTGTTAAATGGAGAATGTCATGGGATGGATCTGGTTGATTAATTGGATTATCGGCAAATTCTTCATCAACAATATCCATAAATGATTCTGTATCTCTTTCCCAGAAATCTTGTCTATTGAAAAATCTTTCGTATGGAGCCGTATTTTTAGGACCGTTATCATATTGTGAAGAAACTGATATAGATTCCCATTGTAATAGGTCTCTATTAGGATCGGTTTTTAATAAATTTAAAGCCCAAATTGGTCCTTTTTGTAACATGTCTAATACAGTTCTATGAAAGTAAGACCCTTTATTTTCCAAATTTTTATCAACTGGTCCATAAGTCGACTCAAAATCCACAGGACTATCTATTCTAACTGGCTTGTTTATAGGTCCTTTTTTTGAGAAACCAGGTACTAAATTAATCAAAACTTCTTGAATCGGTAGTTCAATTATTGATTGATCAATTTCATTAATAAAAATGCCTGGTCGTTTGTATTTACCTAAATCTTTGTTACTTACTGGCATATTTTTTTAAATTATTTTTTATACGTCTAATATATTAGACATATTTTTGTTCTTTTTATACTATATATATTATTACAAAACTCATTTTTTATCAATTTTTGAACTGAGAAATAAGAAGATCTCCATCTTTTCAGTTAAAAATGAGAAAATAAAAAAACCTATCATTTATTTGATAGGTTTTTGATTTTTATCCTCTATCTGGCGGCAAATTAATATCTACATCATTGTGTAATGGATCATCATATCGGACGCGTGTAGAATGTCTTCCGCAGGCTTTGTCTGCGGCTATCTCTTCATCTGATTTTAATCCTACTGCCATCTGAAAATGACGTGTTATATCTTCTCCAAAAAGTGTGTCCATTTCTTTTCGAAATTCTATTAATATTTTTTTAACGATAATTTTCTCTTCGTTTTTTAATGTTTTTATCACTTCTCTTATAAATGAATCATAATACAAAGAGACTGCCGTCATGTCTATAAAATTTACATCGCCCTTTTCTTTTAGGTCATACAAACATTGTTTTATTTCTGGGTTTCTCTCTAATATATTGGAGTCAATTGCATCTATTTCTTTCTTATATTTTTTAAGTATTTTGCTCATTTTTATATATTTAAACAATCCTTTGAATGGATAATTTTGCCAAGATCGAGACCATCCGCCACCACTTTTGTTACCAGTCCCAAATTTTGCATATCTAGTATTTAACCATAATAAAAATATTAAAATTGGAATTGTGCCTAAAGAAACAAATCCTATTATTTCTTCGTTTAACAATTCATCCTGATTAAATTTTTCGTAAGTTTTTAAATTTTTCATATTTCCGTTTTTTTTTTTAAGGATATATATTAATAAAAAAAATCATTTTTATATATACCAACATGAGTAAATGTCCTTTCTGTAAAAATAGAATAAATCGATATGATGGCGGACATATTTATAGGTGTAATAAAAACATGCATATATGGAACAAAAGGGATGTTAAATATGAATATTTGGTTTATAATTTTCCAATTATAAGTAAGAAGAATATTTTGTTTGATGAATATGTAGTTAAAAATAAAAGTCTTCCTGATATAAAAAAAGAATATATTATAAGTTATAGAAATATATTATTTTTATTGGATTATTTTGGTATAAAAAAAAGAACTCCGAGTGTTAGTTCGAAACAAATATCAATAAAAAAATACAAAAAAACATGTCTCCAAAAATATGGAGTTGATAATGTATCAAAACTACAATCTATAAAAGACGAAAAAAAACATAAAAAATCTTATATAGTTAAAGATAAATATAAATTCGAAAAATTGTATAATTTCTTTATTTCTAACGAAATAAATACGATAAATCAAACAGATATAAAAATAAAAAAGGATATTAAAAAATTACGCAAAGAATATTATCATTACTGGTTGAATTTAAACGACGAACAAAAAGATTACATGATAAGTAAAAAATCTTTTTTAGAATCACGATTATCTTCATGTTTAGATAATTTGAACATAACATATATTAAAAGATTTATGATCGGTGGAAAATTTTTCGATTTTAAAATTAATAATTCATATTTATTAATAGATGTAAATAGTGATTTCTGGCACGCAAATCCTTCAATTTATAAAGAAAATGATAAACTTAATTTTCCATTTGGCAAAATTAAGGCAAAAATAATATGGAATAGAGATAAATATAAACTAGAAATATCTGAAAGTTATGGATATAAATTAATATATATATGGGAACAAGATATAAAAGATCTAAACGATTTTGAATTAATTCAATATATAATAGATAAATTGGAAAATCGATAATAAATAAAATGAAACGTAAATACCCAAGAACTTGGCATTTGCCAGGATCTCCAGGATGTACATCAGATGATAAAATACATAAAGATATTACTTTTTTTGATGGAAAAGAGATTGTTATTAGTGAAAAGATGGACGGTGAGTCTTGTACAATGATGTCTGATTGTATATATGCCAGATCACCAGATTCGCAAGATCACCCTTCGCGTCATTGGGTTAAAGGATTATGGGGGAAAATAAGATATAATATACCACCCGATTGGAAAATTTGTGGAGAAAATTTATATGCCGCACATTCTTTACATTATAAAAATCTACCGACGTATTTTATGGTATTTTCAATATGGGATGAAAATGATGTTTGTTTATCATGGGACGATACTGTTACTTTTTGTGATTTTCTTGAATTAGAACACGTTCCTGTTTTATGGAGAGGAAATTATGATGAAGATTTTATTAAAAATTTTAAAATAAATACTGAAACTCAAGAAGGATTCGTTATCAGATTGGCTGATAGTTTTCATTTTAATGATTTTGAAAAATCAGTTGTTAAATGGGTTAGAAAAAATCATGTTATATCAGATGATCATTGGATGTATAAAAAAATAATACCCAATGAATTAAAACCATAAAAATATCTTGGCATAATAATTGTTGTTAATAATATTAAAAAAAAAAATAAAAAATTTATGAAAAAGTTATTTTATTTACTGTGTGCTTTGACTTTAATATCTTGTGCACCTAAACCAAATAAAGCAATAGTTGGAAATTCAGAATATAAACATGTTTATATAGACAGTAAATCCCATTCATATTTAGTCGATGATAATGAAAACATAGTCGATGTAGATAGTTTTTCATATACAAATAAATCAAATAAAACGTATTATGATGAATATTTATTCAACCAAAATGATAGTAATGACTGTATAAATAATATAAATATAACTATTTACCCGAGTTATCCTATTGATAATTGGTATACTACACCTTATTATGGATATTCATATTACTCATATTATGGTTTTAATTTCGGATATTGGCCTTATTATCCATATTCTTCTTTATATTATTATAATTTTGGTTGGCCTTATTATTATCCTTATTATTATCCTTATTATTTTTATCCATATCATTACCCATATTATTATGGACATAGATATCCTCATCAATATTTTCCTCACCAAGGATTGAACACATATCATGATCGAAGATATTCTAATGACGGATTTCCCATTAAAAATAATAGAAATATTCAAAATAAAACTAAAGATTATATAAAACAAAGAACAAATGCCCCGAAATATAATAGAGAAACAATTCAAAATTATTCTTCACAATCATATAGAAAATCCAAAAGCAGTAAGGAATATCATTCACCGAAGAATTCGATGTATAATCAAAGAGGGAAAACTATAAATAATGAAAGAATCAATTCTTCAAATTCGGTGCAGAGATCATCAATACAAAGAACCAATGGTCAAAATGGAAATCCAGCATATAGATCAAACCCAACGCAAAGAACAACTGGTCAAACTATAAATCCAGCATATAGATCAAACTCAATGCAAAGAACAACTAATAGACAAAATCCAGCATATATTGAACAAAGAAGTGGTTCTAGTAGATCATATTCAACACCATATTCTACTCCCAGCAGAATTAATTCAGGAGCATCTTATTCGACACCTAGAAATTCACCTAGTAATTTTGGAGGTGGAGGAATGAGACATAGTAGTGGAATGGGAGGTGGAGGAACAAAAAGTTCTGGAGGTAGAAGATAAATACTATATTAAAATTCAGCATTTTTTGGTGTTCTGGGGAATGGTATTACATCCCGGATGTTTGACATTCCAGTAACAAAAAGCATAAGACGTTCCAAACCAAGGCCGAATCCGGAATGAGGAACAGTTCCAAATTTTCTTGTGTCTATGTACCACCATAGTTCTTTTTCTGATATATTTAATTCTTTAATACGTTCAATTAATAATTCGAGTCTTTCTTCTCTTTGACTACCACCGATAATTTCTCCAATTTTTGGAAAAAGAATGTCCATTGCCCTGACTGTTTTTCCGTCATCGTTTATTCTCATGTAAAAAGCTTTAATATTTTTTGGATATTCCGTTAAAATAACAGGTTTTCCAAAATGATCGACTAGATAACATTCGTGTTCTGATTTTAAATCATCGCCCCATTCTATTGGAAATTCCCATTTTTGGTTTGATGATTTAAGAATATTAATAGCATTAGTGTAAGTTAATCTTTGAAAATTTTCTGAAAAAACGTTTTGTAATCTATTAATTAATTCTTTATCATACATGTCATTTAGAAATTGAATATCATCATAACAATTGTCGATTATGTATTTTATCAAGAATTTAAGAAAATCTTCGGCTAAATCCATGTTATCATTTATATCATAAAATGCCATTTCTGGTTCAATCATCCAGAATTCGGCTAGATGTCTATGAGTATTTGAATTTTCAGCTCGAAATGTTGGTCCAAATGTATATACTTGTGATAAAGACATCGCTGCTAGTTCAGCTTCAAGTTGTCCACTTACAGTCAATTTTGTTTTTTTTCCAAAAAAATCCTGACTGTAATCAACATCACCATTTTTCATAAGGGGAATATTTTTTTCATCAAATGTTGTTACACGAAACATTTCACCGGCTCCTTCAGCATCAGAACCTGTTATAATTGGTGTATGAATGTAAAAGAAACCGTGATCATTAAAATATTTATGTATGGCGTATGATATAGAGTGACGAATTCTTAAAATAGCACCAAATGTATTTGTACGAAATCTGAGATGTGAAATTTCACGAAGAAATTCCAAGGAGTGCCCTTTTTTTTGGAGGGGATATGTATTTGGATCAGCAGAACCGTAAATTTCTATTTTATCTGCTTGTATTTCAACTTTTTGTTTATAACCATCAGATTCGACCAATTTTCCTATTACAGAAATAGAACTGCCTGTTGTAATATTTTTCAAAATATCGTGAGAAAATTTCGCAATATCAATAACGATTTGTATATTTTTTAATGTTGAACCGTCGTTTAAAGAAATAAAGATAATATTTTTATTTTCTCTTTTTGTGCGAACCCAACCTTTAACTATTATTAATTTTTCAAATTCTTTTGATTTTAGTAAATCGACAATTCTTATATATTTCATTATTTTTTATTAATTTTTTATTATATTATATTCTTAATATTTAAGTTTTGTTTAATAAAAAATTGAAATTTAGTTATTGGACTCTAATAAAAGAATATATAATAAAAAAAAACAAATCATGTCCAGTGCATATACTTATATTTTTGATGATAATGAATGTAACAGAGATTTGATTATAAAACAAATATCAATTTCTAAAATTTGAATGATTAAAAATAACATTTTATAAATATAAATTCTTGTCAAATTTGGCTATATGAAAAATAGAATAGATGATTTTTTATATATAAACTAAAAGAAATTATAAAAAATGGCTTCAAAAAAATATATTAGTTTAGATAATAATATTTTATTAGAATGGGAATATGATAGCACAAATGTAAGTGAAAATTATCAAATATGGTCTGACTTATCAAAAGGTTCAAGAAATTTTATTTCTACTACCAATATAAACAATGTTGATCATAGTTTGTTTGTGATTGATACTGCTCAGAAAAAATTTAGCAAAGTTGATCCAACCAAATTTAATTTTTTGAAAATTCAAAATTATCACACTGCTCCGATATCGTATGATAAAGTCACATTATATTTCCCTAACGACTATAATTTTGGAGTATATTATGGATTTCTTTTAAAAATATCATCATATGATATTTTTAATCGTAATAAATATCAATTATCTAATTACTACTACGACAAATCTCAAATACAAACGATAAACAATAATATAGAATATGCCGACTCATTAATTTCTTTGGGTATTCCTTTCATGTACAATCAAAAAGAATGGAGTAAATATATTAGTTTTTATGTGCCCAGTGTCTATAATGTTGCTATTGATAGAATAATAAGTGAAAATGTTAATAAGGTCACACCGAACAGTATAAATGATTATTTAACTAATGGAGTTGGATTAAGTTCCACTTCACCAATATATTTGGAATTTTCTTTCATAACATCTAAACAAGTAGTTTTTGATATACCGTATTATTATATGGGTGATATTATAAAAACATCAATAACTTCACAAACCGAATATCAAGATTTAGGTGTTATTATTCAGGAATCTACTCAAGGAGATTTTTTTGAAATTTATGGATATTATAACAATTCATCTGGAAATATACAAAACTTCGTAAAAGAAATCGAAGATAAAGGAGGTAGAGTAAATATTGAATATATAGTAACTTTATACGAAGAAAACATTAGTACTTTCCCTATAACATTTTTAGTTACTGACAATTTTGATCAAAAAATAGAATATCGTCCAATTATAAAATATTCAAATACAACAGCGGCTATTGATGTTGAAATGAAAATTATTAATTTAGTTGATAATGTTAGTTATAGTAGATTCGCTAGTGTAGGATTGACTACAAATTTATTAAAATATGGTAAAAAATTATCAAAACTAGATGTCGGAAATTTATATAGTCCAAAAATTTATAATTATAAATATGATAAAACTTATGATAATTTAAAAACCAGTTCTAATGTAACTGATGTTAATATAATAAAAGTACCTTTTCCTATTCTAATAGACCTATACAAAATTTTAGCAAATAATTATAATCCCAATATTTCTAGTGATTATAAAAGTATGGGATTATTGAATATAATATTAACACCATTCGATAATATTATAAAATTTCAAATAGCTAAACAAGATACTCCTAACGGACCAATAATTCCTTATAATTTGAGTGAGATATTATTAAATTCAAAATTAAATCTATCTTTTGTTTCAGATACAAAGAATATAGAAAAGGACGTTTATTATCAAACAGATGAAAATAAATTCGATAAAGGTATAGTTGTTTTTAAAGTAAATCAAGAAGACATACCTATATTGAAACAAATGAATAAAGAAAAATCTGATAATTTTTATATAATTCTAACATCTAATAAAACAAAAACTCTTTTATATTCCGGAAAATTTAAAATATTTGAAAATTTGAAATTTTTGGCGACTACAAACGTTTTAACTGGAACAACAATAACATCAGCAGATAATACATTAGCTAATTACACATCCACTTCAACAACAAATCAAACAAACAATACATCGTCAAATAACGAAATAATAACAGCTATATCTAGTTCTGCAGCTGGGTTGAATGCAATTGTCCCGCCGCAGTTCGACTCCAATGGGATTCCAATAATACAAAGCGATTCTGTGACTTTTTTGGATTATTATAGAAATTTAATATTATGGTTAAAAGCAGGTATTACTGAAGAACAGATTAATGAAGTAATTAACAATTTGAATAATATTGGAGTTAATTTTAATTACGCTTATCAAACCCCAACGTCAACAGGACCGACAATAATAGTATTGGAACAAGTAGAAGTAGAGAAAATTCAAAAAATAAATTTAATTCCAAATATTGTTAATATAAAGGAATTAAGATTGGATTTCGGTTGGAAAAAAACTTCAGATAAAATATACGACTTTAATCAATTCGAAACTCTAATTACTGGTACTACTACAGCAGTCAATTAAAATATTAAGTTTTTCCAATATATAAACCGTTTCTAAAATATAAAGTCCATGTGCCTCCACCATCTTTAGCTACAACAATATTTTCAGTGATTCCAAAATCTATCATGCTAGAAACAAAGGATATTAAATATTCCTTACCGATCGTCATTGCACCATTAGCAGAATATGTTGTGAAACCACTCAATTTATATCCTGTACTACCAATTGTCGTTGTATCTCCAGAATGTACTAAATACATTCCAAAAACTGATTGATCGTATCTTTCTTCAATCTTCAAAATTCCAGTTGTAGTCATCCATGAATTTATCCAATTATTTAACAAAGAACCATCGGCATCATATTTATTTATTGTTATTTGTGTCAATATACCGAAAATTGTATCATTCGAATTTATTTTACCATTCGATGGTATCGGATTCATGCCATCATATATCCATCTACGTGTAGCGCATCCATAACCTCCATTTAATCCATCTATTCCTGAAGACCCAGAAGGTCCATTAGTCCCAGATGTGCCATTTATACCGGAAGACCCATTCGCACCAGAACTACCAGACGTTCCAGATGATCCAGAACTACCAGAAGAACCAGATTCACCATTAGAACCGCTTTTACCGGAAGAACCATTTATACCTGAACTACCAGACATTCCAGATGAACCATCTATTCCCGAAGTCCCATCATTACCAGATGTCCCAGATATACCATTTTTTCCGGAAGTACCAGATGTTCCTGATCTACCAGAAGAACCGTAAAACCAACCATCAACGCCAGATGAGCCAGATGTTGATCCTGATGTTGAACCAGTATCACTAAATATCAAATAATACCATTCACAATCATTTTTCTTCTCCCAATAACCACTTCCATTTCTACCGAAATAAATAAATCCATATTCTGGACAACCAATGTCCCACGGATTTATTAATTGTATTTTACTAAAACTCATTAAATTTTATATTATTTTTATTGATGTCTTGCAATTCCATAATCCTCCCCCGGACACGTTAAACAAAATTTGAATATTACTACCGTTCATATTAACAATTATTGATGCATTAGTCACGTTTCCTCCCACTTCAACGTATGTATTTCCAGTGTAATTTAAATTTGTACTATTCCAAACCGATATTATATTCCCAGCTTTTAATGTTTCACCACTAGATATATAATAATCCAAAAATAGGGAACTACCATTTGATTTAGGAAAAGATGATATAATAAAATTCCCAAAAGTTGCTCCTGTTATTGAAGATTGATAAATCTCACTGATACCTGAACTTCCATCTTTTCCGCTACTACCGCTAGATCCACTTATTCCACTAGATCCAGTTATTCCACTAGTACCACTTGTTCCTCCTCTTCCACTAGTACCACCGGTTCCTCCTCTTCCACTGGTACCACTTGTCCCAGAAGATCCATTTATACTAATTCCAGAAGAACCTGAAGTACCGTCTATACCTTTTCCACTAGGCACAAAAGAAATTAAATAACTTTTATTTAAAATAGTGTTTCCGCTTGCACTATATGAAGTAAAACCACTTATTTGATGTATAAAAATAGCCGGATAATCCGAAGTATTTATTGTTTGTCCTGATATAATATCATACAACCCGAAATAACACAAATTATCAAATGATTCTATTTTCAATATACCACTTTTCCAATTCTCTAACCATTCACTAACATAGGTATCATCAGCGTCCCAATCATTCAATCTTAAATATGTGATATCTTTTAAATCACCAAATGATGCATTAAAAACCCCCTTTATTGAAGGATCAGTGCCATAAATCCATCTTCTTGCTGATCCACCGTAACCTCCACTAAAACCGGAAGAACCACTACTACCATAAAAATTGCCATCTTTACCGGATGAACCGGAAGAACCAGCAATTCCTGATGATCCACTACTACCAGAACTTCCAGTATTCCCGCTAGTTCCATTAGAACCAGATTTTCCACTAGAACCACTTTCACCTGAAGAACCATCTAATCCAGAAGTTCCATCTTCACCAGATGTCCCTGAAGTGCCTGCTTTTCCAGATGTTCCTGAAGTTCCAGATTTCCCAGATGATCCATAAAAAGAACCGTCAATACCAGATGATCCTGACGTTGATCCAGATCCAATTTCGACCCATGTGATGTAACTAATATAGCAATTCGATGTTTTTTCCCAATACCCTAAATTATCTCTTCCGAAATAAATATATCCCGATTCAGGACAACCAATATCCATTGGATTTATTAATTGTATTTTACTAAAACTCACTTATAAATCATTTTATTCCTATATATAAAAAATAAAATAGTATAAATAGTATTAGTCAAATAAATTAAACAAAACATATTTTTTTATAATATAAAATGTGACAAAAAATAATAAAAATGAATGAAAAAACTCTTATCAATGTCCTCATTTAAGTACCGGAGGAATGTTCCTCTACGTGTCAAATATTCATGCCTCATTGTTTCTTGTAGAAAAGAATTAAGAAAAAATACGATAAATTAATGAAAAATTATGGAATGAATTTATTACAAAATAAAAAGGAATCAATTATATTTACCGGATATTAGAAAGATTTCTTCCTATTTTATACTATTAAATTATTTTTCACAATCGCTTCAATTACCATATCGGGCGTAATCAATTTCGAACACTCGAACATTTTATCTGTTCCTTTTCTTCCCGGACACCATTGCCAATCGCCTTTATTAAATTCGTATCTAGTGTCATTAAAGCAACCAAAACAAACATTATCTTGTTTATAAAATTCTTTATATCCGCCTAGTCTGATACAATTAGTCTGAAATTCACAAAAAGGTTTGCTAAATCCTGATATCATAATTACTTTTTTACCCAATGCCCAGGATATCCAACTTAAACCGCTGCCAATTGATATCATAAATTCTGAATGATAAATCTGATTCAATCTTTTTTCGAGTGGCTGTTCACCTGTTTCATTTATAATGTTTCTTAATATTGTTCCTTGTTTACTTATAACAACTACTTTTAATCCTTTACTATTTAAATAATCAACAATCATCTGCCATCCTTTCGGATAATGCCAATGTTTAGCGTCAGCAGTTGAATGTTCAGCTATAACAACATACTTATTTTCAAATTTAAATGGTTTTTCTTTTTTCGGGATTGTAATTCTAGGAACAATTTCTTTGTATTTTAATCCTAATATGTCACTAGCAGTTTGTTGTAATGGAATTGTTCTGTAATCATTTGGATGCTGATTTCTATCACCACCCCATGGTGGCTCAAACCAACCCAAATCATAAGAAGCGTATACATTATCTACATTAGTACCTGGATTGATAAATATAATTTTATCATATTCTTTTTTGAACAGTTCGTATAAATTATTATAGATAGAGCAATAAACTATACAGTCGTGTTTTATTCTAAACTCTTCGACATATGGTATCCATGCCAATGTGTCTCCTATAGAACTGCTATGGAAAGAAATGAGAACGTTTTTACCGGTAGCATCGAATTCGAATTCTTTATTATCATCACCGCTTACTAATATTTTCCAATTTTTGAAATATTTTATATTGGGTCTTGCCCATCTATTAGAAGTCAAATCTATTCCATAAACGCATCTCTCATTATCTATAAAATCCACGTGTACTTTTTTTTCTTTCAAACATTTCATCTCAAAAAAAGCACCTCCATTAAAATTCACATTATATGTCATTTTTGGTTCTATATGATTTTTTCCAATAACATTACTATTTTCATATGAATTTATGACGTGATTTCTCATATCTTCCCTAGTAAAATTATTTTGAACAGATATGACAAAATTATAGAAATCTTCTAATTGTTTGACTATAACAGACCAATCATATTTTTTTGATGTGGACAAAGCTAAATTTTTGTAATGATCATAATTATTTATTACTTTTGTTATCTTGTTTTTAACATCTACTGAATTTCTCACACATTTCACAAGTCCGTCTAATGGAGTCTTCCCTTCATATGTCCCTACTACAGGTATACCGCAAGATAAGGATTCCAATAGAGTTAAATTAGGATGTCCAGCTTCTAACTCGGATGGATGTAAGAAAATAGTATGATCATTATAAATATCGACAAGTTCTCTTTCAGTTGGGTCTTTAATAAATTTCAATTTATCATATTTTAATAGATCGGAGTTAGCGTTAAAGAAATTATTGTTATTTTCTGGTCCAACTATAGTTATTTCTAATCCTAATTCCATAGCAGCTTCTATGGAATATTTAAAACCCTTCCTATCACTTCTAGAATCATTTGCATAACCATTATTAGCGACACATAATAATTTGTGTTTATCGTGATATACATTTTTATTTACATATATGGATGTATCTACACCGTGTGGAAGATGAAATAATTTATCGGTGGTATCAAAAAAATCGACTAGATACTCAGCATATGTAATAGAAGCGACTGATTTTTTAATCGCCGATAAATTATTTGAAAAGGTTGGTGATTGTTTACCGTATCTGACCACGTGGTGATCATGTATAGAAAAAATATAAGGAGTTTTAAAATTATTCCAAGATTCTATCGCTTGATTTGCAGCATGAAAATGCACAATATCATATTTTAATCCGTTATTATCAAATAATTCCCAAGGAAATACTACGTCTACAGTATGTCCTAATTTTTCTAATTGTAATTTATAATTCCATATAACTTTTTCTATTGCTCCCCATGATTTTGGTGGTATTTCAATAGCACCTAAATTTATTTGTGCAATCTTCATTATATATCATATTCTTTTTTATAATCCTCTAAAGTACACCAATGAGGAATAATCATAGTATGTTCCAATTTTTTATTTTGTAATTTACATTCATATTCATATATAGGAAAGTCATCGTCTAATGGTTTTCCTTTAATGACGTTTGGACAATTGAAACAATATGTGTTAATTATTTTAGAATTTGTTATTTTTATCATACTTTATTTTTCCTTTTCTATAAATTTTCCATTTTCTTTTAAAAATTTAATATTGTTTTGATTAACGTTAAATTTCTGAATATTTATAGTTGTATTTGTTTTAGAATCAATAAAATTTGCAGTTATATTATAATTGTCATTATTATTTAATGTTATTTTATTAAAATAATAACTTCTACTTTTAATAAAATGAGTGCTTTCATTTTTAACTCCGTTATTATCGTATTCAAAAATAATTCTTCTATCATCTTTATCGTTGGACGAATTGAACCATATAACAAAACTATTTTCATCATTTTCAACAGGTAATATACTCAAATATTCGACTCCTGAAAATAAATTTATATTTTCATTATTAAATAATTTAGTTTCGTCTGTTTTTTCTATTATTAAATCATTTGAATAATTTATTAATTTTTTATAAAAATAATTTTCTAGAAAATTATGAGATCCTATTTTCTGACATTCTTCGTTGAATTTTTCAGGATTTCTTATGTTTTTAAAATGTTTCATGTAAAAATCGGTTTTAACTATGAAAAAAACGCTCTTTAATAACTTCATATCTCCTTCGTCGTACAACATAAAATAACCATTTTTATTTTCAGAATCTATTCTATTACACAAATCTTGAATTTTTGATAAATTATTTTCGTTAAATATAAAATCATAACTCACTGATATTATTTTATCATAACCGATTTGATTGGCGAATCTTATAGAATTCTCTATGTTATTTAAAACTGTTAAAGATTGATTCAGATTTGATTTAGTTTGTAACTTATTTAAATTTATTTCTATTCTTCCTTCTGAAATATTTGACCAATAAAAATTATATAAAGAATGTTCTATGAGTGGGTTATATGAATCATACATATAATAATCTACTTTATCTTGAAGTTTTTTAGAAACTGGATAATGTGAGCATAATAATATTTTTTTATTTGTTTTTTTAATATTATCTATGCACTTTTCAGTAATCTCCTCTTTTATTTTTGTATCAGGAAATGTCATTATTAAAAATAAATCATTAGAACTTTCAAAAGTCTTTTGAATTTTATTTCTAAGTATTAATTCCTTAGTGAAATTAATACTTCCGTTTTGATATTCAACTGAATATCCTTTGAAATTAGGATCTGTTTTATAATGATTGACTCCAAGAGCTATCCAATTTATAAAATTATTATTATCAAATATCATATTATCGGTTTTAAATATGATATCTTGAGTTTCTATATTCCTAACAATAATGTCGAACTTTGTACTTATTTTTCCATTATATGGTAAATATAGTTTATTTTCATCTATTTTATAATCTATGTTAAATTGATCTTCGATAACATCTACTTCTTGAAAATCAATGTTTTTTATTTCTTCTACGCTTACATCACCGGTGATTTTGAAATCTTCCTTTATTCCATTAATATCTACCTTTTTAGTGAAAAGAAATTCATCTTTATAAGAAAAATCGAAAAATATACTTCCGTGTTTATTATATTCATATATTACTATCCACATTGGATTGCGCGGAGATAATAGTGTTTTAACACTGTAAATAATATTTCGTTTACTATCATGAACAGTTATTCCTATATCGTTTATATCTTGTTGAAAAAAGTCGCTTAAACAAAAATAAAATTTTTGATCATCTTCGTTGAACTCAACAATAATATCTTTTTCGTTTTTATCTTTAACTAAAGATTCATTATTTTTTAATAAAAAATGTTGAACATTTTCTCCCTGTATTGTAGATTGACCTTCAATTTGGTTTGTCAATCTTGGAGCAATTCCTTTACGTGAAAATTTAAACATATCAATATATAAAAGATCTGTTACATCCCACGGTAAGGTTTCATAGGATCTTAAAATAAAATCTTTTACTATTTTTGGAAACATGATGCATTGAATACCTATAATTTTATTTGTTATATACATCCAATCTATATCTAATTTTTCTACTATATCAGATACCATTTCGCCTGTTCTTAGATTCCTATTATCACCATATGACATATAATGAATATTTTTACTAATTATATAATCACATGATCCAAATACTTTATCTACAAATTCATCAATAGGCACATTAAGAGTACAGTCTGATTCTAATATCATTAGAAAATCTATATCATCAGTGAATTCAGTAAAAATAGCCTTTTTAAATGATTCATAATTGCCGTAATGTGGGCCTCTCAGAGAATATGCTCCAATGCGTCCAACGTCCCAAGGTCGAGCACAGAAATCAACAGGTAGTTTTCCGGTAAATCTTTTGTTTATATGTTGAACATAATCTATTCCGTATTTTGGTAATTGTTCTAATTCTTTAATTGATCTTGATTTTCTATCGTCCTCTTCTAATAATAAATGTACAGCTCTTATTTTATATTTTTTTTCTATTAGTGGATTACTTTTCCATGGTAATGTTTTTCTTTCAAATAGAAAATTTTTTATCAATCCTGCATCTATATCAACATCACCATTAAGATAATGTATCGTTTCCTCAGTATCATATTTTCTATTATATACATCCAGTGGAAATAAAAATTGTGGTATTTGATGTTCTAAAGCTTCTTTAATAACTAAGGGATTCAGTTCTTTGTTCCATCTAAATCCCATTGATGTGAATAAAAATAGATCACAAGCATCTAAAAACACATCCACGTCATCTCTCTCATTCCAAAGAATACAGTTTTTTGGTTTATTTTTTAACAAAGGTCTCCAATAATCTTGAAAATTGTCTGCTTGATTTCCTATAAAATGAAATTTTACAGGCATATCTGACATTTTTCTAGCTATTTCGAAAGCGTATGCTTGATTTTTTCTTGGAGTAAAAAGACCTACGTTAACAATGTGTTTATATTTTGGATCCAGTCCTAAATTCTTCATGGAATCTATTTTCCTAATTGGTTCTATAGGAATTTTTTCTACTGGATATTCAATAACTTCCGATGGTATTCCAAATTTATTAAATTTAAAACAATTATATTGAGAAACAAACAAAAATTTATCAGGAAAAAATATTTTTTCATCAACGTTAAAATCAGAAGAATGTGTGGTTTCGAATATTTTATATGACCTATTAGGATTATATATTTTACTAGCTATTTCAAAACTCATATTAAAAAGTTCTGGAATTTCCTCCAAATGAATGAAATCTGGTTTTATTTTATCTATTATTTCTAATATTTCTTCTTTATTTGAGCCTAGAGTGAAAAAATGATCTGGTTTAAGTAATTTTTTCAATCTGTTTTTTTGAATAACAAATATGTCTGAATAATTATTGTATTCAACTACATAAACATCAAAATCATTTTTTATTAATTCAATTCTCTTAACAAGCACTTGAGGAAGCCCTCCTGTACTACAATGTGGAATGATACTTAATAATTTTTTCATCTATTAATTTTTTCTTTTTTTATCAATTTATAGTTTTTCCATTTTTTATTGCTGAAAAATCCTAAACTACACCCTAAAGATTCAATTACAGATTTTCTAGTTTCAAAAATTAATTCTATTCCATTTGGATCTTCAATGTAATATCTCGTAGCGTCTGGATTAGATATACCTAATTTTTTTCCTTTTCTTCATACCTGAATTTTTAAGTTATATATTGATTAATAGGAGATGTTTATTTTTATTCAACTAAAATCAGAGAAGAAAATTAATATATAGCATAAAATAATATATTAAATTGATTTTGAAATTTAAACTATTTGAAGGTAAATATGACAGAATTAGTGGAATTTCTGTAGACGAAATATGGAAAATAATCAAAATCACGAAAGTTTTATATGATTTAAAAGTACCTTGTTTAAGTTGTGATGAACTGGGTTACATAGAAAAAGAAATCGATTACAGTTTTTCTAGTCCAGTGGAATATGACTTAATATTAAAGATTAAAAGAGATAAAGTATTTAGAAAAGAAGGATTTTATATTGATGGTTCAAGTGATGATATAGAAGGAATTATTTTTATAGAATTGGTAATAGATCCAGATAAAGAACCTAATTGTTATAATGAATTAAATTCATTTCTTCAAGAAACGATTAGACATGAAATAGAACATTTAACACATGGAGGATATAACAGAATAGAAGATAGACCCGATCCAGATAAAACAATGAAAATTAGAATTGCGTTGAATAAAGCAAATGTAAAAGGAGATTTTGTTAATTCTTATAAATATTATTTATTAGAAGATGAATTAGGACCTCTAGTTCATGGAATGTATAGAAAAGCCAAAACAGATAAAAAACCAATTACAACTATATTTAATCAATTTTTATCAATAATGGAAGAAGAGGGGATAATTAATAAAGAAAAAAGAAAATTAGTTTATAAAGAATGGGTTAAATACGCTAAAAAGGTTTTACCGCATGCAAAATACGAATCATATGAAGAGAAAGATTTGGATTATAGAGAAATAAAAGAAAATTCTAAATTTAAGCTTCCTATAGGAACACATGTTATTGTTAAAAATTGGTATGGAATAGAAAGATTTAGAAATAAAATTGGAATAGTCATAGGTTATCATAAATCTTATGATGATTGTTTTCTAGTCAAGTTTGATGAAATATTTTATCCCAATAGTGTGTTGCGTCTTTATCAACACAGTGGTGGTAATAGTATGGAAGACCCAACAAAAAGATCTCGATATTTTAATAAAGCCGAAATAGAACCAATTGATAAAGACATGGTGGAAGAAATAAAGAGAAAAATAGAAGAAAGAAGATTGAAAATGTTGGACGTAGATCCATATGGTGAAGAAAACTGGGAATGATAGTGTTACAAATCCAAATATTGGAAGATTTGATTTATTTTAATAATTTAATAAGATCTTCAGTTAAAATTGATATTAATTTTTTGCCTCCAATTTCAACATCCGGAATATTTTTTATAACTGAAAAAGTTGCATTACCATCTATCTCTAACTTTTCAATGTGTTCTTTTAACATTTCATCATGGGAATAGTGTTGTTTTAAATTATCTAAAAAGGATTTCAAATTAAATCCTTTTTTATTATTATATTTGATCATCTGAAGTTCGTTGCTTTGACGCTCAATAAGTATATACCACAACTTCTGTTTAGAAATTTTTATTTTTTCTAAAAAATTATAAGCTGAAGAAGCCTTTGTGTTTTTTGGCATTTTAGCCAAATGACCATGCAAATGTATTAAATCATCTTTATTATCTTCCATTAAACTATTAAATTTAATTTATTTGTATATATATAAACGATAATGTCATAAATGTCTAAAATAATTTCAAAATTATTTAAACATATAGTTTAACTGAATTATCAGAAACATTAAAATGAGCCAATATATCTTGGAATATTTTCAAATAGATCTTCCATATTAGTTACTATGTTTATTATAATATTTATCTACTGTATAATTATAAAAATTTCTTAATATTAGTTGAGATTCTATTCCCCACACGAGTAAATTTTTAAATAAATTAATGAAGTCATTTACTGTATCATTCCTCCTTGTGTATTCAGGCATAGTTTTATTAATTAATTCATTTTCATAATCAAAATGAATATTAGGATCATCATCTTTTCTATGTTTTAGATCATAAATCTCTTTTATTTGGGATTCTCTTTCTATCATTTATTATAAATATTTCTTTTTTTTCTATTTACGATTTTTAAAATTCATTAAAGTGTTTGAGAATATTTATTTCTGAATCATCGTCATCTTCTTCTTCTAATTCTAAATCTATATCAGTTATCATAGATGATTTTATTTTAATATGATCTTTTGTTGGAGGTCCCCCTTCATATTCAAATAAAAAATCTTCATATTTCAATATTTTTTTATGTATCATTTTTCATTTGAAATCCATAGATTTCAGTAATTATTTATTTTTAATCACCGTAATAATGACTGTATTTATCGTCATCATCTTTATTATTTTTACTTATCCATTTACCGTCTTTCCAAACCCTATTACCGTAATCGTCATATCCACCGCGAGAGTATCCAGTACCATATGTTGTTGTATCTTTTTTTCTATGTTTTCCAAAATTCTGCTTATCTCTGGCTTTATGTTTCACATAACCAGCATAAGGCCATACTTCCATCCAATTCTTGTCTTCTTTTTTAAATATTGAATAATTTGGATCTTGATAAGTATCCCATGCTTTAAAAATATCCGTTAATAATTCTGTAGATATTTCTATTTTGTATTCTTTTAATTTTTTTGAAAGGATATCAAATTTCATTTCATCATTGATTTTTAATTTGATAATTATTTCATGAACAGCCCATCTTAATTTATCGTTAGGATCAAAAGATGCCAGTTCTTCATTTAAAACTAAAAATTCTTGATATATTAACATGTAACTATATATAAATTTTTTCTTTTCTTTTTTTATATTAATTATTCTAAATATCATTATAAATCAATAAAATTAAACTTTTATCTACAGAATAAATATAAGATAAAAAAAATAATAAATACTTATGGAACTAACAGCTTATTGTATGAAAACAAAACAAAAAAATGTACCATTTGTGGGAAAACCAGAATTATCAAAAACAACAAGAGGTGGATACATCTTAAAGGGAGTGGATAAAGATGGCAATAAAATGAGTGCTATTATATCAAAAGAAAAAGCTGATGAGGCTATCAGATTAAATTTAGTAATAGAATAAAAAATAAAATTTTTTTAATCCCATATAAAATATTATATGGGATTTTTTTGTTATAAAAATATGGTGGAGAAAATTCTAATATATAAAAATAAAAAAATATTATGATAAATAAAACTAAAGTGTCGAAAAAGAAACATTAAGATAGAAATGATTTTAACAAAAACAGTAACGGTTAGACCTAATTCAAAAACTTTATCTTTTTATAAAAAATTAGGATATGAGTGTACGATGTACACTAAATTGATTATTCCTGTTGAACATTTAACAAAAGGTTCACATCAAATAATAGATGTGAAATGTGATTATTGTGGAACTGAAAAAAAATTAGATTATAACAGTTATTGGAGAAATACAAAACATTTAACTATTCCATATTCGTGTTCTGAAAAATGTGGAATGGAAAAAAGAAATAAAACTAATTTAAAAAAATATGGTTTTGAAAATGTATTTGAAAATGAAGAAATAAAAAATAAAATCAAACTATCTTATATTAATAATTTAGGAGTTGAACATCCATCAAAAAGTATTGAGATACAAAATAATATAAAGAATACTAATTTAGAGAAATATGGATATACGTGTTCATTATTAAATGAAGATATAAAAGAAAAATATGAAAAAACAAATTTAGAAAAATATGGTGTAAAAAATCCTTTTCAAAATGAAAAATCTAAAAATACAAAAAAAAATAATATTATTTATAAATACAAAGATAAAGGTTTGATTGATATTCAAAATAAAAAATATATTTTAAAGTGTGATAATGGGCATTTAATATATTTGGATAAAAATATATTTCATAACAGAATAAAATTAAAAACAATTTTATGTAACATATGTAATCCTATTGGCGATTATCATAGAAGTGGTTTAGAAACTGGATTAAGCGATTTTATTAAAATGAATTATGATGGTATAATAAAATTGAATAAAAAATTTAGTTATCAAGAAATTGATATTTTTTTACCAGAAATAAAATTAGGTTTTGAATTTAATGGCGTCTATTGGCACAATGAATTGTATAAATCAAATGATTATCATTTGAATAAAACTGAATTTTTTGAAAGTAAAGGAATTAAGTTAATTCATATCTATGAAGATGATTGGTTATATAAACAAGATATAGTTAAATCTAGAATATTAAATTTTCTCTATAAATCAAATAAAATATTTGCAAGAAAATGCAAAATAAAAGAAATTAATAACAATAAATTAATTAAAGATTTTTTAGAAAAAAATCATATTCAAGGATTTGTTGGATCCATGTTTAAAATTGGACTTTTTTATAACAATGAACTAGTTTCTTTAATGACCTTTGGACAGTTAAGAAAATCAATGGGTCAAAAATCAACAGAAGGATCATACGAAATGTTGCGTTTTTGCAACAAATTAAACACTAACGTCGTTGGTGGAGCTAGTCGTTTATTTAAGTATTTTATTCGAAAATATAAACCAAAAGAAATTACTAGTTACGCTGATAGGAGTTGGTCATCAGGAGAACTATACGAAAAACTCGGTTTTAAATTAGTCCATAAAACAAAACCAAATTATTATTATGTAATAGACCGAACTAGAAAATATAGATATAATTTCAGAAAAGATAAACTTATAAAAGAAGGATACGATCCATCTAAAACTGAACACGAAATAATGCTAGAAAAAAGAATTTTTAGAATATATGATAGTGGTAGTTTAAAATACTCTTTTACTTAATACTTACACCGGTCCATATTATATTAATAGTAGAAAGTCCATTTATCGTGGGAATGTCACTATAATATATACCATTTCTATCATACCATCCGCCTCGTAAAATAGCAAATTCATTTTTATCAGCTACTATATCGCCTTGAACTGGATCTAATCCGAGAGTTTTATTAATGTCGTATCTATCTGGAAATGTCGTAGTTGGTGGTAATAAAGAAGTATCGTTTGTATTTGGAACATTTGAATTTTCAACTCTTATATTTCTATCTCTATGATAATCTTCATTTTTTTTACACACAAAATCTAAATTAATACTATCTACGTCAGATATTCCGTCTTTTATTTTAGTTATCAAATCAGATTTAACTATCCTATCATATCTATTGTTGTTAACAAAATAATCAGATACGATGGATATTATTTTATTTCTTATATTGTCTTCAAAATCGGTGTTGAATCTTCTAACATAAATGTTAACTATGTATCTTGATATAATTGGATCTATTATTTTAACATTTGTTGTCATCGATAGTATTCCCAATAATTTAAGATAGTCTAATACTTTGTTTTTTTCGTTTTCATCTAGATAAAATGCATCAAACGGTATATTGAAATAATTATAATCATTTATGAAATAATTTTTTACATCGGGTATCAAATACAAATAAATGATATTATTAGTCACTGTTGGAAAGTATTGTTTTAAATTTTCTATAATTTTATCTCTATTTTTTACATTTTGACCAAATGTTTCTGTTATAAATTGATTGATATAGAAATTATTATTTAAATTACTATCATCCAATGTATTATATGCGTTTATAAGAGAAAAAAGATTCAATTTTTTTAATTGATAGATGAATTGTTCTGGAGTTGCCAAAACAAAATTACGTGAAACATGTGGTATAACATTTCTTGTGAATATTTTATTTTCTTTATTTGAACCAAAAGTTATATCATTTTCGATAAATATGTCAAACAAAGTGTCCATGTCCAATAATTCACCATTACCATCGTAAACTGAATCAATAAAAGTAAAATCGTTTGCTTTATTATTTAGTATATTTCCGTTTTTACCATCAGATAATAAATATCTGACAGTTATTGTTGATCCTATTTCAGGAACAAATCCAAAATCGCCTGTTCCAAAATAAATATCCAACCCTCCATTAAAACCAGTCCTAGAATAAAAAGCATATTCAAAAGGTAACATATCATATAAATGTGCTTTTGAATTTAATAAAATACCGTTGTAGAAAACAGCGAAATTAAAGTTTTCAATGTTATTTAATCCTGTTACGTTAACACTATATGATTGATTTTTTACACCTCGTCCGGTAAAACTTGTAATTTCATATTTGCCTTGTATTACATTTAAAGGTATTGTCATATTTGATGTGATATCATATATCACGTATTCCGAACCAAGGATTATATTATAGTATAAACTGTTTGTCTTATTTTTAATCGCCGTTCTATTATTTATTTTCATTTTACTCCCGCTGATTTGATTGGCGATATCTATACCAACTTTTAATTTTAAATTAATTGTTCCAGTCGCTGATATGGGTCTTGTTGGATTATGACCACTAATACGGGCTAAATTGTTTATAATTCTTTCGTCAGTTGCTGAATCTATTGACAATTGATTAACTGAATTTTTGTTATAAATTAAATTATGTAAAAATAATTCCTTATCCAACTTAATAATTTGACCATATGGTGAAGCTTCTGAAAACAAAATATCTGATTTAGAATAGGTGTTTTGTAACCACGCTTTTATTTGATTGCTGAGTCTATCATATTGCGTTTCTATGAAACTAAAAATTGGCATGATATTTTTTTATTTTTATATATTAAATTTCACACATTGTAATCAATGATTCATTTTAAAATATTATCTTTCAATGTTTCACCAATTGTTTGAACCAATGTATCTAATCCGGATTTTTCTATATCTATATTTTTACCGTTTATATTAAAGGTTAAAATGAAGTCATTTTTTCCTTCTTTTTTTATGAATAATTCTACTTCTTCTGATGTGTTCACATTTAATACAAAATGAAATGATAAACTTTTACACGGCATCACTTTCATTTTTGGTTCGTATTTAAATCCAGTTAAAGATATGTCCTTAACGTTTTCTTTATTAAACCAATCATTGACAACAAAAGATGGATGTTTTATGAACTCAGATAATATTTTTATATTATTACCAAATTCATTATTTTTAATGACATTTTCCCATTGATTTTTAAAATCGTTTATATTATCAATGATTTTCATTTTATATTGACAATTAATATCAAATAAATATTTGAAGAAATTTTGTCCCTCTTTATTAGGTACAATATATTCTTTTTCTTTATCTACTACAAATAATAATTTTGTATATAATATCACATTTGATTCAGTGAATAATCTATTGAAAAATATTATAAGTCTGAGGACACCGTCCTTTTCTTCATAAACCGAATCTGAGAATTGAATTTCACTTCCTCTCATAACATCTTTTATTGCTGTTTCTATTTCTCTTATTGAAATTTTGGTCATTTTATTTATTTTTTTTTAATCTCCCCCATCTAGTTGATTTAGACGTTGCAAAGAATAATTGTAATTGTCAATATCTTTTTTCTTATTTTTTTTAGAATTTTTAGGTGAAAATAAAAATAGATGATGACTAGTCATAAAGGTGTCATAAATACCAGTATAATCTATTATTCTTCTTAACCTTATATTATAAATGTTTTCTAATTTATTAGATGTTGCGAATCTATGAAGGGATTTATAATTTCTTATTTCATCTCTTTCGTATCCGGGTTGTTCATCTTCCCATGTCTCTTCCCCATATGGATCTATATTCACGTAAGTATTTAAAATTTCTTTTGTTTTTTTATCCTTTATGGTACCTGAAAAATCTATTAATGTTATATCTTGATAATCTAATATGTTTAAATCTGTTATAATCCCGTCATTTTTAATTTTATCTATAAATGATTTTATATTTCTTCTATCTCCGATAATAGCATATATGTGTTGTCTAAAGTTATCATTTCTAAAATCTTCAGATAATTCTCTCATTTTTTTTCTGATTAATTTTCTTCTCGCGATTGGAAAAAATATTGTAATAAGTAAATTCATCACACTAAAAGAATTTATTATATAACCGGCTGATGACAAATATTTTTTCCAATCGGGTCCTAAAATTTGAATTAATAATATTGAAAAAGCAATAAACATCATTGCGAAAGAACCGTTACACGCCAAAAGATACATTTTTCTTAAAAATTGTTCTTTTTTTTGAAAACTCAAATTTTTCAAATATAATTTTATTTTATCTCCAACATCAGAAATTATTCCTTCGTTTAAGAAATCATCATATTTTAATAAATGTTCATCCATTTTTATCTTTTATTTTTTAATCCATATTTTCTGTAATTGTCATTATAGTCATTCAGTCCATAATCATATTCACTTTTAATTATCCTTTTTTCTTTATTTTTAATCCCTATAACTATTGAATTGTCCAGGAAATCTTTAATATAGTTTATTTTTCTCAATCTAATATTATAATATCTCGATATATTATTTCCCAATCTATCAATTTTCAACACATTCACATTCATCATATATTGTTTATATATATCTTCTCTATTCATTTTTTTGTTTATTTCTTCATCGTCTTCCCAATCTTCTTCACCGTAAGGATCTTCCATTGAATGTATTTTTATAATTTTTTCTATTTCTTCTTTACTTTTTACACTATTTTTTACTGATCCTCCAAAATCAATGACATCAACATCGTCTATTTTAGCTAAATGTCCGTCATCTATTAAACCATCATCTTTTAATATTTTGATAAATGCTTCTTTATTTTTTTTATCACCTATTATAGCATATACATAGTCACTAAATTCATACTTATTAATTCTATTTCTAATGTCGGTCATTTTTCTTCTTATCATATTTTTTCTTTCAGATTTTAATGTCGTACTCCATCCAAAAATGAACCACATACACATTAAAACGATTTTAACAGATGAATATTCTTTTAAAAATTCTTTTATATTTGTCACTTTCAATATTTCACACAGTGCTGACGCGACAAGTAAAATTGATAAAGATATTGATCCATATACGAGATATTTATAAATTTTTCTCAAATAGAATTCCCTCTTTTGAAAGTCCAATTTATCCCAAGCATTTCTTATTTTTATCTTAATTTTATTAAATTCTTCTTTTACATTAGAAATAATTCCTTCATTTATGAAATCGTCATATGCTAATAGATTATTCATTATTTTGTTTGTTTTTTTTATTCTATATATTAAAATATAAAACAAAAAAAGATCTCGAATAGAGATCTTTTTTCAATAAAAATTAAATATGAAAAATTAATCATGAGCTATTGATTGAATGCTTTGAATCTGTGATGTTAAAAATTCTTTCGTTATTAAATATCTATGATCTATATCACTAGTATCACTTTCATCAATTCTTAAAATATTTACTTTTATTCCTTTATAATAATGTACTTTTGGAGTACCTGCTTTAATTAAATCCATGCCATACGTATCCCAATTTAAACCCAATTGAGCTCCTTGTTTACTGACTATTTTATACATTCCAGAATAATCAGTATATCCAGTACCTGTCATCAATAAAAAGTCCTCAATAAAAATCCAGTCATCAACATAAAATAAATTTCCATCGTTTATTGTTATTGAAGTTCCGGTTGTTGTTGTCGAACCACGAGTATAACCAGTATTAAATTGGGTTACAAAAGTGGTCAAATTCATATAATATGCGGTATTAAATGTGGAACCGGTTGGATTTGTGGGATCATATTCTGATATATCTATTGGAGTATATAAAGAATCTATTAAATTTTTCTCGGTTCTAACATTCGGAGTTCCATCATAAAACATCAAATTTATGTTTAAAACATTATAATATAATCCGATGTCGGGTCTTATAATAAAATCAACTGATTGTTTATATTGCAAATCTTTGTCGAGAGCGACATTAAGAATCGTATCTGAATTATCTATAACCATATTATTATAAATGTTAACCAAAAATTTACCATCATTTGGTACAGATATTATTTGAGATGATGTTGATGATAATGTGGTTCCGGTATTGTTTGTTCTAGCCATATTATAATCTACAATGTCAGTTGTATAAAGATTATAAATTTCGTTGTAATCCACGTTAATAACATTGAAACTAAGTGCTGGATAATTTTTCGTATAATCAATGTTTATTTTAACAGTATCAGAATTGACAAATTGATTTGTTTGATACATTTTTAACAGATCTTCCATATTTCTCAATCTGTTTTTTATATCATTTATGTCCGTTTGAGAATATAATAAACTTTTCAATTTATTAATATCTTCATTCATTGTCATAAATTCCCCTATAATCACTTTAAATTGATCTGTCAATAATACGTAGTTACTCATAACTTTGTTGTATAAATCAAAACCAAATATATCGTATATTGATGTTGGATCATATCTCAAAGGCAACATATCGTTATCAACGGCATAATTTAAATTTAAATTATAAATATATGAATATCCGTCTTGTGTAGAATTAGTTACTAATTTTTTTGTCAATGATATTTGTCTATCATTTGCTGTTCCATAATCGTTATCTGGATTATCCAAAAATTCGATACCATATAAATTCACATAATCTTTATTTGTGGTATAATCATGAATATTATAGTACCAAAGAATAGCGTTAAATTCGAAATCTGAAGGTGGATTTCCGTTTATTGATATTGTATTAAACTCATCAAAATTATTTACTTTTGATGATGCCTGTTGTGCTCTATAATAATGATTTAAATTGAAATCTAAACACAAACCATCAATATTATCAGAATTAAAATCTGTTAGATTTTCAAAGGCATCGTCGACAGCCAATCCGACATTATTAAGTTTTAAATTACCATAATATTCACCACTATAACGCATAGAATCCCCGGGACTTAAAACATAAGTTTTATCAAAAGTATCATAATAACCAAAATAAGATCCAGGATAATCAGTTGGATTTGTTCTAATAGGTGATGATAATATTTCTGAACCTATAATTTCATCTTGTATTTGTTCATCCAATATGGGTATTTCTAATCCAGGATAATAATTAGTATTTTGATTTATTTCAAAAAGAATTGTTGGAGTCATTCCCGCGTGAGATGGAATCATAGCTGTAAACTCTGTAAATGTTTGTTGAGAAGATTTTACTTGACTTGTCGCTTGTATTTCACCGATATACTGAATTAATTTATGATAATGTAAATAACATGTTCCAGTATAAGAATTACCGTCACTATATGAATAATTGAGCGTTATTGTAGTGTCATTTGTGCCAAATTCTATATTACTTATAGTGTGTGTAGAACCAGTGAGAACAGGATTTATAGTTGCACCAGATAACCAAATATCATCACCCACTTTAAATTTAGCTAAACTGTCAATAGTTATTATTGGATTATCACTTTCTGAAGTTATAGTACAAGTATAATATCTAATTTCTCTTTCTTTCCATAAATATTTTCTAAAATAATCATTATTTACTATAGTTGACGCGTTTGGATTATCAAAATCAGATAAATTTTTGTCCCAATCGATTTTATGTTCGGCTGGTTCTAAATCTATTATATTATGTAATCTACACCATTTCCAAAATATTTCTTCAGTTGGCGTTCTTTTTTCTAATGGATTATAAAAATCCGAATTCATTGTTAAACGTGTCTCTCTAAAACAAGCGTCTTGATTTGCTATATAATTCCTAATTGATTCCACTAGTTGATCTGCATATTGATTATTTGTTGGATATCCACTATTAGGATCGAAATTATAAGTATTGATACCGTATTCTGGATCAATAACATTGGTTTTTGTGAAATTTAAAACTTTTCCACCAGAACTTTTATCTATACCGTCACTTCTAGGAATATTTAGTAAAACGAATTTTGTTACTTGTAAATTATCTTGTGATGAAGAATTCACATCATTTGCAGCCGAAGGAAATGAAATAAATGTGGTACCCTTCTCTCTTAATCTTTTATATAGGGGACAACTTGCCATTTAAATTTTATTTTTCTTTTATATATTAAATTTCAAAGTGCATAAAAAAATCTTTTTTAAGGATACTTTTTGACTGTTTTTTATTTAAATAATTTTTTTATTCAGTAAAAAATTATTATTTTTGTATTAAACTTTTGATAATTCATATTGTTCTGGAAATATTTATAAAATATGAAAAATTTCATTATTGTTTTAATCGGATTAAGTATATTATTTGGTACTATTTTTAGTATCGCATTAATAGTTGTCACCTTTAAGGGTTGGAAATTAAATAAAATAAGCAAGAAAGAAGATTGGAAATCATATATTATAGCAATTGAATATTGGATTTTATTAATGATATTTTGGATTATTTATTTATATTTATTTGAATTTAAACAATAAAAATTATTCACATTTTTAAAAATAATGACATTTACTATTTTCTCTGATTAAATTAAAAAAAAAGAGGGCAAAATGCCCTCTTTTTTTTTGAAATTGCGGTGATGCAGCGTCACATTACACAATTAAATTTCATTTATATTATCTTCTTCATCTTCTTTTTCTTCATCATCTTCTTTATCTTCTTCATCATCTTCTTTATCTTCTTTTTTATCTTTTTCTTCTTCATCATCTTCTTTTTCTTCTTCATCATCTTTTTTAATTTCAAAATCGATATCTTTAATACCAAGTGATTCAAATTCATCATTTTCATCTTTCCCCAAATCTTCGAATTCTATATCTACTTTCAAAAAGTCCTTTAGTTGTTCGCTCAAATTTGAATTTTCTATATCTTCTTCTATTTCTTCGATTATATCGTCATCTGGGTCTAACGAATAGTCAATGTCGGAATTATACATTTTTTCTTCAAAATCATCATCATCTTCATCATAATCTGAATCTGTTTCCAAGTATTCATCAAACGAAGAAATCATTTCTTCTATTTCGTCAAAATTATCTTTTATTGCAAGATTTTTTAATTTTTTCATAAAAAAATCTTGTGATGATTCGTCCTCATAATCACTATCATCGTCATCATAATTGATTATATAATCTTTTAATTCATCAAAATAATTATCTTTACTCATTATGTATTCCATTACATAGATATAAGACGGTTTTTTAATGTTTGAAGATTCTCTTGATCCTCCGCCAATGAAATCGTTAAAATTATTTATCATATTATGGTTTATTTTTTATGTGAACTTATATATATTATTTATATAATTAAAATCGAAAAGTTTTCAAAAAAATCATTAGTATTAAAATATAGTTGTAGTTTTTCAATGCATCTCAATTCGACGAGATTATCTGTTAAAAATCGGCATTTTTATAGTGGCATACAATATATTCTGGCATTTTATCCAATTTTTTGAACTTATATCCAAGAGAAGACAATTTCATAAAATATATAAAATCGTGCCCATATCCTGTAGAAAATTTAAGATATTCTCCATTTTTCAGTGTCTTTGGAGACTTGTGACTTATACTAGATGTACCTATTGACGCCCATCTTGGTTCGACTACTCTAACGTGTAATTTTGAAAATTCTTTATTTAATGTCATATAATCATTATAATATACGAAATCGTATTTATTTATATCGAATTGTTCTTGTATTATTTTTAAATGGTTTTTGCCTATTACATCATCAGCATCCAAGTAAGTAACAATATCACCGTTGATCACTTCAAATGCTATATTTCTCATTATACCAGAATATAATGGTTGTTTTGGTATAGGGATGAGTTTTACATTTGGTTTATTTGAAAAATTTTCATTAAATAATCTATTAGTTATTTCACAGCCATCAGAAACTATTATGAGTTCTTTATCTTCATATGTCTGATTCAAAAACGAATTAACGGCTCTTTTGAATTTTAGATCTAAATTTTGTCTTCCAGGCATACTAAGAAAACTAGCCATTATAACGGATATTTTCATAACAAACTTATTTTTTCCTTATATAAATATAAATCAACAATAAGTTTTATTTCCTATTGAAAATTTTTTATTTTAAGAATTAATATTTATCTTTGTAAAAAGAATTATTATTATTAATATGGTCTATACTAGTAATTTCGCGAATTTGAAGAAATTAGACAAAGACAAATGTGTGTCTATTGCTAGGGGTACACCAAAATTTTTTAATGGTGAAATTTTTTATCCTCTTATTCCTACTTGGGATATGATAATGAATCACAAAAATAATAAAATAACAGATGGACAATATACTTTACTTTATTATGAAATATTAGAAAAAATTAATCCAAGAGAAATAATTGAAGATTATAATGAAAAAATATTTTTATGTTGGTGTGCTAAAAACAAATTTTGTCATAGACATATTTTTGCAGAATGGCTTAATAAATATAAAAATGAATCTTGTAAAGAAATTTAATCATGTATTATAAATTCACATCAGATATTACTAGATTTGGACCAATTCTTTGTCCTTACGTATTAGAAATAGACGAAAATAACATCAGATATAGCAAAAGAAATAAAAGTTTATTAAATAAAAACACAATGACGATAGGCATTAATAATGTTGCTGCAGTAAAAGTGGAAGCATCATTAATTGGTACTATTTTAACTATTTCCAGTTTTGGCGGAGAAGATATTGTTATTAAAAAAATGAATATCCAGGACGCTTATAGAGCCGAAGAAATAATCAATAATATGAAAAAAAAAATTTAAAAAAATCTTGTAAAATAAAAAAAATATGAATACATTATTAAAATACGGTAAAAAATCATCAAATCAAGATGTCGAAAATTTTAAAAATGAAAATCAAAATACCGATGAAGACGTGGTAAGAGAAATAGAGAAAGAAAATGATGATATTATTAAATATCGGGATGAAGATTTTATAGAAAAAATAAAATTAAAAGCGTTGGAATCATATGGAAATTGGGGAAAACATTGGTATTCTTTGCAATACGATAATTATTGTGACAATAATTATCAACCATACTGCTGGAAGCGAAGCGAACCACAGGAAAAAAAGACATCGAATAATGATTCTTTAATTGACACAATTAAAGCTCTTATAAAAGAAAATGATGAATTAAAAACCGAAAAGAAAAAAATCGAAAGAGATCTAAATTCTGAAATTATTAAAATGAAAAAAATCATTATTGATTTACAGGAAAAACTTAAATTCATTGATAGTGATATAGATAGATATAAAAAATATAAAGAAATAGATCCTTACGATGAGGAAAATTGGTGTGATTAATAAAAATAAAAAAAAAGAATGACAGGAATATTTAAAAATAATAAAATCAAGTATAGTACACCATTTATCAATTATTTAACGGGAGGTAATTGGGAAAATGGGTTTTCACGTGTTCAAACAGATTATCCCCAGGATTATGAATATGATTATGTTTCTGAAAAGAATCTCATTGATGGAGAAACATATGAGTTTGAATTAAAGGATAATATAGCTCACATAAAATAAAAAAAATAAAAAGTATAATTACGACGTGAAACCAAGTGAATATAGAATTGTTGAATTTTATTGCTAGTAGATAATTTAAAAAATGCGATTAATAAAAACAAATTATAAAACTAATAATATAATCTTATCGAAATGAACATAAAAATAAACGAAAGAAAAAATGAGATTAAAGAGAAAGAAAAAAGATGATATCGAAAAAATTTTAAACAGGATAAATGAAATAAATAAAATAAAAAACGATCTCAACAAAGAAATTGAAGAATTGAGAGATAAATGTCCACATAATAATAAGAAAATTGGATATTTATTAAATTCATTTGATTCTTACAATATAACTGAGATTTGTACAGATTGTGGAAAAATATTAGGACCTATAACAGAATTAAACATAAGAAACATATGAATATAATAATTTTAATATTAGCAATTATATTTTTAATTCTTTCTATAAATGCATCTTATATTTTTATAAAAAATATAGAAAGCAAAAGACCAAAATGGATGTCATATAATTGGATATTCGTATTTCTTTTATATGGAACAATAGTCTGTCTTGGATATTTCTTGAAATTCATTCTACATCTTTTAAAATAAAAAATCAATCATGAAAAAAATATTTTTAACTTTAACAACTATCTTTATTTTGTCATGTTCTACGAACAATAGACAAATTAAACAAGTTATCGATTACGATAATATTAATAATACATATAGTATAACAACAAGTTTTGAATATCCGGAATCTTATTGGTCACACGTTTATTGTAAATACGGCGCCGATTCTATAATGAAAGTGGAATACTCTAAAGCTGATTCTATTCAAAAATTAATGGACAAAAAAACAAATAAATAAAAATTATATGAAAAAATTAATAGATAACTTAAAGATAAATAAAATTCCAATTATACTATGGTCATTCATAGTATTATATCTGACGATATTATTAATCATTTTAAAATAGATTTTCTTAAAAATTATTTTATGAAATTAAATTTAGAACAAAGAAGTAAACTATTTGAAATAGTTAAAAAACACATCACAAATAATAAAGATAAAGTAAATATAATTTCATCGGATCATCCAAATATGTCATTTGTATATAATGACGATGACTATAAAATTACTTATTTTTATAATCAATTCGCCCTCGGAATAACAACTGGAGATGTTGTTCAAATCACTCTATACGATAAAAAATATAAAAATATTGTCAAATTTGATAGTGGTGATTATATTTTTATGAAAAATAGAAAAGACATGCTTGAACTTGTTGAATATATTCATATCAACATTTTCAAATATGATAAAACAGATAATGATAATCAAATTATAATTAATAAAATTTTAGGATTATGATAAAAATATTGATGATTATATTCGGTTCTTATATATTATCTATTTTCGTTACTAGATATTTAAATCGTGTAGAAGATTGGTCCAAATAATTAATATATAATAATAAAAACATATGGGTTATACTACAGAATTTCAAGGTACTTTAAATTTTAGCCGACCAGCAACCGCAGAAGAAAAAAATTATATTAACTTGATATCACGTACACGTAGAATGAAACGCGATGTCGTCAAATTAATGGAATTATATAATGGAAAAGGCGGAAATCCCTTTGCCGATGGATATACACCGGAAGAAATATATGGTGTCGATGGTGAATATTTTGCTGTAGATGATGGTCTTAATGGTCAAAAATATGACGACTCTATCGTTGATTATAATGTCCCACCTGGTCAAATGTCCTACGTTTCTATTAGAAAAGATGAAAGACCAGCGTTAGAAATGGCGAGGATTTTTAATGAAAATAGAAGAAGAATTAACGATGGAGATTGTCAACCGAGTTTGTGGTGTCAGTGGGTTATTACTGAAGACGGAACCGGGCTGGAATGGAACGGTTATGAAAAATTTTATGAATATGAACATTGGCTAAAATATCTCATAAAACATTTTTTTAAAAAATGGGATATTAAATTGAATGGTGAAATTTTTTATTATGGAGAAGAACCTGATGACAAAGGAATCATATCAGTAAAAGATAATATCGTTGAGTTAAAAGAAATAGAAATAAAAAGAATATTTACACCAGAAGATCCTTATGGTGAAGAAGATTGGAACGAATAAAAAATAAAAAATGAAAAAGAGAGAAAATCAAATTTGCATGTCTTGTCTTGGTGAGTTTCCAGATAAAGATATTTATTGGATTAATAGAATCAATTGTCAAGTTTTACATTGTTTAGATTGTATAGAAAAAAAAGGAATTGAAAAATATATTCCTTACTCAAAACCAAGAAAAAGAAAAACAAAAGATTAATTTTTTAATATAAATCTCATGATACAAATTGTCGAATCGCCAAAAGAATTGTTGATCAAATCTCCAATTGAATTATTTTTAGCTGGTGGTATTACAAACGTGAGAGATTGGCAATCAGATTTGATAGAAAGATTGTTAATAGATAGTGAAAATAAAATACACGATTATCTTTCTAACGTAGTAGTATATAATCCTAGAAGACAATATTTCCACAATGAAGTGGATGAAATTATCAAACAAATTAATTGGGAACATTGCAAATTGAAAAAATCAGATATAATTAGTTACTGGTTTGCTAAAGGTTCTCTTAATCCAATTGTTTTATTGGAATATGGTAAATTTGGATTATCGAGTAATAAACCGATTGTTGTTGGTATAGACGAAGGATATGAAAGAAAAATGGATATTGAAATTCAAACAAAATTGTCAAGACCTGAAATTAATATAAATTATAATTTTAAAGATTTTTATTATAATGTATTAGCTGAAATTAAAAAATTATGCAAATAAGAAAAAAAATTATTCAAATAAGAAGATTATTTGGATTTCAATGGTTTGATAAATGGTGGTGGAAATATTTATTAGAAAAACCAGATTGGTATTCTAAGGGTTATGCATCAGGATGGACAAGATTCTGGTGTAGAGCAAATGGTCATCGAAGTGGAGTCTGGTGGAATAATCCCGGTAGTGAACCAAATATGAGATGTAAAAATTGCGGTGACGATTTAGGTTAAAAGAAATATGAAAAGTGATTGGAATGTTTTTATTATAAATACATTATTGGCTTTTGTAGTGACATTAATTTTTTATTTCACAAATGTTGTCGGTAATAATGAGTTTGAGAGAATTGTCATTTTTCTCTTAACAATTATTTGGTTTTATCAAATGGACATTTATAGAAAAAAATAACAAAGGAGGTATATATGATAGTTTTTATTTTAGTAATTGGATTAATATTGTTCTTATTATTATTGACGTATTTTCATCAAAGAGAACAAAGAAATAATATGGAAGAAGATGAAAATTATGTTGAACCAAAAATAGAAAGGGAGGAGGATGAATCATGAATTATACAATCACGTATGATAATATTACTTGGACTAATGATTCAACAGATGTTTTCAAAACATATGAACAACCAGTTGAACAATCTGTTGAATCATATTATTTAGATTACAACACTATAATTGATATTAATAATATGAGATCAGAAATCTATAACCTTAAAAAAGAATTAGAAGATTCTAAAAAAATCATAAATAAATTAGAAAAATTAATATTTGAATTTATTGATAATCCAGATAAAATAAAAAGTATAAGAAAAATAGATCCTTATGGTGAAGAAGAATGGTGAAAATAAAAAACGAGAATCAAATTTAATAGAGAAATATAAAATGTCATCTGATTTAGCATATTCAATGATGAATAACACTATATCAGAATATTTGATGTTGTATAATCATCGATTTAACACATCACGAACCAGAAAAGAAATTGTTGATGGGATATCAATGAAAATTGAAGAACAAAAAAGACAATTTCTTGACGATGATATAAACTATGAAGTAATATGTAATGAAACAAATAATCCTGATATTATTGTCGATATTCAACATTTAATAGTCGATGTGGATATAATAATAAATCATTTTCATTATATTTTACATTATCATTTAGGAGGAGAAGAAGTAAAAAAACCAACCAAAATAATGAATCAAATTTTTACAGACGAAGATCCTTATGGTGAAGAAGATTGGGGGGAATATTAATAGATGAAAAATTAATTTTAATATATAAATAAACATGAAAATAAATTTCAATCACACAGAATGTTGTTTAATGATTATCATTGTTATGATTTTATCATGCTGTTGTAGTACATCGATCAATATGGTAAGAGAAAAGGAATATTCATTAAGAGATGATATAAACAAAGATATTATTGAAGTGTTTTACAATAATGATACTGTTGGTAAAACTAATATGATATATTTACCTAAATAATACATGTATAAAAATTTTTACAGATGAAGATTATTTATCTTCCCATTTTTCTTCATCGTATGGATCTACTATTTTTCTTTTGATCTTGGTTTTTTTTATAATTTCTTTTTCTTCATCTGTCAAATTAAAAACATTTGATAATTTTTCTCTTTTTTTCAAATTTTTAGATAATATATAAATATCATTTATACAAGAGGATATTTGCTCATTGTTATTTTTTTTAATTGATTCAATCAATTGCAATTTAATATTTCTTAATTCTTCCTCGATATCTGGATATTTTTCTATTAAACCCTCGATAACTTTAAATCTTTTATTAGTAATACCTAATAAACCAATTGATCTTAAATTATTATATAATTTCTTTAATGATACTTTAAAAATTAAATTTAATGATAATGGAACATAAGAAACTAAAGCGATCGCTCTAAAAAGATCTTTCACAATAACATTATCTAATAATAATCCAAACCAACAAAAACTTCCAAATATACTTGTTATGAATAATGATGCCCAATCATTTATATTCATTTTTTTATTTACGAAATCATACAACCCTTCGTTTACAAACTCTTCATATCTTTTTATATTATTCATGAAAACAATTATTTTCTTTATATATTAATTTTTTTTATTTTTTTTTGTTTTTATATCTTGAAATTAATTTTCTTTTAGATTTTTCTTGATTTTTAATAATTTCCATTTTTCGTTTTTTAATGATTTCTTGTTCAACTTTATTTGGTGAAGGATTACATCTACAATATAAATTATAGAATGGTTGTGTATTTTTAATATTTATTATATTTTGATCGACTACATATTTATTACCGAATTTATATTCTGGTGTATCTTCACCCAACCAATAAACATCGTCATCTATTTCAAAATTTTTATCAAAAGCAAATCTTTCAGACCCATTTGGATCCAAATAATTGATTCTATATCCTCTTGATTCCATGTCAGAACAATAAGGGGATTTATCCTTACTCAGAGGCATTCTGGTATTAAATGCGTATAATTCATTGAATTTTTTAATATGTATCATTATGTCTGGATTTAAATCTGAAATAAGTCTCGTGGATTTACCCTCCTTATACGTTTAGGTTTAAATGTATCATCTTCATTATAAGAAACAAACCAAAGTCTTATCACGTCTTTTTTGGGCATCAAAACGAAACTATCGTCTTCTGGATCTTCACGATAAATATCAATTAAATCTTCACTCGAAGAGTTATCAATTGACCAATATTTTCCTCTGGAAAATTCTGGTATGGTTTCTAGCGGATTTTCATTTTCTCTTCCGTGATAAAATCTCATATCTTCAACAATTTGTCTGCATATGCCATATTCCTTCACTATTTAATCCTTCTTTTAATCCATCAAAAGATTTCTTCTTTTCATGATAGAAATGATCAAAATTCATAATATTATCCATGTTGTTTTTATTATTATATATAAAATAAAAAAATCTTTTATTGGAAAAAATCATTGAATTTAAATATATAATTTTTTATTTTATAAAAAAATCATTAATTTTGTATTATGATATATTTTACATCTGATCTGCACATATCGCACACCAACATTATTCGTTTTTGTAATAGACCTTTCAGCGATGTTCATTCTATGAACAAACACATGACAGAAACATGGAATAAAATAGTTAAACCAGAAGACGAAATTTACATATTGGGTGATTTTTCTTTTAAAAATACTAAGAGAAGAATAAGGGATGCTATGTCCAGATTGAACGGTAAAAAATATATGATTAAAGGTAATCATGATCGTTCAGACGAACTAAATAATCTATTAAACTCCAAATTAATTGAGTGGTGGAAATATAATTATGAATTTACTTATGAATATAAAGGAAAAAACTATACAATTCTTTTAAGTCATTATCCGCATTATCCAACATCAGATAATGTTATTTGTTTATATGGTCACATTCACGAAAGAATATTATCTGACGTTATTAACGGAGCTTTTAACGTCGGAGTAGATTGTGTTGGTTATGAACCAATTTCAATTGAAAAATTAATTGAACAATATGATATAAACAGAAAATGAAAAATGTTTTTTAATATATAATTAAAAAACAACACAATAATGAATAATATAATGGATTTTAAGTCATATGAAGCCAAACAAATTGGTTCGATTAATTCAACCACAATGGAAACCCTAACATCATATTATATATGTAATAAATGCAATAATACATTTACATCTTTTAATGAACTACCAGCTAATTGTCGTAAATGTGGAAACAATGACATGAAAGAAATATCTGTATTTGATTATTTTACTAATTTGAAAAAAAATGCTCCCCCAGAAGAATATAAAAAGGAATTTAAAAAGAAAAAAGAACGTGAAAATACAATGATCGATTTAGTTGGTCTTGGGAAATTTCAAAAAATGAGAAAATTTAAAAAGGGGATTAATTAAATAAAAAATCTTCCGACATTATATAATTCAATAAATTTTGTTATTAATTGTTCTTGAACATACACTCTTTTATTTATATCGTCTGTCGCTGGAGTTTCTATCGTTATTGATCTATGTACATTACCTATAGTAAAAAGATAATCATCAATAGTACCATCCCTTTCATTTAATATTACTCCATCTTTAGTTTTGCCTTGATATGTTTTACCATCAGGTTTTTTTCCAAAATATCGATTTCCTATTTCTTGTAGTTCTTGACAAAAAAAATCAGGTTTTGCATCATTTATTAATTCGTAAATAAAAAAATGTTTTTCATTTACATCTTCATGACAAGACAGAAATCCGTTTTTAGCTAATTCGCTAATTCTAATAAAATTTTTATTTAATATTTTTCCTTCTTCTGTAATTTCTGGTTTTCCTGATTTTGTTCTAAAATATCCCGAATTAATACTTTTTAAATCAGCATTAAATCTTATTCCTTTACTAAAACCAAAAGGATTCATAATTGGAATGAAAGATATGTTAACATGAATTTTCATCAATTTTAATTTCATAATAACATTAAGTATTCCCCAGGGTCCACCGGATTCTTCGCCGTGAACTCCGCCCATGATTAATATATTTGGTCTGCCTTTTTCGTGATCATTTTGAACATGAAAAATAGAAAGATCTTCTATTTTACCAAGTTCTTCTATTTTTAGACCTGATTCGAACATACGACTATAATAGTAATCTATGTCATTTGTTTTATGACCGTTGTACAAATTCCATATGTATGGTTTAAGTTCTCTACCGTTTATAAAAATCGACTTACTCATTCTTATTAAATTTCGGAAATTATATTTTCCCATTTATTATTTATCCAACCTTTAATATTATAAGGGGATTTTATATTTTTTTCTTTAATAAAATTTACAATTGTTGTAAAATTCAGTGCAATAAATGTATTATACCCCTTACCAGGTTCTCCCCATTCCAATTTAAATTCTTCATAATAAGGATTAAAACTTTCATTTACTCTCATATTTGATATTTTTTATTTTTTATATTTCTTCAATTTTCCATCCCCAATCTTCTTCGCCATATGGATCTATTTCAGGATTTTCTATTTTTTTAAAATCTTTAATTTTTCTCATATTATGTGGGCTCACCCACCAATTGATTTCTTCTATATAATATAATTTACCAAAATATCTATAAAATGCTACTATTTCACCATTAAAAATATTAGTATGAACATCAGAGTCATAAGTTATATTGTCTATAGTTCCAATTAATCCATCTAATTCACGTTCATCAGCGTTTCCTCTTAAAACGACTTTATCACCAATTTTAAAATCATCATCGATATTTTCTTTTATATACGTTGAAAAATTACTTATCATTTTTTTTAAATAGATTTTTAATATGATATTCATCATCGATTTCGTGATCTTCAAGATCTTCAATTTTTTTTTCGATATCCTTATAGATTCCTTTAATATTATCTATATTTATCCACAAAAAATTGCCATCGCTCCCTCCTTTGTCTCCATGCAACTTAAAATTGAATTCCACTAAATAACTATAGGAATCGCCCATTGACTTTTTAACCTTATGTCTTATTGTTGCTATCTTATTATCGATATCTAGCATATTAGAATATCCTTTACAAACTATAACATCTCCGATAAAATAATTCAATTTTGGTTCTAGTCCTATAATTTGACTTTTCTGAGGTTTTTTATAATTTGAATCAAGATAAGATTTAATTTTGTGATAGTCTGTATCGTTAAAATAAAACATGAAACCATAAACACCTACAATGTTAGAATATTTTATAAGTTTTTCATTTTTTAATTTTTCTATTTGATCTTTTTTTAAAAAAATAACTTCGCCGCTTGGAAATCCAACAACATAAATATCATTATCTTTTTTTGATAAGTTGATAATTTCAACTTTCATTTCTTTATCTACTGAATGCCCATTAAGATAAACTTGATATACATTATTTACTTCAACACTATTAACCATCATGTTTTTAATAACGTTGGCTTTAGTGTACCAAATACAAGTTTCTCCAAGTAAAAGATCTTTTATGTTTTTTTCGGCCAAAGTTGCATCGCCTTTACAATCTGCAATTATAGTATTTAAATTGACATATTTAGGTTTGAAATTTTCATATAATTTATTTTCACTTGTGAATTCTTCATCAATCCATTCTTCTTCACCGTATGGATCGTCTATTACATGTTTTAATTTCATTTTTTCTTTTTTTTGTTTTATTCTTTCTTGTTCTTCTTTCCATTTTTTAATATCATCTTCACTCGCTTTTTTTAAACGATTAAGGTATATATAATATGAAGATCTAGTATAATCATCATTATTGCTGCCATCGTGTAAACAATCATCGAATCTTACATTAAATTTGACAGTTGCGACAGCAAGTGTAATACATGTTATAATACCAATTTCACCTTTAAATAAAATGTCGTCCATTCTTCCGTTACATACTACCACATCTCCAACATTAAAATCGTCTTTACTTTCGTAAATTTTGTTTTCGTTTTCCCATTCTTCTTCACCATAAGGATCAACATCACGATATTTCAATCTCAATCTTTCTTTTTCTTTTTCTTTTTTATCGTAAAACGCTTTACATTTTTCTTTTCTTTTATTATATTCATTTTCGTCCAAATAACAAGATATTTTCCTATTGTAAATTGGTTCATATTCGTATCCGTTTTCGTCTATAAATGTATAATTGTGGTTATCTGGTTTAATGACATCCATCACATAAATCGAATATTTTTGTTGAAGGGAACAATTTTTAGATGTTGTTCTATAGACATCAATAATAACTCTATTATTTTTTAAAATATCCATTAAATATGCACAAACAGGACCATAGTATCGATTATTTTCAAATGTTTGAAATTTGTTTTGAATTTGTTCTATTGTAAATTGATATTTAATAGATTCGTTTATATAAGTTAAATAATTTTTCATTTATCCTATTTTAATTATTTCATTTTTATTGTATTTTGGGGGTTTTCCATATACGGCAATACCAAATCTAATATAATCTCTCACGTCATCTCTATCATGCCATCTTTTCATAAAATCAGAATATGTTAAATATCCCAAATTATATAGAGAAGGTTCACTGAATATTAATCTATTTTTACTATATCCGATTGCAACCGTATAATGCCCACATTGCCATTCCTCAGTATAATCTGTCTTATTACCCCATGCCTGTATAGAAACCAATACCGGAATATCCCTATTTATATAATAAATTAAATCATTAATTGTCATATTTTCTCTACAATTAGTTTGAAGTCCGTTCATATTTAGATATTTAATAACTTTATTCATGTCAGTGCCTTTTTGTTCGTTTGAACCTAAAAAGTTGGCTACTTCCATTTCTCTAGTGTCAATGCCATAATATGCTAATATTGTATCAATTGCAGCTATTGCACATGTATAATCTGTAGATTGACGATTATCAGGAAAATTTATTAATTTTATTATATCATTTTGAGATTCAAATAATTGAGTCAATTTTTCCATATCTTTTCTTATTTTTTACTTCTTTCAATTGAACTAATTTTTTATCTTTAATAATTTTAATCAATTCTTTTATTGTCATGTTTTTTAATTTATCTGTTTTTTCGCCAAATTCTACTAATTTATTGATATAATAATCTTTCAATTTATCATATTCTTTGAATTTTTTCAATTTTTCCATATCAATATTTTTTATTTTTTGACGCGTATAATCTTCCTAATTTTTCAATTGGCATATTTTGTAATCTTTTTTTATCTTCTCCCAATTTAACTAATTTCAAAATAAACCATTCTCTTGATCTATCAGATCTTTCTTTTTTAGTTTTTGGATCCATTCTATACATATATTCTTCAAAACTTTTTAAATTTTCCATATTGATTTGTTATTATTTTTTTTATCAATTTATCCTTATTTCCTTTATTTTTAATGATTTTAAATAATTTTTATATTCTTGGGTGAATCTATTATTAGAACATTTTAAATATCTTAAATTCGTTAAACTTTCAATCCCTTCTAAACTAGTTAATTGATTATAAGAACAATCCAATTCTCTTAAATTAGTTAAATGTTCAATGCCTTCTAAACTAGTCAATTTATTATTAGAACAATATAATTCTCTTAAATTCGTTAAATGTTCAATGCCTTCTAAACTAGTTAATCGATTAGTATTACAAAATAATATTTTTAAATTCGTTAATTGTTCAATACCTTCTAAACTGGTTAATTCATTATTATAACAATATAATATCTCTAAATTCGTTAAATATTCAATTCCTTCTAAACTAGTTAATTCATTATTATAACAATATAAACTCCTTATTTGATCTAATAGCATATTTTGTTTTTTGGCTAACGTTATTATAGGTGTATCGTTATCGTCGTTCCAATCTTCCTCACCATAAGGATCAATGTCTTGTCTACTTAATTGTTCAAATGTTCTAAAATTTTTTATCATTTTATATTTTTAAATCTTTTATAATCTTTTATTTTTCACTCACGAATTGTTCGTATTTTATGATACTATATATAAAAAAGAAAAAACAGAAAATAAAAAAACCACATCAAAAAGATGTGGTTAAAAAGTCATTGATAAACTAAAATTAAACCGATACTTCCATTTTTAAATTAGCATGTGATTTATAATTTTCAATAATTATATCATCATATCTAAAGTCATAAATATTTTTAATATTTTGATTTAGGATTAATTTAGGAAGATCATAACCTGTGCGTTCTAAAAGTTTTTTCATTTGTTCTATGTGATTATTGTAAATATGCACATCCCCAAAATTAATTATTAATTCACTCGGGAACATGTTAACCACTTTAGCTATCATGTGTAATAATAACGCGTATTCGGCAACGTTAAATGGACTTCCTAAGGCAAAATCGCAGCTCCTTTGATACATTTGCATAGATAATTTTCTATTCGGAAAATCAGAGTGTTCTGACATTGGTTTCAACGGTAGTTTATTATCAACTAACCATTTTGAATAAGAATGTAATCTTTCTTCGTTGTTCATTTTACGAGAATATAATTGAAACATTAAATGGCATGGTGGTAATAACATATCATTAATCTCATCAGCTTTCCATGCGTCTAAAATTAATCTTCTCGAGTCTGGATTTTTTTTCAATTCTTCTATGAGATAATTTATTTGGTTCACTCCTTCGTGAACAATCAAATCCAATTGATCACCCGTTCTTTTTTTCTCAATATATCCACCATAATTCGTCCATTGTTTACCATAACCAGGACCAATTGAACCGAATTCTCTGGCAAAATCATCATCTAAAATAATTTTTGATTCGAATTCTTTCATAGTGAAATCTGGTAGTTCTGGACGATATTCTCTGCTTTTCATGTATTTTTTATAAGGCCAATCACTCCAAAATGTCACGCCATTATCTAATAAGTATCTTATATTTGTATTACCGAATGATCCATATTTATCTTGATCATAAGAGCCAAGAAACCATAAGAGTTCGTGTATGACGGACTTAATATGAATTTTTCTAAGAGTCAGCAAAGGAAAACCTTCATCCATGTTAAAACGCATTTGATGCCCAAACAATGATATTGTTCCGGTTTTCGTTCTATCCATTTTATGGATTCCACATTTTAATATTTTTTTAATGGTATCTTTATGTTGTTGATCTACTTTATTTGGCATATTAATGTTTTTTTTATATTTCTTTTATTTTATTGAATCGTGATGAATTAAATATCCTTTTTTCTTTTCGTAAAAATATGTCTAAAAACACTCTTTTTGTTATAGGATTCAATTTAAATTTATTAATCATTATTTTCCTCTTCTTGTTTTAATTTCTGAATATAAATTGCTTTTTTTATTTGATTCCTGCGTTCAGCTGATGGTTTTACGTACTCTTGTCTATCTTTTAATTCTTTCATTTGTTTGGTTTTAGCTACTTTTCCTTTAAGTATTTTAAGAGCCCTATCTATTGTCAAACCATTTTTTAACGTCACTATTAACATTATTTTCCTCCTTTTTTACTTTTATATATTAACATATGAAGTGTGATTTTTCATATTCTTTTGATCGTTATCATTGTATAATAAAATCAAATAATAGTTTTAAAAAATTAAAAATCAACTTCTCAGTTTGAATATATAATTTTAAATATATCTATTTAAAATTATATGGTAAGAAAAACTAAAGAAGAATGTATTGAAAAGTTTATGAAAAAACACGGATCAGTTTATGATTATTCTTTAGTGGAATATGTGAATAACATTACAAAAATAAAAATATTATGTCCCATTCACGGAATTTTTGAACAAACACCATCGGTTCACTACGTGAGCGGATGTCCTAAATGTTTTAAGATACAATTAAAAGATTTTATTGAAAAATCATCTACATTACACGATAACTATTACGACTATAGTTTAATCGATTTCATAAAGAATAATAAACAAAAAGTAAAGATAATATGTCCAAGACACGGAATTTTTGAACAAAGGATAGATGGGCATCTTACCGGTAAAGGATGTGTTAAATGTGGGTTTGATAAACTAATCATAGGTGCAGATAGATTTATTGAAAATTCAAAAATGAAACATGGTGACATATATGACTATTCTAAAGTAAAAGAAACTTATGTGAATCAAAGATCGATAGTGGAAATAAAATGCAAAAAACACGGATTTTTCAAGCAAATAGCATACAATCACTCACACGGAAATGGTTGTCCTACTTGTAAACACGACAGTAAAGGCCAAAAAGCAATAAGAAAATATCTTATAGAAAAAAATATTAAATTTAAAGAACAAAAATCTTTCAATGAGTGTAAATATAGAAAATGTTTATATTTTGATTTTTATTTACCATCTTATAACGCTTGTATAGAGTACGACGGCGAACAACATTTCATACCAGTAAAAAAATTTGGAGGTGAAAAATTATTGAAAGAAAATAAATTAAGAGATTCTATAAAAAATAATTTTTGTGAAAATAATAAAATCAATATTCTGAGAATTAGATTCAATGAAAATATAATTGAAAAATTAAATAATTATTTTTCAACTAAACTTTTGTAAAGTTTTTTCCTCTTTTCTCCAACAATATTAATACATAGATTTTCTTTTACATATTCATATAAATTTTCGCCGTGCTCTCTGGCAACATCAGGATTATCAGAATAAAACTTCATCTTCTCATACCACATCTTTGGTTTATCTTCATCGATTAAAAATCCTTTTTGCTTACCGTCTTTCTTTCCTTCAATATCATCGATAGTATAAGGTCCATAGTTTGACGCAATTATAGGACAATGATGTGCACCGGATTCTATAATCTTTAAATTCGATTTATAATAATTAAACATATTATTATTTTTTAAGGGAGCTAAGCAAACATCGGCTTCATTGTACATATGTCCGTAAGTCAATATGGGTCGTGTCCAGCGTCTTTGATAAAATTCGTTTATGAATTCTTCGTTTATTCCATAATTAGTATCATCAAAAGTATTTAGATATGTTCTATGATTATTATTTGTTATATATTTACCCTTAAAAGAAAAAATATCTTCAAAAAATGTCCATTGATTTGTTCTAGGATCACTTCTCATAATCATCCCCTTAGGAGTTCTGATCCTTAGATCATAACCACATACAAAAACTTGCGACTTTTTAAGGAATTCTTTATCAAACATTTCAAAGCTTTGTTTCAATAATCTCAAATCTGGCATGTGACTTATTCCTCCTCCCCATAAAAATCTAATTTTATCAGATGGTCTTCTATTAAAGATCCATTGTTGTTCTTCTAGATTAACAGCGTTTTCCAGTACCGCCACATTTGGATTTTCTTCTTTAATCCTATTTGAAAATAAAGATGTTGTAGTAGTAACACAATCTGCTTCTTTTATGCTTTTAATAATACTTTCATATGCCTTTGATTTCTTCCATATATCATAATTTAAGTGGGAAGAGTTTAAAATCCAATAATCATCTATATCAAAAATTATTTTTATATTATTTCTTTTAATAATATCCATAAAAGCCAAAAAATATTCTGGTTTTGCAAATGGAATTGATTTATTATAAAATAATATATTGAATTGTCTCATATAATTTTCATCCAATAAATTTAATGTAGAATCCATTAAAAGACGAATTTCAATATCGAAATCTGGATCGTTTATTGATAGATGTGGCATATAGTTTCTATAATACCCCACGCCATCATTATCACTCGACAAAACTAAAACTTTTATCATGTAAAATTTTTTATTTATTTTATGTCTAATTCTTTATAAAGTTTTATTTTATGATAATAATTATCACTTTTAAAAATTAATATATAAAAAAAATTGAAAAACTATTATAATAAATGATATTATCATATAAAATTTTTGAATCCGAAATGAAACCAAAACCTGGTGATACTGTTGTGTGTGTTGGCAATATTGATGATTTAAAAACTCACAATCACGTTGGTATATTAAGAAATAACGGAATTGAATTTTTAAATAGATTCAGTGACAAATTGCACGACTTGAGAGGTGAAATAAAAACTAAAAATGGTTGGTTTTTAATTGATCCTTCTTGGGTAAAACCGTTTTTTGATAATGAATCATCGAAAAATCTTCCAGTTTTTTATTCAAATAATTTTAAAAATATATTATCGTATAATTTAAAATTTCTTTTAGATTATGAAAGAATATATTATACTGATGTTTCTTTCATCGATAAAACCAATAGAAACGATACTATTTCTTGTTTGAGTAGAAGAAATTTTGATAAATTGGAAAACAAAAATGATGTTTGGATAACACAAATGCGTCAAAATATGAGAATTGGTGGATTTATTAAAAAAATTGTACCTGAGGAAAATCAAAGAATGATTCAAGACTATACAAACGAATATAAATTTTCTTATAATCTAAGTGAAAATTATTTATGCGATTTTAAAATATACAAAGGAATTGATATGGCTAAATGGTTTTGGGAAGTTAATTATGCTTATGGTGGCGGATCTCTACATGGGTCTTGTATGAAACATGTTAAATCTCAAAGGCGTTTACCTATATACACAGATAATCCAGATAAAATAAAAATGTTAGTTATTAAAAACAAAGAAAATAAATTACTCGGTAGAGCCTTATTATGGAAATTAGATGTACCAAAAGGAAAAATTTATATGGATAGAGTATATAGTGCTGAAGATTATATAGATAAATTATTCATTGACTACGCAAAAAAGAAAGGGTATTTAACTAGATTTGATGTTGATAAAAATAATATAACAATGATAGTTAATATTGAGAGAGACTTCGGTCCTCCTCAATATAATCCATATATGGATACTTTTAAATTTTTTATTAAAGATAAGAATTATTTGACAAATAGATTTAAAAATTTTGGACCTGGCGATTATTATGAATATGTCGATCATGATTAAAATTATAAAAAAAAATATTAATATATATCATCATGTTGAAAAAATATTTCAAATATATAAAAGAATCAAATGATTCTACCAGTATGGTTAAACCAGATCCATCGGGATTAAATGAAGTTTTAAATAGCAGAATAAGTTACAAATCAAAATATATATCCAAACTAAACGAAGGCATCATGAAGGTCAAAAAAGATGTTTGTGAATCTATGATAGAAACTCTGAAAAAAGATTTGATCGGAAGATTAGTTCTCACGAAAAATGAAAAAGGAGATTTGAAGATATTGGATGTCAAAAATGTAATAGTTGAAAAACATGGTGATGATTTCTATCCAATTATAATAGAAAATAAAGATAAAAAAAGCATATATATATATGATAGTAATGAAAAATCAAGAATATTTTTTCTAGACGATTTTATGACTTTTTTTGAAGATAATTTCTTAAATAAATTATTATGTTTCAACGGTAAATCAATAAATGGGAGAAAAGAAATGAGATTTACTAAATACATCACTGGAATAGGATTCAATCAAATGAAAAATGGTAGCGATCAATTATTGATAGAAGATGATAATGGAAATAAATATATACTATATCATACCGAACCAATTAAAATATTAGATATGAGAGTTAAGGAACTCGATCCATACGGTGAAGAAAATTGGGAAAATTAATTTTATAAAACTTTCATTCCTGACATTCTAGTGAAATAGAATTAGTACTAAAATTAAGTGTACCTACAATCTCAATCTCACCTGTAGATTTTCTAAAAACAAAACATGCAGCGTCTGTATGTTGTTTCCAACAATTGTATGATGGAATACAATTACCTGACGTTCCATAACCGCCTGGATTTCCATACATATCACAAGGATCAATTTGTATTTTTACACTATTTCCTATACTATTAATTTCATCTTGTGTTATTTTATGAAACCAGTATCTTGATTGATCTCCGGTTAAATTATGGATATTAGAATAATCAGAACATTGTGGAAAATCATTCCAATTTTCAATTGTAGTTAAAGTAACTCCTGTTCCTTCCTGAACGTATCTGTAACAATTTGTCCATCCTGTTGGAGGACCATATTCAGAATTACACAATTGATTTGGATATATACCAGTACATGGTTCAATATTATTCATATTAGCATAACCAATAATAATTGATTTATTAGAATTATATTTATTAACTAAAGAAACTTTCCAAAGAGATCGAGCACAACTATGAGTACCTTGGAGTTCCCATGAATACCCATTTGGGTATGTTATTCCACCCAATGATGGATAAAAAATTTCAAGATAACCATCTTTAACGCAGGGTTTAAGTATCTCTAAAGTATTTGATCTCACATTACAACCATCAATACAGTTAAATGTACACACAAATTTTTGATGTTCGTTAACTTGGATTTCTATACGATCTATCTCATGCGTGTTTGATATAAAAACTAATGTTTCACCTATAAGTTCATACCATATATAATCTCCAGTCATATCTGGCGGAATTAATTCACTCTTATACAATTGAACGAATTGTCCATCAATAGAAAATTCCGTATGAAGTATAGTTAATGACCTTGTGTCACACTCTAAGACTGTCACTTCTATTTCATTCGATGGTACTATATTAGGACCTATTAAACAAGAGTAATCGGTAATCATACTACATCTTACAACATCGTTATTATTTAAATCACAGTGTTCAAAATTAATTCCATAATGTACTTCCGACCCGGTACAACCCGTTATCGCCCATACATGATTCCCATTCACATACCATTTAAATATAGTACCAATGGTTGTTCCACTAGCTTGTGTATAAGAAACATGCATGTACACCGGTGAACCCATAGGCACTGGAAAATTAGTATCACTTACTATTGCTATATCTGCTGAAAGTGATGGAGTTATGTTGATTACCATTATTTCACTACCTACTGTATCGTATATAGGACATTCCACATTAGATGTCATTATTACGTCTATAGTATCACCATTACTAATATTTCCTTCAGGCCAATAAGTTTGACCATAACCCACCACTGAAAAATTTTTACGCCACGTATAAGTTGGAGAACTTCCACCAAAAGAGGGATTTGCTATGAAATAAACATCGTATGAATTTTCTGAACACATGTATATTTGATTCCCGATTATAGACACATTTTCATCACTAGCAGTTATAGATACAGACGGAAGAACTTTCTGGACCACGGATATATAGATAGTATTTGAAGTGAGTGTTGGATGTCCACCTTCGGTTATTTTACATAAAATATTGTTAGTTCCAATTAACCATTCATCATAATTCAATTCGTTCGAATTAGTACCGACTACAGTTCCATTTACTTTCCATTCATATGTCGGTGTTGTATAACCTGTTTGACTTGACCAAAAATGACCCATATTTATTTATTTATTTATTTATTTATTTATTTTTAAAAATACCTTATAGGCAAGACTCGTAAGTAATTTGTTCTCAAACTAGCTTCAAGATCGCCACTTGAAAAATCAATGTATTCGGAATGTGCACTATCACCAACAACGGTCGATGACCAATATGGTATATTTTTTGGTACTGTAGCTGGAAGAACATTTTTATTATAATATATTTTAATTAAATCTTCTCTAGTTGGTAAATAACAATCAGTATAACCCTCCATAGAATAATTCCAACATCTATTTCCAGCACACCATTCACCACAGTCCCAATCCACTATAGTTTGAGTGTTGTCATCAGCGTACCCCAAATATTTAGTAGTAAAGAACGATTGATACAAGCACCCCCATTGGGAATCTTCTATAGTATATTTACTTGCTATTATTCCATGTACTTCGCCAGCTACATATCTATGATCACCTGGTTGAAATATATAGCAAATAACTCCTCCTTCATAATACCACCCAACATTAACAGATAAAACTATAATGTTTGATGTCACAGTATCTACATTTCTACAACTATCGTTTGATCTCATAATACATTTTACAGAAAACGGACCAGGTACTGGAAATGTAGCTGCACTGCCAACATAAGGATTTCCAGTATATTTATATACATCATTGACATACCAATCTATACAGGTGAGGAACCCTCCATATATTGGTGTTGCTGTGAATGTGTTTTCTTGACCAACCGTACCTGGATCTGCAGTAATAGTTACTCCGATGACATGTGAATAAACAGTGACAGTTATAGTATTTGAGAACACAGGGCTAGTACAAGGTAAACTAGATGTTAATTTCAATTTTATTTCATCGTTATTGCTTAATTCATATGGCCAATAATCATCAGGATTTTCTTGCGGTCCTTGTGCAGGATAACCGTTAATATACCACAACCATTCCGGTCTTTCTCCCGAATTTGTATAATTTTCCGCTTGAAAATGATAGTTTTGTGTATTCCTGAAACATATATCACCGCTAGGATTTTGCTCAATCGTGACAGTTGGGGTTAAATTTTGATATACTGTCATAGTAATCGTATTACTGGTTCTTGAATTTGCTCCACCTAGTTCTGTTGTAATACATTTTATTGCATCATTATTGTTTAAATTATTACTGCCATAATAAGCACTATTTGTGCCAACATTTCCTTCATTAATTTTCCATTGATATTGTGGATTTGTGTAAACATAAGTAGTCGCCGTAAAGTTAACTGTGTGTCCAGAACATATATAATTATCATCTGATATTATCATAGTATTGTCTGAACATGTCGTTGCACTCATATCGGTAAATATTAAAAAATTATGAACGTTACCTGTAATATTTATTGTTATTATGTTAGAAGTTGCTGGATTATCTGTTATACACGCACAGTCCCCGGTCATGACTAATTTAATAGTATCTCCATTTATCCAACTATTATTACTGTAAATAAGATCAGTGCTAACAGGTGTTGTGTTTTTATACCATTGATAAGTTTCAAGACCACAATTACCAACTCTATTTGTTATATTAAAATCAACATTAGTACTAGCATTAGGTATCTGTATTGTACCAACACCATATCCCACAGCTCCTATATTTACTTCACAAGCAACTGTGGGGAGCACATGTAACGTTAATGAATTACTAGTCGCGGGATTTCCGTATAAACAAGTAGTTAAACTAGACCACATTTTACATCTTATTATGTAACCGTCTACGGGATTATAGAATTCATAAGTACTGCCTGTTTCATTTGGTATATCAATCCATACTCCACCAGTAACATCAGTATCTAAACTCTGCCATTGATATGTGGGAGTTGTTCCGCCACTTACTGGTGTTGCTGTTAATGTTATTAATCCATCAGAACATCCTGTTTCCGGATAAGCTGATATTGATACACTAGGATAATTATTTTTTAATACAGTGAATTCTATGTATAATGGGTCACTCGTGGCTGGATTTCCAGTGGCACATAATTCGTTACTAGTTAATTTACATCCTATTCTATCTCCGTTTTGTGGTATGTATTGATATGTTGATTGAGTGGCACCGGGAATAGGATACGGATCAATTTCTTCATAATACATATACCATTGATAAGCTGGTAATGATCCGCCATTCACTGGAGTTGCTATTAGAGTAACAGTTATGCCTGAACAAATTGTGACACCGCTGGTAGGAAAACCATCAGCCTTTATAGACAAACTGACTGGTTTATTTCCATAAATTTCTATATAAGCTGAATTTGAATAATTAGTTTGCGGAGTAAAACACTCTTCTGTTATCATTTCACATCTAATATAATAATTGGCTATTGAATTGTCAACAATTGAATAAAAATATTTTGAATCAGCTCCATCTATTGACACCCAATCAATCAATTCATTATTTTTTTTATACCACTGATATGTAGCAGTTGTAACATTTGTTACTGCACTCAATGAAATTGTACTACCTGTTGTGCAGAATAAAGATGTACCTGACGGTGTTATTGAAAATGTGGTATTTACAGCTTGATTAACATCCATTGTTATTGAATTAGATACTACTGTACTTGATGATGCACAACTATTACTAGAAGTTAAATAACATTTAATAACATCTCCGTCAGCCGGTGTATATTCCATAGTCGTTCCAGATCCCATATAAATATCACCTTCTTGATCTTCTATAGTTTTCCACCATGCATATGTTGGATCATTTCCTTGATTCAATTGATAAAATATCGAATATAATATTGATGGTATATAATCAACATAACAAATTGGGTTTTGAGATGCTTGTATAGTTATTTCCGGAGTAACAATAGGAAACATTGTAATATGTATAGGATCTGAAATTTTTACACAACCTTCCGCTGAAGTTGCAACAACATCATATATTATATCATAATATATATCAGCGCTAAACACGTTTGAAGTTTCACCTGGAATATCTATCCATCCTGGCGGAATTGAATCAGTATCTAGAAATCTCCATTGATAAGTGGATTCGTCAATCTCTGGTGAAAAATATGCAGTTAAAATAACTTGAGAACCATAACAAATTCCAGTACCAGGACTTATAGTTACTTCTAAGGTGTAATAATTTAGATTATTTACAGTAACAGTTATTGTATTCGATGTTACTGCCGACGGAGAAGCACAATCCAATTCGGATGTTAGTATACAATAAACTTCATCTTTGTCTAAAAAAGTATTACCAGTATAAATATAACTATTTGTTCCAACGTGTTGTGGGGGTTGTAAATAATGCTTTAAATACCAATCATAAGTTGGATCATCTCCACCATTTAAAGTATCACCTGAAAATGTAATTGTCATCCCACTACATATTGGATTTTTATCAGCATAAATATCTATTTCAGGGAGAAAAGTTCCTTCCACATCAACATCAATATAATTTGATATAGCAGT